CTAATGATGTTTCTTTCAATGCAAATATGTTCACTCAAGGAAGAACCATTATACAAGGTGATGTTTCAATGAATAATCGTTTGTTTGTATCTAATGATGTTTCTTTCAATGCAAATATGTTCACTAGAGGAAGAACAATACTACAAGGTGATGTTTCAATGAACTCTCGCCTATTTATTGCAGGTGATGTATCACTAAATGGACGTCTTTCTATATTAGGATATGTAGGAATTGGTAAATTTCCATTTAATGCTTCTGCAAATTTGGATGTTTCTGGTAATTGTGTTATTTCAGGTGATTTATCATTGAACTCTCGAGTTTATGTTGGCGGAGATCTTTCTATAAACGGAAGATTATTTGTAAGATCCTATGGAACAACAACGGTATCATCATATAATGATGCAAATGTAATTGGACGATTATTTATAGGACAAGATGTTTCATTAAATGGTAATGTCAATATTGGTACCGATCTTTCTGTAAATGGAAATGTTTATGTGAGTGGTAATACAGGAGTTATTGTTGGTGGTCCAACTGGACTTCAGGTATTAAATAATGCGTATGTTAATGGCGTTATTAATCAAACTGCTGCTGGTCCTATTACTACCTCGGTTACGTCAGTAAATTATGATCTTTCATTGAATATACGATTATTTACTGGCGGTGATGTTTCTTTTAACGGAAATCTTTATGGAGGTGGACGTTCAATATTGCAAGGTGATGTTTCTTTAAATACTCGTTTGTTTATTGCTAGTGATGCATCTATCAATGGTAACCTTTTTACTCAAGGAAGATCCATTCAAGTTGGAGATGTATCAATGAATAATCGTTTGTTTGTATCAAGTGATGCATCTGTTAATGGTAATTTTTTCACTCAAGGAAGAACAATCAAAGCAGGTGATGTATCTATGAATAACCGTTTGTTTGTTTCTAGTGATGCATCATTTAATGGAAACTTTTTCACTCAAGGAAGATCTATCCAAGTCGGAGATGTTTCTATGAACAATCGTTTATTTGTTTCCAATGATGTTTCTTTCAATGCAAATATGTTCACACAAGGAAGATCTATTTTACAAGGCGATGTTTCCATGATTAATCGCCTGTTTGTTGCCTCTATAGTAAGTGATGTTTCTATGGGTAATCGTTTATTTGTTGCAGGTGATGTATCTTTGAATGGCCGTCTCTCTATCTTGGGTGATCTTTCAATGACGGGAAATCTTGTTACAATTGGAAGAACAATCAAAATTAGTGATGTTTCCATAAATAATCGTTTATTTGTTTCCAATGATGTTTCTTTCAATGCAAATATGTTCACTCAAGGAAGAACAATTATGACAGGTGATGTATCGATGAATAATCGTTTGTTTGTTTCCAATGATGTTTCCTTCAATGCAAATATGTTCACACAAGGAAGAACTATTTTACAAGGCGATGTTTCCATGATTAATCGCCTGTTTGTTGCCTCTATAATAAGTGATGTCTCCATGGGTAATCGTTTATTTGTTGCGGGTGATGTATCTTTGAATGGCCGTCTCTCTATATTGGGTGATCTTTCAATGACGGGAAATCTTGTTACAATTGGAAGAACAATCAAAATTAGTGATGTTTCAATGAATAATCGTTTATTTGTTTCCAATGATGTTTCCTTCAATGCAAATATGTTCACACAAGGAAGAACAATCAAAGCAGGTGATGTATCGATGAATAATCGTTTGTTTGTTTCCAATGATGTTTCTTTCAATGCAAATATGTTCACTCAAGGAAGAACTATTCTACAAGGTGATGTTTCCATGATTAATCGCCTGTTTGTTGCCTCTATAATAAGTGATGTCTCCATGGGTAATCGTTTATTTGTTGCGGGTGATGTATCTTTGAATGGCCGTCTCTCTATCTTGGGTGATCTTTCAATGACGGGAAATCTTGTTACAATTGGTATAGTCACCAATTTAGGAGATGTTTCTATGAATAATCGTTTGTTTGCTAGCGATATTTCATTAAATGGTAATTTCTATAATTTGGGACGAACATTTCATCAAGGAGATGTTTCGATGAATAATCGGTTGTCTGTTTATGGTGATACTTCGTTAAATGGTAATCTATATGTTGGTAATGATGTTACTATTAAAGGTCGTTTGAATGTATATGAATACCAAAGCAATAATATTGTTTATACCAATGTTTCTACCAACTATACATTAGTTGTTAATGAAGATATGTCATTAAATGGTCGTTTATTAGTAATATCAGATGTTTCCATTAACTCCAGATTGTTTGTTGGATCAGATGTTTCTTTTAACGGAACGATGTTTACTCAAGGAAGAACGATCCAAACTGGCGATGTTTCTATGAATTCTCGAGTCTTCGTTGCAGGTGATGTTTCTTTTAATGGATCAATTTTTGCTAAAGGAAGATCGATTCAAATTGGCGATGTTTCTATGAATTCTCGAATCTTCGTTGCAGGTGATGTTTCATTCAATGCAAATTTTTTCGCTCAAGGAAGAACCATATTAATTGGCGATGTTTCGATGAATTCTCGTCTTTCTATTGCAGGTGATGTTTCTATGAATTCTCGTCTTTTTGTTGGAGGTGATGTTTCTATGAATTCTCGTCTTTCTATTGCAGGAGATGTTTCTATGAATGGTAATTTCTATGCTAATGGATCAATATTATTAAATGGTGATGTTTCTATGAATTCCCGTCTTTCTGTAGCAAATGATGTTACCATTAATTCCCGTTTATTCGCATTAAATGATGTCTCAATAAATGGCAACCTTTATGTTAAAGGTATTTCAAAGGTTGATGGAGATTTTAAAATGAGTTCTAGATTATTCGTTGGTTCGGATAGCTCTTTCAATGGTAATGTTTATATATATGGACAAACCACCCAAAAATTAGATTCTACTATGATTTCAAGATTGTTTGTATTAGGTGATACTTCATTAAATGCTAATGTATATGCTCTTGGTACAACCATTCAACAAGGCGATGTCACAATGAATTCTCGCTTATTTGTATTGAATGATACATCTATGGTTGGTAACGTATATACTTATGGACAAACTGTAAATAGGGGTGATGTATCTATGAATTCTCGGTTGTCTATTTTAGGTGATGTTTCTATGAATGGAAATAATTATATAAATGGAATTTCTATTCTTAATGGGGATGTATCATTGAATTCGCGACTATTTATAGGTTCTGATGTTTCATTCAATGGAAATATGTACTCATATGGTATTTCTATATTGAACAGCGATGTATCAATGAATTCACGATTATTTATTGGTTCTGATGTTTCTACCAATGGAAATCTTTATATAAGTGGTCAAACAATAAACCAAGGTGATATTTCATTAAATTCTCGATTATTTGTTAATGGAACCTCCTTTTTCAATGGTGATGTTTCTTTGAATTCTCGATTATTTGTTAATGGAACCTCCTTTTTCAATGGTGATGTTTCTTTGAATTCCCGGTTGTCCATTTTAGGTGATGTTTCTATGATTGGAAACGTACAAACTATTGGCACATTGTATACCAAAAATATTATACCAGATACTCATAATATATATGATATTGGTAGCACTGATTTTTGGTACAGACGTATATATGTTTCTCATATTACAACATCTGAAGGTTCGATAACCCTAGGAAATGCTAGAATTTCTGCGAATAATGGAAGTATTTTAATGCCTAGTGGTTCGACCATTGGTGGTGTAAATCCTGGAACAATTGTTATAAAGGGTACAATAGATACATCATCCAATTTAGTTAATATTAGTCCTATTAGTGTTGGTGATGGTTATATTATTGGTACTCATATTTGGGTAGCAATTAGTACTACTAATGCATCTGATGGAAGCAGTTGGGTTGATTGTGGTGAGATCAAAGGTCCTAAAGGTGATATTGGAAACACTGGATCAACTGGTCCTACTGGTAATACTGGTCCTACGGGTCCACAGGGTACTAATGGGTCCGCTACTAATACTGGTGCAACTGGTTTTACTGGTTTTACTGGTGCAACTGGTTCTACTGGTGCAACTGGTTTTACTGGTGCAACTGGTCCTACTGGTGCAACTGGTATTCAAGGTACAGTAGGAAACAAGGGCGATACTGGACCTACTGGTGAAACTGGTGCAACTGGTCCAACTGGTGCAACTGGTTTTACTGGTGCAACTGGTTTTACTGGTGCAACTGGTTTTACTGGTGCAACTGGTTTTACTGGTGCAACTGGTCCTACTGGTGCAACTGGTATTCAAGGTACAGTAGGAAACAAGGGCGATACTGGACCTACTGGTCCAAGTGCTGATCAAACATTAAATACTACAAGCAATGTTACATTTAATAGCATAAACATAAGTTCATTTGCTACTATTGGCAGCGATGTTTCTTTTAATTCTAGATTATTTGTTGGCGGTGATGCTTCTTTGAATGGATCAGTTTATGTTAATGGACGTACTATTCAACAAGGTGATGTTTCCATGAATTCTAGATTATTCGTTGGATCTGATGCTTCTTTAAGTGGTAATCTTTTCATTAATAATATATTAAAACCAACAACAATTAGTGAATCGTTTACTACTAACTCAACTAGTGCTCCTACTTCATATGCATTAAGCTTTTCAACAGGATCTGTATTCTATTTAACATCTCCTCCAGCTTCTAATTTTACTTGCAATATAACAGGTGTTCCAAGTGATATTGGTCGCACATATGTTATTACATTGGTTATAACATCGACCACTAATAAGACCTTCTGTAACTCGGTACAAATTAATGGTGCTACTGCTTTTACACCTTGGTTTGCTAATGGCATTCCATCATCCATAACATCAGGTAATGTTATCACTCAATCATTAGCTATACAAAGGATAACTACAGGTGATCTCTCTTCTAATAATAATGTTTTGAGTTCAATAACACCTTGGTATTAATCTTTATCAGAGGACAAATATATTTATCCACTCATTTTGGCTACAATACCACAGATAGACCTTAACCATGATTATTTACTAATACAAATTTCGATAGTTTCACACCGATGAACATTTAAAATGAGACAAACCACCATTGTGGTTTGCCTTTTAATTGATTTATCGGTAATGTTGCCCTTAAATCTCTAGTGGGATGCCCAAATGGCGTCCAATTTTTAAATATTCAAGGGTGTATAATGTAAAAATGAAAAATATATATTCATTATATAGTCTATAATATATAATGAGTGTTTGGCCATTTTTTACAGGTAATTCAAATGTTTTTAGACAAAGTTATATTACTGGATTTATTGATGTTTCTGGAATAACTACTTTAAGAAATGATGTTACTATCAATGGTAATTTAACAGTAGATGCAAGTTCGATTTTACAGGGTGATGTTTCCATGAATTCGCGATTATTTATTGGTAATGATGTTTCATTTAGCGGAAATCTTTATGTTAGTGGAAACCTATCCGCAAATTATCTAGCAGGATCTATTCCTACTTCTGCTATTTCTGGATCAATTAATTCAAATTTTACAACAGATATTATTAGTACAAACCGGCTTTTTGTTATCAGAGATACATCTTTAAATAGTCGCCTTGCAATTGGTAGTGATGTTTCATTCAATTGCGGGAATGTTGGTTTGACTAGTGATTTGAGTAGTATTTATGTTGCAATGGTTGGTAATGTCTATCTTGGTGGAAATCTGAATGCCGCTAGTAATATGATTCTTTCTAATAATAATGTGGTTATTCAGAAAGATGTTTCGATGAATTCTCGATTCTTTATTAACAATATTGGTTGTGATATGTCGATGAGTGGTAATGCAACTGTTTTAGGAAATTTAATAACAAATAATTTAAGTGCTACTAATAATTTATCTGTTAATAATATTACTTTGTTCGCAGGTGATGTTTCTATGATTGGTAATATTTATGTTAGTAATAAAACTATATTGAATGGAGATGTTTCAATGAATGCTCGATTATTTGTAACGGGTAATATAAGAACAAATAATAGTATTATTGCTAATGGATTGACTGTTACATCGGATTATCGTATAAAGGATGATATTGTCGCATTGGATTCCACATATGTAGTGGATGAATTAAACCCTGTTCGTTATTATAATAAATTGGCAAATAAGGAAGATTTAGGATTAATTGCTCATGAACTCCAAGAAGTATACCCTATTTTAGTTAATGGTGAAAAGGATGGTGAAGAATATCAAAATGTGAATTATATTGGATTGCTACCTATTTTGATTAATGAAACCAAATTATTGAAGAAGGAAATGAATTTGACATTGGAACGGTTGGAAAAATTAGAGGAAAATATGAATTAATACATATGAATATTTCAATTGTTTATAGGAGTATAATATATTCATTATATATAATATATAATGAGTAATTCAGAATTAGAAGCTTCTTTATTTACTGATATTGCTAGCGTAAATCAACCTGTTCCACTTATTTATAATATGGATTTATTAGCACAGCCGAATTCTATTACTAATTTGTTATTGATTGATCGGGCAGTTCCTAGTTATCAGACTTTTATAGATTCAGCGAATTCTACTACGTTTCCTGTTGCTTATTCATGGTGTTCTTCGAAGAATGAATTATTGACTTTGTTGCAGGGGGTTTCTAGTATTGAACGAATTGGTTTTGTTTTTGAAGCTCGTGGATCTTCATCGCAGTTGTTTTTAGATAATAAGCCATTTTTTAATATAAATGAAGTGACTCCTTATAGTGAGAATTTGGAATGGTTGCTTGGTGTGATTCGAGATTTTGGAGTGAAAAATGTTGATTTCTTGGCATGTAATTTATTGAATATTCCCGAGTATAATGTATTTTATGGAATTTTATTAAAGGAAACTGGTGTCGTAGTGGGTGCATCGAATGATGCAACTGGAAATATAAAATATGGAGGTGACTGGGTAATGGAAAGTACGATGGAAGATATAGAGATGGTATATTTCAAAGAGAGCATCGAATATTATAAATACTTATTGGGTACATCATCTCTAAGCAGTATTAATACTTTTTTAATTGCTTCAGATATGACAGTTTATGGCACAGGTGATAATGTATTTGGTCAACTTTGCAATGGAACAAATTCATATAGTAAAACATTAATAAATATTGCAAATACAACAGGAAAAACGCCACTTTCAGTAGTAGCTTGTTACTATCATACAATAGTATTAATGACAGATGGAACTATTTATTGTTGTGGTGATAATTCATCTGGTCAATTAGGAACAGGTAATAATACAGACACTACTACATTAACATTAATGATAAACACAACAGGAAAAACACCTTTATCTATATATGGTTATGGGATCGTAACTAACAGTTCTACAATAGTATTAATGACAGATGGAACTATTTATGGTTGTGGTGATAATTCAGCTGGTCGATTAGGAACAGGTAATAATACAGACACTACTACATTAACATTAATGATAAACACAACAGGAAAAACACCTTCATCTATAAGCTGTGGAGACAGACATACAATTGTATTAATGACAGATGGAACTATTTATGGTTGTGGTATTAACGCTGATGGACAGTTGGGAAGAGGTAATACTACAGACAGTTTTACATTAACATTAATGACAAATACAACAGGAAAAACACCTTCATCTATAAACTGTGGACTTAACCATACAGTAGTATTAATGACAGATGGAACTATTTATGGTTGTGGTAATAATTCATATGGTCAATTAGGAACAGGTAATAATACATCAACTACTACATTAACATTAATGACAAATACAACAGGAAAAACACCTTCATCTATAAGCTGTATGGATAGATCTACTGTAGTTTTAATGACAGATGGAACAATTTATGGTTGTGGTGAAAGTACGGGATGGTTAGGAACAGGTGATTATTTTAATTACAGTTTATCATTAAGGACAAATACAACAGGAAAAACACCTTCATCTATAAGATGTCAATTTAACTGCATAATAGTATTAATGACAGATGGAACTATTTATGGTTGTGGATCTAATTCATATGGCCAGTTAGGAACAGGTAATACTACAGACACTACTACATTAACATTAATGACAAATACAACAGGAAAAACACCTTCATCTATAAGCTGTGGACTCGGAGGATACTGTACGCGTATATTAATGTCAGATGGATCAATTTATGGTTGTGGACTTAGTAATGTTTTTCAATTAGGTTATGGACCTAATACCTCTTATAAACAGATTACAAATAATACTGGTTTTTTAGTAATTGATATAATAGTTGGAAGTAATGGTGGTGGTTTTCTTAGTGGTTACATAATATTATTAATGTCAAATGGAAAAATTTATGGGTGTGGATATAATGCACTTGGCCAGTTAGGAACAGGTAACACTAATAATACTACTACATTAACATTAATGACAAATACAACAGGAAAAAAACCTACTGCTATATACGGATGTAGCAATTCTAGTAGTCATACAATAGTATTAATGGATGATGGAACTATTTATGGTTGTGGTAATAATTCAAACGGTCAGTTAGGAAGAGGTAATAATACATCAACTACTACATTAACATTAATGACAAATACAACAGGAAAAAAACCTACTGCTATAAGCTGTGGAGCCGAAAATACAATAGTATTAATGACAGATGGAAGTATTTATGGTTGTGGATGGAACCCTGATGGACAGTTGGGAACAGGTAATAATACATCAACTACTTTATTAACATTAATGACAAATACAACAGGAAAAACCCCTTCATTTATAAGCTGTGGAAACAGATTTACAATAGTATTAATGACAGATGGAACTATTTATGGTTGTGGTAATAATTCACAGGGTCAATTAGGAACAGGTAATACTAGTAATTATAACATTTTAACATTAATGACAAATACAACAGGAAAAACCCCTTTATTTATAAGCTGTGGAAACGAGCATACCGTAATATTAATGACAGATGGAACTATTTATGGTTGTGGTAATAATTCACAGGGTCAATTAGGAACAGGTAATAATACATCAACTACTACATTAACATTAATGATAAATTTAACAGGAAAAACACCTACTTCTATATGTATGGCAGGTAATTCTACACAAATATTAATGTCAGATGGAACTGTTTATACTTGTGGAATCAATAATTATGGTCAGTTGGGAACAGGTAATACTAGTAATTATAATATATTAACATCAATTGACACAACCTTTATTTCACCAAAAACAATTGTTAAATTACCTTCTACACAACCAATCACTGCTTCACAATTTAAAAATGCTGGATATACAGCATTAGAACTTAAAAATGCTGGATATACATTATTAGAACTTAAAAATGCTGGATATACATTATTAGAACTTAAAAATGCTGGATATACTACTTTAGAAGTTATAAATGCTGGATATACTGCTTCACAATTTAAAAATGCTGGATATTCCGACTCCGAAATTCTTGCTGCTGGATTTACTTCCACGCAACTTAAAGTTGCTGGATATACCTCCACACAACTTTATTCTTCTGGATATAATGCTAATCAAGTTCAAGCTGCTGGATATGCTGATTGGCTTCTTTTAACTCCCAACTCTAATGTAATTAAACAGAGTTACTTCAATGGATTTCTTGATATTTCCGGTACTACTTTATTCCGTCAGGATATCTCTATGAATGGTCCTCTTACTGTTTCCAGTAATACTGTATTTCCTTCCGATGTTTCCATGAATTCTCGTTTATATGTTTCTGGTAATACTACCATAAATGGTAATCTCAATGTTAATGGTACCTTACTAGCAAATTTTGCTAATTCATCCATTCCTTCTTCCGCTATTTCCGGTTCGATCGTTCCCAGTTTCTCTACGGATATTATCGGATCCAGCCGTCTCATCGTTACTAATGATGTCTCATTCAATAGTCGCCTACAGGTTTTTGGTGATGTTTCCCTGAACGGGGCTTTACAAACTACCGGTAATATTATCATTAATACGATCAATCCTGCCAGCTTTTATAATATTGCTTTGAATACATGGACTCCGAAAACTAGTGCTCCAACCGGATATAACTGGTCTAGTATTTCCATGTCTTCTAATGGTCAATATCAGATCTCCACTGATAGTAATTCCAGTATATTTGTTTATACTTCTAGTAACTATGGATCAACTTGGAATACCTATAATATAAATAACCTTTTCTGTGTTTATACTGCGGTTTCTTCCTCCGGACAATACCAGTTTGTTTTTACAAATACTAGCAGTAATAATGGAACGATTTATATTTCTAGTAACTACGGATCTACATTCGTATCTAGTTGCACGAATACAGGAAGTTCGTTTCCTCAATATGCTGTTTCAGGTAATGGTCAATATATTTATACCAAGTTACTTTACTCTACTAATTATGGTGCGTCCTATGGTCCTACTTCGGGAATTATTGGATGGGATTCCACTGTTAATTCTATAGCAGTTTCTTACAATGGACAGTATGTTTCCACAGGTTCAATAAGTACAAATAATGTATATATTTCCAGTGATTATGGTGTAACATTTAGTAGCAGTGCTTCTTATAGTAGCTCTATTGCGAATAATAGTATTGGAACTGTTTATTCTTTGTCAATGTCTTCCAGTGGACAATATCAGAGTTTGGTAACCCTAACTACCACTGCTGGTAATTACTCAATTTGGACATCTACTAATTATGGTAATTTATGGACATTCAATACTTCGGCTGCCTATAGTACTTCTATACAATGGAATATGATATCTGTTTCATCCGCAGGAAATTACCAAGTAGCATCCCGTGGTAATGGATATATTTATGCATCGTCTAATTATGGATCCACATGGAATACTACGTTGGCTACCGCAGCATCTTGGACCGGTGCGAATAGTACCGGTACTTCAAATACATGGAATGGATTAGCAATTTCCTCATCAGGACAATATTTAAGTGCAGTTACTTATGGAGGACAAATCTTTACGTCTATATCGACTCTGCTAACTAATAATAAATTGAATGTTAGTAATACGACTACTGTATCCAATGTAGATACCGCATTGAATTCCCGGTTATTTGTTAAAAATATAGCATCGGATGTTTCCATGAATGGAAATCTTACTATTTCTGGTAATTTAACAACGAATAATTTGAATAGTTTGAACCAGGTAAATAAAAGTAATTTTGTAGGAAATGTAACTGTGAATGGAAATATTTATTCAGGATTGAATAGTATACTATTTAAAGATGTCTCTATGAATTCACAGTTATACGTTAATGGGAATATTTATACGAATAAAAGCGTATATGCAAGTAGTGGTCAATTATCAACATCTGATTATCGTATTAAAGAAAATGTAGTAAAATTGGATTCTTCCTATACAATTGATCATTTAGATCCATTTCATTATTATAATAAACTAATTGATAAAGAAGATTTAGGATTAATTGCTCATCAACTTCAAGAATCCTATCCTATGTTAGTAACTGGTGAGAAGGATGGGGAGGAATATCAACGAGTGAATTACATTGGTTTGATTCCTATTTTGATAAAGGAATTACAAGAACTTAAACAGAAGATCAAAACACGTAATGAACAATTAGATAAATTGGAAAGACATTTGATTGTATAAATTAGTATACACCGATGAACATTTGAAAATGGGACAAGCATCTTTGATGCTTGCCTTTTAATTGATTTATCGGCAACGTTTCCCTTGAATCTCTAGTGGGACGCCTTTTAGGCGTCCCATTTTAAATATTCAAATGTGTAAAATCAGTAATTTCTATCAAATAACATTTTATATTTATATTTATATATATATAAAGTCGTATTCAAAATGTCTTCTGATTCTACCTTGTCATCTATTACTGTAAATGGGACGACTGTTGCTGAAAATGGAGTATTTAATATTTCAGACCCAACAACAACTTCGGTTACTGTTTCTGCCACACCAACAGATTCAAATGCTACTTATTCTGTTTCAGGTGATAGTGGATTACAAATAGGCTCAAATACAATTACCATTACAGTAACAGCTCAAGATTTATCAACTTCCGATCATACAATTACTGTTTATGTAGGAAATAATGATTCTAGTTTATCATCTATAACAGTAAATAATAAAACGGTATCTGAAGGTGCATACTTTTACTCTGAAACAGGAACTGCTTCCGTAACATTCACTGCAACACCATCTCAATCTACTTCGAGTATTACTAGTATTACTGCGTCTGATGCTAATGCAACTGTTTCTAGTTTGTCTACAGATAATAATAATGTTACTACTGTTACGATTGGTAATTTATCTAGCGGATTAACGACGATTACTATATATGTAACCGCACAAAATACTACTAGTACTTCACATAATATTACCCTAGTTATTGCAAATTCTCTTAATATAACTACTTCAAATCAGCAGTATGCAACTACCATTACTGATCTCTCTAATAATTATGGATATACATTAACAAATTTCTATAATGATGGTATTTCTGCTTCTGCATTAATATCAGCTGGATTTACTATCTCACAATTAGATGGGGTAGGATATTCCTCTGATTCTACTTTATCCTCTATTAAAGTTAATAATAAAACAATTACTGAAGGTGGTAATTTTTATGCTGAAGTAGGTACTACTTCTGTAACATTGAAAGCAACTCCTAATGTGACAACATCGAGTCTAACAAGTATTACTGCTGATAGTGGAACTGTTTCCAGTTTATCTACAGATGGTAATAATGTTACCACAGTTACTATTAGTAGTTTGATTAGTGGATTAAATACGATTACAATTTCTGTGACCGCACAGGATACTAGTGTTACTACCCATACAATTACCCTTGTCATTGCAAATGCGCTAAATATTATTAATTCTACAAATTATGGTACTACGATCACTGATCTCTCTAATAATTATGGATATACATTAACGAATTTCTATAATGATGGAATTTCCGGTTCTACTCTAATATCTTCTGGATTTACTATTTTACAATTAGATTCTGCAGGATATTCTTCTAATTCTTCTTTATCCTCTATTAAAGTAAATAATAAAACAGTCTCTGAAGGTGGTTATTTTTACGCTGAAGTAGGAACGACATCGGTTACTTTTGCTGCTAGTCCAAGTGTAGGAACATCGACCGTTACTAGTATCACTTCTACCAGTGGAACCGTATCTAGTTTATCTACTGTGGCCGGTACAACTACTGTTACTATTAGCGATTTAGTATCTGGATTGAATACGATAACTGTCTCTGTAACTGCACAAGATACTAGCGTTACTACACATACAATTACTCTTGTCATTGCTAATTCTTTAAATATCACTACTTCAACCCAATATAGTACTTCAATAACTGATCTCTCTAATAATTATGGATATACATTATCAAATTTCTATAATGATGGAATTTCTGGTTCTACTTTGATATCTGCTGGATTTACGATTTCACAACTGGATTCTGTTGGTTATTCCTCTAATTCTACTTTATTATCGATTAAAGTAAATAGTAAAACAATATCTGAAGGTGCATATTTTTATGCTGAAACTGGAACGACTTCTGTTACTTTTGACGCAACACCCACTTTGGCAACTTCGAATGTTACTAGTATCACTGCTGCCACTGGAACAGTGTCCAGTTTATCTACTGCGGCAGGAACAACAACAGTTACTATTAGTGATTTAGTATCTGGATTGAATACAATAACTGTATCCGTAACTGCCCAAGATACTAGTGTAACTACCCATACAATTACTCTTGTCATAGCAAACGCTTTAAATATCACTACTTCAACTCAATATGCTACTTCAATAACTGATCTCTCTAATAATTATGGATATACATTATCAAATTTCTACAATGATGGTATTCCTGGATCTGCTCTAATATCTTCTGGATATACTATTCCACAATTGAATTTTGTTGGGTATTCGTCTGATTCTACATTATCTTCTATTAAAGTAAATAGTAAAACAATATCTGAAGGTGCATATTTTTATGCTGAAACTGGAACGACTTCTGTTACTTTTGATGCAACACCCACTTTGGCAACTTCGAATGTTACTAGTATCACTGCTGCCAATGGAACTGTATCTAGTTTATCTACTGTTAGTGGCACAACTACTGTTACCATTAGTAACTTGGTATCTGGATTGAATACGATAACTGTATCCGTAACTGCCCAAGATACCAGTGTAACTACCCATACAATTACTCTTGTCATTGCTAATGCTTTAAATATCACTACTTCAACTCAATATAGCACTTCGATAACTGATCTCTCTAATAATTATGGATATACATTAACAAACTTCTACAATGATGGAATTTCGGGTTCTACTTTAATATCTGCTGGATTTACTATACCGCAATTGGATTCTGTAGGATATTCCTCTAATTCTACATTATCATTAATTAAGGTAAATAATAAAACGGTATCTGAAGGTTCATATTTTTACGCTGAAACTGGAACTGCATCTGTTACATTAAAGGCAACACCTAGTGTTGCAACATCTACTGTTACTAGTATCACTGCTGCCAATGGAACTGTATCTAGTTTATCTACATCAGCTGGTACAACAACAGTTACTATTAGTGATTTAGTATCTGGATTGAATACTATAACTGTCTCTGTCACTGCTCAAGATACTAGTGTAACTACCCATACAATTACTCTTGTTATTGCAAATGCACTTAATATCACTACTTCAACCCAATATAGCACTTCGATAACTGATCTCTCTAATAATTATGGATATACATTATCAAATTTCTACAATGATGGAATTTCGGGTTCTACTTTAATATCTGCTGGATTTACTATACCGCAATTGGATTCTGTAGGATATTCCTCTAATTCTACATTATCATCGATTAAAGTAAATAATAAAACGGTATCTGAAGGTGGGTATTTTTACGCTGAAACTGGAACGACTTCTGTTACTTTTGCTGCTACTCCAAGTGTAGCAACATCCAGTGTTACTAGTATTACTGCTGTCAGCGGAACTGTATCTAGTTTATCGACTGTTTCAGGAACAACTACTGTTACTATTAGTGATTTAGTATCTGGATTAAATACGATCACTATCTCTGTAACTGCACAGGATACTAGTGTAACTACCCATACAATTACTCTTGTCATTGCTAATGCTTTAAATATCACTACTTCAACCCAATATAGTACTTCGATAACTGATCTTTCCAATAATTATGGTTACACTCTAACGAACTTCTACAATGATGGAATATCGGGGTCTACATTAGTATCCGCTGGATTTACTCCAACACAATTGGATGGTGTTGGTTATTCATCGGTTACTACCTTATCAAATATAAGAATAAATGGAACAACGGTTGCTGAAAACGGAACATTTTATAAAGCATTCGGTACAACATCTGTTACTGTTAGTGCTACTACTATTAGTAATTACGCTACATATAGTATATCAGGTACAACTGGATTACAAACTGGTATGAATACAATAACGATAACTGTAACTGCACAAGATACACGTACAGCATCGCGTGTTGTCTATGTTGCTGTGGGTAATAATGATTCTACTTTGTCTTCTATTAAGGTAAATGGATATACTATAGCAGAAAACGGAACATTTTATGTTGCGACTACAGAAACTTCCAAGACAATAACTATTACTCCTACCCAACCTACATCTAATGTTACTAATATTTTGTTTGTTAATGGTTCTGTATCGAATATATCTACTACATCTGGTAGTACTACTGCTACAATAAGTGGTATACAATCCGGATCGAATACATTAGTAATAACAGTTACCGCACAGGATACAAGTACGTCAAATCATAATATTTATATTAATGCAATTTCTTCTTACACACTTAATATATCACCATATAACTTTACTATTTCACAGTTAGTAAATAACTATGGATTTACATTAGTTAATTTCTACAATGATGGAATCCTTGGTTCAACATTAATCGCTGCTGGATATACTATTGCACAACTCGATACCGCTGGTTATCCTTCTGATTCTGCTTTATCATCTATCACTGTAAATAGCACAACCGTTGCAGAAAATGGAACATTTTTTGTTACAATTGGAACAACATCGGCTACTGTTTCTGCAGTAACTCATGATAATAAAGCTTCTTATACTTATTCTGGAAATACTGGCTTAGTAACTGGCCTTAATACTGTAACATTCACAGTAACTGCTCAAGATACTAGTACATCAACCCATACAGTTACAATTAGTGTTGGTAATTCTGATACTACCGTATCATTAATAATTGTAAATGGTACTTCGGTTTCTACAACAATAAGCTCTCCATCCACAGTTAATGTCGCAAATGGTACTACATCAGTAATAGTAGGTTGTATACCAACTCAATCAACTACAACACTTACTAGTATTACTGGTAATACAGGGTTAATTACTGGTTCTAATACTATTTCGATACTAATTACTGCTGAAAACACATATACATCGACCTTTTATGTTTATATTAATGTTGCTCAAAATGCGGATTCAACATTATCTTCTATACGTGTGAACGGATATTCTGTAGCAGAAAATGGTAATTTTGTAGCTCCTCTCGGTACAACATCCGTTACTGTTTCAGCAACACCAACTAAATCGACTTCTAGTGTTACGAATGTAACAGGGAATACTGGATTAGTATCTGGTTCCAATACTGTTACAATTACTGTAAGAGCTGAAGATGGGACAACATCGAGTCATTATGTTTATATAGTAGTTCAAAAGTGGCTTTCGTTAAGTAATACAACTAATATTTTTAGACAGAGTTATGTAAATGGTTTTGCAGATGTGTCGGGAACTGCTTTGTTAAGATCAAGTACAAGTATTACTGGTAATTTAGTTGGTGGGGGTGCTACTATAATAACAAGGGATGTTTCTATGAATTCGCGATTATTTGTAGGTGGGGATGTATCTATTAATCGACGCCTTTTTGTTACTGGAAATGTAATTGCTAACTATCCTAGTGGTTCTATACCTAGTACTGTATTTACCGGTCCATTTAATACTGTTTTTTCATCTGATATAATTGGTGGAAATCGGCTTTTTATTAGTAATGATGTTTCATTGAATAGTCGTTTATCTGTTTGTCAGGATGTATCTATGAATGGTAATCTGCAAATTTTATCAGGTAATGTAATATTTGGTGGATCTAATAATATAATGAATATAAATAATTCGGGTATTACTATCAATTCTGATGTTTCCATGAATTCACGTTTATTTGCTTGTAATATAGTTACAAATAATACTACATTAAGTGGTAATTCTGTTATTGGTGGTACATTGAATTCTACTGGTAATGTAACCGTGAATAATAATTTATCTGTTACTAATTTATCGGTGTTTAATGGAGATGTTTCTATGAATGGTATTCTTCAAATTAATGGATTTAGTAGGTTTGTTGGCGATGTTTCTATGAATTCTCGCTTATTTGTAGATGGTAATATTTCTACTACTCAAAACGTTATAGCTAATGGGGCAACATTAACCTCGGATTATCGTATTAAGGAAAATGTAATATCATTAGATGGTCTTTATTCGGTTGATAATTTACATCCTGTTCACTATTATAATAAGTTGACTCATAAAAGGGATATTGGATTGATTGCTCATGAACTTCAAGAAGTTTATCCTATTTTGGTGAATGGTGAAAAAGATGGTGAGGAATATCAGAATATTAATTACATTGGATTGATACCGATTTTAATTCGTGAAATAAAGGAACTTAAAAAGATTGATAAGGATATTGAGACCCGATTAAGGGAACCTTGGCAGGGAACCTACGGTTCCCCTGCGACCCCTCCCTAATTAAGGGAACCTACGGTTCCCCTGCGACCCCTCCCTAATTAAGGGAACCTACGGTTCCCTTAAGATCCCTCCCTTAAGAGGAAAATAGGAACATTCAGAGACCCTTTTGCCCCTCTTTTATAAAATTTATAGTTTGTAAATATTATAATAATATAGATTTATTATTATAATATATTCCCACCCACCCCCCTTAAGGGAGGGATCTTAAGGGAACCGTAGGTTCCCTTAATTAGGGAGGGGTCATAGGGGAACCGTAGGTTCCCCTAGGTGTATTGTTGTAAATTATTTGGGTCACTTATTCCTTGTATACTATACCAATAGGCCGCATTATTTTCATCATTGTTACTGAATGAACTTCCATCGCCAAATATACATGTTAAAATACCATCTATATAGTTCCCACTAAAATCTATATAGGGATATGAATAACTGGTTGTTTTCAAATATCGATTATTAACAGGATTTCCATTAGTATCTAATACTATATTGTTTCCACTAGCATCTGAGTAAATACTTATTATGAGTGGACCTGTTCTTACTGCCATATTTACATCTAACATAAACTGTACATATTCCCCATCTTCTAATGGTGGTATATTTTCCGGATTATTTCCACTTAAATCTCGCATTAGATAAATATGGTGTGTTACAACATAATGTGGGTTTAATCGTAAAAATTCTCGGTGATGTTCTGTGTTCATTATAAATTATTGGTTTAAATAAAATATTCTAAATATTATATTGACTGCATTTTGTGAGTAGTGTTTGTAAATTTGTGATTAATATATATATCATATTAAGGATTATCCGTGTTTTTTGTATCTATACATTCTTTTCGGATACAAAAGAGTGGATAACTCATATCCTATTCGTGCATAAATACATTTATGCACGAATAGAGATTAATAGGAGTTCAAAGGTGTTTTATCAGGACCATTAACATGCACAAACATGGGGTTCGATGATCTATAAATACATATATAGTCCTCTTTATCTAAATAAAAAAATCGATCATCCATATTGACAGTATTCAAAAAAATACGGTTATTATAGTCTAGTTCGATCAAATCCGGGTTCTCAAAAAATTGGGTTGTCCAGAATCGTTGATCATCATCTCTATCATTGTATTTATAGTCTTGAATACATTTTCGTAGTGCCCATACTTTTCCAATAAACATACCGCTATTCAAATAGGGGAATTCAGTATTGGTGAATTTATATTGTGATGCACGCGAGGGGTCCGGGTTGCATTGTTTTTCTGCACCGAAAATAATGGGTTTATTGAATTTTTGATATTCCTCTATTATTTCCTTTTGTGTTCCACAGTATACTACATCATATGCATCTGTAAAAAGGATTATATCATCAGGGTTAAGTTCGGGGTTTTTTAGGAAATCACTGACTTCGCGTAGTTTTACGCCGAAATTTTGGTATCCCTCCCAACCGATTGTTCGATTTTCATGAAGGCCTAAAATATGGATAGTTTCACTGTTTTTTTTGGTTCTTTCAATAATTTTATCGAGAACGGGGTGGGGTTTGGTTGCTACAGTGATATACCAGATTTTATTCATTTTTATGAATATTAAATAAAAAACATTTATATTACTTCATTTGTTAATGTGTTTTTCTCAATAATAACTTGTTTAACAATGTTTTTTATTATTTTATCATCCATTTTTTCCTGTTTTTCATCTAAATCACCCAATGAATTTCGCATTAGTTGCATACAATATTCATATTTTTGATTATACATATTTTGGCATTCTGGATTTTGTTCTCGCCATTCAGGGATTTTTTTCAGATTTTCCTTTGCAACTTGTCCTATAAATTTTCTTAATTTGCTGTTTTCAGTTGTATCTTTATTCCATTCATTTTCATCTCTAATATACATGGTTTCTCGTTTTACATCGGTGCAATGAAGAGGACGCTTTGAAACATCTAGGTCTTTTATTCTACTTACTATAATATCTGATATTCCGGTTACATAACCATTGTTTCCTACGTTCTCGAGTTCTTGTAATTGGATATTGAGGTTCTGAATAAAATCAGTAATATTCATAGCATCTTTGCATGTTTCATTGAGAAAGACATTCAGATTAAATGTCTTATTATTTGAAATAGTGTTATTATTAATTGTATTTGGTTTACTAGATAGTTCTATTAATTTGTTTTGTTGTTCTATTAAAAGTGTCTTAAATTCTTGATTTTGTTTTATCAATTCGAGAACCATTGAAGAATCTAAAATAATTGTATTTTGAGTGATTTCTTGATTTGATGATTCTTGTTCAGATTTTGTTTCTATTTCTTTATTACATTTTTTAAGGTGTTTCCATAATCCACTCTTTGTTGCATATTTTGTATTACAAATACTACATTTTATGTTTTGTTTTTTTTGCTCTTTTGTTATTTCCATATTGATTTCCAAAGTTTCTGCGTTATGTTTACGTGTCGATAAATGTATTAAATAATTTGAATATTTACTGCATATAAAGTTACATTTTTTACATTCATGTTTTTCGGCATTTTTCGGCATTTTTTTCATTTTTTTATTTCCTATATTATGGAAAAAGAAAAAATGCCTAAAGCTATTTACGCGTAAAATTATTTATTTTTCTTATGCAGCCAGTCTTTAAAAACATTTCATGATTTTACTGCATCATGGTAACAAAACCTAAAATTGGGTTTTTTCAAAAATCAGGTTTTCCAAAACTATTTTGGTAAAATCGATTTTGGACATTTATTTTTGTCCATTTTCAAAAATCTCCCCGACTTTTTTCTCGGGGTTTTTCTAGAATTACATAATTTTATGAAAATATGTAATCTTTGTTTTATCGATGGAAGATAAAAGGTATATTAAGGTCTATCCGTGTTTTTGTATCCATTTGGATACAAAAGACAGGATAACCCATATCCTATTCGTGCATAAATACATTTATGCACGAATAGAGATTAAAATCGTTGTATTTTTCTATAAAAAACAATAAAAAGGTGTAAAATACATATAACAATTATATTTATATATTATATAAACATAATATAAAATGTGCTACTCATCAAATATGTCTTTTTCATTTGCAACAGTAGGTATTATTGCAGCTATTTATATAAAATATTATGATAACTTTAACTATAAATATTTAGAGTTGTTGCTATTGTTTTATTCAATTATGGAAATCCTTCAAGGGATACAATATTATTATGTTAATCAATGTAGCAATATATACAATATATTAATGACGGAATTTGCATATATATTAGTAATAGTTCAACCATTTATGTGGAATTTTTTTTACTACAAAAATAGCACAGGATGTGATAAACAAATATTTATAACTGGAATGGCTTTATCTGTTTGTTGGGCATTTACTCATATATTAACTCGATTATTATATACTAAAGAAAACGGAATGAAGTATAAAGACAGTGTATATGGTTCAGATACAGTTTGTACAAAAAAAAATAAAAGTCATTTATATTGGCAATGGACATCAGCTAATTTTTTTGATCTAAATCCAAGTATATTAATGTATCTATTGATATGGTTCGTTCCGGCGTTAATTAGTATCAAACATAGATATACATCTATTATTTTAATATTATCTTTTTTACTCTCACTAATTGTTTCTATATACAATAATGAAATGTTTCTTGTTACTTCTTTATGGTGTTATATTAGTGTTCCTATTGTGTTAGCTATAATTTATAACATAATTATAAAGAATAAGTAAATAATTTATTATATTTGTAATATATAATAAATGAAAACACGATTCTTTTCAAAATTAAAGGCAAACAATATATATTTTTATCTATTAGTTTTACTTATGATAATTTTTATATTATATTTAGGAATTTATTTCATATATATTAACACTTTATCACGATTACATACTATTCAAACAAAAAAATGGATAATTGAAATGACTGATAATATAATATTGGGTGTTAAAAACAGGTCGAATTTACATAAAGTACAACAAACCAAAATAGATAATATTTCATTCTACTATAATTACTTTTTTTTCCACACAAAGAAATATACTTTATATACACTATTTAATTTGAATAATAAATTATCTAATAGTATTGTTTTGAACGTATATTTATATAATTTTGAAAAAAATACGACTGAACAAAGTCAAATAATATTAAATTTTGATGAAATGAAAACTAAAAAAGAAGGTAATGAGTTAATTATTCAACTAGGAAACTCTTATATGCAAAAGATTAATATGATAACAAATAAAATGGAAATATATGTGAATTCCCCAAAGATTAATTATAGTTTTGAATTAAACATTGATGATTACACAACAAATCAACCAACATTTATACCTAGATATGATTTTATTAAAAATATCAATAGACCATATTACCCTATTACTAGTACACCTGGCGAATGGTGTAGTGATAACCCCATGATAGGTAAAATTATAAATGGAAAATTAAATAGTGAACATATTACTAGTGGCAATTTTTGGTTTGATAATTATATTGGTGTAAATGACCATTTTTTATCATCATACATATGGAATGTAATTTTAAATGATGATTGGTTAATATATGTGTTGTGGTTTGGTGAATATGAAAATCAAAACAAAACTGTCTGTTTTATTATAAAAAATAGAAAAACTGATACTGTTATACGTTCTGGCTTTGGAGAAGGAGCTATCCCGTCATATTTTAGGCCATTAAATAATTTAATAGACCCTATTAAATCTGATTATATAACTAATAAGAAAATAGGTGTAATAGATTATGATAGTTTCACTTCTTATTTTGAAACAAATGAAATAAGTGTTAAATTTGAATCTATAAAAGGAGAAGGTCATCGCGTATTTTTATATGACTATTACAAGGATAAAGAAAATAAGCATTATGATAATAAACTTGAGATAATTAATAACTATAAATATGTTGAGTATGTGAATATGGTTAATATTGAGATCAAATATAATAATGAAACTGTAAATTTTAAAGAACGTTGCGTTATTGATGCAATGTTTAAAGTAGATAAAAACTTACCAAATAGTTTTTAAGGTCTATCCGTGGATAAATATATTTATCCACGAATAGAGATTAACCAATATTTTTATATAATTATATATGTAAAAATATAACTATATTGCATTATATTATTAATATAAATACAATGGAATCCAAGAATCTTTTTGTTGATCTATCAAAACCTGAAAAGAAAAAAACAAAGAATGAGAGAACCGAAAAAGAAAAAATGGTAGAAACAACCATAAAAATCCCTAAAAAACGGGTAATAACATCTACTGATAAATGGAGCTCTAATATAAATATTACCCCTGAAAAACAATATCAGTATGTTCTCCAAATCATTAATAAAAACATTGAAGATAAAAAGGAATGTGAATTGGTTCTCCAACAAATCGGGCAAAAAATCGGGGGGTATAAAGGCCAAGATATCAATAAAAACCTCTATTCTGAAAAGGATTTTGTAGATTTACCAAAAGTTCTCGAATTAATGAAGAAATGTGAGAACAAATGTTTCTATTGTAAAAAAATGGTTCAGGTTTTATATGAGAATGTTCGAGAACCTAGACAATGGACATTGGAACGAATAGATAATGATTTTGGACATAATAAAACTAATATTGAAATTGCCTGTTTGGATTGTAATTTACATCGGAGAACCATGTATCATGAGCGTTATTTATTTACGAAAGAACTAAATATAATTAAAAAGACGTAATTTAGTTTTATTGATGATAAAATATATAAAACTTACATGTTAATAAATTCAAACAAATGCAAAATATTTTTGAACCATCGAGAACCCAATATTTACCAATTCATCAAAAAATCATCGAAAAATTGGATTATTTTATTGTTTCTAATAAAATCCCCCATATTATTTTTCATGGTTCGTCTGGATCAGGAAAACGAAAAATCGTCGATGATTTTCTGAATAAGATCTATCAATATGATAAATCAAAGCTAAAATCCAATGTAATGTTTGTTAATTGTGCTCATGGAAAGGGAATTAAATTCATTCGAGAGGAGCTTAAATTCTTTGCGAAAACTAATATCCAATCTAATAATGGGGCAATTTTTAAAACAATCGTCTTATTAAATGCGGACTTTTTGACAATCGATGCCCAGTCTGCCCTACGTCGTTGTATTGAACTTTTTAGCTATAATACCCGGTTTTTTATTATTGTTGAGAATAAGAATAAATTATTGAACCCGATTTTATCACGATTCTGTGAAATCTATGTACCAGAATATATCGAGAATGGTAAACTGGTAAATCTACATCAATATTCGATTCATCGGAATTTTGATATTGATTCGCCACAGGATAAATCCGGGTACATACATGAAAAAATGGAGGATTTGTATTCATATGAAACAGTAGATCATTCTATGCTAACAGAATTATCTAATGAATTCTATGAGAATGGTGTTTCTTGTTTAGATTTGATTTATTGGATTAGGAATACAGATAAAATAAATAATTTAGAGAAAGCAACTATAAGTATTTGTTTTGATAAAATAAAATCGGAATATCGGTGTGAGAAATTATTGTTTTTATATATTCTCGATTTTATTTTTTTACGTTCAAATAAGGATGTAAAATGTATTTTGGAAATATAACTATGGACGATTTCGTAATCTCCAATTTAAATGAATCTAGGAATGAATGGTGTAGTCGTTTAGTAAGTATTTTTACACCTTTAGTAATAGAGGGTGTTCGCTCGATTTTCAATGAATCATGGAAGCTGTGTTTAGATAATGATGAAGTAAATAAGTATTTAATGACATTCCAGAATTTGTTATCTCGTGTTCCAAAGTGGAATAATCAGATTATTGAGGAGGAACGTAAACGTATCATTGAGCGTAGTGGATGTAATTATTTAGAAGATTTGATAACCTGTGTTCATGTAATTCAATTAAAGATTCTTACATGTATACGTGTAGGTAATAAACAAAAGAAAATAGATATTTCTATTCCGAAATTGGATAGTTTTATTCATAAGGTCTATATTAATACTGCTCGTAAAGTATACTCGAATGTTTATTTATTTGAGAAGAATATTTCGCCATTACAGATTCAGCGTAATAATCGCGAATTAGAGATTATTGTACAGGAATGTATTTTGATGGCTATTCGTGATAGTATTCCTACTGAATCGATTATTAAAGCTTATATGGATGAAGCAGTAGAACAAGAAGAGGAAGTCTTTATCGAGAATATTGAAGATCCTGAAGCAGCAAAAGAACAATCTGAACCAGTCAAAGAGGAGGAAAAGAAGGATTCGCCTATCAAGGAAGAGGAAATACCATCTGTTGTTCCTTCTATTAAAAACATGGATGATGAAGTAGTAACAACTCGATTAACATTTAATGACATGGATAGTGTTTTGGATAGTGATAATAGTAAAAAGATTGTGGAGGCACCAAAGAGTTTAGAGCGATTAGAGGAGATTAGTACTTCTAGAGCTATACAGCGAAAATTAGAGGAGGAAGAGAATTCAGATGATCGTATACAGATTTTCCAAGATCAATCATTTGATTTAAGTGAGTTTGATGTATTGGATGAAGTGAAATCGAATAAGGTAAATGATGATATTTTATTGGATGATATTGAAGTCCTCTGAGGGGAACCTAATAAGGGAACCTAATAAGGGAACCTACGGTTCCCTTATGATCCCTCCCTTGAATGGAACCTATGGTGAGGGGAAACTACGGTTCCCTTATGATCCCTCCTTTTATTAGATAGGACTTATTATTGATGTTCATGTGTTCACCCTGGTTCTCTTTACTATGAAAATTATTTAGGAAAAGCAAATTCGATTATTCGTTCTATAAAATTATATAAATTACATTTGATTTATATAATTATTTATTAATGGAAAAAACATTTATTGTCTCTATAATTATAACCTGTCTATTTGTTGTTATTAAGGTTTTAGAAATGAAATACGTTGATAAAGAATGGAAGCCTTTGAAGAATATTATTCGCGATGCTGTAATTGTTTTTGCATGCAGTATGATAGGATCATTTCTTTTATTTAGTATGGATGGTTCAATTACTGATTTTTTGAATGTAGTAACTGATAATAAATCATTTAATATGTCTGCTACTCAGATTTTTACAGACGAACCTGGATTTTAGGTTATATTTATCAACAAAAGATTAGAATATAAAGATTATATATAATTATATTCCAATGAGTTTTATGAATCGAAGTAGAAAGAAATCAAGTCCATTTTATTATAATTATTTAAATTTTCCGAATCCGGCTTTAGTTAATAATCAGTCTGAAAAAACAGAGGAGAAACGTGTAAGTATGAATAATTCTATTCCTCCTGGTGAATCTGGTCCTCCTGGTCCTCCTGGGCCTGCTGGTGAAACTGGTCCTCCTGGCGAAGTTGGTCCTCCTGGCGAAGTTGGTCCTACTGGTGAAGCTGGTACTCCTGGTGAAGCTGGTCCTACTGGTGAAATTGGACCTACTGGTGAAGCTGGGCCTACTGGTGAAGCTGGTCCTCCTGGTGAAGCTGGGCCTACTGGTGAAACTGGGCCTGCTGGTGAAACTGGGCCTGCTGGTGAAACTGGGCCTGCTGGTGAAACTGGGCCTACTGGTGAAACTGGTCCTCCTGGTGAAACTGGACCTGCTGGTGAAACTGGACCTGCTGGTGAAACTGGGCCTGCTGGTGAAGCTGGGCCTACTGGTGAAACTGGGCCTGCTGGTGAAACTGGGCCTGCTGGTGAAACTGGTCCTCCTGGTGAAGCTGGTCCTCCTGGTGAAGCTGGGCCTACTGGATCATTTGATACAACATCCGATCTAACATTAGCAGGAAATTTAACATTAAATAACCCAATCAATCTACAATATTCTCCAAGCTTAATAACAGCTAATAATATAGGTCATCAAATACATGGATCTTTATTGAATACTGGTGATTATACTTTGCCACAAGATACTAATTCTTTAATGCTACATTGTTCCACTATTAATTTAAACAAAGGTATCTGGTATGTCGAATCTTCAACAATAATTGGTTCAACTGTAGTTAATGGTTCCATGACAGCACAGTTATCCCTTTCAACCACTACAACAGTAGATCCAGCCAACTACATATTAACAAATATTATATTATGTAATAATTACAAATATAATAATAAAATATCTGGTATTTTTAAAATAACAGAAGATACTGCAATAAATACAGTTATTAATGTAATTAATGGTGTTGCCTATGATTTGGAAAATAATAAAACTACAATAGTGCCTTTTACGCTTGAAAATACATCAACAATAATTGCAACTCGCATTGCATAAATAATAATTATATATTATATAATCTATAATATATAATGGAACAACAAACAGATGAAGAAAAACTGGTTACTATGATAAGGGAAACCAAGGTTTCCCCTATGACCCCTTCCTTGGAAAAAAAATCTGAAAAGTTAGGGGAAACCAAGGATGATGTTCTCGAAACTCCTCAAAAAAGGAAAAAATTAATTATTAAGGGAACTATTCATTTACCAGAACAATCTATTTCTGTTCTTCCTAGTCAACCTCTAATAGAAAAAACAGAGAAAACTCTTGAAGAAATGCCACGATATAATGAAACATTTATTGAAGTTTTAGAAAGATTAGCAACTCTTATGAATAAAAAGGGTGATTATATTCGTAGTCGTGTTTATACAAGGGCACAGGATACTATTCGTAATATACAAAAGGATATAACGAGTATTTCTGATTTAGATGGTAAACCTAATATTGGACCAATAATAAAGGAAAAATTAACAGAATATTTGGAAACCGGAACTCTACAATTATTTGAACGCGAAAAAGATAAACCAGAATATTTATTAAGTGAGATTTATGGTGTTGGACCAAAAAAAGCCAAGGATTTAGTGGAAAAGGGAATTACAACAATCGAGCAATTAAGAGAGCGACAAGATGAATTATTAAATGATGTGCAAAGGGCTGGATTAAAATACTATGAAGATATTTTAGAAAGGATACCACGTAGTGAAATTGATGAATATAATGACCTATTTAAAACCGCTTTTGATAAGGTTTCTACGCCAGAATCAAGATATGAAATCGTTGGAAGTTATCGACGAGGAGCACATACATCTGGTGATATTGATGCGATTATTACATCAGATGATTCTACAATGTTTTCGAAATTCATTGATATTTTAAAGGAGAAAGAGGTGATTTTGGAAGTTCTCTCTTGTGGCAAAACAAAATGTTTAGTTATTGCGAGATTACCGAATCGTAAAACAGCAAGGCGTGTTGATTTTATGTATACTTCACAAGAAGAATATCCCTTTGCTGTTTTGTATTTTACGGGGAGTAAAACATTTAATACGGTTATGCGGGGGCATGCATTAAAAATGGGTGTATCTTTGAATGAACATGGATTATATACAAAAAAAGTGGGTAAGGAGAAGGAGCAAAAAGTAGATACTATATTTAAAGATGAAAAGGATATCTTTGATTATTTACATTTACAGTATAAGGAACCGGTTGATAGAATCGATGGTAGGTCAATTATAATAAGGGAAACCAAGGTTTCCCCTATGACCCCTTCCTTATTAAATATTGGTGAAATAAAACCTGTAAAAGAGAAAAAAACTCGTAAATTAAAGGAACCTAAACCTCCAAAAGAACCAAAAACGAGGAAAATTAGAGAACCAAAGGTACCGAAGGAACCCAAACCTCCAAAGGTGCCTAAGGAACCTAAGCCAAAAAAAATAAAGGTTCCAAAGGTTCCAAAGGAACCCAAAACCAAGAAGATTAGAGAACCAAAACCTGAAAAGAAAACCCGTAAGAAAAAATTGATATTGGATAATGAAAAAGAAATAGAAAAAGTAAAGGCAGAATTCGAAGAAACATTGAAACCTGTTATTGAAGTACCGAAACCAGAAATAGAAGAACAACCCATTATTCCAGTAATACCTCTTGAAATCGAAGCGGAAGCAGCAATAGATATAAAAACAGTTAAAAAGGAAAGAAAAACTCGTAAAATAAAGGAACCAAAGGAACCAAAACCAGAAAAGGGTACACGTAAGAAAAAAATTACTATAGTTCCTATGGAAAAAATCATAGTTTCACCAAAAAAGGATTTAGAAATTACCACCGAAAATAAAGAAAAGCCCAAAAAGATGACATCTAAATCCGAAGCAAAGCAAAATATAAAACTATTTCAAGAAAAGGGTATAACTCATATAGAAGGATTAAATGAGAAACAAATAACAGAAATGATAGTTTCGGCAAATGATGCTTATTATAATTCAAGAAATACACTTATGACTGATAATGAATATGATATTGTCAAAGAATATGCAATGAAAAAATTTCCAAATAATAATATTCTTCTTACTGTAGGTGCACCTATTGAAAAAAACAAGGTTACTCTTCCCTACAATATGCCGTCTATGGATAAAATCAAACCAGATACGAATGCACTTATTTCATGGATATCAAAATATAAGGGTCCATATGTATTATCATGCAAATTAGATGGAGTAAGTGGTATGTATACAACAGATGGCGATGAACCCAAGTTATATACACGCGGTGATGGTAATATAGGTCAGGATATTTCACATTTATTACGTGTATTAAAGTTACCTCTTAAAAAGGAGGGTGAAAAGGGAACTGTTGTACGAGGTGAATTTATTATCCCTAAGGCTGTTTTTGAGGAAAAATATAAGGATAAATTTGCAAATCCTCGTAATCTAGTTTCGGGTATTATTAATAGTAAAACACTCGATGATAAAACCATGGATCTTCATTTTGTTACTTATGAAGTTATTCAACCACTTATAAAACCTAGTGAACAAATGAACCTATTAAAATCACTTAATCATGAAGTTGTTCAAAATAAATTGGTTGATGAATTATCCAATGAACAATTATCGGATTTATTGATTGATTGGAGAACACATTATCAATACGAAATCGATGGTGTCATTGTAACCGATGATAATATGCATTCTAGAAAAGATGGTAATCCGGAATATGCTTTTGCATTTAAGATGGTTATTTCCGATCAAATGGCAGAGGCTAAAGTTGTTGATGTTTTGTGGAATGCAAGTAAGAGTGGCTATTTAAAACCACGGGTTCGAATTGAACCAATTAAGTTAGGTGGGGTTACTATCGAATATGCAACTGGATTTAATGGTTCGTTTATCGAATCTAATAAGATTGGTATAGGTGCTGTTATTCAGATCATTCGTAGTGGTGATGTAATACCGTATATTAAATCGGTAACAACTCCAGCTGAACATGCGAAAATGCCTGATGTAAAATATCACTGGACAGATACACATGTAGATATTGTTTTGGATGATATAAGTGAGGATACTGGTGTTCGTGAAAAAGAGATTACTGCATTTTTCACAGGTTTAGATGTAGAGGGTTTATCAAGTGGTAATGTAAAACGTATTATTAAGGCTGGTTTTAATAGTATTCCTGCGATTATAAAGATGACAAAGGCGGATTTTAAGGGGGTCGAGGGTTTTAAAGAAAAGATGATTGAAAAGGTACATACGAGTATTCATGATAAGTTAGAAAAGGCGAGTTTACTAGAAATTATGGCAGCATCGAATAAATTTGGACGGGGTATAGGAGAACGTAAAATACGCCCTATTTTGGATGAATATCCGGATATTCTGACTCGATCAGAGAAACCTGATGATAAGATTACTTTATTGAAGGGAATAAAGGGAATTGGTAAGGAAAATGCGAAGGCTTTTGTTGATCATATTGATGATTTTATGGGGTTTTTAAAAGAATGTGGATTGGAGGGTAAATTAGAGGGTGTTTTGGAAAAACCGATTGAGAATACGTTTGTTCAAAGTTTCGATATTTCACATCCACTTTATCAGAAGCATATTGTTATGACGAAAGTTCGTGATCAGACAATCATTGATGGTTTGAAACGCGTTGGTGGAGTATTAGATGATGGAATTGGTAAAAATACTTTTGTTTTGGTAGTTAAAACCAAGGAGGATGTTTCGAATAAAACGAAATATGCTAGTGAACATGGAATACCGATTATGACACCGGCAGAATTTATTGCCAAATATTTGTGATTAAGGGAACGTAGGTTCCCTTAAGATCCCTCCTATTATAAAGGAACCTAGGTTCCCTTAAGATCCCTCCTATTATAAAGGAACCTAGGTTCCCTTAAATAGAAAGGTAGTTATTAATAATTTCATAAAGTTCAATCTATATTTATGTATAATTATATTTATACACAAATAGAATGTGGTTTTAACACTCTGAATAGGAGGGATCTTAAGGGAACCTAGGTTCCCTTAAATTGAATGTGGTTTTAACACTCTGAATAGGAGGGATCTTAAGGGAACCTAGGTTCCCTTAATAATTTACCTATGTTTTCTGGAATTGTGGCTCTTTCTGCAGTATGACTTTCGTACATTCTTTCTGGTTTTCTTGCAGCTTTTAGGAGCACTTTTACAAGTTCTCTTTCCTCTTCCTTTACAAGGTGGTTTAAAGGCAGGCATCTATATTATTAACAAAGATTTTATTGTATGGTTATGTTATAATACATGTTTTTTTTAAAGTCACTGTTTTTTATTTTATATTTAGTAGCTGTAAAAATGGAATCCTATTGTCCTACCGTAAATACTAAATTAGATATGCGTAAAGATAAATCTAAATTACGAATAGTCCAATATAATGTAGAATGGCTATTTATCGATCATTTTGGAGCATCTGATTGTCCAGGTAATGGATGTTCATGGAAAACCGAACAGGACGCACAAACCCACCTAAATTTTGTTTCTAAAGTTATTGAGGAATTAAAACCGGATATTTTGAATTTATGTGAAGTAGAAGGTTGCGATGAGCTTAATCAACTTACTAAAGAAATCCAATCCGCTAACTATAAACCATATATGGTGAAAGGAAAGGATACTAGTACAGGACAAAATGTGGGAATGTTAACTATAGTCGACCCCGAATTAAATCTTTATAGAACAGAGGAGAGGGTATCTTATCCTATATCTGGTTCTCATTGTGGTTATACCGGAGCAAAAAGCGATACTGGTGTAAGTAAACATTATATTACGGAGTTTCAAATAAATGGAATACATTTAGCTATGATTGGTGCACATTTAATCGCCTTTCCAACAGATAGGCAACGTTGTGCTGAACGCGAAGCACAGGCACAGATTTTACAAAATGTTATAGCAAAATATATTGATAATGGAGTAGAAGTTATTATGTTAGGTGATTTTAATGATTTTGATGCTGAAGTTCTCGATGCAAATAATAATCGTCCCCTTTCCCAGGTTCTCGATATTTTAAAGGGAAAATCGGGGTTATTATCAGGAAAATACGAACTATTTAATATTGCCGAGAAAATTCCCCAACCAAAAAGGTTCTCGGATTGGTGGGATCAGAATAAAAATTGTAATTCTACAGCGAATGAGTTCTCCATGATTGATCATATTTTAGTTACTCCATTACTTAAGGAGAAAATTGTAGAGCAATTTATATATCAAGGGTATCCTGAATATTGTGGTACATTTAATTCTGACCATTATCCTGTTGTTTTGGATTTGCTTATATAATGTTGTATAATCATAATAAAGTTATAATGATTATATTATATATTAATCAAATGCAATACATTAATAATTATATATTTATTAAAACAAGTAGAGAATCACCAAATCCGAGAACTCCAGAAGATGCATTTTATTATTTCATAAAAAATAGCAGATTTTCATTGATTAGTGATACTTCATTATATGGAGTCGTTTTCAAATTTACTTTTCGTAAGCAGGAAAATAAATCACCCTATTTTTATATTGATGCTTTGGGTAACCTTTCTAATGTAACAACTCTTGCTGTAAAAATGCTATTGGTTTGTGAAAATGATTATTGTTTGAATGATAAACAGCCTAATGAAGAAAACCGTATAATATGGAAATATAGAAATACTGATGGAGAACCAATGAGTAAACATTTTGAAAAAACACATGTTTTTATTAAAGAAATAGAGAACCTTATTAGAATTTCTGAAAAAGGCATACAAAATCTGAATCGTAATTCACCGATTGCAGTGTTCTCGAAAATGTTTACAAGAAATTCTGGAAAATATTTACTTATGAAACAGCGACTATTAAATAAATGCAGTGATTCTAAAACATTGAATGCCATATTGCAAATAACCGGGCACTTCCATTATATACATGAAATGAATTATCCTACTGAATTTTATTTTGGAATAGTAGCGATGGAATATATAATGCCTAATTACCGTGTATATTGTGATATAATTAAACCAATTATATATGATGAGATAAAAAAAATCCCCGGTAATGAGAATATTCATAAATATGATAGTGTAAGCTTATCGCCACATTCAAATAGATTACGATGGATGTATAATACAACCCGATACGAAATTTTGAGATTAGCTGTAGATACTGGATATAGTCAAGGTGATTATCATACAGAGAATCTATTAATAGATGAAAAACAGCGGCTTACTATGATTATTGATTTTGGAAAAGCAGTAAGAATAAATAATCATTATAAAATAAAGGATAATTGGCATAGATTAGTTGCGGATAATTTCAATAACCAATCAGAGAACCTCATTGAAATAAAGAAAATACTTGTGGCAATTTATGATACTACGTTTGAAGATGATAAAGAAAATAGTGAGGAATATAAATGGTTGAAAAATGTAGATAATTCAGATGTGGGAATAATTGTTTTTTTACATCGAATGAGAGAACTTTATGTTGAAAAACAAACCACCGAAATATTTATCCATTATTTCGAACATATGAACGAGTATTTATATGATGGAATTTGCGATGTAGATAATAATCCATTGACAATAATAGAAACAGCGAAATATATATGGAATACTATATTTTGATATATTATGAGTATTCATGATTTGAAATTTTTACCATATTCTGCTACCTCATTATCTATTGTAGCAAGGCTGATATTTATGTTTTTATTATATAAAAATAAAAGCACAAATAGTCTCTCTTTATTATTCTGTCTTTTGAACATGGCTTCATCAAGTATGTGGATTTATTATAGTGTATATATGGATGATTTACCAATGATAGTAAGAAGTTCAGCAGAATTATCATTATTATCATTATCGTCTGTCTATATAATTAGAAATAAATTGATAAATTATCAAACACAAATATTACCATCCTAGAGATTTCATATAATACATAAATGGAGCAAATGGTTTATTATTTTTAATATTATCATAACTAGTATTTATAATTTTCTTAAAATCTACTTTGTTTACTAGTAACCATAAAATATAAATTAAAAAAAGAAAAATAAGAGCATAAAAATCTTTAATATTATATTCTGAATATCTTAATCTCCATAAAGGGAGAACTTTAATAAAAAAGTTAATAAAACAAAACAAAAATATATTTAGACGGGAATTTGAATAATAAAACATTAAAAATAATACGCTAATGTTTTCTATAAAACCTATTAATAAGGCGATCAAGGGATTGAACGTTGTTAATTTTAATTCATAAAAGATATACCAAATAAAAATCCAATAGGAAAAAACAAAATCGAATCTTTCTAGCATTATAATATTATAATAGAAAAATATAATAATGACATTTTCATAATTTAGGTATTCCTGCCAATACAGTAATGTTCTCTGGAAGATCTGATGTTTTAATGTATTTCATCATATCTTCTGATAGATATAGAGTAAGTGGTATATCTTTATTATTTATCGTGCATTGCTTAGTCCATTTATCTAGTCTTAATATATCATTTAAACCAACTATTCGCCCGATTACACCACAATGATTGGATGGCCGTTTTCCTGGCTTGCCATTTGTATGTTTTATTCGCCATTCACAGGAAAGAGCATTTTTATGGTCGGGGAAACCGGTTAAAAGAGCATATATTTCCCAACCTCCCCCTCGACCATGTGTATATCTTGCACCACCGGTAATTTCCTCATTATGTTGTCTTAATCTGCGTTTTGGGTTATTGGTAGATCCATTATATGATAAATGTGCATATTGGGGATTACTGTTTCGGAGTATATAACAATACCAGGGTCCGCGACCATCTGTGATAGGTTCTCGATTTTCCTCGAAATCTATATTATTTTCCATATAGTATCAATTATATAATAATTAAGGGGAGGGGGAACCTACGGAACCTTTGGAAACCCTCTAACCCCTCCCTAATAAAAGGAGGGATCTTAAGGGAACCTTGGTTCCCTTAATAAGGTTCCCTTAATAAGGTTCCCTTAACTTATATATACCTTGGCATAGCATCAATATCCATAATGTTATCTATTGTATCTTTTTTAACCAAAAATTGTTGGAAAAGTGGGAAATTTAATTGATCCTGAGGTGTATGTTTATGTACGGTTCTCGCAATCATCTTATATAATTTAAAATTGGGATATCTTTCTCGTCCATCATGTTTGTATAATATATTTTTATCATTGTCATCTAAACACCATCTATAAATAGTTTTTTGTAATTCATCAAATCTTTCAGGATGTTTATCATTATCAATTATAAAATCATATATAGATGCACCAAGACGTGATAAATCAAAACTATAATTAGGTTCAATCCGAGGTTTATTTTCATTCATGTATGGCTCGCAGTTATATTGAGTTGCTCCATCGCCACCTGATGCAAAACTATCACTAAAAAATAGATGTCCATTGAATTTATAAATGCTTCTGCCAAAGTCTATGATTTTGAATATCTTACCATAGGTAGGTACTTTATACACTTTGTTCTCAAATCGATAATATAAAAATTTTTTATCAGTTTGAATATACATAATATTGTTTGTATGAAGATCATTGTGAGTAAAATGAAACACTTTTTGATAAGCTATTAAAGTCATAATGATTTGCATTAAATATGCTGCTCCATTATCTATACCGACTTCATTTCTTTCAAATAATTCATCTAATGTTCCATCGCATTTTTCTAAACAAATGAGTTGCAATGGGAAATTATTGATGAATGAATATTGATTGTCATCGCTATCTGTATAATCGGTTGAATCATCAGATTCTGTTCCCCAATTTTCTTCATCCTCATCCTGATCCTCATCCTCATCTTCTGTTTGAGAACCTTCATTGCTTTTATCATCATCACTATAATTGGTTTCACTATTATTAGAGCTATCCGATGAACTAGTATCACTTACGTTCAATTTATTTTCTTTTTCATAAATTAATTCATCAGATTCTATGTTATTGTCGTTTTCATTAATTATTTCCAAATCTAGCTCATCTAAATCATCTATTATTGGACATTCATCTGTATCCTCTATTTGAAGCTTTTTTTTATTACCACGAGAACCAAAATTTAAAAACCCGGTTTTTTCTTCATTAATTGATACTGTAAAGAGCTTATTAACTTTTTCTGAAAAATAATCCGAAGAATTTAGGTAATCCAAATCATCTGAAATATTAGTCTTAAATTTCTTCTGAACACCTAGAAAAGATCCATAGTAATCTATTCCATTAGTAAAATTATGCTGATGCAATATTTTAGATGATAAAAAACTAAAAAAATTATCGGTGTAGGAGGTGTTATTATAATAGTTTATTTTTGGAAACGTATCTTGATTGGAAAAAGGATTAGGTAGCAGTTGTAGTTTATCCATATCATCCTTATATTTTCCAGCCATATATCGTATGGGATCAATAAGTGGTGAATATTTTATAAATACAGGTTGATTTAATTCCTCTTTTGTTTCTGAATGCATCACGGTATTCATATTTATGAAGTGAAATTTATGATTTAAAGCAATTTTATTGAATGATTTTTCAGTTAAATCGAAAAAGAGTGAGTAGATAGGATTGTAATTTTGCAAATTATTTATATGAAAAGGATTGTATTCGTGATCAATATCTTCTGGGTTTTGCTGATAATTTTTTTCCAATTCTTTTAAATCTATTTTATGTTGTTTAACATAATGAATATTGAATTTAGATTCTTCTAAAGTTTCCATTATAAAATAGTATAAGTGGTTAATATATTTTAAATTTATGTATTTTAACGAAGTAAGGGAACCTACGGTTCCTATAAAACAATTGAATAGCACTCATCGTGCTTCGTAATCAGATTTTAATATTTATCACTCTAAAAGGGAGGGGGTTGAAGGGGGAACCGTAGATCCCCCCTTCGTTTAGGAAGATATTATTAAATATATTGATTATTATATTGTGTTACGATGACTTTAGAGTTAAAAAAGTTTGATATGCGTCAAATTACATTTAAACCTGATGAAAATAAAGGTCCGGTTATTGTTATGATTGGAAGACGTGATACTGGTAAATCTTATTTAGTAAGAGATTTATTATTTTATCATCAAGATGTTCCTATCGGAACAGTTATTTCAGGAACAGAAGCAGGTAATGGGTTTTATGCAGCACATGTTCCTAAATTGTTTATTCATGAAGAATATAATACAGTTTTGATTGAGAACATTTTACGTAGACAAAAAACAGTATTGAAACAGGTTAATAAAGAGATCGAAACTTATCGAAAAAGTACAATTGACCCTAGAGCTTTTGTTATTTTAGATGATTGTTTGTATGATCAAACATGGACTCGTGATAAAATGATGCGTTTACTTTTCATGAACGGACGCCATTGGAAGATCATGTTAATCATCACAATGCAATATCCCTTAGGTATTCCTCCAAATCTCCGCACCAATATCGACTATGTTTTTATTTTGAGAGAACCATACTTAACAAATCGTAAAAGAATATGGGAAAACTATGCCAGTATGTTTCCAACATTGGAGTCTTTTGCAGCAGTAATGGATCAAACTACCGAAAATTATGAATGCCTGGTAATAAATAATAATGCAAAATCGAATAAATTGAATGACCAGATTTTCTGGTACAAGGCACAAGACCACCCGGATTTCAAGTTGGGTTCTAAAGAATTCTGGGAAATATCAAAGAATATGGGTGATGATGACGATGGCGAAGCATATGATCCAAGCAAAGGAAAAAAACGCACTGGACAGCAGATAAATGTGAAGAAAACGAAATGGTAAAGGGAACCTACGGTTCCCTTTTAATCCCTCCCTTTATAATCAAGATTTTTGTTACGATATTCAAGTGGACTAAACTGCTTTTGTTATAACAAAAGAGGTTTTCAGTGTAATAAACTATCGAATCTTGCTTCACTATATGGTGAAGCAAGATTTTGTTACGACATTCGAGTAGACAAAACCACTCCCGAATGTTTATGAGCGGTTTTCATGCTAGCAGTTTGCTTTTTTAGAAACCGATTTTTAATGCTAAAAGCGGTTTTGTAAAGTATTTATTCTTGCTTTCCCTATAGGGAAAGCAAGATTTTTGTTACGATAATAGAGTAAACAAAAACCACTCCCGCATCTAAGGGAGCGATTTTCAGGTAACATTCTTGCTTTTAGAATTCTTGCTTTTTAAATTACATTTAGGAAAAAATATATAAAGAATATATATAAATAATAAATATGTCCGAAATCAACATAGTTGATCTTATCGAAAAAAATCCGATAGTTAAGCTATCAAATGTGTACAACAACAAGTTTTTGAAAAAAATCCAAGAAAGTTTTACTGGATTTGAGCAACAATTATTTGTCAGTAGTTTTTATTGTTATCTAAATTATGATAAAAACATCGATTTTGTGGTTGATTTAGATAATGTTTGGAAATGGTTAGGATTTGCCTCAAAATTTACAGCAATTAGATTATTAGAAAAACATTTTCAACTCAATGTAGAGTACAAAAATCTTGCTCCCGAATCTCCGGGAGCAAGTTCAAAGAATTCGTCTCCTTCTTCTGAGAATGAGAAATGGGGTGGTCATAATAAGCAAACCATTATGCTAACAATAAAATGCTTCAAATCATTATGTTTGAAAGCACAGACCAAAAAGGCATCCGAAATCCATGAATATTATATGAAAATGGAAGAAACATTGCATCAAATAATCGAAGAAGAAACCGATGAATTGAGACAACAATTGGAACAAAAGGAAAACATTATAGTACAAATTAAAGAAACATCAGAACAAGAAAAAATAAAATTAAAAAAAGAAAAACAACGAGCAGTTGAACAGGCAACGATCGATCAATTCCCCCTCAATACTGAATGTATCTATTTTGGCACAATAGATAACACTAATGAAGCCAAAGAACAATTAATAAAATTCGGTCATACCAATGATCTCTCTACAAGGGTAACTGATCATCGTAAAAACTATAATAACTTCATTTTAGTAGCTGCGTTTAGAGTTCAAAATAAAGTAGAAATAGAAAATCTCATAAAAAACTATCCAAAAATTAAGAGACAAATACGCACAATCGATGTCAATAATAAAACAAAAACTGAAATCATTGCATATGATAAAACCTATTTCACAATCGAAAAATTAACAAAACATATCAAGGATATCATTCATTCAAAAACATACAGCATAGATAACTTCAATAAATTAATGAAAAGAAACGACGAATTAGAAACAGAAAACCGCGAATTAAAAGAATTAATAGAAAACCACAATACAACCATAACAAAACAGACGCTAGAAATTAACGAAATGAAAGAAATAATGAATAAACAAAAAACAACGATAGAAAATATAGAAACTGAACAACAATCAGTTTATCATAATGCAATTTTACCAGAGGATGAATTAACTAAAAAATTCGCCGAATTCATTAATACGATGTGTATAGTAAGAAGTGATGTAGAAGAGTCATCAGTAAATATGGAAGGACAATTTCGGATATGGAGTAAAACAAAACCAAAGAAGGAAACATTCCATGCATTAAAAAATTATTTGGATACTCGTTTCAAACCATCAAGATTAACCACCCAAAATAAAAATCAAGTAGTTCATGGATACATAGGTGTTAAATTAAAGGAAATAGAATATAAGAAAAAATTCATAAATAACGATGTGGAAACCTTTTTATTCCATATAGGTCATTTTAGCCCAAATGGTAAAATATTAAATTCTACCCTATTAGATGAATATCAACGATGGAAAAGAAGTTTAAATAAAGAATGCTCAGATAATGATATGAAAGATATTAAGGAATATTTGAATTCTTGTGAACATACTATTAAGGCAACAGTATGGGTCGACGGTGTTACAAATGAAGGTTATTATGGGCTATCATTAAAACGGGATGTTGATAAACATAAGACATCTTCGTCTACTGGGAAAAAGGTTGAAAAAAGAGAGGTAAAAACAAATAATCTTATTGGTACGTGGGAAACAATAGCGAAAGCAGCGGAAGCGGAAAATATAGGTTCAGCAAAAATGAGTAGAAGTATTAAAAATAAAGTAGTTTTTAATGATTATTATTACAGCACAGTCTAAATGAGAATACTAATATAATTCTTTACTGAATAACAGCAAAGCATTATACGATCAACAATATATATTCTATTTTTTAATGTATTTAACAACATAAAATTTCAACAATCATCAACAGTCATTTCTCGAACGTTTTCTTCGTAATCAAAACCAAATTCAAACGTAGGAGTATTAGGCGGGCTACGTGCTACAATACCTATTCTCGCTGGACTATGCAAACTATTTAAAATAATCTCTTCAGCCAATCTATCAAATACACTACGGTCATTTATAGGAGGTTCTAATGTTCTATTTGTATGTGAATTTAATCGCAAATTCACAATTTTGCAAGGATATTTATTAGACAAAAACTCTTTGTGTTCGTCATTAAAGCTTACCCTATCCTTTGCACATTTACTCAAATCAATCATTTTTCTACCAAAACAAGGGTTATTATAATAAAACCTTCGTAACAGTCGGTTTAGTTCTCGTTCAGCTCTATTTCTCTCACATATATCCAGACTATAATTATAAATATAGTATATATTCAAATATGGTAGCATAATCTCTACAAATCTTTTTTGCGGGAAATATTCGCTAATCTTCAATCGTCTCGCTATATTATTATAACTCAACATTTCTATTCCATCATTATACAAATCTTCTACGTCCGCATTTTGTATAAGTTGTTGAATATATTTCTTACGTATAATCACTTCGTTATTAACCATAAACTTATCCAAATTAAAATTACAAAGGAAAAAGTTATGGAATATACTAGATAGTATTATGTCTCCCTTTTTCATAAAGAAATATATATTATAAAGCGTAGCTGTATCAAAAGGAATATTATTATATGGATTTTTCGGATCATTTGGATCAGCAAACATATTTGGTGAATTACATAGTGCCCCCTCTATAATGTTTTTCAAATCCAGCGCAGTGAATAAATATTTGTTATTATTATGCATTAAAGTAAAGACATTATGCTGGGTTTCAGAAATAGGGTTTAAAAAAAGGTCGGAATTAACCCGATAAGGCGCTTTTCTCCATTTATAATTATAAGCAGCTTTATTTAAAGCCCAATAGCAGCGTTGAATTTTACAAAAACGGTTAATAAATTCGGTTCTAGTATACTCATTTAAAAAGCAGTTATCGATCGTTTTTTTAAAATATGAGAATTTTGATTGAATAGAGTACCCAGATATATTTGATGCGAATATATAAAATCCGGTTTTTAATAGACGATTAGCAATATCTGCTTCATATGATATATTTTCATTTATTTTATATTCAGATGCATCCGTTGCACCATACATAAATTTATACGTTTCACCATGTGAATTATCAAATTTTGCAGTAGAATAATTATAAAATTGGTTAGTTTCACTTGTAATCTTATGAATGATTTGACAAAATGTATGCATGTCTGTTCACTAAAATATATAAATTCACATCTTTATATATTTTTTTAATATTTAACTGAAAGCACCTGAAAAATTTGGACTACTCGTTCTCAAATAAAATTAATCCAATTCATCCTCCTTCTTTTCATTTGCCTTCTTCATTTGTAATTCATTATATAATTTAGTAGATTCAACATCAGCTACTTCACGTTCTTCGAAATCTATTTTTTCTTTAACACCAATTAGGTTTCCATCATCATCAATAGTTTGTGTTAACACATTACCACTCTTTTTAGCCAATTTGATATTATCTTCAATGGCTTTTCTCTTTGTATCTTTAACACGTTTATCGAACTCTTCTTTAGCAAGAGCTTCGTTTTTAAGTTTCTCTTGATGAAGCTGGTTAAGCTCTTCTTCCAAGAACTCTACCTTTCCTGTTTTATATGCATCAGGATCCCATGGAATCCAAATACCAATAGGTCCAACATAAATATCATGATTAGGATCTTGTTTCCTTAAGGCCTTGCATTTATTTTCTGCCTCCTCTTGTGTAGAAAAAACACCACGAACTTTAAGACCTCTTACTGATGTTTGAAATGCATGATCTCGATTAAATTGTTCATTGAATTTCTCCTCATTCTTATCAACAAAGTTCTTATAGTCATCCTCTACACCTGATGCTTTAATTTTATCACCTTCCTCCTTAACAAAATCATTAAAATCAGCAATAACATCATCAATTTTAAGATTATATTTGTATGACATAAAGTGGAGAAAATCATGATATCTTTCCAATGATTTAGAGAAATCCCAGTTTTTTACAAAGGAATTAAAAAGGAGAACCTCACGTTTTTTTAGAATTTTTTCAGGAGAAACAAATGACATACAGCAAAATTTTTGCCCGGCGATTGGAGGATCTTCATCACACAAATCAACATATTTAGGATTTTTTTTTCCATTAGGCAATTTCTTCTTTTCAAATGCTGACATATTTAGCAAATATAAAAAATAGATAAAATAGTATTTAAGTATTTTTATTCGATATTAATATTTCTTTTTAGGAATATTAATACTAAAAATTTATTTTGTTTGAATATAATATATATTCGAATGAGTATGTTTGATTTTAACGAACTTGTTAAAAGAGCAATTAAATACCTTATTGAAGGTTTAGCTGTTGCAATTGTTGCATTTTTGATACCCAGAAAGCCTCTAAATATTGAGGAGATTGTCATTATTGCATTAACAGCTGCTGCTGTATTTAGTATTCTTGATGTATTTATCCCAGCTGCAGGGTCCAGTGCAAGATCAGGTTTAGGATTTGGTGCAGGTGTAAATCTACTTGGGGGACTTAAAATGGCTGTTTAATCTCTATCAGAGGATAAATATATTTATACGCTGATAGGATATGGGTCTATCCGTGGAATTGTATTCAAATATTCTTTGCGGATACAAATAAACGTTAGACCAATATTTTATTCATCAACAATATTTTATTTGTGATTACAAATATTAATCACAAATAATAAAATAAAATATTATTATATAATGAATATCAATATCCTATTTGCATATTTAATACAATTATTTCATACCCTATTGTGTATTGTAATAACAATTGCACCGTATTTAACTAATAATATATTTTTCTTAAGTTGTTTAATACTTTATTATACTATTGTGTTAACAATATGGAATGTCAATGGAAGATGTTTTCTAACAGATATTGAAAACAAATTAAAGGGAGATAATTCAAAAGAATCTTTCGTAACTAATCTATTTGCCAACATATTTGGAAAATCTACTAAAATTATATTTTCATATGTACCTTTAATAAATACAGTAGTATGTTTATATAAAATAAATTCTAAAAGGAGGTAAGGGTTTAATCCCTATTCGTGCATAAATATATTTATGCACGAATAGGATATGGTTCTAACGAAGATTTGTATCCAATTGGATACAAATCCTCGGATAGACCTTAAGAAGGTTTTAATAATACTCCTCTCTCTTTACGTTTCAGATAAGCTCGATGACGATACTCCTTAAGTTTTTCTGGGTTCTCCATTTTTAATCTATTCAAATATTGTTTTGCATTTTCTTTTACCTTTTCTTTATTTTGTTGATAATATCTCTTATGACGTTCATTATTTGTATATTTTTCTAATTGTTTTTTCAGGTTCTCAACAATATCATTTAAAACATTATTTTCATTTTTTAATTTATTAATTGTAGCATCTTTTTGCAGTAATTGAGCATCCTTAATGTCCATAGTATATTTAATACTCCTAAAATATTTTTAAGGATTTAACGTAAAATAATACAAAATTGTCTTATTACCTATCCTTTTCGGTTATACACATGTGGCCCTTCTATTTTTAATAGCTCAGATTTTACGCCTTATAATTTAAGGTTTTACGCGCTTTTTGGAATGTAAGTCATCGGCTTTGGAAAGTTGAAGGCTTAGGGTTCTCGTCTTAGACTTCCCAGATTTTTTTTTGCTTCTTCGTTTATTAGGGTTTGTCTCGCTTGGGCTTGGTGACCGGTTGAAGGCCCTTGTTTCCGCTTGGAGGAGGAGACTGCTTCTTCTTGGACCTCTGGGCGTGGAGGGGAGGGAGAGAGGGCGACTGGCTTCGGGTTCTTCTTCTGGGTGATTACGGGGGATGGATGTTGAGGTCACGGCCACGTGACCAGGGCCGACGCTAGGAGGGGGGTTTGTGGCTTCTGTAAATTTACCTTTTATTATTTCGAAGTCTGTATCATTTAAATCCCACATTAGATCATACACTAGTTTATCATTATATTCATTTTGGTTTCTAAAAATTGCAGTAGCAATTTTTTTCATTAAATCAATATCAAAATTTCGCTTTTCTTTGATTATGATATCTATGAATAGTTTGTTAAAATTTAGATTTTCTATTGATTTAGTTTGTTCATTATTTTCATTTGGAGATTTTTCATGGGACGGTGTAGATTGTTCCATAATTGGAGTTGGAGGTTGAGGTGGAGGTTTTTCCCGAGACGTTATAGTTTGTTCTTTATTTTTATTTGTAGATTTTTCATCGGGCAGTTTCGGTATCGGTATCGGTATCGGTGTCGATATCGGTATGCAAGCTTCAAAATGATTTCCTTCACCTGCATCTGGATCAAACAAGTTGAAATGTCGAATACAATATGTTTGAGTTTGAGATTCTGTATTATTTGTAAAATCTAAGAAATTATATGTTTCTTTTCTAATTCGACGATATATTGTTAAGTTGCATTCATAAAGTTTACAAATAATTAATGCATCAACAATATCTCCCCATTCATTATCATTACATATATATTTTGCATGGTTATAATGTTCATCTACATTATTATAAATCAGCAAATTAGTAGTAATGAGATAATTAATATTAGACTGCTCCGTCCCCGGAAAATTAGCCAAACCTTGATGTTGACGTATGAATTGTAAATAAAAACCACAAACATCTTGGCGTAATTTTTTTGCTAGTGTTAGAACTTGACCATATCTGGAATCCCGAAATGGTATAGTTTTTCCCTCATTAAAATACAACATATTTTGTGCTAAAGATTCAAACAAACAATTACCGGTTGCTTTGTTATTTATTATTTTAAAATGTTTTTTTAATTCATTTTCATCAAATAATACGTATCCCTCCATATAATATATATATATATATATATATATAAATTTATATATTTGAACAATCAATAGAGTAATTTAGAAGAGGTAATAGAAGTGCAGAAGAAAAAATTAGGATAAGGGTTATCCAGTCTTTTGTATCCGAAAATAATGTATGGATACAAAAACACGGATAGACCTTAATGCCTTATAGATTGAAGTTTACTTAGAAACCTACGTTTCTACTAAACAGAGGGAAAATATTCCCAATCCAAATCATTGCATACTTTTTTCCATATCATATCCTGTTCTAATTGTTTTTCACGATCTTTCATCATAGGAATATAGGGCAAATATTGTGTTTGGTCTAATAAAACACACAATTGATAAAGAGTATAGGTATAATTAAAAAAATTGGTTCGATTTGCAGGACAATGAACAGCCCATGGTTTCTGAATCTCTATAAAAAGCACACATAAAGTCTCATGTAATTCCTCATTCATAATCGGTGGTTTTATTCCAAAAAGCGAATTAATATATTGGATATGTTCAAAATACTTATTCAATCCTAATTTACGTAGGATATCACGCATCTTATCATAGTTTATCAAAGACATATCCTTGATACGTTCCTTCTTAATACGAGCTTTAATAGCATTAATAACTTCTTCAGGAATTTGTGTTGTCTCCTTTGCCTGGAATTGTGATAAGATTTCTTTAAAATGATTGAGACGTATATATGCCGTATAAGATACCTCATTAGGTGGCTCTTTGTTAGTAGGTTTTGAACTATCAACAATATATGTGATGAATTTACCACAACCTTGATTATTGCAAATCAATATACCCTCTTCATCTTGTGGAATCATTTCACCTACCTGGCATATTTCACATACATCAGATGAAATAATAAAATTCTGAATATTAGGTAGATCATTACCAACATTACGCCAATAATTCTGATATGCCTTTTTAGATTGACTATATTTTTCGCTTTGTAAATTTGCCCCATCTGGTGATTTGGATTTTATTTTAAAGAAAGAATTAACAACATTGGATGAAGATTGTAAATTTACAGAATTATTAGATATCTGTTGTTTTTGTTCAAAATATTGAAAAATATATTTAGAATTATCTAATAAATAATTTTTCTTTTCATTTTTAAGAAATTTTAATTCTGTTTTCAGTTCCTTAATTTTATCACGTATTTCTAAAAATTGTTCAATTTGATTTTCATTTAATTTTTTTACATTATCTTTTAACATTGTTATTTCTTGTTCAATGACTGGTATTTTATTACATTCTGAATCCTTAAATCGTTCTAACATTTCAGTATGTTTTTCATCTATTGTAGTTGGTTGATATTTTGGTAGAATGGTGTTTCCAGTTTTCATTTATTAACGAATATAATTATTAAATTAGTAAATATTTATATATTTATTTGTTAAATTGATTAGTAAAGTAACTTTACAACATTTAAGGTCTATCCGTGTTTTTGTATCCATACATTCTTTGCGGATAGAGGTTAAGGTCTATCCGTGTTTTTGTATCCATTTGGATACAAAAATCAGGATAACCCATATCCTATTCGTGGATAAATACATTTATCCACGAATAGAGATTAATTTAATGTTTATCGGTGTATAATATTATATAAGTTAAATATATAATATTATGGCATCTGTTGTTTATACTAAAGAACAAGGATGTTTATCTTCCAGAGCCGATGCAAAACACGATTTTCATACAATATTCAAATCTGATGAAATACAAAAATATGTAACGCAAAATATACCATCTAGTTATACAGGTTGTGCAATAGTCGATGAAGATAAATTTATAGATTTACAAATTATGAAACAAGGTGTAGAATCTGTAGGTAATAATAAAGCAAAAGAGACATATATTTCAGAAAATTTATCAGAAAATATATCTTCAAGATATGAGGTAAGATATGTGTCTCGTGAACAACATGATTTTTCCAAAAAAGAATCGTTAATACAGCAAGCATTAAATGATATGGGTGTTAGTGATGATGTATTTATAGTTTGTGATGTAGCATATGCAAACGTTCGCGAAGATTTAAAATTTGCTAATAGTTCAAACAGTCAAACATTTTATTGGGTTCAGAATGCACAAACATTATATGATCCAGCAGGAAAAACTAGTTGGCATACTGATGATCCAAAATATAAAGAGGGATCAAGAGAAGAAATGTATCCTAATTATTTTCGAAAAGACGGAAATAATCGGTTTTTATTTTGTTGGGAAGATCCAACAAAGTCTCGTGTAAATTATTATCCAAATTGGAATAATCGTAGGAATCAAGAACGCTATGAATTTAGTGAGGAAATTCCAGAAAACATGATTTTTACAAATAAAGATCTTTATCTAGGAATTAAAACAGATAATAAAACCGATTACACAAAACATGAAGCAGTATTGATAATAACCGATCCAACTAAACCCAAATATTTTGCATATGCTGATAAAGATTTGGCTGCAAAAGGTAGTGGTATTTTGAATAAAAGTGAATTGGTTTCTTATAGGGCAAAGGGTAATGATTTAAAACGTTTCGTTAAATTCATTAAAGATACATCTACTACCAACACAAATTTAAAGCTTGATGAAGTAATGGATTATTCTCCAGAAACACAGGTGTTGGCAAAAAAATTAGGCGATGCATCTCAATCATTATCATGTTGTAATAAAAAACTACATTTAATGCGATTTATTAGACAATCTGCCGGTAATAAAATAGCTAACAATATTGAAGAATTTGATTCGAATGGATATCATGCTTTTTGTTCATTCGATAGAATAGCATATGTATGTGCATTAAACTATAATTGTCCTATAGTTATAGCAAATACTCAAAAAGGATTCACTATTTTTGTTAGAAAAGATTTAACTGATATTTCCAAGCAAATTGATAAGACTTTATCAATAAATATAGATGGAATAGAATTAGAATCAATGACAAGAAACCTGAAAGCATTGGATGATTTAAGTAAAGAGGCAGATACTAGATCAATTATATCAATAAATAGAGATTTATTATCTATTAACTTTGACAATGAAGAAAATGATAATGATTTTTATTATCATCGCTTTTTGTTAACTTTTTTTGCATCAATACCAATATTAAATTTAATGTTATCAGTTGACGATGATCCTTTAAATGGTACTTTTAATCCGAATAACGAAATAATTAAATTAAATAAAATAATACATGAATATGGCAGTCAGATTGAGATACCCTTTGATATTAAATCTTATAGTACAATTGAACAATTAATTAGTGATATCAAAGGTTGGATAATAAGTTGTATAGATAGCGTAAAAATTGCATATGGAAATATTAATAAAGAATTTGAAACGAAATCTGCTGCATCTAAAACTACAAAAGGTAAAAAAGATCAAGAGAAAAAAGAGTTGGAGAAAAGGGAAATATTAAAAACACTAATACCTAATTGTAAAATGATAGATATGGTTATCTATGAAATAATACAATTAAGTAAAAAATATGAAATTTCTGTTGCAACAATAAGTAAATTGAAAGAAATGCATAAAAGTTATGCTGAGGCAAATTCTGATACGACTGTAACGAAACTTGCAAAAATTGTACCAAAAGGCATATTTACAAATATAACAAATTGCCATCCTTTTAGTAGTGCAGTTACTAGTATGAAAATTCCAAGAAATTCCGATATATTTTTAGAAAGAACAACACAATTATTTGGCATAACAACAGTAATACTTCCTATATATAATTCCTTGAAATCAGATAGATTTTGTAATGTATGTAATCATTTTATAAGGCAAATCAAAAGCGTTATAAATAAAACAAAGAATATTTCTGATAAAGCAAAAAATTTATCATTTGAGATTATTATAAAAATAGCAGGCGAACAATTAGAATCGAATGAAATAACGGAAATAGAATGTTCAGAAAAAACTACGGAATTACCACTTCCACCGGTTCCAGCTAAATCCGCACAACCTACTCCACCACCTGCTCCAACAACGCCTGTATTAGCAAAAGAAGAAAGTCATCATTTATTAACAGAAGATGATGAAACAACTGATGTATTATTAAATAGAATGAAATTATTAGTAAAACCAGGAATTGTATGTAATGATAATATTCATGAAATTATAACTGCATTAAGACATGTTGATATTGATAAATGTAAGGAAACAATAAAAACCTATACTGGCGAAGAAACTAGTGTGGGAGATTTAAAAGCTTTAATTAAAAAATCGTATGATATTGATATTTTTTTAAGGGGATTTATTGGTATCATGTTATTTATTGAATCAATAAAAATTTCCAAAAATGATAGTTTTAAAATTCCAGTATTATTAAGAAGCAATAGTTCGTCATTAAATGAAAAAAATGTTTTTAAACGGTTATATGAATTATCGTACAAAAATGTCGATGACGGTAATTATGATGATGAGTCTGTAATACGATCATTAATTAATTTAAAAAGCGATATCATGGCTAAATTAAAAATTACAGAGGACAATGGATTTAATACCTTTATTGAAATATTTAAAAGAAAAAGTGAACGGGAAAATATTGACAAATTAAGAGATAGAAAATATTTAGGTAGTGCACCGTTTGAACAACGAAGAGCGTTTTGTAGATATATTAATTTTTATATACAAATGGATAGTTTTATTGATGAAAATACTGATATAGATGATATGGATAATAAGCCTACTGTTACGAGGGCTAAAAATAAATGGTTATCATTATGGGGTGATAAACCAGATTTCACAGTTATGTCATTTCGCAAACTATTAGAATTAAATACAGTAACATTTAATAGCACAGATAATGATGGAAATGATTTGGGAAATTTAACAGGTAAATTTGCAAAATATAGAAGAGATCAATTTAATGTAAATATGATTCTTTATTATTATCTCGAAAACGAAATTCAAAAAAGAAACGGAGAACCTATTATACATCAAGGGTTAGATGATTTATTTAAACAGTTACTATTAGGAAGTGGCATATTAGCACCACAAACCGGTGGTGGTATGAATGGAGGTAATCGCAATGAATTTCTAAAACCATTAACCGAATTATTAATTGATATGCCTGATTCTGATTTTAAGAAATTTCGTAGAAATTTATATTTTATCCTTCATTTGCCAACTAAATATGAAATAGAAATTGAAAATTACCATCACTTTCCGGATGAAATTAAAGTCATTTTATTATCAGATAGTAAAAATATACTCGATGGAAAAAAGACAAATCAATTAATGCCAAAAATGAGTACAGGTGGTCCACAAAACAATGGTTTATCAAAAAATCCATTTAATGATAGAGTCCAAATAGGTGTTAGGGGTGGTAAGAGAAAAACAATAAAAAAAAACTATAGAAAAACACATAAAATAAAAAACAAACAGTTTAGAAGTACAACAAATAAGAATCGGTTGAAAATATTATTTTAAATAGAGAAACTTTATATATGACAAAAGAAATATTAACAACAAGTTTAATTGATAATATTAAATTAGAAAAATCACACTTTAGAAAATTACTATTTATAGCAAATGCACTTGATAGAGGATGGAGTGTAAAAAAATCAAAAGATTCCTACATTTTTACAAAAAAACATGAGAATCGTAGAGAAATATTTCAAGAGAATTATTTAGAAGATTTTCTTATTTCGAATTTTTCTTCTAATCCATTAGAATAATTGGCAAGATTAATCTCTATTTGTGCATAAATGTATTTATGCACGAATAGGATATGGGTTATCCAGTCTTTTGTAACCGCAAAGAATGTATGGATAAAAAAACACGAATAGTCCTTACATATTTTTACATAAAATATTTAATTAAAATTATTGAAATGAATAATTCATATTCATTTAGGAATTTTTAGTAATTTGTAATAGAAAATTCCCTATATATAAATATTTTATTTCTTTGCTTATTATGTGGGTAAAAAATTAAAAAAACATTTATGGCAGTTCAATATTTTAGAATATTAAAATAATGAATTAAATTCAATTTTCCAAAATTATTTTCTTTGAGAATAATATAAGGAAAATATTCCGAAATGGCAGGAGGTTTAATGCAATTAGTCGCCTATGGCGCACAAGACGTGTTCCTTACTGGAACCCCCGAGATCACTTTCTGGAAGGTGTCGTACAGACGCCATACCAACTTTGCTATGGAGTCCATCGAACAAACCTTCTCTGGACAAGCCGACTTTGGTCGCCGTGTTACATGCACAATCTCCCGTAATGGAGATCTTTGCTACCGCACCTACCTCCAAGTCACTCTTCCCGAGATCAACCAATCCATGAACAGCGTTGCCAATGCTCAACTTGGAGCTGCCGCTAACGCTAATGGTGTCTATGCCCGTTGGTTAGATTACGTTGGTGAGCAACTCATTGCCCAAGTCGAGGTTGAGATTGGTGGCCAACGCATTGACCGCCAATACGGTGACTGGATGCACATCTGGAATCAACTCACCATGTCTTCCGAGCAACAACGCGGATACTTCAAGATGATTGGTAACACAACCCAACTTACCTACATCACTGATCCTGCCTTTGCTGATGTCTCTGGACCCTGTGCTTCAAGCGGTGGACCCAACCAAGTCTGTGCTCCTCGCAGAACTCTTCCTGAGACTACCCTCTACATTCCCCTTCTCTTCTGGTTTTGCCGCAACCCTGGTTTGGCATTACCTCTCATTGCCTTAAAATCTGTAGGGCAGAAAAGTATCCAACCCAAAAGATCTGAGCTCTCTTTTGGTAAAAACATGTTGTGGTCTCAGGGCGATAATATTCGTCAAACCCAGATGCTAGTTAGCTGTTATTAAAACAGTTAGCAACATATCCAAATTGCGGGAAACCCTTAAAGACGTAAACAGAAAATTGTTTAAAAAATTGAATTTAAAAATGTTATTTTTAAATAGTAGTATATTTCATTTTAATAAAATGGAAAAAAAGTGTTCAAAAAAATCAACAAAAAAGTAATTCAATACAACTACACTACTACTTTAATAACATTGTAAATATAAACAGGTTCAATTCAAAACATAAACAATTTCTTGGGTACCAAGTTGTAAATGAAAGTTTACAATGGCTGAGAGTAGAACTCAGGTATGGTAAAAATCCCACGTATGAAGATGATAGTAATTCATCTGAAATAGGCAATCCGCAGCCAAGCCTCTAAACCCATTATGATAAGGGTATGAGGAAGGTTCAACGACTAAATGGTTATGGGTCTGAGAGGTCTAATCAACTTCAATGATGACTTAAGATATAGTCTAGTCCCTGGCAAAAGTTCTCATTTTTTAATATTGTTGATCGAAATGAGAATGCCGATAAATATCTCGAAAGAGAGGGTAAACATGGTTCGTACAGTACCATGAAGTAAAGATCAACCTTGACATCCGCCCCATTGGTGAGTGCTTATGGGCAGTCACTACCCTTTCTGCTGCTAGCGGATCTCAAGCTGTTTCTGCTGCTTACCAACAATCCCTTGTTGCTGCATCCCTATATGTTGATTATATCTTCCTTGATACCGATGAGCGTCGTAAGATGGCACAAAACCCCCATGAGTACCTCTTTGAGCAAGTCCAATTCACTGGTGATGAGTCTGTTGGATCCTCCTCCAACAAGATCAAGCTTAACTTCAACCACCCTTGCAAGGAGCTTATCTGGGTCGTCCAACCTGACGCCAATGTCGACTATTGCTCTTCCCTAGATGCAACCGGTGTCCTCTACCGTACTCTTGGTGCCCAACCCTTCAACTACACTGATTCCATTGATGCCCTTCCCAATGCTATCCATGCATTTGGTGGACCAGTTTCTAGCATTGGACAAAATGGTGTCATCAATGCTTCTGGCCTTTTCCAAATGCCCGGTGCTCTTGATACATCAACCACTGCTTCCATCAATGCAACCCAATGGTCTAATGCTCCTTGGGGAACCGCCCCTGCTGCCCAAGAGTCCCTTGTCTCTGATGCTGGTACATTCGTCCTCTCCGAAACTGCTCTTGACATGCACTGTTGGGGCTTAAACCCCGTCGTAACTGCCAAGCTTCAACTCAACGGCCAAGACCGCTTCTCTGAGCGTGAGGGTTCTTACTTCGATGTTGTTCAACCATACCAACACCACACCCGTGCCCCCGACACTGGTATCAACGTCTATTCTTTTGCTTTGAGACCCGAGGAACACCAACCCTCAGGATCGTGCAACTTCTCTCGCATTGATAATGCAGTCCTCCAACTCGTTCTCTCTTCCCCCACCGTTTCCGGTGTTGCTACTGCCAAGGTAAGAGTTTACGCTGTAAATTATAATGTCCTCCGCGTGATGAGTGGTATGGCAGGTGTTGCTTACTCCAACTAAATCTGCTGCATATTATTATGTTTTTCATATTATTAAAAAATAAATAAAAATTAATATAAAATGTGAGGTTTTATATTAATATATTAGCATAATAGGTAATAAACTTGCTTCACCTTTGGGTTGAGCAAGTTAGTACATAGTATAAACAACATTTTTCAATTAAATTATTATAAAATTTATTTATAAATGTATCTATTATGGTAAGGATGTTTGCTTTGGTTATAACCAAAGCAAAAAGTAGTATATGTGTATATTTGGTTTTGTTTCAATAAACTAAAAGCAGACAAAAGAATATAAAGAAAATACTCTCTATAATTTATGTCAGAAATGACGAACATAAACATAGTAGAATTAATTGAAAACAATCCAATAACAAAATTATCTAATACTTATCAAAACAAATTATTGTGTAAAATAAAAAATAACTTTACAAATGTGGATCAACAACTATTTGTAGCTAGTTTTTATAGCTATTTAAACTATAATTCAAAAACAGATTTTGTTATTGATTTAGATGATATATGGAAATGGTTGGAATTCTCACATAAAGATAAAGCAAAACGTTTATTAGAAAAATGTTTTTTAAATAGTACAGATTATAAATGTTTGCTCACCCCAAAGGGTGAGCAAAAAACAGGAAGAGGTGGTCACAATAAAGAAACATTTATGCTTACCATAAATGCATTTAAACGTTTCTGTTTAAAAGCAGAAACTAAAAAAGCCGACCAAATACACGATTACTACATTAAATTAGAAGAAACTCTCCATGAAGTAATTAATGAAGAAAGTAATGAATTAAAATTACAAGTTAATCAACTCAAAAATACATTAACTGAAGCAAAAGAAAACCTCAAAACATCCGATGAAAATAACAAAAAAACAATCGAAAAACTCAAGAAAGATAAAGAATCAGAAAAACAAAACATTCTATTGAGAGAATTTGGCATTGCAGGAGCATTAGTTTACATACTAAAAGTAAAATCCTATGAAACCGGTGAATATATTATTAAACTCGGTGAAAGCCGTAGGGGGGTACAAAACCGTTTTAATGAACATAAAACACATTATGAAGAAGCAGTTTTATTAGATTGTTTTATGGTAAAACGCAGCAAGGATTTTGAATCTTTTTTACACAATCATAGTGACATAAGGTTTAATCAAGTAAAATCATTGCCAAATCATGAGCAAGAGAATGAACTCTTTTTAATAGGTAAAAATCTCTCATATAGAACTCTCCTTCATATTATTAATACAAACATTAATCGTTTTAATGAAATAGATTATAATGATATCCGAATAGATATTGAATCAATAAAAAGCCTTTTAACAAATCAAAATCAACAACCATTATTGGAAGATAAAGCCACAATCAATCAATTATTGGAGAACCAAAAAATATTAATACAAAAAATCAATCAATTGGAAAAATCTAATAAAGAGATTCTAGAAAAACTAAATTCATCACAAACTAGAACAACCACTAATTTTGGATTACCATTATCAACGCTTGGTCCGAGATTACAAAAGATAAATCCAGAAACGTTGCAATTAATAAAAGTATACGAAACGGTTACTGAATGTATGAATGAAAATCCTCATATAAAAAGACCAAGTATAAATAAGGCAATTGAAGAGAACACTATTTATCATGGATTTCGTTGGACATTAGTAGATAGAGAAGTTGACCCAAATTTTATTCGAGATTTGCAACCCACAGTAGAAACAAAAATTCAAAGTCTAGGTTATGTAGCCAAATTAAATGCTGAAAAAACAGAAATTCTCAATGTTTATCTGGATAGGAAAACTGCAGCCATTTCAAATGGTTATGAATCAACATCAGCATTAGATGAACCGGTTAGAAAAACAAGAATATCAAAAGGTCATTATTATATGTTATATGAAAAATGCGATAATGACTTAAAAACAGATTTTGTTTGTAAAAACAATGGAGAGCCTCTATTATATAAAGATGGTGTTGGTCAATATGATGAAAATCATAACTTAATACATGAGTTCTCGTGTAAATACGATTGTATAAAAAAACTTCATATTAGTGATAAAACTTTGACCAAAGCTTTGGATAAAAAAGTAAGTTATAATGGTAATTATTATAAGTACATTGGAAGCAAGATGCAATGTTTTTCATAATAAATGAAAAAATTTATTTGAGATTAAAGTTTATTTATAAATATTTTTTTTGTTTTTTTTTTCGTTAGATAATAGTATCTTTTTGTATTTCTTTTCATTGGCATTTTTTTTTTTGTATATTTATTTTTTTTTTGTTTATATTTTTTCGTATAACCACCAAGCCGAAGCCGTCCCAATATAGTTTTATTTCCATGCAGAAGCTGATTAAGAGTTTTATTTCCATGCAGAAGATCTTGATTTGTCAGAACAAAACTTGTTAACGGAGCATTACGTATATTATTATTATTTAATATTATAGTTTCATTTGAATCCTGGAATAAACTTTGATAGTAATTACAAAAAAAATTATTATTACCTAGTACATCTTCTGGAAATATCATTTTAAGTCTATATGAATATGAATTATTTTCATTTTCAGTAAATTTTTTAAAAAATCCACTTGTTACATTATTAGCAGAAGATATAAATATTAACTTATTTTCCATTGAAACAAATTGAAACTTTAGAAAATTTTCTAATGTTTCTTTATCATAAGGTTCATTATTATCAGGGTTATCAGTTGATCCTGTTAAAATACTTTCTTTTATAAAATATCCTTCAAAATGTTGAACAATATCACTATTAGCTAATATATCATTTCTTAAAAGGGCAATAATATTCCATATAAAATCATAACCATATTTAATTGCAGATACAGGAATAAGTTTAACAGCAATAGGAGCTTCTGTTAATTCTCCAAATCTAATATAATTATTATAATCAGTTAAAAATTTATGGTTTTCATCTAATTTATATTTTTTTTCTAAATTTGTTATATTAAATGCTGTTGCTTCTTCCTCATTTCCTAAAAAATATTGATAAACCATTTTGTCATATTGTTTTTCTTTTCCTACTGTATTATTAATATTATCATGATCTTTATATTTTCTTAAAATTCTACCATAAACTTGTTCTTGATCTCCCGCATTTTTACATAATGTAGGCAATATAATAACAGGATTATAAATAAAACTAAATCCTTCAGTATTATCAGGCGATATTATAATACAAATAGGATCATTAGGATGATTAGGATCATTTGATTTTGTAGTTCCACCACGAATAGGAAATGTAAATATTTGTCCCCATTTATAATTATTATTTATTTCTAAATTTTTGTTTTCTTCTGGTAAGCTACTACATAACCATAAAAATTTTTCTCCTTTTCCACGTAGATAACTACAAAAACTATACATTATTTCATTTGTTGCTGGATAGAATATCGGTAAATAATATTCATATTCTTGATTTTTTTTGTAATGAGCATGAAAAGAATACGTACCTTTATAATTATAAATTGCACCGCATCTAATAATCTTTAATAAATGTAATATATGCCCAAATGTATTTTTTGAATCTGTTGGAGGTCTTAACTCAGCTATGTTTTTAAGGATTTTTTCTTTTAATTCGTCATAGGTTTCATCTTTACGAATTTCTATATCCAAATTATTCAAAATATTTATATTTATATTTGTTTTGTTTAATTGATTTGAATCATTAAAAATTTTTGAGGCTTCATAATGTTCTTGTAATCTATTTAATTTTCTTTTGAAATCGTCATCTATTACACCGTTATAAAGAAGAATTATATCGTTATCTTCTATATTTATATTTATATTGTCGCAAATCATGTTATTTAGAGATTTTGAATAATCATCCCAACTAGAATCACCGTGTTTTATACGGTGCATTTCATGAAGTTTTTTGCCATCATTTAAATTTTCTTCATTATTTAAAAATATTGTATTTATTTTACTAATTTGTGTAATCGTCATTTTTATTAAAATTTGTGAAATATTTCTTCTAGGAAAATTACTAATGCTACCTATAGCATTAAAATATAAATCTATATTATCAAAACTACCAGATCTATTGTAATTTAAATTTTTTTTTTTAATCTCTTTATAAAAATCTTTTTTATCTATTGCGTGATCATTGTATGCATAATTATAAATTGACATAAATTTTTTGGAATGTTTTACTGAATTTTCAATATTTAAATTACATACGTCTAATATGAATGCTTTTAAAAATTTCGCTATTATTTTAATAAACACTCGAACTGATTCACTTTTTGTCATTGTTAATAAAGTATTACCAATTGCGCCTGTGTATATTATTAAAAAATATTGAATAACAGCATACATAATAACGGTTACGATTATTTCGGGGTTTTGTTTTAAAAAATCATATAAATCACTAATTTTAAATTTGCTAAGAAAATTTAAAAAATCCAAACCTATTTTTTTAGAATTTGATAAGTTTACTAAAAATATTTTCAACGAATTAAAATAAGATTCCAACGCGTTTTTAGCAATATAGTGAAAACCACCTATTATATAAAGTATTATATAAAGTATAGCCTTTAAAATATAAAAAAATGAATCTTTAATAACTGTAATAATATCTGTAGCTTCATCAAATCCACCCTTTAAGCTATTTAATCCTAATACTACTTCATTATGGGTGCTATCATTTTGTAATAAATAGTTTAATAAATAAAAAATTAAAAAAGTGTATACGCTTATATGCGATTCATCTTCGTTTTCATTATAATTAGTATTAATAGTTTTAAAATAAATAATTACTTTATTGCCTGTAATAATATCAACGTATTTTTCTAATGTTGGATTCGAAAAATAATCAGTCAATGATGCAATAAATTCCAATCTGATATTAGATTTTCTTTTTTCTTCATCCAGTACTTCCATTAAAATTTTATAATGTTCTGATGCTTTTGATGGTTTAGGTTTAGATGTTTGTGTTTTTGATTCGTTTGATGGATTACCTGTTAAACGTAATATAAGTGGTTTTTGTGTTTGTGTTTGTGTTTGTGTTTGCGTTTGTGTTTGCGTTTGTGTTTGCGTTTGTGTTTGCGTTCTTCGTGACCCACCACCACCACCTTGATATTCTTGAGATAAATCTAGCTTTTGAAACTTAATTATCTTATTTGTAACAAATTTTTTAAAATCTCTAACAAAAGCATCTTTTTCTACGGATGTTATCATAATATTAGGCGTGCCTGTAAAAAAGGCTGATGCATTATCCAAAATTTTATTCATTGCACTATTAGTAGTATCAGTATCACTACCAGTAAGATAATTTATAATACATGTAAAAAGTTCACTTTTTTTTTCATTTATAATTTTATAAAATTCCATAATTCCAAAATTATCACGTACTTTTCTACCAAAAGCTTTTAAAATATCACATGTTGTATTTAATACTAAATAAAGAACTTCTTTTTTTCCAGTTGCAGTTGTTATACCCTCCGATGCTAATAAAAATGGCCATGATACTATATTACCTAAAGCATTTCCAATGGCTTCGCTTTTATTTTTTGCATATAATGCAGATACCAAAACGTTTCCTACAAGGTTCTCGTATTTTAAGGTTATATATTCTTCTAATGATAAAAAATTATAAAATATAGAAATTGTTTTTGTATAACTATTTTTTGTATATAAAAGTGATTTTACAATACTATTTTCTATTGGTTTGAAAATACCTCTTTGTCCACCATTATCTACTGTATCTTTCATAAAATTTTCGTAATTGCTTAAATTTATTAATGGACAATTTAAAAAATTAATTATATCTATTAAATCTTCACAAGTATTTTGAATTGGTGTTCCTGTTAAAAAAATAGAATATTTAAATTTACCTATGAATCGAACAAAGTCAATGTTTTGAAAAACATTTTTACTTAAAATACGTTCGCCTTCAGGCCCTAATTCATGTATTTCTTGTGAGAAATTATTTTTTAACTGAAATTGTTCGAAGAATCCCCATTTAATTTTATGGCCTCTGTGTAAATTTTCAATCAATAGACGATGAGCTTCATCACAAATTAATACATCAGGATATAGTTCTTTATGATTAGAATCTTTTTTATCATCAGAATCTTCTTTATCTACAAAAATATTTAAATCACAAGCTAAAAAATTATTATAATCGAAACCTACGAATTCTATATGGTAAAATTTTGTGTTGTCATCAATTTTCTGATTTTTTAGGTTTGATTTTGGTATTTTCCCTCTAAAAGATTCTCTAGTTAAATGAGAATCATCGACTACAATACTTCCGACTGAAATACCTAATTTTTTCGCATCATCAAAAAAAGGCCCTCTAAAAATGCCAGTTGGACAAATTACTAATATTTTAAAAGGTGTATTTATATTACTATGTTTTTCTTCTAAATTAAATAGTGCAATTGACAAAGATGTCATAGTTTTACCTGTACCTACGCCATGAAATAAAAAACATGCCTTGTCTCTTTTATCACGCATTTTAGTAAATTTTTGAACAGCTAATAATTGTCTAGCATCTAATGTAAACCTATTATCAAAAATTTCCTTCATTTCTAAATTGGAAATTATTTCATCATTTTTTGTTATTATGTTAGTAAATATACCTCTTATACCTTTACAATTTTGGGAATGACAAAAATAGAATTTTAATAAAATAATAAGAAAAACAAATAAATTTAATTTTATACCATTCTTATTAGTGAAAATATTTTTAAATAAATTTTTATATTCTTCTTCTGTATTCATTCCAAGTATTTTTTTTATATTATCTTCACCAAATAATAAATATATATTTTTAAAAAATTTCAATTTTTGCGTATCATTTTGTAAGAACGATTTTATTGCATCTAAAATTTCATTATCAGGTTCAAGTTTCAATTCCAGGTTATTATAAATAGCTGGAATGTTTTCATTGTTTTTTTTAAATAAAATAATTCTTTGTTTAATTATTGCTTTAAATTCTATCCCCTTTTTTGCTTTAGAATATTTTAACATATTATCCAATATATCAAAGGTTAGATTTTCAAACAATTCATTTTCTAAACCTTCTTCAAGATCTATAATATTTAAAATTTCTTTTTTTATATCTGATACGTTACTACGAACGCTAATGGTATCTTTAACTTTATGGACTTCAGTCTGGTGTTTTTCATTAATCTTCCTAATAAGTGAATGATACATTCCTAAATAATCCGTTTTAGTAATATCTTCATATTTTTCAGCAAACGGATGTTTTCTAGACTGACCAATAATTAAAGAAGTTAAAACATATTCTGTAATAAATTTACTTTTAAAAATTTTAGACATTGGTAAAAAAATATTGTTTTTATATATTTAATATATAAAATAAATACATAAATATTACTTATTTGATTTCTTTTCATGGATATACCTTAAGGTCTATCCGTGTGTTTGTATCCATACATTCTTTGCGGAAACAAACAAGAGGATAACCCATATCCTATTCGTGCATAAATACATTTATTCACGAATAGAGATTAACCATAGTTATCCAAAATAATGTTATTTAAGTATATTCCTAAGAATTATGGTTAAATTAAAAAGTGTATAAAAACATAAAACTAATGAATACTATAATGTCTGTTTATAATTCATCCAAAATAAATACTCAAAATGATCTTTTATTAAAAAATTTAATGGAATTTTATAAGAACCATGAGAACTTGAAGAAAATGATGTGTATTATTAATGGTGAATCAAAAATTTCATTACGTATTATTGATTGGTTTGTTACTAATTTTGCTAAAAAATATTACACAGTATATGAATTATTGGATACAAAGTCATCAAATGAATCTATACGTTTCAAAGTATACAATGATTATAAGTTGAAATTGAAAGCATACAGTAAATCTCGCTTTGATCCGTTCTGTCGCTGGGAACGCATCTCAATTCCTTACGATGATGAAAAAATGATGGAGACCACAATTGGCCAATTGAATTTTTTTAAATGGGCAATCGAGAATAAAATCGTGGATTATATTGAGACGAATTATGCAGACATAGAAAACGATATGAATTTGAGAAATAGCACATCAAAACGTCGAAGTCCTACTGATTCAGAGTCATCAGATACATCGAGTGATAATACGAAGACACGTAAGAAACGTGAGGAATTATCAGTGTCAGCATGCAAGTGTATTAAGAAGGAGACAGTGAAGATTGTAGTAAAGTTTAATTAGCAGGGAAACCTACGGTTTCCCCTGCGACCCCTTCCCTTTATGGTAAGGATATATTTGTTAATTTTTTGATTCTGCTTCTGAAAGCAGAAGCTTTTCGATTTAAAAAGCGAAAAGTAATTTACAAGAAAAAGAATATAAAGAAATTTTTTGAAATAAATTTATAATCAAATGGCTGATATTAATATCATCGATTTGATTGAAAAAAACCCAGTGAATTCACTAACAACCACCTACCAAAACAAACTTCTTAATAAGATAAAAGATACTTTTACTGGTAATGAACAACAATTATTTATAGCCAGTTTTTATTGCTATTTAAATTATAATCAAAAAACAGACTTTGTTATCGATTTAGACGATATTTGGAAATGGTTAGGATTTTCTCAAAAAGTTAAAGCAAAATGTTTATTAGAAAATAATTTTAAATTAGATATTGATTATAAAAAATCGCTTTCCCTTGAGGTAAAGCGATGCCCTGGCTCGAAAGGTGGTCATAACAAAGAAACTTTTTTAATGACTGTAAAAACATTCAAGTCCTTTTGTTTAAAAGCTGATACCAAAAAAGCGGATGAAATACATGAATATTATATGAAATTAGAAGAAACTTTACATGAAGTAATAAATGAAGAGACAACAGAATTAAAAAATCAACTTGAAAACGTATTAATAACATCAGAAAAACAAACAACAGAATTAAAAAATCAACTTGAAAACGTATTAATTACCACAGAAAAAGAAAAGGATACTCTAAAAGAGAGAACCCTTCTCGATCAGTTTCCCAAAAATACCCAGTGTATTTATTATGGTAAAATCGATAATAAAAGTGTTACGAATGAACCTCTAGTAAAATTCGGATATTCTAATGAATTAAACAGACGAGTAGATGAACATAAAAAAAATTTTACTAATTTTACTCTAGTAAATGCTTTCAAAGTTACTAATCAAATACAAATCGAAAATGCTATAAAAAAACATGAAATACTCAAAAAGAAACGTAGAAATATATTAATTGAGAACATCAATTTTACTGAATTATTATCAATAAAAGATATTACGTTTGAAAATCTTGATAAAATGATAAAGGATATCATCAAAGAAAATGAATATAATCTAGAAAATTATAAACTATTGATTGAAAAATATGATCAATTAGAATATAATTTTATGAAATTAGAAAACCAAATGAAAACAAAAGATAAAGAGATTGAGAACCTAAAAGAAAAACTGGCAAATTACAAACCAGATATTACAAATGAATCAAAACATGTAGGAGGAGATTTCAACATAACCAAATATGGATATTTTTTATATGCTTTTGAATATGATAATTTGCGATATAAATGTTCAATAGTTAGACAATCAGGATTAGATATTCTAACAGATACATTAAAAAAATCACACAGTAAAGGAGAAATGAAATATTTTACAAAAGTTTCTTATCCATTTACGGAGAAAATAATGATATTCATAATGAAAAGTTCTCTATGTTTTTTAGGAAATGGCAAATTCGAAGGAACATTTGAAGATGTAAAAAAGGCAATAGATTTATCAATACGGGTTGAAAAATTATTAATAGATAATTCCAAAAATTTAGATCAATTATCTGATGTAATTATTGGTATTGATAATCAATTAGCAAATACAAATAAAATCGAAAACCCAGAAGTGCCTATAGTTAGAAAATCTAGACGTGCTATAGATCAAATAGATCCTGTTACAAATAAAGTTATAGTATCATATGAAAGTATAGAGGCAGCTGGAAGAGCCTTGGGATTGACTACTGGAACAGCAATAGGTATAGCATTAAGAAATAAAACATTATGTAGGTCATTTTTATGGCGATATTCAGGTATAAGTAGAGATGATCAATATTCTGATCAACCAGTTATAAAAATATGTTGTTCTACTGGTGAAAAAACACATTTTAATAATATGGCAGATGCTGCTCGAGATGTAAATATATCAGCACCAGGACTAAGGAATAGAATATTAACAAACGTTCACGCAGATAACCATCATTGGGTTTTTGATAAAACCACACATTATTCATAAACCAATGCAGTATTGTTATTATTGAAACATACAAAATAATAACAATATATATTACAATGTTCTCTATCATATCAAATAATATTGAAAAAACAAATCCATTTATAAAGTTTTCAAATAATAAAAAATCAAATAATAATATGAACGCACTAATAATAAAAAACAAACTATTATTAGTAAAACATAGACATGAAAACAAAACCGATTATGAAATAGTAAAAGAAAAGCTATATGATTTATGTGAACTTGTTATACGTAACCATAACAAAGATAAAAAAATATCTTGGAATAGTCAATTAATACAAGCAATAGCATATACGCATAATTCAGAATACTATGATCGCAAGATGGTTACAATTGATCGTCGATTATTTACTATACCAAAAGAAATACGTGTTTTAGGTGATTTCGAATTTGCATATGGACATTATTTTTTAATTAATAATGAAAATAAAAATGATAAAAATAAACCAAATTCTGTTTTTAAAATGAACATGTCTTTGTGATGGTATTATCGCATACTCCATCTCTTTCTAGTATAATTATTATATCTATCATTAGCACGTTTATATATTTCTTCGCCAAATGTATACGGTATCATTACAATCTCCTGTAATACCACGACCGCGTAAAATGCACCTTGTTGAATATTCATTGTTATTATGTATTTGATTGTCTCTATATTATAGGCATAAAATACAAACATAAAAATCAATTTTTCATCTGTAAAAAGATAAGCAAAAAGAATATAAAGAATAAACGTTATATAATAATGTGGGGCAACCCACTAGAGCACGAATGGCCGAGTGGTCTAAGGCGGTGGACTTAAGACCCACTATCGTGAGATGCGAGGGTTCGAACCCCTCTTCGTGCAAACTTATAGGAAAATATTCAAATACTTTTACGGAAAAGTATTTGAATAAGGATGTTTTTTATGGTATTTTATGGGATCTAAACGCGATACATTTGATTATATCCTTTATTGTATTCCAATAATTCATTTATATGTTCAGAAATAGTATTTAACCATATATTTCCTTTATCAAATGGATCACTAGCATCATAAGTAACATTCTGATTTGTTTTTATTCTAAAAGCTTTGGGTTCATTTAATAACCATTCATCGTGATAATCCTTGCATTTTTGTAAGTATTCGAGAGAAATACCATCTTCACCTTGTCTACTGCGTTTTTCTACACGTTGTTTACAAACTTCAGCATCCGCGTCTATGTAAATAATACTATCCAAACCGAATTCTTCTGAAAATTCTTTATAAAATTTATTATAAATTTGGTAGCAGACATCATCTATTTTACCATCATCATATAGCATTTTGGCGAAAATATTTTTATCAGCTTCCAATGAGCGTTCACAAATAATGACTTGACAATCCGGATTTTCTTTTATTGCTTTACGGATCATGGATAATCTCGAAGAATATGCCATTACCTGAAATGGAAAAGAATATTTTTCAGGATCCTCGTAGAATTTTTCTAAAATGTTTTTTCCTGTTTTGTTGTCTTTTACACTTTCCCATACATCTAAAGGTTCTCTCAAAAATAGAATTGATTTATAATTTCCTAAACGCTTTTGAAGATTTTCAATAATAGTAGTTTTACCGGAGCCAATATTGCCCTCAATAGAAATAATAAGTGGACACGAAGAACTCGAAGACATTTTATTACTGATAAGTGAATATATTTAGAATATATGGAGATTATTTTTAATCAATTTTTTAAGGGAACCAACGGTTCCCTTAAGATCCCTCCCTATTATATTAGTGTTTTTATTCAAACATTAAATTACCTCCCTATAATATTAGTGGCATTAGTGGTTTTATTCAACTATTTAACTCCCATAATTGCTTTAAAGGAGAACATTGTTTTATTTTTTTATCCAATTCTTCTTCATCTAAATATGCCCATGGTTTATGAACACCAAAACTTTTATCCGAATAATAACCTTCAACCGAGAATGTTTTTGCTTTTTCAATAGATGGTTTAAAATTGCTTATACATGGATTAGCAAAATATACATCCTCATTCCCTTTTCCACGTTTACATTTTGATATTATTTCGAGAACCTTACTTTTTCTTCTTAATGAGAATCCTCCATTACCAACCGCATCCTTCCATGGTGCTCCTACATAATCATATTTCATAAAATCATCTAATAAATCCTTGTTCTCATTACATATGACAGAATCTGTCTGAAAAATTAGAAAAATTTCGGTTGGAACATTATCATAAAATTCTTTTGATGTTAATAAATCATTATATTCGGAAATAGTTAAATTATCTACATTTAGATTTTTTGTTGTAATCCGTTCTCGATAATCAGACAAATCAGTATCTATAATTTTCATAACAAAATCCTTATTTTTATTACCATACATGATTACTATATTCCAATTATTAGGTAGATTAGTCAATGCATTTTTTAATACAAAAGAAAGGGCTTTGTGTTCTCTAGGCTCAACAATTATAGCAGTGTATTTTTCATTAAATCCTTCTTTTGATCTATTATTAAATAAATAATAAAATAATACAATTGCAAAAACAATAAATAATAATAAATATATTAGTTTATTCATTTATAATATAACTATATTATAAATTATAATATGTATTATACTATTGCTGCTATAATATTATTAGTCATATTATTATTTATTTTATATAAATTATATGAAATTAATCAGAATATAACTGTAAAAAGTAATTTAGTAATTAATAAGCCAAAAGCAAATATAAAATATGAAACAGAAAAAATACCTAAAATTATTATTCAAACATGGAAAACGAATAGTGTTCCACAACGGTATATGCTACTTATTGAATCAATTAAAACAAATAACCCCGATTATGAATATCTCTTTTTTACAGATAATGATATTGAGAACTTTTTAAAAGCAAATTATGCTGAATATTATCAAACCTATTTGAATTTGCCGATAAAAATCCAGCGAATAGACTTTTTTAGATATGTTGCTATTTACCATTTTGGCGGCTTTTATATGGATTTAGATATGTTATGTTTAAAATCTTTTGATGATTTGTTGAAATATAATTGTGTTTTTCCAATTGATGAATTTATAAGTAAGGACATGTGTAAAATGCGTAGATACAAACCATTTTGTGATAATGGATATTATTATTTATTGGGACAATATGCTTTTGCTGCTGGACCTAAACACCCTTTTATTAAAGTTATTATAGATAAAATCCATACAAATATCAATAAATATATCAAATATGTGAACTTTGATTCTGAAGATTATGTTTATAAAACAACGGGTCCGGATTATGTTACGGATTTATATATTAATTACAAGGACAAGGATGATATTTTAGTAATTAATAATGGAAGGCGTCAATATTTTGGGGATTATGCCAAGCATAATTATTTTGGGACATGGAAATAAGGAAACCTACGGTTTCCTTATGATCCTTCCCTAATAAGGAAACCCAGGTTTCCTTATGATCCTTCACTAATAAGGAAACACAGGTTTCCTTATGATCCTTCCCTAATAAGGAAACCCAGGTTTCCTTATGATCCTTCCCTAATAAGTAAGGGAACCTACGGTTTCCTTATGATCCTTCCCTAATAAGTAAGGGAACCTACGGTTTCCTTATGATCCTTCCTACAAAAATATATTTTAAGTATTAAGGTCTATCCGTGTTTTTGTATCCATACATTCTTTGCGGATGCAAAAGAGTGGATAACCCATATCCTATTCGTGCATAAATATATTTATGCACGAATAGAAATTAAAATATATCAATATTATAATAACATGAAGTTTGATATACATAAAACCATTTTTATTATATTTTCAATTTTATTTAGTATATTTTTTATAATATCATGTGTTCATACGTATTTCCTGTTGGTCAGAGAATATTATAGACCTTATGCTAAAATTGGAAATATAGATTGTCCAGGGGCTGACCTTGGTGGAGAAAGAGTTGTTGGCTCGGTAGATCAGTGTGCGAATTGGTGTGATGAATCAGGTGATTGCAACGGTTTTGTTATGAACCGAGATAATAATCGTTGTTGGATGAAACGAGAATGTGGTAATTTTAGAGGAAATGATCAACGTACAGCATACTTTAAAGTATTTGGTAGCGTACAAGGGCCGCCTGGTGCACAAGGCCCAACAGGCCCAACTGGGAAAGCTGGATTGAATGGTTCAAATGGTCTACCTGGCGGACAAGGTACAGCTGGTCCACCTGGCGGACAAGGTACAGCTGGTCCTGCTGGTGCACAAGGCCCAACAGGCCCAACTGGGAAAGCTGGATTGAATGGTTCAAATGGTCTACCTGGCGAACAAGGTCCCAAGGGTCAACCTGGGGGTACCGGTCCAATTGGACCACCTGGATCAAAAGGTGATAAAGGTGATAAGGGGGATATGGGAATGAATGGACTTAAAGGCGAAAAAGGTGATCCTGGGCCCATTGGTACTATTGGTCCAATAGGACCTACTGGTCCATCTGGAATGAAAGGTGATATAGGACCAATTGGTCCTATTGGTCCTATTGGTCCTACTGGTCCTATTGGTCCTATTGGTCCTATTGGTCCTATTGGTCCTATTGGTCCTATTGGTCCTATTGGTCCTATTGGTCCTACTGGTCCTATTGGTCCACAAGGACCTGCTGGCGTCTCAAACTTAAAATACTCTGAATATACTCCATAATCACCAAATTCTAACTCCCTTGTATTTTAATATATCGAGAACTTTACTAGTTGTTGGAAATTCTTCCTTACCATAAATATCTTGCAAAAGCATCCATTCAAACATTCCTCCCAAGTAAATATATACTTCAGTAAATCCTAAAGAAAGCAATTGTTTATATTTTTTTTCTACCGTATCATCGTTTGTGTTTTTTCCATAAACAATGATAATTTTATCCTTATATGCATATTGATTTAATATTTCATTAATAGTATTTTCTTCCATTTGGTAAGGAACAGTATTTATTATTAAACAATTCTGTTCATTATATGCTAATGTATTTATTATTATAAATCGATCCTTATTTTTAATAGCATATTGTAAATCTTCAAATGTAATTTTTTTTAAGGGATTATTAAAAAAACCCGAGAACATTATATTACTATTAAAAATGATATAAAATTTTTATAAAAAATAGGGGGATATTTCTATATTCTTTTCCGGTATTTTTATCCGGTGATTTGTATCTAGAAAAAATGTTTTGATAAAATCCCTAGAATTCCTCCCCTAAAAAATTGAATAATATAAAGATAATATATTATTAAACACAATATCAAATAAAATTTCAAAACCATGGATTTTACTCAAAATAAGTTATCACGTTCCGAATGGGAGAATATAGAAATCCCGGTTATGCCAGAAGAAAAGAAAATTCTGGAATTGATTCTGAATGGGTATCATGATGTAAATATTCGCCATAATGAAACGCTTTCGCTATTTTCATTTATTAAAATAGAAAAAACACCAGAAATAGAGTACTTATTATATAAAAAATATTTTGAAGACTTGTTTATTGATACTATAAAAAAATATGGGAAAAAACTACCACCCTCTACTTTATCGATTATAAATAATCAAGGCATCGGTGGAGTAGGAGGTGAACTAAAAAAACTAAAAAGTGCGGATTCGATTCGCATCCAGAATTTGGATAATAATATAAAAATAAACAAACCTATTATTTATGAATTTCTTCTTTTCGACTTGTGGAAAGAATTAATCAAACATATATCCAAGCAAAAACAAAAATATGCCTTTTACCTTTATACTCTTCTACAATTAAAAAAAGCATCGATTAGCAATATCAATCAATATGTCATTAAAATCATCGATGAAACAATCGCCTATGCGAATAGTTTTACGAAAACTAGCGAAATCATTACGAATGCCTATGAATTTATAGAAAAAAACATGCATTTACTTAAATACGAGGATAAAACCCTATTTAAACATCAAAAAGAACTATTTACTATTTGTAAAGATAGAGGAGACGTAGATGGTTCAGTGTTTACACCCAAATTAGTTTTATATACTGCCCCCACAGGGACAGGGAAAACACTTTCACCTATAGGACTTTCTGAAAAATATCGTATTATATTCGTATGCGTAGCCCGTCATATTGGATTAGCACTGGCGAAATCGGCGATTTCCGTTGAGAAAAAGGTAGCATTTGCATTTGGATGTGAATCCGCATCGGATATTCGATTACACTATTTTGCTGCGATTGATTATACGAAGAATTGGCGGTCTGGTGGAATCGGTAAGGTAGATAATAGTGTTGGAAATAATGTAGAAATTATGATTTGTGATGTAAAATCCTATGTTACCGCAATGCATTATATGTTAGCATTTAATCCAGCGGAAAAAATTATTACTTATTGGGATGAACCTACTATTACCATGGATTACGAAGAACATCCTTTGCATTCGACGATTAAACATAATTGGACGGAGAATAAAATACCTACTTTTATTCTATCATGTGCAACTCTTCCAACAATTGATGAGCTACGCCCAGTTTTCGATGATTTCAGATACAAATTTGATAATGCTGAAATTCATACTATTACAAGTTTCGATTGTAGGAAATCGATTCCGATATTAAATAAAGAGGGCTATTGTGTATTACCGCATTTCATGCATCCTGAATATAAAGAGTTACGTAAATGCGTGCAATATTGCATGGATAATAAGACATTGCTTCGATATTTTGATTTACGTGAAATTATTCGTTTTATCGAATACATGAATGAGCAAGACTATATTGATGAATCCTATTCGATCGATGCTTATTTTGGTGGAAATATAACGGATATTACTATGAATACATTGAAGGAATATTACTTGGAAATGCTGTTGCATTTGGATGACATAGATGATTGGCCAGCTATTTATGCATTTATGACGAGTTCCAGAAAACGCAAATATTCTATTAATGATTGTAAACCAATGAAGAATCATCTCACCGATGGAGCGGATTTAAATCATCAATTATTTAAGAAATCAGTAAGTATTAGTGTATCGGAGGGTTCCGCTGCATCGAGCAATGATAGTATGTTGAAAAGAACAAATAGCGTTTCTTTACCACCTACATATCCGGCTTCCTCATCGACTTCGGCTGCTACTGGTATATTACTAACTACATCGGATGCACATACATTGACAGATGGTCCAACCATATTTTTAGCAGAAGATGTTAGTAAAATTGGGATGTTTTATATCCAGCAATCTAATATTGCACCGTCCGTTTTCCAGAATATATTGGGGAAAATCGTTCGTAATAGTGAAATTATCAAACAAATCGATCGTTTAGAACAGATGATCCAATTGAAAGAAACCAAGACATCGGGAGATTCTGGTGGTGGAGCAAGTGACTTAAGAAAGGGAAAGGGGAAGGGGAAAACTAGTGATTCAGTAAGAGAGAGCGGGCGGCTTTGTAATGAATCAGAGAAAATGATGGAGGAGATTAATAAGTTGAGGAAAGAAATACGCTTGGTTTCTTTAGATCCAATGTATGTTCCGAATACTCGGCCTCATCAACAAATATGGGCACCTTTAGGTGAAATACGAGAGAATTCTTTTGTATCGAATATTGGCGAGGATGTGGCCAAAACAATCATGATGTTGGATATCGAAAATAATCTGAAGGTCTTACTGCTGCTGGGTATTGGTATGTTTACGGATATACCGAGTATAGAATATATGGAAATTATGAAATGTTTAGCAAATGAACAGCGTTTGTTTATTATAATTGCATCGACTGATTATGTTTATGGAACGAATTATCAGTTTTGTCATGGATTTATTGGGAAAGATTTAACTAGGATGACGCAGCAGAAAACATTACAAGCAATGGGACGTATTGGGCGTAATAATATTCAGCAAGATTATACTATAAGATTTAGGGATGATGAAATGATCGCGAAATTATTTGAGAAACCGGAGATAAATTTAGAAGCAATCAATATGTGTTCATTATTTTCAAGTTAAGGGAACCTACGGTTCCCTTAAGATCCCTCCCTTAAGGTCTATCCGAGGATTTGTATCCAATTGGATACAAATCTTCGTTAGACCCATATCCTTTTCGTGCATAAATATATTTATGCACGAATAGAGATTAAGATACCTCCCTCATTTAGGATGCGTCTTAATGTCTATCTGTGTTTTTTATCCATACATTCTTTTCGGATACAAAAGATTGGATAACAAATATCCTATTCGTGCATAAATAAATTTATGTACGAATAGAGATTAATAAAAAATATTATTTATTATTTTAAAATATATATATATATAATAATTATATAGTAGATTAAACATGGCATCACCAAGAACAGAAGGTCCTATACCAACAACCGTAATTTTTAAACATGATAGCAATGATGCAATAGTGAGTATTAATGGGAAAAGTACTCCTATTATTATAAAATTAACCGGAACCCCAATTAAAGAAGACGGGGAATTAAAAAGTAACAATGAGATTAATGCAATAACTATTGCAGGAGAAGCAAAAGTAGAAGGAGCAGGAGAAGCAAAAGTAGAAGGAGCAGGAGAAGCAGGAGGAGGAGGAGGAGATGGAAAAAGAGATGGAGGATCATCTAGAAAGTTTAGAAAAAAAGTTGGCGGGAGAAGAGGAAAGGGAAAATCTAAAAAGCATAGTTCATCGAGAAAATCAAAATATTAATTTTTATAACAAATAGAATACATTAGTAAAACTACATAATATAATTTTCTGTATATTATGTAAGTTAAAATGAGTGAAAACAATTATTACCTTATACATTGTAAGAAAGAATCGTTTAAAATACATGCAATTTTTTTGAATACAGAATTAAATTTAGAATCCACTACTTTAAAAGTAAATAAAAGTGATAATTTTGAATGTAAATTTTTTAATGATAAATGTAATAATTATCCAAAAGAAGGATGTATCGAAATTAATAGCGATAATAGTAAAAAGAAATTTAGTTCTGATGATGATGTAGTTTATATTTTTTATAATGAGAAAAACGGTATATTTTATTATAGTTTAAATAAACATAATTTACTACCAGATGCTTATAATTCTGGTAATCCGATGGTTTTTGGTGATAATTGGGTTATGGAACAAGATATAAATAAGTTAAATACAATAATTGTAGATTATTATAATAAAAAAGATTTAATTAAATTAGCACTTAATATACTTTCAAAATCTGAATTAAATAAATCAGAAGAAACAATTTCTAATCTAATTAGTAAATATGCACACTCTTCTATAATAAAAGGTTTGGATGATGAACTTATCAAAACATTAAATGCCTTAAACAGATTTAAAAATAAATCAAATGAAAAGAGGGGGGACCGTAACGGAAATGCGAATATATTCGCACATGCAATTAAAGTAGTTGATTCAGAAGAAGAAGAAGATAATGATAGTGATGTAGATGAAGAAAGTGTTAAAATGCTTGTAGAAGGTGTTAGTAAAAGTAAAGGCGGATTTTCAAACAAAAATATTAATAAAGCTAATAATTTAATTGATGCCTTTGTCGATACTGTAAATTCAATATTATTAGATCCTTATATTTTTAAATTAACATCTATTAGTAGTAACGAATTGAAAGTTTTATTTATTAATGAAAATAGTATAATAGCAGACCCATTTACAATAAACGATAGTATTAATTATTATGATAAGGGTTCTAGACAAATTATTTTAACAAATTTAATTAAATTTTTGTATATTGATCTAACAGATCTGAAAAATAAGAATGATGAAATCAATTTGTTATTATTCTCCAAAAATAATGATAATTTTAATTATCATAGTTATAATAAAAAAGATCACGTTATAAAATATAAAAAAAATTATTATGAATTAACTAATAGTAATAGTACGGAGAATAATGATAACTTAATAATTTATATTTCAGAATTTTTAAGATTAATAGATAATTTCAAAAAATATATTGAATACACAGAATCTATGCCTAATACTGGTTTTGATGTATATAATATAATAATTATTTATATTCGAGATTATATTCTTCGAATTGAATACATGATTACAAAATTTATTCCTATTTTATATTATGATGCAAATAAACAACATATTATTGATAAGTTACAATTAACAATTGCATATAATTCTTCATCAAATATTATTACTTATTTAAAATTGAGAAATGATGATCATTTAAATAATGTTTATAATTCTAGATTTAATTTACTAGTTAATAAAAAAAACATACATAATGATGTGTACAATACAATTATAGTAGATTATAATGATGATAATATTCCATATTACAAAGGCGATAATGCATCTGAAATGAGTGATGAATTACAAATTTTAAAAATTGATCAAAATAAAATTATTCAACAAAAATATGACTTTTCTCAATTTGAAAGAATTAAAAAAATTATTATAAAAAAATATGATTATAGATATATTTTTGGAAAGTTTTCTAGAATATTTTTACCAGATTTAAATAATGAAAAAATATCTATTGAAATGGATATAATTATAGATAAATTAGGTGGTAAACAAGGTGATGATTTAAAATATACTCAAACTCCTGTTCCTGTATTTATGCTTGGATACGGAGCCAGTGGTGCAGGAAAAACATCATCATTAATATTTTATAACAAGGGTAAACTTGACAAAGATAAAGATTTGGATGAACAAACCGGCATATTAATACATTTATGTAACAAAGTAAGTGTAAAAGATGGGCACGTCCATTATAATACTATAAAATTAAGATCTAGAGAATTTTATCACGTGAATGACAATAAAATAGATTATTTAAAAGAAAATTTTCGAAATAATGCAGATAAATACCAACAAGAAATATTAAAATTATTAGAAAAACCGGAAATAGTATCAGTGCCTGATAATTCTACTACAGGCTTTATAGAATTCGAATACAAAGTTGGTATAGGCTTTGTTTTAAAAGCCCAATATGAACATAAAAATCATCATCAATATCGATCCATTAAAGTCGGGAATTCAGTTGAGGAAAGCAGTGCTTCACTTGAAAAAACATGGAAAGAATATACCCATAAAGATGATGGAAAAATATATTATGAGAATAATAAAGAAACGGGTAAAGAATACAACGAAAAAAATAATGAAAAACCCGAAAACACAATTATTGATTATAAAGTGTTTAATGCGGGAACTTCTCTCGGAGAAGTAATTATACATTTAATTGATAAAGATCGATTTGTTAAGGCAACAACTAATAATCCCAATAGTTCTCGCAGTCATACTTTGGTTTTTGTTGAACTATCTGATAGTACACCTGATACTAAAATTCTTCCAGCAAATCTTATAATTGGAGATTTTGCAGGTGTAGAAAATGCTTTTAAATGTGATGATCAAAGTACTATTGAAAAATTTTTAGCTGTTAAACGAGACAATACAGATATGCCTTATTATAGTACAGAATTATACAAAGGAAACCCAGATCCGTTTGGAATAATTGAACAAAAGGGTGGAATGAAAGTATCTGATAGTTGTAAACCACATATTCTTTCTCAAGATGACATATATGATTTTGAAAATCCCAAAGTTAGGGAATCATGGGAATTAAGTGCCGAGTTAGAAGAATATTATAAAAATGGAAATAATTTAAAATTGGCTATAGATGTTATTCGAAATTACATTGGCACTTATGGTTTAAAAGTTGGTAATACAGATTATAATGAAGAAAATATAAAAACTAAATATGTAGAAGGTTCTAAAAATTTTGCATATTTTTTAAAAATATATTTAGATTCTTTAGATGCTTTAGATGCTTTAGGTGAAAATAAAATACTTTCACAAATAAAAACTGAATTAAATGAAATCTTAGAAATTGCTGTTATTAATAATAGTAATGCTAGTTATAAATTTGTTCCCCATATATCTAATAATGACAATAGTACATATTGTTTAATTGATTATTTTAATACAAATAATTCGATGAAAGAATATTTCATAAATTTCACGCAAAACGATATGCAAAAGAAAAATTATAAAGAAAAATATAAACTACATATTTATAATTTAAATAATACCAAAGGTATTATTATTAATGACAGATTAAAGGTTAAATCAAGAAACTTTTGGAATTTTTTTAATGTTATTAAAATATATTTAAACAAAAAAGTAAGTAATTTTACTGGAAATACCACGATACAAAAAATAGAAAATTTATATTCAACAATGTCAGAGTCAATAAAATTATATTCAAGTCTTTCACTTACGCAAAGAGAGGAAATAAAAAAATTCTTTATGGATTTTAGGCGATCATTAGAACCCTTAATTAACGAATTATTCGAGAAGATAAAAAATGAATTACAAAATAAAGCAAAGGATAAATTCTATTCAATATTAAAAGAATACAATTATGATACAATTAAGAACCTATTTGATTCTATTTTTCAATCACATGATAAAGTTAATTTTAATTCTAATTCTAATGTACCTAAAAGAACAATGATAGATATTGTAAAAGATTTGGAATTAGAATCATTATGTCGTATAGGTAATTCAAAAGTAATATGCGAGAACCGAAGAGAAGAAGGATACTTTATTAATGATTCGTTATTTAAAGTTCGAGAAGTTATTAAAAAAATTCTTTATGAAAAAAACAAAGATAAAATTAATATTTCACCTAATTTCGTTGATATCTGTATGGATAATTATTGTCCCTCTCATAAAAATTGTTTTAGTTTCGAATCATTTGATAAAGAAAATAGTAAACACAGTACTGGATCCGTTATATTTGATGAAATTTATAAAGTATTATATCCAGAAGGAAGTCAACCTATAAAAACATATCAGGAATTTTATAAAGAGTTAATAGTAAGTATTTTTTGTGTTTTTAATATTTCAAAAAAAGCAAATAACCCTCCACCAACACCTTATATGGATATAAATAAATTAAAAAGTTTATTTTACTATGGAGATATTTTTGAAGATAAACAAACTGAAGAATTTATTAATGAAGGTAGAAAAATAATAGAAATGATAAATACAACTCCTGCTCCTGCTAATGATACTACTGATACTGCTCCTCCTGCTCCTATTGATACTACTACTAATACTGCTTCTGCTATTGATACTGCTCATGCCCCTTCTCCTGTTCCTGTTCCTGCTCCTACTACTACTCCTACTACTGCTCCTACTACTACTCCTACTACTGCTCCTACTACTATTGAAAATATACATGGGTTTGGAGATAAAGTAAGTGGTTTAAAAACAATAAAAAGTACTGTCACCAACGGATCAATTTTCGATAATTTCAATGATATAATTAATGAATTGTATAGTAACAAATTAAATATTAAAGATAATTATACTAGAGAATCAATGTTTAAAAATCAAATTAAAGAATTTATAGACATGATAGATAAAAGTAACGCGGTTAGTGCTATAGGAACTTTAGAATTTTTAGATCAAATATCAAAATTTAATACAACAGAAACAATTTGTACAAACACACTTTTTACAAATAACGAAAATGATACGGTTGTTAAAACATTTTCTCAAGGATTTCAGGCTATTTATTAAACTCTTTTGTACCCGCAAAGAATGTATGGATAAAAAAACACGAATAGAGATTTAGTACAATTTAGAGACTATGTAATAGAATAAATATAACTAAAAGAAATCCAAATTAATATATTAATGTTATATAGAAATAAATAACATTAATGAATGCACAAATAACATTAATGAATGCACCAATAAATATTGATTCATTAAAAAAAAGAATAGATGATATTAAAAAATTAATTGGAATAACTTCAAATGCTTCAAATATTGTAAAATTGGCTTTGAAAGTACTAGGAAATAATAGTAGATCTTTAGGAAATTCAGTTAATAGGCAATCTACAGAATCAAATGAAATAGTAAACTTAGCATTAAAATCTTTGGATTCTGCTTCTACTTCTGCTAATACAAGTATTGTTACTGATGCTACTTCTTCTGGAACAAGTGAAATAGTAAATTTAGCATTAAAATCTTTGGTTTCTGTTTCTGCTTCTACTTCTGCTAGTAGTAGTAGTAGTAGTATTACTGATGCTACTTCTTCTGGAACAAGTGAAATAGTAAACTTAGCATTAAAATCTTTGGATTCTGCTAGTAGTGGTAGTGTTACTGATGCTACTTCTTCTGGATCAATTGAAATAGTAAACTTAGCATTAAAATCTTTGGTTTCTGCTTCTACTTCTGCTAGTAGTAGTAGTGTTACTGATACTACTTCTTCTGGAACAAGTGAAATAGTAAACTTAGCATTAAAATCTTTGGTTTCTGCTTCTACTTCTGCTAGTACCACTAGTGGTACTAGTACTTCTTCTGGATCAAGTGAAATAGTAAACTTAGCATTAAAATCTTTGGCTTCTGCTAGTACCAGTAGTGGTACTGGTACTTCTTCTGGATCAAGTGAAATTGTAAACTTAGCATTAAAATCTTTGGCTTCTGCTAGTACCAGTAGTGGTACTGGTACTTCTTCTGGATCAAGTGAAATTGTAAACTTAGCATTAAAATCTTTGGCTTCTGCTTCTACTTCTGCTAGTACTAGTATTGGTACTAGTACCTCTTCTGGATCAAGTGAAATAATAAACTTAGCATTAAAATCTTTGGCTTCAGCTTCTGTTAGTAGTAGTAGTAGTACTGGTACTGGTACTGGTACTGGTACTGCTAGTTTTAATCAAACTATTTGTAATAAACTTCCTAAAAGTTTTAGTAATGATTATGATTGCATTATAACTATATTATGTATTATAAACAAAATTAATAATTTAGCAAATGCATCACCTACAACTACACCTACACCTACCTCTTCTGTGCCATCAAGTGTTTGTGTTCCAGTAACTGTACCTGATTTTTCTAATTTACTACCAGAGGAAGAAGAGCCTACAGTTGATGAATATATTCAAGTTAGTAATGCCAGTCATACTAATTGTAAAGATAAACAAACTAATACATCCGGTATTAGTAAAACGATTCATCCAATTGCCCAAATTGATCCAAATAATTGTATTTATGATGATGGAACAACTTCTACATAAAAAAAAAGTAATTTGTAATTACCTATAACAATAACAATAAAAATTAATATAAATACAAAAACTTTTTTGTATTTAGATATGGAAAAAAAATATGTTATTGCAAATATTAAAATACCAATGGAAGTAAATGAAGAGGGATCTTATAATCCATTGCCTGATTATATAACAATGTCCTTTGAAAAGATTTTAGAATCACCACAAAAACCAGAAGTATCATATAATAACGATTACATAAGAGATCAAATATTATCATTATTTAATTCACATAATCAAGAAATTATTAAAGATGCTGAATCTGAAACTGAAGAATCGGATTCTTCAGAATCCGATCCAAGTAAGGAAGAGATTCATCCAATTATTAGTTATGATGAATTACGAAATAAACAACATAAAACTCATAATAAAAATATAAGTTTTAAAAATAAAAAATCATCAACAACGAAATATTCAGTTAAAAACTACACTGGTTAACCATAGTTCTCCAGAATGTACTTAAATAAGTACATTCTGGATACTTGGCATGCCTTTACCTAGAATTCCTTACCGTTCACGGTAAGGAATTCTAGACACATCTCCGGGCGAGAATTCGCCTGGAGATTAAAGGTTAATTAAAAGACGGGCGTTGATCTTTATGAACAATCAAAGGTTCAGGAATAATTATCGGTGTACGATTAATAATAGATAAGCTATGCAATGGCTTTATTTGTGGTGCGGATTCTCCTTTATGATTAACCAAATTAGTAGAACCAATTCCAAATAATTGTGTTTCAATATCCACATTATTGTAAGACAAATTCTCTGATGCTACTCTACCAGGTAATAATCCATCCCCGGGGAAATACGTAGAAACCGGTTGTCCATACGAATGATCTTTATTAATTAAATAGTCATTAGCATTATTAAATCTATTATGTTCAGCTCTATAATCTCCAGGTGTATTCTTACTACGAGTGGATGACATTATATATTTTGTTATGATATTTTTTTCATCAAATTAATATAATTAATATTTGATTTATTAAATTCACCAGGAGCTTTTAAATAATCTACTAAACATAAAATAAAAAAGGACAAATAATCATAAGACATCAATACTGCTAATCCTATAGTTTTATCCATTGAAAACATCCTTGCTGCAGCATTACTATATATCTCATTCATTAAATCATTATCCTTTGTTTTTGAATATATTTCATCCAAAACATTTTTGGCTGCTTCGGAATCATAAGAAATCTCATCTTCGGTTTCTTCATCTAACTCTTCTAATGATTTGATTTCGTAGATTTTTTCGGAATATTTTGAAGGATTCATTATAAAGAGTTCTCGTAAACATTGGCGATATGCTCTATTATCTTCATAAAAAAGATTTTTTGAAGATAAATGTTCTAATAAATTCATTATATTTATAATAACCAGTAAATTTTTTATATTTTTTTATTATAGATTATGAAATTTTTGAAGTAATTCCATATTTCTTTCTAAATGCACAGATATCAATTGATTACTCGATGTTGGATGGCTTTTTATTAATTCATTAGAACCATATTGATGAAATCCAGGACAATCAACCCTTTTTATTTTCTTTCCAGATTGTTTATATAAATTATGTAAAAAAACATCGTGGTTTGTTACATTTATATTAACAGTGGCCATTAACTGTGTTAATGTTTCGATGCAACTTTTACTAAATACTATTCCTGGTCCACCACTAATCCATGTATTATAATCATAAGTAAAACTATTATTATATGTTACCCAATTTAAATAATCACCTATCATATAACAATCGGCTTTATTGAAAAAAGACAAATATGTTTTGAGTTTTTCTATATATAAATAACTATCATCATCTATAATCATAAACCAATCATAATCAGAGTATTTGTTTAAAAATAACATGAACATTTTATAAACAGTTACTGGATGATAGGTTGGTCCGGGAATATAAGGACCTAGATTAACATGATTTTTTAAAGAGGATGATTCATTATCTGTAATAAATACTACGTTAGCATTATCACCCCATGTGGATTCTATTAATTTTGCCCGAGATTCTTCGTAAAGCTTACAAGTATGTACAAATATGATTAATTTCATAACATAATATAAATGAATTATTTTATGTTATTTTATGCCATTTTTATTTTTTAATGTAAAATCTATTAAGAAATGTCAAATATAAATGAGGGAGGGATCTTAAGGGAACCGTAGGTTCCCTTAACTAATAGGTACCACTAGGACGATTATTCTTCTTAAATTTATCATCCGAAGACATATCACGAGTAGCCATTCCACCACGAACCCAACCGCTCAATGCAGCCTCTTCTACTGTATTAGCCGGGTTTTTAACATATTCCTCCGCCTTTGAATCTAAAGGATATAGCGAGTAATTAGCAAATGATTTCTCCATAATAGTAGAAACACTCTTCTTATCACTTACAATCTCGCCCTGTTGTAACTGAGATTCCAATGAAGGATCACAACTTCCTCGTCCTAAATAAGGAATAGTTAGAAAGGGGCGTTCTGCTAAACTTAACTTCTCCAAGGGACGTTCTCCTTCTGTTTTCAATAATAAAGCAGAATCAATATCAATTAATCCTCCATTAATTCCGCTTCCATTTGAAGAACCACTAAACATAACAGTTGGCATTTGTGTAGCAAATTGAACATGACTATCTGAAACAGTATCGCTAAAATAGTTTGATAATGTCCAGGATGCGAATCGAGTATTAGAAACATTACGTTGGGTTTCATCTACAGAGTCTTGTCCTAGATGCCCCATATTATTGAACATATAACTTCCAACATGAGCCATTTTATAATTCTATTTATATTATAGTAAGAGAAGGAATTCTGGGAATAATTTATTTTTTATAAAATAAATTTATTGAAAAATATACTTTTTGTGGTCAATCCTTTTCCTTTACAACAAGGGAGGAACAGCATTTTATTTTAAAGGATGGGAACAGCATTTTATTTTAAAGGATGGGAACAGCATTTTATTTTAAAGGAGGGGAACAGCATTTTATTTTAAAGGATGGGAACAGCATTTTATTTTAAAGGATGGGAACAGCATTTTATTTTAAAGGATGGGAACAGCATTTTATTTTAAAGGAGGGGTCATAGGGGAACCTTGGTTCCCCTAGAGGGATCTTAAGGGAACCGTAGGTTCCCTTAATAGTTGGTATGACGTGCCATATTGCGTGCACAAGCAAAATTATTTCCCTCTTTACATGATATCATACTTCCATAACAAAATTCGGCAAAAGCACTTTGATCGTTTGGTATAGTGGTATTGGGATTTGAATTAAATTGCCTCAATGATTGTTCAAATACCATTTCTTCTCCTAAATCTTTAAATAATTTATTTGCTATATCTGGTTGATCAGGATTTGCATCTATTACAAACTGTTTGGCTTCCTTTAATATCTTTGCATTTACATTTTCATTAAATGATGGCGGAGCAGGTTTCTTATCTGGGTTATAATCATAATCTGTTATTAGAACATTTGAAAATGGATTACTTGCATCAGGTTCTTGAAAAATATCATTCTTTATAGCAATACCCTTTTCAACTAAATAATCATGGGCAGGTCCAGAATTAAAACCCTCGGACCGTTTCATTTTAACCTTATCATCTTCAACTGTATGATAGTAATGCATAAGATAAACAATACCAACTGTTAGCAACCCAATTAATAATATACGAATATGTTGGGTTAAGACAAATCCTAAAATAGTTAATATAATAATTGTTCTCGTTACAGCATTCATTTTTTGATTGTATGACATTGTATCTATTGGAAAAAATTCTAAAATATATCTACTATCGAGTAATATGTTTGGGTTCTCAATCCAAAAAGGCACAATGCGTTTTTTTTTACAGTTCATATCATTCTCTTTATTATCTATAATTGTATATTGCGTATTTAGAGATAAATCAGACATGTAATTATTTGATTTTAATGGTTGAGTCATTATATATATATGATTCCTATATTATAATGATAATAATATACAATAAATTTGCTTTATTTGTAGATAAATATATTTATCCATAAATAGAAAATAGACATAACACGGGATAGACTTTGAAGAAAAATACACTGGAAAACTATGGCTAAATAAATTTCTAAATTGGTATACGTTTTTTTATACATTTATCATCAATCTGAAGAGTATCACATTTTGTATCATGGGGTACTATTTTTAAAACACATTTTGATTTCTCACCATATAGCGGAACAGTGCAACCTTTCTCATTCATAATAGATACATTTTTAGAAAATCTTACTCGTTTCATAGTTTTATTTTTCTTAATATTGGCCCTTTTATAGGATTTAGCACATCGAGCACGAAAATGCTCATAACGTTCTTTTACGATTTCATAAGTTAACCCGGATTTTTTACCTAACATAGTATTCACAATTTCATGCAAATCAAAAATATATCTAGAAAATGTTTCACGAGATCGCATTTTTTCATCTGTTAAAGGCAAGCGAATTAAATTTTTACATAAATTTTTACGGCATTTTCCACAAGGTAGAACGTTTTTAAGGTTTAAAATAAATTCTTTGTAATTCTTTTTATTTTCCTCTGTGGGGTGCACTGGATAATTAAAACTCATAGTGTGCATATAATGCCATAATCCAGGTCCCCAAACACTAGTTAACATTCCATCATTGCTTTCATAATCTGTTTTAGAATAAATTTTTAACGAATCAAGAATTTCATTGTTTTTAATTTTATTATTTAATGTTTTATTTTTAGACATAATATGAACGAACCAACTTTATAATATAGTTATATAAAATTTTCACTAAATAACATTTAGGATTATTCGCTAATTTATTATATTAATAATATATTCTTATTTATATAGATAGATGGCATTAGGTGAGGTATTGAATAGAATTTTTCGACCATATTTTTATTATATTATTGGAGTAACAATACTCGTGTTGTTTATAGTTATTGGATATTATGCATATAAAAAACTAATGGGTAAAAAGGATAATAAAATGGCCAATGTTGCAAACGCAAATAGACGCAGTAACGAGGCTATTGTTTATTTTTTTCACGTAGACTGGTGTCCTCACTGCAAAAAAGCTCTCCCTGAATGGCAGGCTTTTTCATCTCGATATGATAAAAAAGAAATAAATGGTTATATAATTAAATGTATAGATAAGAATTGCACGGATGAAACTAGTGAGGTTACTGAATTCATTAATAAATATAACATAGACTCTTATCCAACGATTAAAATGATACGTGACAATAAAACGATTGATTTTGAAACAAAAATTACTAATTCAACATTAGAGAAATTTGTAAATACAATGTTATAATATGGAATTCTATTGTTATGAATTTCCTAGATTTTTTGCTATTTTGACTCCATCATTTACTAATTTTGCTCGTACATTAAAATCATTTGCAAAAGCATAAATGTTATACATTTCTATATATTCAGATTTAATAATGGTTTCATTTGGGACAATAATCTTTTTATTTGCACTACTATTTAAATTTTTTGAAACATTATGTAATATTGTCATAATGTATTCGAATAAATTAGAATCGTTATTTAGTTTGTTCGTTGATTCCTTTTCAACTCTGCGAATTCCAAATATTTCGTTTAATTTTGCACCATTCTGTATGCATTGTTCTAATGGATAATTTGTTAGTAAACCACCATCGCAATAGTATTTTTCACTTTTAAAATAAGGTGAAAATAAAATAGGTAAACATGATGAACAATAAATTGCCTCAATCACTTTCCAATCAGGATGAGTTTTATATGAAAAATCAATTAATACAAAATCTGTTAATTCTGTAGCAAATAAATGTAACTCTATATTTGTTAATTCGTAAAATTCTTTCATAGTAACATCGATTGAAATATCCTTACCTTTAAATAAGGGTGAGAACATTTCCTCAATGATTTTTATATCAAAAATACCTCTTTTATTATAAGAGTCTAATATAGAATGAAAATTAAATTTAAATAAATTATTCCATGGACGTTTTATTAAATAATCATCAATAGATTCCCAATCATATTGTAAAGCTATTATTGTTCCTATAATAGCTCCTGAAGATGTTCCATAAATACTTTGTATATTCTTATAATTCCATACACCACTATTATTAGTTTCTTTTAATACTCCATAATATGTTAATCCGGTAGGCCCACCTCCTGAAATAACTATATGTTTTATAATTGCTTTTTCTTCGGAATTTTCTTTATTTATGTCATTTTCTTCTATATTTTTATTAGTATCAATGTTCTCCATATTATAAAATAATTAAGAAGATTTTTCTATATTTTTTCTTTGTCTACAATATAATATGGCTTGTTTTTTAACAGTAGACGATGATGAAAACATAGGTAAAATTAATATTGATGATTTGTATGAAAAAAAACAGCAAAAGGATATGAAACAGCTTGCTATTTTTAATAAATTATTAAATCGTGTTCATAAACGTATTACATTTACATCAAAGAATAGGTTACTAGATAAACATATATGGTTTACAGTTCCTGAATACATATTTGGAGAACCTATTTATGATCAAGGTGATTGTATTGGATATTTAGTTAAAAATTTACAAGATAATGGATTTGATGTTAGATATGTTCATCCAAATACCCTCTTTGTATCATGGGCAAATTGGGTTCCTTCTTATGTTCGAAATGAAATAAAGAAGAAAACAGGAAAGATTATTGATGAAAAAGGGAATATTATTAGTGAGTTAGAGAACGAAGATGAGAACGACCCTAATTCTAAAATTATGAATAATAATAAACCAGGAGGTAAGGAAAAGAAAGAATATAAACCAATTAATGAATATAGACCAACAGGAAATTTAGTTTACAATCCCGAAATGTTTGAAAAATTAGAAAAACGGGTAAACTAGGGAGGTTACCCTTAATCTCTTTTCGTGTATAAATGAATTTATGCACGAATAGGATATGGGTTATCCTGTCTTTTGTATCCAAATGGATACAAAAACACGGATAGACCTTAAGAAAATTGATTTTAAATAATGAAATAAATAGATTATAATAAAACATATAAACAATGATATCAAATGAAAAATTTTATATTACGGTAAAATCACCAAAAAATATATCTAGAGAAAATGTAAAAATGTCGAGTTCAGATCTTGCTATACAACCACCAGAGAAACAGAAAAATCATTCAAAAACAAAAAAGAAAAAGGTAGAATTATCAAATATAGATAAATCAAAGTTATGGGATATTTTCGATACCGATAAAAAGCAAATCACGAGTAATAATATTGAATGTGTTTATGAAGAATCAAAAGAATTGGATCTATGTAATTTATGTAATTCACCACTTATGATTATGGAAAATGGATTTCCCACATGTATAAATACAGATTGCGGTGTTATTTATAAAGATATTTTAGATTATTCCCCTGAATGGAGATTTTATGGGGCGGATGATAAAAATGCTAATGATCCAACCAGATGCGGTAATGCAATTAATCCACTTTTAGTAGAATCATCGTTTGGTTGTAAAGTATTGTGTAATACAAAATCATCCTATGAAATGAAAAAAATAAGAAAATGGACTGAATGGCAATCTATGCCGCATAAAGAAAAGGCACTTTATGATGAATTCCAATTTATTACTACTATGGCACAAAATTCCGGTATGCCAAAAATATTCATAGACAATGCGATGATTATACATAAGGATATTTCTGAACAAAAAATGTTTCGAGGAATTAACAGAGATGGTATTAAAGCAGCATCTATTTATATCTCCTGTAGACTAAATGGCTGTCCAAGGACAGCACATGAAATAGCAGAAATATTTAAATTAGATAAGACAAGTGCTACAACTGGTTGTTCTATGGCAGTTAATATTTTACATAATATTGAACGTAATATAGAACCATCGCAGAAAACAGATCTATGTATTACATTACCTAGTTCTTTTATTGAACGATATTGCAGTAAACTGAATTTCAATCAAGAACTCACGATGCTATCCAAATTTATTGCTAATAAAATAGAAAAAAATAATATTATTACAGATAATATTCCTCATGCTATTGCTGCGGGTATTGTCTATTTTGTTGCACAGAATTGCTTTTTAAATATAACAAAGCAAGAGATTAAAACTGTCTGTGGCGTTAGTGAAGTTACTATTAATAAATGTTTTAAAAAATTAGATATATTAAGAGATAATCTTATACCCAAAACTATATTAAATAAATATAGATAATTATAATAAATCAAAATGATTCATGCTCACATAAATAACAATAGTAAAAAGCTATTAATTTTTTTTAATGACATGGCTAGAGTAGGGATTGATGATAATAAATTTTCATCATATAAAATATTGAATGAAATATTCAATAATTATGATATATTGTTTATTAAGGATATTAAAATGAATAATTGGTATTTGACTATTATTGATGATGTTTATCAATTAATTAATGATATTAATGAACAATATAATTATGATTATATTTTTGGCTTAACATCTTCATCCGGTTCTATATGTTTATTAAATACATTGCATAAATTTCATAATTTTAGAAAGGCAATAATTATAAATGGGCAAACTACATTAAGCGATGATATTGTAAATATTTATAAAGATATCTGTATTGATTGTTATATTTTTGATAAAGCACATATTAAAGAATCTTATAACGAGCAGTATTTAATACCATTTAATAACATACCTAAGGAGATGTATAGTAAATATATGTTTTTTTATTGTGACTCGATTTCTGATAAAATTTATTATAATTATATGCGAACTATTTATCCTTCAAACTTGTTCTGTAATATTTTTTTTGATAATAATGTTAAACTTCATGGAATATATGTAAAATTTTTATTAAATAATGCTTTTTTTTTAACTAGTATGAAAAATATATTTGATTCATCAGTTGAATTTTAGTAATGTAGCAATTATTTAGAGAATTTAGTAAATAAACATAAGCATTTAGAAGAAAAACATTTTTTATGAAGTTATATTATATATCGAAATGGATGAGGAAAATGTTTCAATTGCTCAAACTATTGAAGAAGAATTAGCTATTGCTGACAGGCTTGCTGCAGAAACTGCTGCAGCAGAATTAGTTTCTTTTATTGAGGAACCTGTTGTAGTTGAGGAACCTGTTACAGTTGAGGAACCTGTTACAGTTGAGGAACCTGCTGTAGTTGAGGAACCTGCTGTAGTTGAGGAACCCGCAGTAGTAGAAGAACCTTCTGTAGTCGAGGAACCTGCTGTAGTCGAGGAACCCGCAGTAGTAGAAGAACCTGCTGTAGTCGAGGAACCTGTTGCAGTCGATGATCATGCTGTAGTTGAGGAACCTGCTGTAGTTGAGGAACCTGCTGTAGTTGAGGAACCTGTTGCAGTCGATGATCATGCTGTAGTTGAGGAACCTGCTGTAGTTGAGGAACCTGCTGTAGTTGAGGAACCTGCTGTAGTTGAGGAACCTGTTGCAGTCGATGATCATGCTGTAGTTGAAGAACCTGCAGTAGTTGAGGAACCTGCTGCAGTTGAGGAACCTGCTGTAGTTGAGGAACCTGCTGTAGTTGAGGAACCTGCAGTAGTTGAGGAACCTGCTGTAGTTGAGGAACCTGTTGCAGTTGAGGAACCTGTTGCAGTTGAGGAACCTGTTGCAGTTGAGGAACCTGTTGCAGTTGAGGAACCTGTTGCAATTGAGGAACCTGCTGTAGTTGAGGAACCTGCTGTAGTTGATGAAGAACATATAACTATAGAGGAAGAACCTGTTGCAGTTGAGGAACCTGCTGTAGTTGAGGAACCTGCTGTAGTTGATGAAGAACATATAACTATAGAGGAAGAACCTGTTGCAGTTGAGGAACCTGCTGTAGTTAATGAAGAACATATAACTATAGAGGAAGAAACCGTTCCAATCGAGGAAACAATACCGAAATTGGTTTTTATTATACCATTTAGAGATAGATTTGAACAAAAGAAAACATTTGATACCATTATGCCGGTCATATTAGAAGATATTCCAAAAAATGATTATAAAATCTATTTTGTTCAACAATGCGATACCCGTGATTTTAATCGTGGTGCTATGAAAAATATTGGATTTCTAGCAATGAAAAGTAAATATCCAAATGATTATCTAAATATTACCTTTGTTTTTAATGATGTAGATACAATGCCAAGGACAAAAAATCTATTAGATTACAATACAACCCATGGAAACATTAAACATTTCTATGGACACCAAAACACATTAGGTGGCATTATTTCTATTAAAGGTGCTGATTTTGAAAAAACATTAGGTTTCCCTAATTTCTGGGCATGGGGATATGAAGATAACATGTTTCAATTTAGAAGTATACAAGCCGGATTAAATATTGATCGCAGTCAATTCTTTAATGTTAATGATCCTAACATATTACGATTAAATGAGACATTTACGCGAATAGTTAATCCCGATGAATTTAATAGATACATAAATACTACTTCTGAAGGTTTTTCTAGTATTTCAAATTTAACTTACGCCTTTGATGAGAATAATAATTTTATTAATGTAACACAATTTACTTCTGAAGTTGCAAACAATCCCGCAAAAAACATGTTACATGATTTAAGAAATGGAAACCGTCCGTTTAATATTAACCCAGTCCAAAACAGAAATAGTTTTCGAAGAAATTCAGGAATGAGATTATTTATGTAATTATATTTATTTATAAAAAACCAGATAAATATAATTAGTTTGATAAAAATAGCGATATGAATATTACACTAGAATTAAATAAAATAATAATATCTAATATCTATTTTTTAGAAAAGAAAAAAAACATTATAATGGATGGAAATTTTACTAAAATATTATATTCAAATAGTTGGTTTACTATGAATGGTTTATATGTTTTATTTCCAATTGAAGTATTAAGCATCGATAAAAATATTAATAAATCAATTCTTAAATTTAATCCATATCAAAACAACAATATAACTATAATACAAGAATTTGTAAAATTAGAACAGCAAATTTTAGAATATTATGTTAAATTGAATAATTGCAAATCAAAATTATCTACTAACTTGTTAAGACAGTTATATTTAGGTACTCTAAAAATATACAAGGATTTTAATTTAACAGATAATAAAAATCTTCATTATATGATTAAAATTTCAGGAGTATGGGAAACACATGAAAATGTTGGTATTACATATAAAGTAATTGAAGTTAACATATGAACCCAATCCGAGGAATTGTTTCAGCAAAGAATATATGTATACAAAAACACGAATAGACATTAAGATCATTTAGATGCAGATTCGCTTTTTATCTTGGTTAATGTATCTAAAGCTGCTTTTAAATTTAAATTTATATTATTAATCTGTCCATTTGTAAAACAATTTGGTGCGTCTAATTTTTCTTCAGAGTTTTTTTTGGAGTTTTTAGAATCTGCTGCTGCTATTGCTGAATCTAAAGTTTCTGCTCCCTCTTGAAAACCTTCCATTAAACTATTACAGTAGAATAAAACAAATAAAAGAACAAAAAAGAGCAAAAGCCCAATTAATACATATTTCTTAAAATTAGATGAAATTTTCATTTTATAATATAATATATTATTATATTAAAATGTCTCAATTCTTAAATACAAATCAATTAGCATTAAGTCATTTAAATCCTATGACATCATGGAAAGGGAAAACTATTACGCAGATAACAACTTCTATAAAAAAAAATCCAGGGAAACAACCTGTTACCAGCAATAGAAAAAACCTGTTTTTACCAAATCCACTAAAGATTTATCGGAGAGAGATTGCGAATCCCATTGATATGTCCAATTGCTATTCCCGTACTTCTTTAAGAATAGATGAATTAAATAGACCAAATGGTTCAATCAATAATACGGCTTCTACAAAAATAAATGGTTTAGTAAACATATTAGATAATAATATACCAAATAATAAGTGTGAGGATCCCGGGACATGTCTTATATTTTTATCACCTGGTGAAAATGCTAAACGCAGATGTAGAAGTAGTGGAATGATAAAAAAGGCATATAATCCGGCAAATAACCGATCTAACTATTTTACAGATTCAAAACAATATCTAACTAGTAGAAATAAAACTTTCACGCAAAATCAATATAATTATATTCGTGTAGGAGATTCAACATTAATACCTAGTCCTGGTTTAGCTGCCTCGAATGTTTATTCTCCTAATGGATTTCCTGTTTGTCCTAAATTTTTTATATCATCGACAACTTTTAGTTATCAATGGTTAGATACGCAATATTATACAGTTACGGTTCCATCGGGATACTATGACATAAATGATTTCAATGGAGTATTACAAAAAACTATGATGACTAATTATCATTTTCTTGTTAATAATAATAATGGTTCAAATACATTTTTAATTAATCTTATCTATAATGATGCTACCAATACTATTCAATTTCAGTTTTTCTGTTATGATAAAGCCAATTTCCCTGCTAGTAAGTATTCTTCTGATTTAAGAGCTAATGTAAATTGGACTCAACGTATTTCTGGAACAGGCATTACTCCTCCAAATCAAGGAAGTGGCGTGGTATTATCATTGCAATTTCCTAATAATAATTTATTTAATGCTCTTGGATTATCAAGCGGAAGTTTTCCATTAAATATTCAAAACCCAATATCAAGAGCAAATACAAGTGCTAGCTGGAGTTGGTCAAATTATACTTCAAATTATACAACAACACAAGTTTATAATTCCGGTGTTAATCCAGGACTTAAAACTGTTTATAATAAGATCTATTATAAACCTAATAATCCTCAATTTGCTCAACAAGGTGCTGTTTCTAGTAGTTCATTAATTAATCGTATAAAGTATGATACAATTAACACTGCTGCTTATAAAACTAGTGGAAATATATTTGGAGCTACTGCGACAAAGGCATATGGTGGAAATATAGCAAACGCACTTGCATATGGTGTGTCTGAAAATCCTTATACCATGAAAGATAAGATTGGTTACCCCAATATTTCTTATCCATCTTTCTTACCTGGCTCTAATATACAAAGAAATTGTATGGAAAAGTCTATAAATGGTTAAGGGTCTATCCATGGAATTGTATTCAAATAAATATTGATATAAAAATGATTTTATAAATAATATATCTATAAAATGACATATTATTTATTACCAAAAACCAGTTATTTAATTCATAAGCATATTGATTATATGGAAAACAAAGAAATACCTATACCTGTTATATCGAATTCATTGGCAATGTATCTTTATAATATGAAGGAAAAATTAGATAAAAAAGAAAAGGATTGGGATATATTTAAAAAATATACAAATCCCTATGAATACATCCATACGCAATTATCTTATAAGAAAAAATCAATTTCAAAACATAAGCCTTTATCACGATCGTATTTTAAAATGGTAGAAATTATAAATACTTTTGATCTAGTTTTTGATTCTAGACCAATTAATAGTTTTCATCTAGCAGAAGGACCTGGTGGTTTTATAGAAGCATTAGTTGAATTAAGAAAATGTCAGCATGATAAATACGTGGGTATGACTATATTAGACGAATTGAATGATCCTAGTATTCCAGGTTGGAAAAAATCAGAAACTTTTTTAAAACAGAACAAAAATGTTTTTATAGAAAAGGCTGCGGATAACACTGGTAATATTTTATCATTGGATAATTATAATTTTTGTAGAAACAAATATGGTTCCACGATGGATTTTATTACTGCGGATGGAGGATTTGATTTCTCACTTGATTTTAATAAACAGGAAATTAATATTGCAAAATTGTTATTCGGACAAATTGCATATGCTATTTCTATGCAAAAAAAAGGTGGATGTTTTGTATTAAAAATGTTTGATACCTTTATGCAACATAGCATTGATTTGTTATATATATTATCATCATTTTATGATAAAGTTTATATAATTAAACCACATACGAGCAGATACGCGAACTCGGAGAAATATATAGTTTGCAAGGGATTTACTGATATTCCATTTGAACAATATTCTACATATATTGAAAAAACATTTGAAAATATGTTATCCTCATCTGGTAATTTGCATATTCATAGATTTTTAAATTTACCAATTTCTATGCTGTTTTCAATAAAACTAGAAGAATATAATGCAATATTTGGACAACAACAAATAGAAAATATACATTATACTATTATGCTAATTGATAATAAACATAAACAGGATAAAATAGATTCATTAATTAATACGAATATACAAAAATGTATAATGTGGTGTACAAAATATAATATACCTTATAATCAAATAACATATCATACAAATATATTTCTAGATGGTAACACAACAACAGATGTATAGAAATATAGATATTCTATTTAGTTATAAATATATTTATGCACGAATAGAGATTAATTTCTTATGTAAAGGGATGGAACTTTCTTATGTAAAGGGAGGGAACTTTCTTATGTAAAGGGAGGGAACTTTCTTATGTAAAGGGAGGGATCTTAAGGGAACCGTAGGTTCCCTTAAAAGGTTCCCTTAAAAAATTGATTTTTAATTTATATTTTTTACATATATAAATTAAAAACTTTTCAAAATGAATTTATTTATTCTATCTCTTTGTTTCAAAGAATGTGCTGAATTGATGTTTGATAAACATGTTTCAAAAATGCTCCTTGAAGCTGTTCAAATGTTATGTACAAATATTCAAATAATTGATCCTGATAATGAAATACAAAAAGAAATAAAATTATATAAAATAGCTCATAAAAATCACCCATGTACTATTTGGATGCGACAATCATTAGAAAATTATATATGGACACTTGATATGATAGATGCTATGCATAATGAATGGAAATACAGATATGATCATCCTCCTGAAAAAAAACATAAATCCTTTATTGTTGCAGAATATTTGAGAAAATATGCTCCATCTGAAAGTAAATTTCCATTAAAAGGTCTTACTCCATTTGCTCTCGCAATGCCTATAGAATGTAAATGTGATGACCCCGTTCTCTCTTATCGTAAATATTATCAATCAGAAGCTAAACAAAAAATTGCGTCTTGGAAAAAACGTGGAATACCCGAATGGTATGAAATTATTACAAATCAATAAATTACTTCTTTATAGTTATAAACATCTTTTCCTTACTTATAGAAACTGCTGGAATATCTGGTTGTTTTTTTAGCACTAATCTTTTCTTCTTTTTAATTGGTTCTTCCTCTACTTTTTTTTCCTCCGCATCTACTTTTTTTTCCTCCGCATCTACTTTTTTTTCCTCCACATCTACTTTTTTTTCCTCCACATCTACTTTTTTATCCCTTTCTTCTATTATTTTCACCAACTCTTTCTTATCTTCCTCGCTATGTTTTTCATCAAATTCTAACTCTTTTGAAATAACATGTGCCATCTTTTTAACATCTACATCACGTATTTTTTTAAATATGAAATATCGATTCATGAACGATATGCGTTTTTCTTCAGGTGTCATATATTGTGCCTTCCTATAATTAGCACGATTATTAGGATTTCCTTTTAATTCAATTTCCATTAGATTAAACAATTCGGAAAACATTCCTGTTCCATTTGGTAAATTCTTATATTTTGCTTCATCTTTAGAAAGCAAAACAAACCCATAATCCTCCATTATCCGCGTAAAATAATCGAAATTAACCAAATATTCTCTGAAATATTGGTTGATGCTTTCTTGAAATACGTTAATTGCATATCCTAAACTCATTTCTTCATCTGGAAAACCGGTTTGGTCATACATTTTTATTATTTCATATATTTTACGGCCCTCCTTCATGATAGTAACTCCTTCTTCATTTTTAACAGATTTCAGTAAATTAAATACGGTTCTTCCATCATAACATGTTCCGATAAAATATCCATTTATTTTAGTACATTCAGCAATGTTTCTTAACAGTTGATGAAATGTATCTTTGTTCTTGAAGAAGTAATGCATAGCAAATTGACAGGATGTAATATTGAAACCACTTTCTGCGACACCATATTGATTATAGACTCCCTTTCCTAATATTGTTACATCTTTAGCCCCCTGTCCAAATATGGCCTTTGCAACTTGTTTATCCTTTTCAGTAGCAAAAGCTTGTCCGCTTCGAATATTTAATCCACTATCACCATTTACAAATAGAGCCTTTGGAATATGACCATTTTTGCGTGCTTCATTTAAATATCTTGCACAAGCTCCATCAATTTGATTATGAATATTATCTTTCGAAATATCAATCCCAAATACAAATGATAGTTTTGCAACTACCCATTTTTTTAAATCTCCTGCTTTTCCTACCGCAATATCTATTAATGTATCTCCTACATGAGATACACCCAAAATCAGATTTTTTTTAACATATAAATTATGAAAATCTCGAAGTGCTTGTGTACTTGTTTCTTCATTAGAACGGTTATAATATACCTCTTCATCCATAGTCCTTTCTGGAATATTATCACCAGTACATATCATATCCTCTGTAATCGGATGATGGATTGAATACCAATTATTATTAGCAACCTTGTATGCGTTTCCGAAATTATTCTTTCTACTACGTAATTGTGCAGTTTTATCATAACGCACACGCAATGGAACCCATTTCCAACCATCTTTATTTGAATCTACATATTTGAATTCTACTATCATATCATCTTCAAAATATTCTCCTTCTTCTGTTTTCATAAATAGCTTGGTTCCATCTTCTTCTAATATAATATTACAAAAGCATGCATTTGGGTCATATGGATCAGTAGGAACAAAAGGGACTGGTTTATATTTACTTTCATTATCTGTATCAGGTTTTGTTGGTAATGCGTCATTTAATAGATCTTGAAAAGGATTTACATATCCATCTGTTCTTGGATCAAATCCAACATGAAGTACCAATGTCTTATATTGCGTAACATCTTGTATACCAAACATATTATGGCCATCTTGGAATATATGATGTATTTCATCTTTACCTGTTTTATCTTTTTTAATTGATACCAAGAAATCAATTGTATTGAATTCAGCTGGTTTCCATTTAAATGATTGTGACCATGTTATTTTAGATAATTTTCCAGCTGGACCACCAGGAATTGTTCCACCAACTGCTAAATCCGATGGTGTAAATATTAATCCATCAGTATTATATTCGTATGTTCCATCTTTTATATCAGATAATATACTAGAACATCCTTCGAAAATTGTAGCAGTTTCACTAGTGGCTTTAAAAGTCTTACATTTTACAATAAAATCTGCTGATTTTTTATTTTCTTTTGAAACTACTTCTTTTTCCACTACCTCTAAAATAGAAATAGGCTTTAATAAATCAATAAACTGTTTAAGTATATATAAACGAAATTTATGTTCATCATCATCAATGTCTTCTCGTAAAAAGGGAAATTCTCTAACCGACTTTTTATTTACATAATAAACATCGAAAGCTGCATATAAATTAATATATTCACCTTTCTTATTATATTTAATATGTTCTCCATCAATAATACTATTATGAATCGTTTTTTCTGCGGTTTTAGTTCCTGTAAATATAATTGTCATATTAGTATCAATCATATAAATTTTACCATCTTCTGATACATATAATAGTTTTCGATCACCATCAGCTTTATCTGTAACAGTAAAATTATTTCGAATATTTGGTACAAGAGATGTTTCTGAAATAGGTACTATATTATCTAATTGTAATGTGAAAGATGAAGGTCCAATAAAATCACCTGGATTTACTCTTCTTGGTATATGTTCATCACCATGTACTACTTTCATGTATTCTTGTATAATCTTCTCTTGTTCAGTATAGGAAATAGGGAATTTTGTACCTTGCAAACCACTCAAAACAATTCGTATAGATTTTCGTAAAGCAGTCAAAAGTTTGGAAACTGTATCGTAATCAGTCCCTTTTCCTACACTTGCATTATCTACTTCTAATTCGATTTCATATTGTTCAATATTGTTAAACACACCAGCCTCTTGAATAGTATATTGTGGCAATGGAACTTTGTTCTCTGATTTTGCTGAAGATTTTACAATACTTAAATCTGCAAAGATTGGTAATTCATCATGATAAAATCGTACACGATTCATACTTCGAAATAGTTTCTTTGAATCTGCCCATCTACTAATTATGTTTCTAGATATTTCAGATTGAACATTATAGTCTTGTTCCGTTTGAAAAGATACACGAAAATTAAAATCATCCATGTCCAAGCGATTTATGAATCCCCCGGATTTATTCATAGCAGTCATTTTCCTAGTAAATTTCACTTTATTAAAAAGTGTAGATGGCATATTTATTACTGCTTGAATACTGTTAGTTCTACAATATTCTTGTATTAAATCAGTACCAACTAATTCACCACGAATAGACATCTTTGTTTTTCCTGTTCTAGAATCAACTGACTCAGGTATAATGCGTAAAATTTGCATCCCATCGGGGTTTTGTGTTTTAAACCCACATGAATAAAGCTGTTTTACTACATTATCATAATCGATTTTAGATATTGGGCGTGAATTTCGTGTATTTGTTCCAAAGCGTATTTCTAATTCATTGTTTTTATTATGACTGCGTATTACAGGATTACTTTCTAAATACTCTTTTACGATATTTTCGAATTCTTGTGTTTTTTGCTTTATTGATTTAGGTGATGATGTCTCTTTTTCTTCTGTTTTTTCATTTCTACCTTGTTTCTTTTCCATAATATATGATTTGTATATAGTAATTATATATTATTTATCTTTATCCTTATAATTATTTCAATTTTCTAGGGGAACCTACGGTTCCCCTATGACCCCTCCCTTATGTATATTTTTCACAGCATATTCATATTGATCCCTCCCTTATGTATATTTTTCACAGGATGTTAATCTCTATTCGTGTATAAATATATTTATGTACGAATAGAGATTAATGAACCGTAGGTTCATCTCAAGGGAGGGGTTAAAGGGGAACCGTAGGTTCCCCTTACCAGATGCACGCCTTTGCTATTTCATTATATAAATCTTGCTTCTTATACTTTTTATCTTCTTTATAAATTCCTAATTTCTTTGCCAAAAATTCCAAATCTTCAACCTTATAATTCGACGCTGCCTTTATTGGTTTAAAATAATTCTCTAAACATATCATCTTCTCTTTCATATCTTTTATTTCTTCTTTTGTTAATTCTGTAATATTTACAGAGTATTTGCTATATTCATCTTTATAAAGTGCAAATGTTGGTATATCATCAGAATCTTTATCAGAAATAAATTCTAACATTAATAACTTTGATGAATTTACTATTATTAAATTAATATTGTAATATACCAATAACGCGAATAAGCAATTCATGCTAGTATCCTTTTGACTAGTAAGAAGTTCCGATAATATTTCTTGTACACCTGCTTTTGTAATTTTAACATTTGTGTTTTTCATTTTATGTGGATTGGATGTTATAAACTCTCCTATTTTCTTTTTAATTTCTAGTTCTTTTATACCATAATTTCGATCAATTTCTAGATATTCACCATATCCAAAATGAATTATATAAAGGCACCAGAAAAGGGTATCGTGTTGTTTAGGTGATATTAATTCATTGGTAACCAATGGTTGATTAACAATTTCAGTCTCTACAAAGGTATTTTGCATTAAAGGTTGCGATTGTTGTTCGTTACATAATACTTCGTCATCAGAATCACTTTCTTCTGAAAGTAATAACTTACCTCCCTTAAATGCAACTTTAGATCTTAATAGAATTGCTGCTCGATTTGCATTTGTTAACATATAATTTTGTAAAACATTTAAAACATTATTGATATTTAAATGTTCTTTTTTAATAAAAAATATAGGATTTAATAAAGCTGACATTATTTATTCAATGAACTATATAATATTGTTGGATTGTCTTTATTTTCTTTTTCTATAAAGAATGCGTTTTTGAATTCTTCCTTTTGATATTCAATTGTTTCTAATGATTCCTCCTGATCTTTAATATAAGAAACATATTCTTTTAATTCTGATAATGTTTCTTCCGGTAAATAAGTCATATTAACATAACATCCACTCTTGTTCTCATTTATTTTTGTTAATTTTTTAGATAAAATTTTCAATATTTCAATTTGATGATATTTACTCATAGATTCTATTGTTTTTTTTAATTTTTCTAGGTTCTCACTATTCTCCATATTTTATTAATTTAATTATTAAAAAAATTTTATATTGTTTTATCATTTGATATGTTTTATAATATATTATTTTTTTTATCCAAAACTACTTCTTTTAGAACATTTCGAATAATTTTTTCTTCCATCTTATCTTGTTCATCCTTGTATTCAGATCCTAGAGAACTTAATGATATTTTTATGAATTTCTCATTTTCAGGTGTATCCAAATGACGAAAATCAGGATTTTGTTCTTGCCATTCTGGTAACATTTTAAGATTCTTTCTTGCTATTACTTTGAGAACATTTCTTAATTTTGTTTTTTCAGCATTCTCCTTTTCCCAGGTATCTTGATCTTTTATATAAACAGTCTCTCGTTTTATGTCTGTACAGTGAAATGGCCGTTTCGTAATATCTAAATCTTTTAATGCATTCACAAATATTCTGGTAATTCCTTGAGTATATCCTAATTTCCCTGTTTCTTCAATATCATTGACAGTAAGCTTTAATGAATTTATAAAATCATCAATATTTAATGCATTCTTACACTCCTCATTTAAAAACATGTTCAAATTAAATTGATTGTTTGTAATATTATTTGTTGTATTAATAACCTTGTTTTGTTTTGATAACTCCATAATTGTGTTTTGTAATTCTTTATTTTGTTCTACTAATGAATTTTGAATTTCCTTGTTTTGCTTTAATAACTCCATAACTATATCTGATGTAAAACTATTAGACGGAGATTGCTCTGGATTTTTAGCACTAGTACTTTTTTCAATAGGGGTAATTTCATTGCAGTCATTATTTTTTGAAATCATTGAACATAGCTTATGCTTTTTGGTCTGGATATGCCTTTTGAAATCATACTTATTTTTTGTATTTAAATCACAGCATTCACAGTAATAAGTCACACTAGTACTTTTTTCGTAATCCTTACCATTCTCTAAATTTTTAGATATTCTTTTATGTTTTGCAGTCAATAAATGTTTCTTATAGTTTGCAAGATCACTCGTAATATAGTTGCATTTTTCACAATATTTTTCACTAGTAGAATTCATGCGGTTTTTGCGTTTTTATATACTAGTTCTTGCGATAAAAAATCGCTAAAATATACTAATCCCAAAAATGTCCAAAAAAGTTATGCAGTGCGTATTTTGGATGATTTTTTTGGTATTTACAGCGTTTCAGTCACAAACGCATTTTTTGGACCCCCTTTTTAGAAACTATTTTCAGAAAAATAAAAATGGACATTTATTTTTGTCCATTTTTGAAAATCGGCCGGACTTTTTTCCGGAGTTTTTTTGGGGGTCTTTACATATTTTTATGTTAAATATGTAAATTATCTTAATATGGAAAATAGAATCATATTTAATATGAAAAATAGGAAAAACTTGATTATTATTATTATTGCTAATAATCTATCGAAATATAATAAAATAATTACAAAATATGCACTCATTACGAGTTTAATATTGGGTTGGCTTCTATTTATGTTATTTAATGTATTAATATTAATAAAAACATCAATATTATTAATATCTATTTGTTGTTCATTGGGTTCTCTGTTTTCATCTAAATATTCGGATTCGTTGTTATTATCATATTGTTCTCTACAAATAATGCAAATTAAATTTTGTGAGAACCACTTAATTAAACATTCTTCATGTACAATACAATTACAATTGCATTTTTTAATAATAAAAGGGTATTTTTTAACAATATTAGTTAATATTTCATTGTACTCATTATTATAAGCAATAGATTCAAGACAAATAATACATTCGGAATTATTTATTTCACTCGATATATTATTAAATTGTGGTTTATCTAGTTCTATAATTTCATCTAATATGTCATAACTTGAAATTATAGTGAACTGCATTATATATTACTTAATAAATTATTTTTTTTAAATACAATTTATATTGTAATAAATCTGGCAGTTGCTTTTATACTATTAAGTGACATTGACCATCCATTCCATGCTGGACAAAAAATCCATAATTTAATAGTGTCATCTATTGCTACGTTTTCTGGAGGAATGGAGAACCTGTAAATATTATCCGGGAAATTATTACGATCAATTTGTAAGCACTTTACTAGTTTTTCATCATTAATTTGATAACGCATATGACATTGATTTGTTCCACCAAAGCCTTGGTCACTAGAGTTACATTCAATATCGATGCCAAATAAATTATAGTATTCAGCTGGACGTAGATCTGATTTTACTTTGAATTCGCATGAAATTAAATTATTAAAATCCGCACCATATCCTACACAAAAAGGTTCTCTAATAATTCTTGTACCCAGATGATTTATTTTAACAGGTCCATTGAAATCAATGGGGATGTTTATATACAAAGGTTCTGATGGAATACTATAATGTTCTATCTTGTCTGATGATGATGTTTCGTGTACATTTTCTTCAGAGAAATTCTTATTAATATTTGTTATATCCCTTTCAGTTATATTTATCATCAGTTTTACTGATTGGGAGTTCTCTTCTGTAACTGGATATTGATTTATTTCTGTAATACTGATTTTTTCATCAGGTTCTGCACTGGCTATTCCGTCAATTTTATTTATGAATTCAGTGATTTGTTTAATTACCCAGTCTTTATCTGGAATATATCCGTTTGTTTCTTTTAAATACATTGCATATAAGTTCTCAATAATAATATTTGCAGGTATATCAGTATCATTTAATTGGTTCTCCCCAATCATCATCCATGCCTTCTGTAAAATCGGATGTTTAATACGAATCGCTGTTCCTAAAATTTTATTTTCTAGGAATATTTGGTCTTCAATAAGCGGTTTTATTTCAACAAATGTTTTTTCTAGTTTTGCCAATATTTTTGAGGGAGAAGGATTGGATAAAAAGAAAAAGAATTGTTCGATGCTTAAACACTTGGGTCTGATAATTTTTGTATCCCATTCAGAGAACTTTTTTAAGATGTTTGAGAACTTCTTTAATTTTATGCTGATTGTATGTAATAATTCGAATTTTAGTTCATGTTCTATAGGAATTCCATAGCTATAGATTTTATATAAATTGTTAATGGAGCGCTGTAGGGAATAAATAGCTCCCTCATAGATTGGAAATTGTTCATTTGTTATTTCTAAAATGCTTTGAATAGATTGTAATTCGCATAGAATTATTTCAATACAAGCTTTTAATCCTTTAAATACGGAAATGATATCTATCATTGTATAATTATTCAGGATAAATTATATCAATCTAAAAATGGTATAAAGAATATACATGATATATTGTATCGGGGTTCGCGAGTGACCTCCGATGAAATCTATCCCATGTATTCTTTACAATCAAAGAATACAATAGATAAAAAAAGGTAAGTTCTTTTTTGCACCTGTAGCTCAGTGGTTAGAGCACTGGTCTTATGAGCCAGTGGCCGAGAGTTCGATCCTCTCCTCGTGCATTTTCTCCTTTTTGGTGAGTTTTTCGGAGAAGTTAAATGAAAAAATTCACGAATTTGCTTCGTTAGCTCAATCGGTAGAGCACTGGGTTTAATTACCCGCTCATTCGGCTGTTACTCATTTTATAAGTGGTAAGGCACCGAGAGGCAGTGAGATCAAAACTCACACGAAGCGAAAAAGTTTCATAATGGTTTTGAAACAATTATGAAATAAATAATAATAAAAAACATTATAATTAAATACTTTTATGAAAATCTTTTTTATGTATCTAAATTACAACCAACATATTCCATTTTATGTTTCTTATTGTTTTTTGAATAGTTTTTAATCTATCACTTATTCTTTGTCTTATAATATTTATTAAACTTCCCAGATCCTAATTTTAATTTATATTCGTGCATAAATGTATTTATGCACGAATAGGATATGGGTTATCCTGTCTTTTGTATCCAAATGGATACAAAAACCCGGATAGACCTTAAACTATAGGTTTTAACTTTTTATAATCAACATATCCTTGATGCCAATGTTTTAAATATTTAGGATAGCCAGCATAAATCACTAATAAACCAGCATCCCAAGTATATCTTTCAAAAGCCAATGGTATTTCATCAACATCTTTTAATAATTTAGTTGCTTCAATTACAAGCTTTTGCCAGTTGTATGGTGCTTTTTCTATATTTTTGTATGTACTAATGGCAACTGGTTTACCCTGACCATTTAATTTTTGGAATTTTTCCCTTAATTTTTTTATATCTTCGTTTGTTATTTCATCTTTGAATTTTTTTTCTTCGTCTTTATCCATTTTTTTAAAGTAATGAGAAAATTGTTTTATAAGACTTTTATTAACGTGTTGTGCATTATACTCTCCAGCTATTTCAAGGTGTCCTACTTCTTCTTCAAATTGGGCTGCTGTTAATGGTGCTTTAAGTGGCGATATTCTTTGAATACTACGACTTCTTGACCGGGTTCCTGAACTACTTCGTGACCGACTTCGTGAAGACATTTTTGTATATATATATATATATATATATTCCTAAATTATTTCAATTTTTTGAAAATAATAATGAAATAAATATAGAACTACCCCCAGATAATACTAATAAAAACATGCAAGAAGAATTAAATGCGATCGGACAAAAAACCATATCTGATTATGTAAAAATGACATTTTTCTCTAAATTAAAAACCAATAATATAGTCCTGGATATGTTTCTCTCAACATTTCTTGTATCGATCATAACATACAATATACAAAACATTTCCTTTAAAAACATATCAACAATAAATAAACATAGTATCATAGAAAAATTAAAATCAGCCTTTTATAGAAAATATTCAATAACTTTTGAAGGAAGGCAATCTTATGTAGTAAACAAATATACTCAAACGCCAAGAATATCAGCATGTTTCTCAGATAGTTTCAAGGCTATTTACTATGATATTTTAAAAACCATGAGAAACAATAATACAGTTTATGATATACAAGAATACATTACTTATGCTGAAAAAAGGTTCTCTGAAAAGGTAGATTCAGATATGTTTATTATTAAACAAAAATCACCCATTTTATATAATGAACCTCTCCAAATATACGTAATAACTGAAATAAAAAAGGAGGAATCATGCATAGAAAAAGGATCATCAACAAAAATAGATAATATAACAATAACCCTCTATTCATATAAATCTAATATTTCCCAAATCCAAGATTTTGTGAATATTATAAAACAGAATTATTTGGACCAAATCGAGAACAATCGTGTTGGTAAAAAATTCATATATACTTTAAAAAAGATACCAAAGAAAGATGATGATGGAAATCCAGAATTATGGAATGAAACTATTTTTGAGAGTACGAGAACCTTTACGAATATGTTTTTTGAAGGAAAAGAGGATGTTTTGAATAAAATCCAATTTTTTCTCAATAATAAAGAATGGTATTATGAAAATGGTATACCATATACTCTAGGTATTGGATTGTATGGACCACCAGGTACAGGTAAAACATCATTTTTCAAAAGTTTGGCTAATTTAACAGGAAGACACATAGTTATTCTTTCTTTGAAAACTATTAAAACAAAACAACAGTTAGAAGAAACCTTCTTTGAAACAAGGTATAATAATGAGAATAAAATAAACAGCATCGGATTTGATAAAAAAATCATTATTATTGAAGATATAGATTGTTTGGGAGAACTTGTTTGGAAACGGGAAAAAACAATTAAGAAAAATAATAAAAAACAATCACCAAATCATAACAACAACACCCAAAATGCCGTAAATACCGTTTTAAATCAGATAATAGAGAACAATACCAACAATGAAAAGACAGATTTTATTGATTTATGTAAAAAGAGCGATGACAACATAACATTAGACGATATTTTGAACTTGTGGGATGGTATAAGAGAAACACCAGGTAGAATTTTGGGTATAAGTAGTAATCATTATGATAAATTAGATCCTGCTCTAATTCGACCAGGACGAATTGATATTTCACTTCATTTGAATAATTGTACAAGAAACATGATAAAGCAGATGTATAAACAATATTATAAATCTGATATAGATGAGAACATTTTAAATAGTATAAAAGATGGTTATTTTTCACCAGCAGAAGTTATTAATTTTTATGTATTGAACAGAGAGAACCCAGAAAAATTCTTGGATTGTTTTATTAAAAATAATAAAGTGAGAAAATCATAGCACAAATACTATAAACTACCATAAATATTGATGATTGATACAAAAAGTTAATGTGCTCAATATCTTTATCAATATTAACAATAACAATATTATTTGCCTCTTCAGAATCTTTTTCGATAATAATTTTATTATCAATAACTTTTTTAATTTTTTCCAAATATAAAATAGCATCCATATTTTCTTCTTGAGCATGTTGCAACCATTCATTTAAAGATAGATCTTCGCGATCTAAATCAGTACCATATTTTTCTTTTCCTAACCTCGCACGTTCTTTGAATTGTTTAACAATTGAAAAAACAATAGAATCTGTGTTTTCTTTTGTAAATAAAATATCGTCCATTATATTTTATTATATTATATCATTTTTATATTATTCATCTTCGTATTCTTCTAAAAATTCATCACCACCGATTGTTAATTTAGGTTTTGTATCATCTCCTCCTCTCTTTTTATCAGAACGTTCATGTTCGGTTTTTCTATTAACATATTTTCCAATAACGCAAATATATGGATCATTTAATTCAAATCTAACACCAATAATACTAACTATAATTTTTGTATTTTCCTTAATTTCGGCAAATTTACGATCAGTAAAATGATGATCACGTGCGATGAACACTGTAATTGGAACATTTCCGGTTTCATCAACAACTTCTGCATGAACACCTGCCTTTGTAATTGTTTTAGTTATGCATTCAACCAACATGCCTTCAACAGGATGACATATCATGCATTCAAATACAGTTTGAAATTCTATATTTTCATTATTAATTGTGCCGCTAGAATATCGAATAACCTTTACTGAATTAGGACGAATAAATCCTTCTGCAATACATTTGCCCTCTGTTTTTTTAGATATAATTTTCTCTAAATTTTGTTTCATATTTTTACCAACTTGCGTAATAGGAATCATAACTTTCATTGTTAAAATAGACTGTAGATAAACACCATATATTTTACGTTCTTCATTACTTTGTTTTCTTTCAGCCATTTGATTGATATACTAATAATGATATAAATTTATATATTTATATCATTTTATTTTGATTAAAAATTCAATTTTTTTGAGGGGAACCTTGGTTCCCCTCTAACCCCTCCTATTAAGTGAACCTTGTGTATTAGAAAGAAAAATTTTGTTCATTTTTCACCTTCTAATAACAAGGTTTTGAGGGAGGGATCTTAAGGGAACCGTAGGTTCCCTTAATGAGGTCCCATTATTCGTAGGGCATTTGTTCAGTATTTAAAAACCACCTTTTATTATCCTTTTTAATCTCATCATAGTATCGTAATAATATTTCTAAAACAACACATAAACCTGGCTTTATAATATCTTTAGAATTTACATTTATTTCACTATCTGGTTCACTATCGCTATATTTGATATTTGAAATAAAATTAATACGTTTAATAACATCCTTTTTAACTTCAACATTACAAACAGAACCAATTTTAATCTTTGAATTTTTATCTAATATTTTAAAAACAATATTTTCTTTTAATGCCTGCATAAAACCAAAATATCGATTTAAAATAGATAATCGAACATATAAAAAGTTTGCACTCTGTTTTTTCGCAATTAGTTGATCATCTTTATCTGCTTCTAACCATGTCCAACTATTTTCCGAATCATTTTGAATAAAAACCTTGTTTTGAACTTCATCATTATCATTATCAGTTGCCAAAATAATCGCATTCATTCCACGTACCTTTACAATTTTCTCATTAAAATAATTTTGTATATATTTCTCATTTGATAAACTATCCAATACAGATTTTTCACCAGAATAATAATATCGGACAATGAATAGGCGATCATTAAGAGATAGCGAATCTAAATAATGATAAATAATGTATTTGTTCAATAAATCGGTTCGTATTTTATGTTTATCCAATAAGAAATCATAAACATAGCCAAAATTAATATACCAATCTGTATTTTTATTAAATTTCTGTTGTATTTTTTCATATTTTGCAGTTTCGATAGAGGAAAACTTATTATTCATATCTATTAATATTTCGTTATATTTTTTACGTATATATTCTTGTTCATTACCAACAAGTTCAACTGTAGCAGGAGCATGATGCGATTTATTTAATTCGATTTCTAATAAATTTCGTTTATAATCTACCGGAATGCTTCTGTCAAAAACACTGGAACTTTCATCTGTTATTTCAATAGGTTGAAAAGCATAATATTGATCACGATTTATTAAATATCCCGGACGTCCATGTTCATCGTATATATATTCGGTTTTATTATTAATAAATCTAGATAATGCAAAATCAATTTGATCTTCGGGATATTCTTTAATAATTTTTATTTCTTGAATTAATTGTTCTCTAGTATAAGCAATCTTTTTCTTGAATAAATCACGAATTCTTTTAACTATGCTTGTATAATTCATTTTTCCATAATCTTCAGAATAAGTATCCTTTATTATCTCTTTTGTTTCCGAATGTGGAGAACATTTGAATTCATCTGGACACTCATCATAATCACATAATTCAGAATAATCTCTATCACCTACTTGATAATCAATTAATTCATCGGCTTTACTAGATAAGCGGATTTTTATTATTTTACTTTCCGAAAGTGTTTGCAGTTGTTTCATTGTAAAGTTATGTTGTCCAATATTTAGTAAACAATCAACAGAAATTTCTTTTAATAATCGGGTTACCTCACCAATTTGTTTTGCTTTTTTCTCCGCGTATCTATAAACATATAGGTCAGCGGTTTCTTCATCATTTCTGGGAAGGGTGCTATGTAAATATATTTCTACATTTCGATCTTTAAAATCTTTCAACATACAGTGACTAAAATTACGAACACCTCGCCCTATAATTTGTTCTATACGACTCATATTATACCATGGATCCAATATATGAATTTGGCGAATGCATTTAAAATCCAATCCTTCGGATCCGGCTTTTGATATGATGACAACCTTTACCTTTTCACCATTTATATTATTGGTATTCGTAACATATTTAATATCTTCCAAATTATTTGGTGATATTCCTCCATTACCAGTTATCATAACATACCTAGCAGGATTAAATTCACTTGCTTTATTCTCCTGAATAAACTGCGATTTCGGTTTCATCGTAATAGCATCAATAGGTTCCGTAGGTGGTGTTTTAAATAAGGATTTTGCATGAGTTGATTTAGAACAAAACCGATTAATTCCCATTTCTTCTAATGCTAATGCTATTGGAATAATAGATCCTTCTATGTACTGTGAAAAAATAAGGACAATTCCCTTGGATTTTTTAATACATTCGCATATTTTAGCTATTTTATTACTGTATTTACCAATTTTATCCGGGTGAAAAAAGCGTCCATGATTCACATTATTTAATATAGTTGGCTTATATTCAAAATTATAAATATTTGGATAGGGTGATTTCTGTATAGTATAATTCATAGTATTAGCTAACCCCTTTTTACCAATATATTGATTTATCAAATCTTCGTTTTGTTTATCTTCGAATTCATTTGGTTCTTCTGATTTAGCAGTTAAATTATCTAGTTGGGCACTAGGGAAAACAATATCTAGTGCCTCTATTGGTTTCATTAAATGTATGTATCCAAAAACATCCATGTTCTCAAACGAGGGCATTTCCCTTTCAACACCAAATTTATTAACTACATTGGTTGATTTATTACGCATATGTTTTATAATAAAATCGTATCCTTTAGCCTGGTATTCTCCTATTTCTGATAAAAATACAGGAATGTTCTCTAATTTACCATCAATTTCTCGCCCATTCATTTGTTTTGTTGGATATTCATTATTTTCATGAACAGTTTGTAATGAATTTTCAGGAGAAAACACATCAGGATAAATACGGTAGGGAAAAGTATATGGATTTTCACCACGAACATAAGAAATGCTACCTATTAATTTTCGGGTCAAAAGTTCTCTGCCATCCTCGATTTTTTTATCTGTTTTATCACTTTTATCTTTGAACTTACCATCCTTATCAAAAATATCACTTTCACGAATAGTACTTTGTTTATTAACCAAGTTTATTAAGTTCGTTAACCAAATGATTTCATTATAGTTATTATACATAGGAGTTGCAGATAATAATAATAGTCGCATGCTAGTAGTATAGCGTGCCACATCCATTAGTAACATAGCAGTTTTTCCCTCTTGTTTATTTTTATCAGAAATATGAATATTATGAACCTCATCAATAACAATAAGACGATTATCAAAATATTTACGAATACGTTTTAGTTTCAGCTCTTTTAATTCAGCCGCGGAAAATCTAGAACCCTCTGGCATTTTAGTAATGCGTTTTATATAATTTGCTAATTCAATATATCCCATAAATCGATAATATTTATCTATAATACTATTTATTTCACTAGTAATTCTGTCTTTTGGAATACCCAATATATTTGTTGGATTAACTTCGCGTATTAATGATTCGCCCACGCATGTATTTAATTTCCATAACCCACTTTCTAATTTTAATTTGCGTTCATCGAATAATTGTAGGCGATAGTTTTGTTGAACATTAGGAGATGCTATGATTAAAATTGGTTGAGTTAATCCAACTTGCATCATATATGCCCTCATATCTTCAGCAATTCCAATAGAACTGCATGTTTTGCCCGTACCTAAACCGTGGTATAATAATAAACAATTATAAGGTGTTTGTATTGATAAAAAGTTTTTAACAAAAAGTTGATGGGGTGATAATTCAAAATCAGTATTACATAATTTTTTAGCATGTTCTTCAAAATCATATGACGTATTTCCGTCATATTTAGTGTCATTAAATTCCTTGTGCTTTTCTATTTTTATATTAAAATCTGGATCATTAATTTCAGGATATAAAAATTGAAAACTCTCATTTGTCTTTATGTTTTCATGTTCTTTTATTTCCTTGTTAAATAAATAGGTATTATAATTAGTCGATTCAATATCATTAGGAACAGGTAAATCTTCCTGCTCCTTTTCTAGAATGCTCTTATCAATATTATCAATTTCAGGTAATTCAATATTTATATCAGGTGTAATAGTTTGTGTATTATCAATTTCATCCTCGAAAATTTTTCTTTTCTCTTCGCCATTGTTTTCTTCGATATCTATTTTTTCTTCGATATCCTTTTTCTCTTCAAAATCTAATTTTTCATCGTCCTTTTTACTAGATTTATCAGAAAAAATATTAGTAAAATTTTTGGAAATAGTATCGAAAACTTTTTGTGGATCTTCACTATTTTCTATTTTAGTGTTCTCTGTTACTGCTTCTTCTTTAGGAGGAAGTTGTTCATCACTAGTAGGAAGTGGTACAATTGAAGGTTTAACTTCGTTTTCTTTAAAGTAATTTTCTAAACATAGAATAATTTTAACAAAATCAGCCGTAGTGGGTATACCATATTTTTTAGTATGTTCAAGAGCATCTAATGGCACCTTTAGTAATTTTGCCAACTCCGTCTTTAAAGTCTGTTTATTTGGATTGCTACTATTGGCGGGCATTTTTTTTAATTCATTATATCTCTCAAATTGTTCTGGTTTGTATTGATAGTTTTTATCACAACCTGATTTAGATAATAAATCTAAAATATATTGTTCAGTATTATCTTTTCTTAATATAATTTTTGTTTTTTTATTAATAATAGGTTCAGTAATAGGTTCAGAACTTTCTTTTAATAATGATTTTAATATTTCATTTTCCTTGCTTATACCAGTAACAGGATGAAGTTCGACAGCATTATTTATTATTGAAGATATATTTTCCACAATATTTGGTACTATTGTTTTGGATGGTCTACCTCTACGCTTTTTTGTTACATTTGCAGGGGATGTTTTTTCAATCAAATCTTTTTTTTTATTTTTTGCGTTTGGTGGTCTACCTCTACCTTTTTTTGTAACATTTTTTGGAGAATTATCTTTATCATTCATAGTTATTTCAATATATATATTGAAATATATATATTATATTTACACCTTTTTCATTTTCATTAGTGATAAAACAATCGAAATGATTTTAATGTTTCATTAATATTTATTAATAATCTCTTTTTTTCTAAATTATAATGTCGTATACAATGCATACATTCATCAAAATTCTTCCATTCCATTTTACTAACTTCAGTCGGTTCAAATTTATCGGTGAATAATGTGTTTTTATTTTCCATAAATGTTAAATAATATTTGTGCTTGTATGATTTATAATTAGATCCAGTAAAAACCTCTTCAAATGGTAAAATATTTTTCACATTTTTAATATGTTTTATATTATAACCGGTTTCTTCGGCAAATTCACGTAAAGCACATTCAAAATCCGTTTCTTGATAGTTACGTCTGCCTTTTGGAAATCCCCACTCTGCTTCATTCCATGTATCGTATTTATTACTTTCTTCAACTAAATCTTTTAGATTGTAGAAATCATTTTTAAATAATATTCCATTCATAAGAGAGTTATATTTTTCTCTTGATATATTTTCCTCTGCTTTATATTGATTCGAAATATTAAAATTACCCCATATTCGGTTCCATAATATATCAAAATTACTAGTAATAAGCAAATCTTTTTCTTCCATAGTCATTTGTTTTAACATATTAATAATATAATCCTTATTAAAAACAGAATATTTGCCTCTCATAAAATCAATATACCCTAATGTATCTTTTCGTCGAATCATAAGATATTGAATTTGATTATCATTTATACGAAAAGCTATTATGCCTAAACTAGTAATAGGTAACTTACATTGATGATATAAATGCCCATTTTTTCCACAATTATTGCAATAATTATTCATTTTTATACTATTTAAAAATAAGATTAAACTAGATTAATATCTTCCATAATCTTTATATAATTTGAATCAAAATGCAATTTGACGCAAATGTATGGGGTCCGCATTATTGGTTTTTTTTACACACAGTCGCTGAATCTTATCCAATGAATCCAAATGACGTAACAAAACGTAAATATTACGATTTAATAACAAATATGCCATTATTTATTCCTGATTCTGATATTGGAGATAAATTTAGTAGATTATTAGATAAATATCCGGTTTCACCTTATTTAGATAATCGTGATTCTTTTGTGCGATGGGTTCATTTTATTCATAATAAAATAAATATTAAATTAGGAAAAGAGGAATTATCGCTACCTATGTCTTTGGAAAAATATCGTCAGGAGTATAAACCCAAACCAATTTATTTATCCGAACGAATAAACATGCGAAAACATTATATACATGCGGTTTTAATATTAACTCTTTTGTTTTTGATTTACATTTATTATTAAGGGAACCTTATTAAGGGAACCTACGGTTCCCTTAAGATCCCTCCCTTTTACATGTGATATAGGAGGATGAGATAGGAGGGTGATATAGGAGGATGAGATAGGAGGGTGATATAGGAGGATGAGATAGGAGGGTGAGATAGGAGGGTGTGATAGTATAGTGAGATAGGTAGGTGAGATAGGATAGTGAGATAGGTTGGTGAGATAGGAGGGTGAGATAGGATAGTGAGATAGGAGGGTGATATAGTATAGTGACATAGTATAGTGACATAGTATAGCGAGATAGGATAGTGAGATAGGTGGGTGAGATAGAATGTCCAGATAGAGATAATCGTAGATTATTATTAATTTAAAAAATCCATATTTTCTATGTATAATATAGTAAAAATATTTTTATCAGATAGAAAATGAGAATTGAAATATTAATATTTATAATAGCAGGAATAATAATCGCGAACATTTATACCGAAGGTAAAATACTCAAAAAATTATTATCATTTAAGAAATATTATCAAATGATTGGTGTTGCATTTGCAGCATTAATGTTATATATATTATTGAAAAAAAATCCAATGAGAGCACAACAAGTAATACAAACAACAAATGATTATATAAAATATCTACCAATAGATCGAAATACAAGTAATATGATATCACCAATATTAGATTTCACATCAAGACAAAATTTTAGCGAAGAATCAGAAAGAGGTCAAGCTGCATATAATTATCCAATTATACCAATGCCAAACAATAATCAGACAGTATCAGAAAATAGAATATTGCAATCAGGAAAAAAGGCTACTAAACGTTCGGTGAGTGAAACAAAGAAGAAATATGTAGCATCTAGTCAAGATTGGAAATGCGGTGATTGTGGTATTAAATTACCCGCTTGGTTTGAAGTAGACCATAAAATTCGATTAGAATATGGTGGAAGTAATCATGTAGATAATTTAGTAGCTCTTTGTAGAGATTGTCATGGAAAAAAAACAGCTATAGAGAATCTGTAATGAGAATCATCCTTCCGCCTTACATATTTATGTGTAAATACATGTATACATAAATAGAGAATAAATATTGGTGTAATATCTTGTTCAAAGTATTATTTTGTATATATATAGTAATATAATGTCAGAAATAATAAAATTTTATACATATATAATTGGAATAATATTAATATTAGCATTTGTAATTACAATACTGGTTAAAAATGATAAATTTCATGACAGGATGTTTGATGACAAAAAAAAGAACATACGAACAGACACGCAAGAAGGAATTGAAACTATAGTTTTGTTAACCTTTATAGGTTACATTTTATTTAACTTTATAGTAATGTCATCATCATTTGATGAAATAAGAATGATTATACCCAATTATGCAGCAAATTCAGGAATAGAAGCAGATATTATGATTGGTGTTATAGAAATGTTGGTTTTTACAACTATAATACTTGGAATGAATGTTAATTTACATGATAAAATGTTTGAAGATAAACCAAAACCACGTGTTCGAATTGAAACACCAGAGGGCAAAGGAACATTGGCAATGATTTTATTAATAGCATATGTTGTTTTTTACTTTATGTTAAAATATGCTTACCCAAGTGGGGCTGATTTTATAAAACCAATTAATTCTTTGTTGGAAGTAGTTCCTTTAGTTTTATCAATTGTTTTATGGTTATTAAATAAAATATTTAATCCTGGAAAACCCGGCACTACATCATCGTCATTGTTTGGTGATCTAGATCAGTCATTAATATCGATTTATGGTATATTTTATACATTATTATTAGTAATTATTTTCATACTATATTCAGCAAGCAAAGATCCAAAAGCATTAACTACAAATACATATGTTTACATATTAATGTTTATGTTACCAACTGTATTTGCCCTGTTGTATTTAGGTCCAATAATGATGGCAAGTAGTAGTGTAATTTTTAAAACCGGTATGATTTCCTTATTAGCACTAATTGTTATTGCTGCTATTTATTTTTACATAAATATGAACTCATCATCGTTTTTAGCAGTTAGTTTTATTTGGGGGATAATAATCGGATTAATACTATTAGTAGGATTAGCCTTATTATTTTATATGTTAAGCAATTATTTAAAAACATTCACCGGATGGAGTGGTTTTATAGTTTATTTTATTTTTTACATACCATGTTTACTGATTGATTTCTTCAAATATATACTCAAAGAATTTCAAATGACATCCAGACTAGTATACGTATTGTTTTTTATAGAGATTTTGTTAATATCGTTATATATTTTATTGCCAAAAATAATAAATTGGTTTGATAAAAAAGACGGAGTAGTTATACTAGATAATGGTGTATTTTTAAACAAGTCTACTGATATTGGAACAAGTGAATTATTTGAAATTCCGTATAAAAAACTAGAAAGTAAAGATATTGGTAAAGTTTATAAAACCAATTATTCAATTTCAATGTGGATATATTTAAATATACAACCAACTAATTTTAATGGTTACTTAAAAGAAACAAACATATTCGATTTTGGAAAAGGTAAACCAAAAGTAACATATTATAATGATACAAAAGACAACATTCATAAAAATAAATACTTTATCTATTTTACTAATAATAAAGATACTAATAAATATGAGATTAGTTTACCAATACAAAAATGGAATAATTTTGTTTTTAATTATGAATCAAATAAAGTAGATTTGTTTATAAATGGAGAACTAGTAAAATCCTTTAAATTTAATAAAAGCAATTTACCAACTATTGAACCATCTGATATAATTACAGTTGGTAATAAGGATGGATTAGATGGTGCAATATGCAACGTTAGAATTTATCCTGAAAAGTTATCACAACTTCACATAACAAGTGCCTACAATTTATTAATGTTTAAAAATCCACCAACACAATCAAGTAATCCTAATACTTTTAACTAATAATAAAATCATTGAAACACAAATATTTTGTGAGTATTAAATATATTATAATGAATTCATTAGTTATTGTTTTAGGAATTGTTATTATATTTTTTATTTATTTACTATTTAAGTATTTATCAAACACTTCAAGTATGTTAGTTAACAATATTGATTTTAGTAAATCTGTTCCAACAATAAATTCAGTTGCTAGTCCAACAAACACTAGTTATGCATATGGGATATGGTTATATGTTCAAAAATGGGATGCAAATTCAAAAAAAATAATTTTTAATAGACAAGATAATATAAAACTATATTTAGAAAATTCTACACCTACACTTTTATGTGATGTTACTATGAATGAAACTATTAATAACGCAGCTACAATTAAAAATATTCAAATTACAAACAGTTTTCCATTACAGAAATGGGTTTGTATTATAATAAGTATTGACAATCAAATACTAGATTGTTATTTGGATGGTAAATTAGTATTATCACAACAAGTTACAAAAACAACAACGAGTACAGATAATAAAACAAATTACATATTTCCTGCAACACCATCGGATAAGGTTGTTTTATCTTTAGGTGGTGATTCGACATGGAGTGCGAATGCACTATTATTCACAAGATGGACAACCGCAGTTGATCCACAGACTGCATGGGATTGGTATATGAAAGGTAATGGTAAAAGTAAACTAAAGAGTTTATTTACAAGTTATGGAGTTAATTATAGTATATTAAAGGATGATGTAGCTATTGTTAATAATCAACCATTATTTTAGACCTAATTTGATATAGTCTAACTATAAAATAGATAATCTATTATATATATAAATATATATAATGAATTTTCCACAGATGAATGCACCTGATATTAAATTACCAGAATCAGTTCAACAAGCAACTCAAAATATAGGAACCACAATAACTGATGCAAGAGCAAATGTCGCAAATACATTTACAGAATTTTCAGGTCAAGCTGCTGCAGGTGCGGGGGCATCCGCACAATATTTACAATCAAACACAATAGTAGCAAAATTTGGATTTCTTGTATTGGTAATTATTGGATTCCTGTTTTTAATGAATTTAGGAGTAATTATTTTAGGATATTTTTTTAATCCATCTGATAATCCATATATAATAAAAGGTTTAACAACAGGACAAACAGCAAATACCTTTAAGCAGGATCCAAATTTAGGAAAAACGAGCAAATTAATAAAATTATCTAACAATGAACGAACAGGTATGGAGTTTACATGGTCAGTATGGATATTTATAAATGAGTTAGGTACCGATCCAAATAAGTACCAATTTATATTTAATAAGGGTGATTTGAATTTTGGAGCAAATAATATTACAACTATAAATAATGGTCCCGGACTATATATTGCCCCAAATACAGGTAATAAAACATCAATACGAGTTATAATGGATACTACAAACACAAGTGGTAATGATTATTTAGACATTGACACTATACCTATTCGCAAATGGGTAAATATAATTATGAGATTAGAAAATACAATTTTAGATGTTTATATTAACGGAACTATTTCTGGACGATTAAATTTACCAGCAGTACCAAAGCAAAATTATAATGATATTAATGTTTGCCAAGGAGGTGGATTTAATGGAAGTTTATCTGATTTAAGATATTTTGCACACGCATTAAATATTATAGAAATTAATAACATAGTATATTGGGGTCCAAATTTAAACACAAGTGAAGATGGTATTAAATCTGGAAAACAGGGTGGATTTAATTATTTATCCTCTTTATGGTATTCTGAAAAACTTTAACCATAGTTTATCAAATGAAAAAATTATGTTATATAATGTAACTCTACAGTATATAACATGTCAGAAAATTCATTATCAAACACAATAACTAATATATGTGAACAACGTAAAAGACTGATTGAATTTGCTGTCCCGCCCACTAGATATACACCAGTTTCACCTTATAATGGAACATTCACAAAATTTCAATTAGATATGAGAAGAAAAGCAGAAATATTAAAGTATAGTAATGTAACTAGTAGTACTAAAACAAATAATTTAACACAATCGGAAAAATATAATCAATTAATAAATGGACGATTGCAAACAAAAAGTTATATACCAACGTCAATTGTTACTATAGATGCAAATGGTAATTATAATAAAGTTACTGTAAATTATCCGGATAAATTAATTGTCAGATTAGTAGCACAAAAAGAAAATGGTTCGGTTAATATAGTTGGAAAAACTGGTTATTTTAAATATGAAATCATACCAAACGGTCAGATAGTTAATTGTGCTGATGATAATTTAATACCAACACCTACATCTTCATGTAATGTTCCTGGTCCTATTATGAATCTAATAGATGATGAAAATATTCCATTATATAATTTTACTAATGCTACAATAAACAATGCAGCATATAGCGAAAACATAACAATAAATGATGTAAATATGTGGAAAATCAATTCATTAAATAATATTGCAATAAACGCTAACACATCTAAAATAGGGTCATTTTTAATTACAAATCTAATAAAAGAATCATCATATTTTTATACATTAAGAGTCCCAATAGGAATTTATATAAATGATCCAACCGGATTAGAAAATTTTTATCTTACTATTAATAATATTTCATTAATTGTTTATTATAATAATAATGTAGTTGTATTAGATTCTGTTCCTGTTGTATCTTTTTCTAGATACTCATTTAATTCACCTATAAAAATAAATTACTATAGATTAAATACAGGTATTAATGGTTACAATTATTATGGTTATATTGATACTATAAATATAGCAAATCTATTACTACAGACAACTCCTTATAATATTTACGATTTTTATATGAATATAACATTAAGTACAAGTTCTAGTAGTACTTTTAATAATTATGTAGTAGTAGCTAATCCAAAGAATATTAATTTGAATGAGTTATCCATATCAACATCGAGGTTAATGCCACCCACTAGTTTAGTATTATCTTCTATTACTAACGAAACAGCTGTTATTACTTTTTCTGCTCCTATAACATCAACGCCAATATTAAATTATTCCTATTTTATCCTTCCAACACCCGTAAACTTTTCTAGTGGAATAGCATCTGCTACGTCAAATTCTATTATTGTTGCAGGTTTAACTATGGATACTGTTTATAAATTAAATGTTATTGCAAATTATTCTAATGGTTCTTCTGCATCATTGGAAGCAATAACTGGTGCAACAATTAACTATAATCCTAGCAATTTTTCAGTTTCATCTGTTTCAGAAACATCAATTACTATTACATTTACTAAAGGAGGAAATCCAAATATATCAACTTATTATGTTATTGCTAGTTCTGTAAATAATTCATATCATTCTCAATATACAACCGCACAAAATCCAATTGATAGTCCTATTGATGAGCCAATAACTATAAATGGTTTATATTCTGGGACAAAATATTATTTGCAATTATATCAGTCTTTCAGAGATAATACGATTAGTATAACAACAAATAATCTTTATGGTTCAACACTTTCTCCGTTACCTACAAATTTATCAATATCAGATATAAGTTATACTAATTTAAAATTAAATTATACACAACCTATTGGAACCGGACCAATAGGATATTATATTATATCATCATCTGTAAACTTTCCAGACACAATATTGGATTTATCTAATAATCCATCTCCAACAAGTCCGATAACAATTCCAAAACTAAATAGCGGTGTTTCATATAATATTTATATGAAAGCTATATACAATAAAACATTAGATGAATTAAATGCAATAACGCCATATATTAATGCAATAACATCTTATGATGCTCCAATAAATTTAATACCTATAAATGTTACAGAATTATCATTTTATATTGGTTATGAACAGAAAGGAACATTACCAAATCAATATATTATTAATGTAACAGATCCAAGTGATAATACTATTATTAAATACATTAACGACACAACCATAAATCCTATATTAATTACAGATTTATCAACAGGACTGCCATATAATGTAACGATGACAGCGGTGTATCCAATTGCGAATAAAACATCCATCCCCTTAACTGTATCAACAACAGGGCAATCTACTACTGGATTAATTGTTTTAAATATTACAGTAAACTCTTTCGACATTACATTTAATAGAACAGGAAATCCAGATGGTCATTTTGTTACTGCTATTCCATCAAATAGCTCTAAGCCAACAGTAATTTTTCCACAATCGCCAACACTTATTACTTCAAACTATATAACTGTTACAGGTTTACTTTCAGGAACAATATATACAGTAACAGTAACAACTGTATTTGCATCAGAATATAAAATATCTAATAGTCTTTCTGTAAATACATTAGCAAATAGTCCGGTAATAACAAATGTTACAGCAACCGAAAATAGCATTATTATTAGTTATAATGCACCAATAGGCACTCTGCCAAATAGATATAATGCGAGTGCTACATTAAAAAATACAAATATAATATATTCTCTAGTAAATGTCTCACAAAATCCGATTATTATATCAAATTTATCTTCGGGAGCTATTTACGATATTAGTTTATCAGCAGTTTATGACACAGGAAGTTATAATTCGATTTACCCAAATGTACAGACATTAAGCAGTCCAAGTACAATAACTGGAATTAATACTAACTTGATTACTGATCCTAGTACAAATGCAATTACAGTATATATCTCTCCTCCATTATCAGGTACATTACCATCAAGTTATAGCTTAATTGCAAATCCAAGAACAAGAAATAATGGTCAAGATATTATTACAAAATCAAATATAACTCCTATTTCTATCCCTATGTCAGTAATAGTTAATGGTTTAATAACTGGTACTATTTATGATATAAGTTTAGTATCAGTTTATGGTGCGGGTACACAAACATCTACATCAACTATTTCTGGAAGCACTATTGCGTATCCACCTAGAATTAATTCTGTTACTAATGCAACAATAAATACTTTAACTGTAAATTTTTTACGTCCATTATATGGCGATTTGCCAATTAATTATTCAGCAATAGCAAATCCAAGATCTATTTTATTAAATCAACAACCTATCACAATAACTGGAATAGCAAAAACTACAAACACTATTATATTTACTGGATTAACATCAGCAACAGTATATGATATAAGCATGGTAGCTGTTTATGACGCCATTAATAGTATAAATATAGATACATGGAGAGGAACAACATTATCAAACCCTCCACAAAATATTAGAATAACAAATATTACTGATTCAATCATTACTGTGTCATATGATCCACCAATTAGTACGCCAACCGGATATTACGGTATAGCAGTACCCAAAACAACTTACAGTGGACAGTCTAATATTACTACGGATACAACAACAAATAGAACAATTACTTTTAATAACCTATATGCTGGAACAAGTTATAATATTTTTATAGTTGCGTTATACACCACTGGAAATCAACAATCATCGGTGGATCTATCTGGTTCTACATTATTTAATTCACCAAGCATAACTGCATTAAATAGAAATTTTACAGACGCAAGTACTAATTCAATAACAGTTTATTTCTCACAACCAAGTGGTATTATTCCTTATAATTTACCAAACTATTATAATTTTTCTGCTATACCACAATATACACAAAGCACGTTTAATCAACAGGAAATTAAATATGTAACCGGGGTTACTAGATCATCCACTAGTTATATTATTACTAATTTAATATCAGGTACTAATTATGATATCAGTATGGCTGCTGTTTATTCAGTAGGAAATGCAGTCTCAAATACTTTAATAGGAAGCACCTTGTTTAATGCACCAAGTATATGAGATGCAAACATGGACTATATTTAATAAATCTAATTTAGAAAAATGAAGTATATAATTATATATAATGCCGATAACAGATATTAGTTATAATTATATTACAGTTTCATTTAATGCACCTGTCGGTAGCCCTCCAATAAGATATTATGGCACTGCAATACCGTCAACTAATTATAATAAACAAACAATAATTACTACGCCATCTCAAAATACAAATACTCCTATGGTATTTTCCGGATTAGTTTCAGGGACAACCTATACTATAAATATTACTTCAGTATACTCTATTGGAAATGTTTCTTCTGGTAATATTTTAGCAACTACAACTTATGCGGCTCCAACAAATTTATCAATAATTAATCCAACTATAAATTCATTAACAGTTGGATATACACCACCATTGGGAAGTACACCTATAGGATACTATGCTACAGCCGTACCCAATGTTACTGATAATGGTCAAACTATAGTTAATACTTCCCAAACAACTGCTACATTAATAAATATATCTAATCTTGTATCAGGTACTTTATATAATATATATGTTAATTCAGTATATGATAATGGTTATGCCTCATCAACTGTTTCACAAGGAGCAACATTATCAAATCCTCCAACAAATCTTATTATTAGCGATATAAGTTATTCTTATTTAAAAGTAGGATATACCATATCAAATGGTAGTACTGCATTAGGATATTATGCTACCGCAACAAATATAAATAATGGTTTAACAATATCTAGTAATACGTCTTTTTTAAATCCATTGGAAATTACTGGTTTAATATCCGGTACTACATATAATGTTACAATTACTGGAGTTTATAGTTCAAATACTACTACATCAAATTACATAACAGTAAATACACCATCAAAACAACCAGTAATTATAGGCATTAATGATTTTAGTTATAATTTTTTAACTGTTTCCTTTAATGAACCAGTTGGGAATACACCTAATTCATATTACGCTACTGCTACTCCATTAAATACTAATAATTATCAACAAACAAAGGTTAGTGATATAACTTATACAACAGATCCAATAAGAATCAGTGGTTTAATATCCGGTACTATTTATAGCGTTGCGGTTAGTGCAATATTTAATAATGGGACAGTAACATCATCAAGTATTTTAGGTAATACAACAGCAATTTTTCCTACTAGGTTATCTGTTACTAATCCAACACTTTACTCATTAACTGTAGGATATACACCTCCAATCAGTAGTCCACCTATAGGATATTATGCTATAGCTACCCCACTTACTATAGATAATGGGCAAACTATAGTTAATACAAGTATTACAACATCTACATTGATCGTAATAAGTGGATTAATTTCAGGAACTATCTATAATATTTCTGTTTCGGCAGTATATAATACTGGTAATTTAATATCTACTACAACAGCACAGGGTATTACACTATCTTATCCGCCATCAGGTTTGATAAGTACTGGTTCTACACTTACAACTGTTTCTATTCAATTTAATGCTCCTTCAGGAAATACCCCTATTGGATATTATGCAACTGCTTATCCAAATCAAACCAATAATGGTCAAATTATAAAAACAACAAGAAGCTCTTTAACAAATAATTTGTATCTTACTATACCTGATTTAATTTCAGGTACCAATTATACAGTTTATAGTTATTCTGTTTATAGTAATGGTGATTTATCCTCTAATAGCGTTATAATCGGGACATTATCTTACCCACCAACTAACCTACAGTTTGTTATAGCAACACCTTTTTCAATTACAATAAGTTTCACACCACCATTAGGTACTCTTCCTGAAAGTTATACTATTACTACTGCACAAGGAGGATCCGGTACTGCTTTAAGAACTGCAACGTCTATTACTATAAATGGATTAACACCAAGTACTACCTACTCTGGAATAATTCTTACTGCTATTTATAGTAGTGGTAACAGTTCAGCTACTATGTCTTCTTCACAATCTACTATTGGATTACCTGTTACTAATTTAACAGTGACAGATGTTAGTATAAATTATATAACATTATCTTTTACACCAGATAACATTTTATTACCAGATAATTATACTATTGCATCTGATCAAGGCGGAAGTGGATTTGCTTCAAAAACATCCGCATCAATTACTATGAATGGATTAATTCCAAATACGCAATATACAAATATTGCAATAACTTCTGTTTACATAAATAGAGGCACAAGTGTTTCTAATAGTATAAATTATTATACATTAGGTTATAATACTACTGGGTTAATAACTACACCGAATCTAAATTCAATAGATGTAAGTTTTAATTCACCAATACAATCAAATCCACCTATTGGATATTTTTTAACTGCAAATCCACTAACAAATAATAATGAGCAAAGATTAATTACACATCCAGTAAACGTTTCTACTACAAATATACCAACATCTATAAATACAATACCAATTACTATTCCAGGATTAATATCAGGAACAACCTATGTAATTAATGTGAATACGGTTTACCAATCCGGTAATGTTATATCATATCCAATAACATCTTATACTTTATCAAATTCTCCTACTATTAGTAGATTAAATTCAACTGTAGGTGATGCAAGTACGAATGCAATTAAAATATATTTTAATGCACCATCGGGAAGTTTACCATTAAGTTATTCAATAACAGTTAGGCCACAACAAATAGATAATGGGCAAGATCCTATTCCTATTACTATATCTGGAATAAGTAGGAACGATACGTCATATAATTTTAAAAATCTTATTTCTGGTTCAACGTATGATATCAGTATGTCTGCTATTTATAATATAGTTATAAATTCAACTGGTTATATTATAAGTGGTAATACTTTATCGACACCTCCTACATTATTGTCATTAAATAGTAATTTAAATGATGCAAGCACCAATGCAATTACTGTTTATTTTAATCCACCCATTGGAAGTTTACCATTAAGTTATTCTGCTACTGCTAATCCAAAACAATTAGATAATAGTCAAAATCTAATTAATATAACTGGAATATCTCGAGGTGTTACGTCATATACTTTTAAAAATCTTATACCTGGAACAACATATGATATTAGTATGGCGGCAATCTACGACATAAGTGTAAATTCAACATCTAATTTTCTAACAGGAAACACATTAATTGCTGCACCAACATTAATCGCAATAAATAGTAGTCAAAACGATGCAAGCACAAATTCAATTACAGTATATTTTAATTCGCCAGTTGGTGGTTTACCAATTAATTATTCTGCGAGTGCTATACCAAGACAAAATACTATTGGTCAGCTGCCAATTCCTATAACAGGAATTACTCGAGGAGCTACATCTTATAAATTTGAAAATCTTATTTCTGGAACAACATATGATATAAGTTTATCTGCAATTTATAATACTAATACAATATCAACAAGTAATTTTTTAACAGGCAATACATTATCAAGGGCACCTACTTTAGTATCTTTAGATATTGGTACGATTAGTACAGATCCTAGAACAATAACTGTTAATTTTACTCCACCTGTTGGTAGTTTACCAATAAGTTATTCAGCAACTGCTACTCCTGAGCAATATGATAATGGTCAACAGATAATACCTATAACAGGAATATCTCGAGGATCTACATCGTATACATTTAATAATTTAATATCAGGTACAACTTATGATATAAGTATGGCAGCTGTTTATGATATAAGTATAAACCCAACAACTAATTTTTTAATAGGAAGTACTATAGCATCTGTACCATTACTTGGTACATTAACAACAGTTAATGAAACTGCATTAAATTTAACATGGAGTTTACCTTTTGGAACATTACCTAGAAGTTATTCTTTAACTGCTAATCCAAAAACAAGAAATAATAGTCAGGAACTTGTTCCTATTACTGGTATTAGTAGGGGATCAACCACATATGTAATTAATAATCTTATTTCCGGAACAACATATGATGTTAGTTTATCAGCTGTTTATAGTAACACAACTACTACATCTACTAGTTTTTTAACTTTGAATACATTATCAAGTTATCCTACTATAAATAATATATCAAATCAAACAGTAACTACTTTAACTGTTAATTTTACTAAACCAACTGGTAGTTTACCAATAAGTTATTCTTTAACTGCTAACCCTCAACAAAAGGATAATAGTCAAGAAATTATTAATGTTACCGGTATTAGCAGAGGTTCAACTACATATATAATTAATGGTCTTAAATCTGGAACAACATATGATATTAGTATGGCATCGGTTTACGATGTAAGTATTAATTCAACACCTACTATTACAACTAGTAACACAGCATCAAACCCCCCGACACTTAGTGGAATAAATTTAGCAACAATAACAGATCCAAGCACAAATGCAATAACTGTTTATTTTAAAAATCCTATAGGTAGTTTACCAAAGAGTTATTTAGCAACTATAACGCCACAAACATCTTATAATAGTCAGACAAAGGTTACAACAACAACTATACCTATTAATGATACATTAAATGACGTAAGTTTCTCTGTAACTGGATTAGTTTCTGGAACAAGATATGATGTTAGTATGGCAGCGGTGTACAGTATTGTAACTAATAGAACAACTGGTATAGTATCAGGTAATACTTTAGCAAATCAACCAACAATATTATCAGTATCGAATAATAATACAGACAATAGATTATCAATATCATATTTAGCACCCTCGGTTGGATCAGCACCTATAGGATATTATACAATAGCTACGCCTCTCGAGAATTTTAATAATCAACAAACAATAACTATTCCATCAAATCCATCAGTAACATCTTTTACTAATAATAATCCTATTGTTTTAACAACCAATATAATATCAGGAACAACATATAGAGTAGTTGTAGGTGCTATTTATGATACTGGAAATCAGATATCAAGCGAAATACAGGGAAATAGTTTATCGAGTTTACCGACTAATTTAAATGTAACATCTACGACATCTACAACTTTTTCAATTACGTTTAATCCTCCATCAGGAAGTGCCCCCAAATATTATTACGCAAAAGCAGTACCAGGAAGTGGAACTACTATAACAACTCTAACAGGTGCATCTACTTCAATAAACATATCTGGATTATCCCCAGCAACATTTTATACTATAACCGCATATGCTGGTTATAATTCAAATACTACTTCTGTATTAAATTCATTTACTACTACGAGTGGAACTACATATGGACTTCCGCCTACTGCATTATCAACAACCTCTGCAACAGCTACATCAGTAACTATTAGCTATACCCCACCATCAACTATACCATTGTATTATAGTATTACAGCAGCAACTACAGGTAGTAATACCTATGGTCAAGGTAATTTAACTATTACTTCAGCATCGCCTACCTATACTATAAGTAATTTATTTCCAGGAACAGCTTATATTATTAGTGTATCAGCTGTATATAGTACAAATATTGCCTCTACTGGAACGGTAAATGGTAATACTCTCTCTAATGCAGCAACTTCTCTTTTAATAAATAATATTAGTTATACAAGTTTTGATGTAAGCTTCTCTGCACCAACAAATAGTTTAACAAATCCGAATCAACTATTTAATGTATTTGCTAGTCCATCCACAACATCAAGAGGGCAACAATCTAAAACTATTTATAATTATGCTATAAATACAATTTCGAGTTCAGGAATAAATGTAAATGGATTAACTAGTGGTACTCAATATACTGTTTATGTTTATTCTATTTATGATACGGGAAATATTGTATCAATAGGTATAACAACAAATACGCTTATAGTTCAGCCAAGTATTACAATAACAAATGATGTTTCTTATAGTTTTATAACAGCAAATATAACTTCTGGATACACACCAATAAATTATTATGTTAGTTATAATACTAGCACAAATAGTACTTATGTTAATACTAATACACAAGGCGACCCTATTTTTAAAATTACCGGATTAAATGCAGGGACATCATATAATATTAAGGCAAATGCGACTTACGATACTGGAGTTGTATCATCCAGTGATATTTCAGGAAATACAACTGCATTGCCTGTCAATATAACAAATATTAATAAAAATTTCACTGCCCTAACTGTATCGTTTTCTGTGCCAATAGCTACTCCTATTCAAAGTATTCCAACGGGTTATTATGCTGTTGCAACTCCAGATGGGGCAACATCAGTATTAGGACAACAACAAATTACGACAAACGTAGTTTCATCGTCGAATACCTCATTAAGTATTAATGGATTAACGTCTGGTACAATATATAATTGCGGAGTATATTCTGTTTTTCCTAATACTTCAGTAGTATCGTCAAGTTCTTCTGTTTCTACATTAGCTTCACCTCCAGTTATTACAACAACATCTGTAACTGCTACATCAATTACTGTTAATTTTAATTCTCCCATATCTACTGGACCTATTGCTGGTGATGGTATAAAATATTATGCTCAACTAGTTAGAACAAGTGACACTGTATCTACTGATACTAGTATATCGCCTACTACAAATAACAGTATAACTATTTCGTCATTGCTTTCAGGAATAAGCTATAATGTTTTTGTTTATGCTGTGTATGGATCAACAAATGCTAGAGCATCTTTTGCATCAAATCCAGTAACAACCACTGTTAATCCACCTACAAATATTTATAATGCTAATAATATTTTAACAACTAGTTTATCGGTAGGATTTACACCACCTAATGGCACTCGACCTGATAGCTATAATGTATATGCATATACTGCTTCTGATTCAATATATAATAGTCCAAAAGCTAGCACGTCAGGATCAATAGATCCTCCTGTAACTTTAACTAACTTATCAACTGGAACAACATATCAAATTCGTGTTGATGCTATTTATGGTGCCATAACAGCATCTTCATCATATGTTTTTTTAGTTACACATTTATAAACATATTACAATCTCATAAATTTGTTTTCATATACAATGATGAATAATGTTGTAAAATTTCTTACCCCCTCATATAATAAGAAATTTTATTCGTAATAAATATCTTGACAATCAGAACATTTTCTGTTATTAAAATCAAATATCATGCAATCTAATATATTGATCAAAGTATATCCCATTAATTCATATTTTTTTAAAATATCCATAGCTATTTCTTTATCTTTGTCCCAATCTCTAATAATATGTTGATGATACATGAAAAAATCAAATGTAAAACTTGGAAAATTTAATAGAGCGGTTGGTTCTAATTTTATTTGGTAATCATCCAAATTAAAATATTTTTGTCTAATAATATTCATATTTTCTAATATTTTTTTATATTTTTTATCGTCTTCTCTATTTACTTTACGTCTTGGAGTTTCTCTGGGTTCAAAAGATAGAATTTTATTTTCTAACCAAATTAAATCATTAATAAAACACCTATCTATTTGTTTATATCCAACGTTAACTAATTCATTATACGTGGCCATTTCATCATCAAAGTCTTTTAATGTTAGGTTAGGTTTATTGCGTATAATACAAAATATGTCTGTTTTATCGGTATAATTATCAAAAGTAGTGGATAATTCTACTTCAAGACTTTTTTTAAGATAATCGGGTAAAATTTCATCAGAATAAATACCACCGCGAACATTATCTATTCCGTAGTATTCCATATATTTTTTAGTTAAAGTATTAATCTCGAATTTGTTAAAAATTTTTATTACTTCTACCTTTTTTAATGGTGGATTCTTTCTTACAAAACTATACAATGCTTGACATTCTAACTCGACTTGTTTATAATTTTCTTCATATGATAAATGTAAAAACCATTTATCGTTTTCTAGTTCAAGAACAAAAATATAAAGCATAATAAAATATATAAAAATATTGTTTTATATAATTTGTTGATTATTAAATATTTACTTTTTATCCATATTGTTTGTATAAGTAGGATTTAAACATGCTTTTTGATTGGGAAATACTTGTCCAGATAAGCACTTATCATGTTCGCTTATTTCAATACATCCCCTACGTTCTTGATATTCACCAACTAAACACCAATTGGTTTTTGCAGAAGTAATAGGATTTTGAATTGGATTCGCTGCACTATCATTAGCAGGTTCATTCTTTTTTATGCTTGACGTGTTTACTGAATTATCTAATTTCAAAGCTCCAAATTCAACTTTTTCACTAGAGTTTTGCAATAAATTTCCAACATTATGAAGAGTTCCACCTGCAATATCTACTCCAACCTTTGCTGTATCAGTAAGAACATCTGTTGTTTTATTAATAACCATTCCAGTAGTGTTTCCAAATACATAGAATATTTGGTTTACTAGTGGAGTTAATAATACAACAATATTTTCTAGAAGATTTCCGGTTATACTGATTAAATTTATTCCTAAAAATGATAAAAGCAACAGAATAATTAATACAATAATTAAGGTGTTTTTATTACTAAATATATTTGTGTTAGAAGGAGAAGATGAATAAGTATTATCCATTTATTTCAAGTATATAATATAATATATTATAATTATTATAATGTCTAATGAAAAAGATTGTATATATGTATCTGGTAGAGGTATTTTAAAATCATGTGATATTTTTAGCAATACTCCTATTTCAAGTATTAATAATATGATAAATTACAATAAAGAATTAAATAATAATATTGACGGGACCGTTATATATTTATGCAATTCAGCTTTAAGAGAATTTATTAAATTTTTGTCAATTATTAACTATAAATTTATTATTGTTTCAGGTGATTCTGACACAACAGTTCCTGATGATATTTTTCTTAATCTCCAAGAATTTAATAGTTTTATGGATAATACTAATTTATTACATTGGTATAGCCAAAATTGTGTTATAGAACATTCGAAATTAACCCAAATACCTATTGGAATGGACTATCATACACTTTCCGAAAGAAATTATATATGGGGACAACAAAAATCACCAGGAGACCAAGAAAAGGAATTAACGAATTTAAAAATTACTAGCAGACCATTTTGGGAAAGAAAAATAAAATGTTACAGTAATTTTCATTTTCATTTTTATAAGTTTGGACAAGATAGAAAGGATGCTATTGATAAAATACCATCAGATCTAATGTTTTATGAAGAAAGGGAAATATTACGAATAGATACATGGAGACATCAATCAGAATATGCTTTTGTTATTTCGCCTCATGGTAATGGTTTAGACTGTCATAGAACATGGGAAGCTTTAATGTTAGGATGTATAGTTATAGTTAAAACATCAGGATTAGATCCTTTATATAGTGAATTACCAGTATTAATTGTAAATGATTGGTCGGATATTAATAAAAAATTATTAGAGGATACTATTATGAAATATACAACAACTTGTTTTAATTATAATAAATTAACATTGAAATATTGGATTACAAAAATATTCAAGGGTGTAAAATGATTTAGAAGGTTCGTTTGATTAATAGTTATATTTTATAGGATAATAATAAATGGGATTTTTCAATTTGATAGAGACATTCTTCTTCTTAAGTTTAGGAATTACGTTTGTGCTAATATTGCTATTAGTATATCATTTTAAGCAACGATTATCATCTCTTGAAAATAGATGTGATACTGTTTTCGAAATAATGAGCAATGTTGTCCAAGAATTAAATAATATTAAAAAAATGCAACAGTATAATTATGCTCCAAATGGACCAACAAACATGATTGATTTGAATACTATTATTCCTCTTCAATCAGATGTTGTTACTAATAAGATTAAGGTATCCGATGAAGATTTTGATGAAGATGATGATTCTGATCATAGCGAAACAAGTTCTGATTGTGATACGCAGTCCGAAAGCGATGATGACAGTGTCCCATCTTTAATAGATAATGATGATAATAATTTTATAGATCAAGAACAAGAGAGCGATATTCCATCTACTATTAAAATTATAAACATAGACATAGGCGAATCTATTGAAACAGATATTATTGAACAAGATTTAGAACAAGAACCTGAAAATGATATTGATGAAAATGATAACCTAGAGGCAGTTGAATTGAATGAAGAAGAAAAATTACATGTAGAGAAATTAGATGAAATCTCTGTTTTAGAGAAAAATGATCTCACTGTTTCGACTGATGAAATTAAAGAAACATCTAAAGATGTTTATAGCAAAATGAGTGTTTCTGAATTGAAAGCATTAGTTATTACAAAGGGACTATCAAGTGATCCTAGTAAAAAGAAGAAACATGAATTATTAAAAATGTTAGAAGCATCTGATAATTAGGGTCCTAATTTAAATGTTTGTCGTTATAAAAATAATATATGAACTTTATTATATATTATTCATGTTTTCTGATATTCAACCTCAACCAATAGATTGTGCTTATCCTGTTATTAAAGAAACAATTCCTAGATCTTCTTTAGGATATGCTACTAATAATAAGTATCCTGAATTTCCACCATTAATGAGTGATGGTAGATCTGTTACTGCAACATGGCAACCAGAATCGACTATTAATGATGATCTTATTCAAAGCAATAATATTCGTTCTAATTGGCAATACCGCAAATATTTAACCCAAAATGCAAAGGATATAATGTCTTATAACTTTCGAGAATCATCAAATGATGTAGGTTATTACAAACGTCCAATTGATCTTCCAAATATGCAAAGTAACAATGTATCTAATATGAACGGTACTCCTTATTTATTTAAATCAGTTTTGGATAATTCAAAACCTTTTGGATATCAATCAACTAATTTAAAAGAACTTTATTTATCAAGAGAGCAATTAGATTCTCGCAAGATTTCGCCAGTTATTACCCAAGATGATTTAGTGAGAAATATTTATAATAAATAATCTGCCAATGTGCCAACGTATGATAAAAAATTGAATAAAAAGTTTTTAAATTGATAATTGTAATCACAATAACCAATAACTATTAATAATGTTGTCTCGTGAATCCTTTATTGCTGCCTTTAATGCTCTTGCCTATGACCCGGAACTCCTAAAAGAAACATCATTGAACTTTAATGATGATAGGAAGATTCAAATTATATCAGAATTGATATCAAAAGACCCTAGTTTCATTGATAGACTTTCTATCAATGAACCAGAAATTGACACTAATCAAATGCAAGTAGAAACCTTTGATGATGAGGATTACTACGACCAGGAGAGTACAGGTGAACAAGGCCTGGATGAAGAGGGTCCGTGGTCATGGGAGGATAATGAAATGGAAGAGAATATTCAATTAAATAGGGTAATGACAGACTTTACTCTCGCCCAAATTGAATATATTAATAATATGGATAAAAAGGAAAGAATTCTCTTTGTCAAAAGTCTTGATATTTCAGACAGGGTTCGCAATAATCTCAAGCAACGCTTGAACTATCGACGTAATCCTGAGAAATACAGGGGATATGTAAAGAAGTGTCTTGAGAAAAAGAAGGCAAGGAAGGAAAATGCTATTGCTACTATTCAGCAACAACTTACTAATCTATAAATACTATCCGGCGAAAGATACGTTTGAAAATAACTATAAAAATTCTATTTGATTTATATCTTGCTTTAAATTAATAAAGGTTCCTTTTTTAATGAAGCTTATTAGTTTTGATATTGGAATTAAAAATATGGCTTATTGTATTTTTGATGTTTCTGGAGAACATTTATCAATAATTGGATGGAATGTTCTCAATTTATTGGAGGAAGAACCCATATCCGATATATGTTCCCAAATAATACCGGGAAAAACAAAGAAAATACAACCTAAACAATGTGATAAAACAGCAAAATATCGTAAAAATGGCCAATGTTATTGTGATAAACACGCAAAAAAAGGTTCTCCATTTATTATTCCAAATAAGAAAAATTCTATACAATATTTAAAAAAATTAAAAGTAGATGAATTAATAAAATTAGGGCAATCCCATTTTCTTTTTCTTGATTTGGAGAACCTACCAAAATTGAAAAAAGATATTTTAAATAAAATAGTCGAATTTTATGAGAAAAATTGTTTTGAACCAATTATAAAAAAAAAGACGAAAAATTCTACTGAAATTGATTTGATTACAATTGGAAAAAATATGAAAGAATTAATGAATAATGTAGAGAACATAAATGAAATAACTCATGTATTAATTGAGAACCAAATATCACCTATTGCAAATCGAATGAAAACAATACAAGGCATGTTAGCACAGTATTTCATAATGAAGAATTCAGATATTCATATTGAATTTGTATCATCAGCACATAAACTATCACAGTTTAAGTTGGGAACTAATAGTTCTCCTCAAACCCCTCCTTTAAAATTAGGAAATACTTTAAATAATAGTAGTAATATTGGGAAAGGTTCTCCACAAAATAATTCTCCAACTTTAGAGAACGCAATCACTCTTAATACAAACATGATTAATCCGGATTATAAACAACATAAAAAAGATGGACTTTATTATTGTTCTCAATTATTAGAAAATAATCCCCGTTTTTCTATTTGGACTGACTCATTAAAAAGAAAAAAGGCAGATGATTTAGCGGATTCTTTTTTGCAAGGGATGTGGTATTTGAAAAATAAAAATATAATATCTTATGCGGATGATTTAAAAATAAATATTGTATAATTATCATAATACAATGGAAGTTATTGATTTAGGATTAAGTGATTTAGAACCGGTTTCATTGAATTTTAATGATTCTAAACCTAGTGTAAATTTTGGTTCGGGAATAGAGTTATTAATGAATGATAAAAAACGATCATCTAATAGTTTAAATATTGATTTAGGAGAGTTGGATACTTTAGAAAATGAATTAAATGAATTATCTGGTAACAGTTCATCAAGTAGTGGTAGTAGTGGAGGAGGTGGCAGCAGTGGTGGTGATACAAAAACTTTAAGCGGGTTCGCATCTAATTTTTTTGGTTTCGGAAATACACCCGAACCAGCAAAAAAAGTTTCTATAAATCCAGACCCGGAACCAATATCCGATTCAAATTTAGGAAATGCTACACGTGAAAGCATTGGTAATACAAAAACATGGGATGGATTTACCAAACTAAATGAAATCCCTGTTGCAACTAGCACATCTAATATTAAAATGACTGATCGTGAACGCCGTCGTAAGATGCGTATGATGATTAAAAAATTAGAGGAATGGTATGCGAAGGGATTGATTAAGCATAAATCGCATTTTGATATGGATTCATCTTACGAAGAAGTAGAAGATGAATATGAGGGAGCTTTAGAAGATAAACGTAAAAAGGATAGTATTAAATTGCAAGGATGGTGGTTTATGACATTTATTAATTCAATGGAATATGCTAATGCAGCATTTAATCCATTTGACCTAAATTTAGATGGCTGGGGAGAACAGGTTAGTGAAGATATTGATAGTTATGAGGAGATCTTTGGTGAATTACATGATAAATACAAGGGTGGTAAATTAGCTCCAGAGATTTCTCTTTTATTACGTGTGGGTTTTAGTGCAGCTGTCTTGAATTTTTCGAATAAGGCATTATCAAGTGCTACTCCTGCATTCAATGATGTTATTAAGCAGAGTCCTGAGTTGATGAAAATGTTTACTAATGCAACTGTTAGTAGTATGAGTCAGTCATCTCCTGGATTTGCTATGGCAAATAATTTAATGCAAGAACAAATGAATCGTCCACGTGGACCTCCACCACCAGCTCCAGTAGAGACAAAGAATCAACCTCCACCACAGCGTCCTGGAATGGTATTTACTGAAACAATGAGTAATCGTCCTGATATTGCAGCTGGCCGCGGTGCTATGTTTCGTGAACAAGGAATGGATATGAATAGTGGGTTCAATAGGTTAGATGAACAACAAAATGTTCGTCCTATGCAAATGCCACCTCAACCAAGACCAGAGATGAGAGGACCACAATCAACTGATATTGATAATATTTTATCTGGGTTAAAAACACGTACAGTTAATATTCATGATCAACCAATGGTTGAAACTGTAAATGATGATGATTCTATGATATCCATAAGTTCTCTAAAGGATGTAAATGGATCTATGCCAAAAAGATCAAATCGTAGAAGAAATGGATCTGCCAAAAATACTATATCATTAGATATTTAGAGTATTTTTTTAACTAATATTATTATAACAAATGCAGAAACAATTAAAAATATTTTGGAAAAATATACCAATAGAAATTATTCAAAAAATTGTCGAATATTCAGGAAAAATAAAAATGCGAAATAAGAAATTTATGAATCAGATTGAGAATATTGAAGATAGATATCATTTGTTACGTTTGCGTTTATGTTTTGATAAAGATCGTGAATATAATAATGTAGTTCGTTTATCACATGTAAATATACCTATTCCATTTACTGATAAATCTCTTTATTATTTTGCGTTTCATCGAGGAATGCGTATTACGTTACATACAGATGAATCAGTAACTGGACCGAATATTAATAAATGTTCAAATGCTGAAATTTTATATTCAAATATAGGTGAATAAATATTTTTACTAAAATATGTATTAGTAAAAATAACAGAATAATAATAACAGTTATATTTAAGTATAATGTGTGGAATCGTAGGATATCTTGGAAATGATGATTATAAGGAATATATTTTATCGGGATTAAAACTTTTACAAAATCGTGGTTATGATTCTGTAGGTATTTCAATAATAGATAATAATGATTTAGAGACAACCAAGTTTGCATCGAGTAATACAAATGATGCATTGTATTTATTAGAAAATGAAGTAAACACGAAATTGAAAATAGGTTCTAGTACTAATAAAAATATGATGGCTATAGGACATACTCGATGGGCAACACATGGTGGGAAAACTGATATCAATGCCCACCCTCATCATGATAACCATGATAGGATTGCCTTGGTTCATAATGGTATTATTGAAAACTATAATGATATAAAAGTAAATTTAATAAAGCAGGGATATTTTTTTCGTTCTCAAACAGATACCGAAGTTATTGCAGTATTAATTGGAAAATATTTGGATTATGGTGAAACAATGGAAAATGCTATTCAAAAAACAGTAGCTGAATTGTCTGGTACATGGGCATTGGTTATTATTCACCGAGATTATCCAAATAAAATATGGATGATACGTAATGGTTCACCTCTTTTACTAGGACTAGATTATGATTTTATTATAATAGCATCCGAACCGATTGCATTTGGTAATTTTTGCAAAACATATATTGATCTTGATAATCATGATTTGATTGAGATAACAATGACAGATAATGTAATTTCCTATAATAAAAATATACAACGTTATCAACTTAAAGAAAAACCATTAGGTGTTATTGAGATGGCTCCTACTAATTATGATCATTGGTTGATTAAAGAAATATTGGAACAACCCGATGCAATAACCCGTGCATTGAATAATGGAGGTAGAATAGAATCGAATGTAACTGTAAAGTTAGGAGGATTAGATAATTGTAAACAACGACTTATGGATATAAATCATTTATTATTATTAGGGTGTGGAACATCTTACCATGCTGGTTTATGGGCGATGGATATTTTCAAACAATTGGATATTTTCGATACAGTCTCTATTTATGATGGAGCGGAATTTCAGGTTCGTGATATTCCGAAAAAGGGAAAAACCGCTGTTATTTTGCTTTCACAGTCTGGGGAGACAAAGGATTTGCATCAGTGTATTCAAATCGCAAGAGACTATGATATGATAACTATTGGAGTAGTAAATGTTATTGATTCATTGATAGCAAGAGAAACAGATTGTGGTGTCTATCTCAATGCAGGAAGAGAAGTTTCAGTTGCATCAACGAAATCGTTTACAAATCAATGTATAGTTTTAACAATGATAGCAGTATGGTTCTCACAAAATAAGGGTACTCATATTGAATATCGAAAAAAAATAATATCGGATTTAAGAAATGTTTCTTATCAATTAACATCAATGTTAAATGAAAATAATATTATAAAAATAAGGGAGTTGGCTTCTGAATTAAAGGGATCGTCAAGTATATTTTTATTAGGAAAAGGGCGGTCTCAAGCAATAGCAATGGAATGTGCATTGAAGTTAAAAGAGGTTGCCTATATTCATTCGGAAGGATATAGTTCTTCCGCATTGAAACACGGGACTTTTGCACTTATTGTACCTAATTTACCTATTATTATTTTTGATATTGATGAAGAATATCATTCCAAAAATCAGAATGCTGTTCAGGAAGTTCTTGCTAGAGAAGCAAAAGTTATTTTGATAAGTGATAACGATAATTCTCATTTAAAAATAGAAAAAAATCAGACTTTTGGGGGGCTTATTGCAAATGTTTATCTGCAGTTATTGAGTTATTATATTGCAATGGAATTAGGACATAATCCAGATTATCCGAAAAATTTAGCAAAGGTTGTAACAGTTTTATAAATTACAATATATCAAAATTTTTACTACTAAAATGCTGACAATTATTTTTATATAAATTCATTTTCGACCCCCAATTTTGCATTTTTTTTATTTTCATTTTAATATCATCATCCGTTATTTTATGAATAACATGTTTTGTTAGTTCAACTGACTGGGTATGTGTTAAATCTTTATTTATTTTATAAAATAAATCAAGAACTGTAACATCACTAGTGTTAAAGTATACATCTATGTTACGTACTCGAACTTCTGCTTGAACTGTTTTTCCTAATAACAATTTAATAAATGATTGATGAACAGGTGTAAAATCTATAGTGTATATATTTCTTGTATTGGGTTTAGATAAAACAATAACATGATGAACCTTTAGGTAAGGAAATAAGTTTGTAATAGGACTATTTATTATACGTTTTTGAAATTCTATTGATTGAAATGTAACTATTGATAATAAAAACAAAATATAAATAATTGAAAGGGCCATTTTTTTATAAAGATATATAAATGAGTATAAAATTTCCAATTAGATATTTACCTAAAAACTTAACAGAAAATGATAAAATAAAACAATATAAAATGCTACTAAAATCGAAAAAAATGTATAAAAAACACATGTTTTATACACGAAAAAAGGTAATGTCTTATAAAAATAAAAAGTCGGACCATATATCAAATGCTCGTAAAATATATAATATAAAAAACATTGCACCTACTAAAGAATTAGCAGCTAAAACAGGTTGTAAAATAGAAGCATTAAAACAAATAGTTAAAAAGGGAGAGGGAGCATATTTTTCATCTGGTTCGAGGCCTAACCAAACGCCACAATCATGGGGATTAGCCCGATTAGCTAGTGCATTAACAGGAGGAAAATCAGCAGCAGTTGATTACAAAATAATAGAAAAGGGCTGTAATCATAAAAAAAGGGCGTTTATTTTAGCAAACAAATCCAGAAAAAAATATAATTATGGTCACTCAAAAACAAAAAAAACAACTGTAGAGCTGTAAAAATATCTACTTTTATTGTATGTCAACAATTAGAAAAAGAGTAAAAAATAAATCTATAAAAAAAATGAAAGGAGGTAAATTTCCTACTGATGAAGAATTAGGAAATGACAATTCAGAATCTAAGGATGTTTTAATTTATTATAGTTTAGGGTTAGGTTGCAATGGCATTAATCTACAAAGAGTGAAAGAAGACGTAGCGGAAATAACAGGTATTCTTTTAGAAAATGTATTAATTATATGTCATAAAAATAGTTCGGCTATAAAATCAATTATACAAACCTATTCTGGTAATTGTCCTCTTATTAATAGTAATTTTATTAGAGGGTTTACTAATTCTGTTAAAAAAAATGTAAAAATATATAAAAAAATATTTTTGTTTGGACATTCATTTGGTGGAGCAATAATAAACCGTGTTGCTGAAGAATTAAATAAATCATTAGATGATTCATATTTAGAAAAAATACAGTTTGCAACATTTGGTAGTATTTATATTTCAAAAGCTATTCCTCGAATTAATATATTTAATTACATGGCAATAGGGGATGTTGCAAGCAAATGTAATGGAATTATTATTGATCCAAAGGATATTGAATTAGAAAAAGCACAAAAGTTAATAGATTCAAATACAATGGATATTGATTTAAAATATAAAAAACATAGCGATTACAATATTATTACTTGTTGTTTTTACAATAATAATGAACCAGCTTGTTTAAATATGAAAAAAAGTGTTTTTGGTAACAATGCCGAATGGATTGTGCATAATAAATACAACATACTAATTTATTATTTATTTAGAAATCTAACTAATGATATTGATAAAGTTTTAAAAAATGATGTAGATAGAGTACAAAAATATGATTATTCACTTGATAGCAATAGTATTATTAGCACTAGTATCAAAAGAAAAAGAAGTTTAATTTCAGAAACGGCTAGAAAATTGATACCTACTAATAGTATTGATATTTGAAATACTATCATCCAAATATTATGTACAAATATATACAATTTTATATTTGTAAATACATTTGTGCTTCTAAAATTTTTTGGCAGCATATTTAGTAATATAATTACTATATATAATGTCGACGACTCAACCTGTTTTATCAAATACTCAAATAGCAGAAATAACATCTTATGTAAACAGTTACAGAGCTTTAAATCGAGCCCCTCCATTGCTATGGGATAATAGCATTTTAAATTTTTCAAATCATTGGTCTTATTATTTATTAGCAAATGACTTATTTCAACATAGTGGAACACAACTTTATGGTGAAAATTTGGCATATTTTGAAGGATATGGATTAGATCCAATGAATCTTATGAAAAAAGCAATAGATTCCTGGTATAATGAAATAAATTCATATAATTTTAACAGCCCGGGGTTTTATGATAAAACCGGACATTTTACATGTTTGGTTTGGGTTTCTAGTACTCATTTTGCAATGGGTATTTCATTTGATGAAAAAACATCAAAGGCTTATATAGTTTTTAATACCAGTCCACCTGGTAATGTCGTTGGTGAATTCCAACAAAATGTATTATCTGGTTCTTCTCTGCCTTCTCCACCTCCAAGTCCAAGTCCAAGTCCAAGTCCAAGTCCAAGTCCAAGTCCAAGTCCAAGTCCAAGTCCAAGTCCAAGTCCAAGTCCATCACCATTGCCATATCCATCTCAACAATTAACTATACAAAAAATAGAAAGCATTAATAATGTAATTAATGAATTACATAATATAATTTATTCTATCAATTCAAATCAACCCAAATATTTTATAATTGTATCTATAAATAAAGTTATTGCGGATGTAAAAATGTTAAATATTCCGACATCTATTTCAATAATAAATTCTTTGTATGGTATTTTAAATTTAATAAAAAAAAAAAATTATTATTCTTTTGTTATTACTACAATAAATAATATTATAAATAATTTACTCTCTATTCTGGGGTAGATTATACTCAATCACAATTCGTGGAACGATTTTTACACCTTTATTATTATTAATCACAAATAGTAATTAATAATAATTTATGGTCGACTGCATATTTAGCAAACAATCATTATTATATATATGAAACATAATACAATTATATTAATATCAATCGCATTATTAATAATATTATTATTGTTTTTATACACCACACTTTATTCTATAGATAAAATTTATTTATCTAGTGATTATAATCTAGTTCGAGATGGTTTTTATATTTATAAAAACATAATAAACAAAAGCGAAATAGATATAATAAAATCGCATATTGAAAGACGTGATTATAAAAAAACAAAATCAGATTTATTAAATAATCCTAGGTTGCTCGAAATAATTAAAAATATATCTCCAGAATATGTTTTTCAAGACTATATATGGATTATTGAAAAATCATCGGTACATACGTGTCATAGAGATAATAATGGGGATTTTTTTAATAAAGGACAAAAACATCCTTCTTATACTATGATAGTTTATCTAGAAGATATGGATAAATGTTTGGCAGTTATACCAAGTAGTCATAAAGAAAAAAATTCGTATTTTACTGATTTTGCCGGAAATTTAGTTAATTTATTATGTAATAAAGGCGATGTAATTTTATTCAATGCTAATTTAATTCATGTAGGAACTCTTAACTCACGTGATGATAATTTAAGAATACAATTAAAAGTTACACATAAAGATGATCTAAAAAAAATATCTTATTATGAAAATTTTAATAAAATATTAAATAAAGATAATAATTTACCAATTAGTTTACGCAAGGCTCAACGAAATATATCATGCATGTTTCCTGGTATTTCTAATTTAACACAGAGTGAAAATATAATGTCATCTAGAGGTAGTGATAATGGTGCAAAAATAGGAATAGGACAAAAAATATTTTCCTATTTGTTTTACGGAGATGTTAAATTTTATGATTTACCTAACATAGATTCGCTATAGATTTATTCTTTCATTAAATAATGGATAAAGATCTCTATCATGGCTAATAATAATTATACAATCCTTGTATTTTTTAAACTCCTTTATTATTTTTATTAATTCATTTTTTAATTCAATATCGAGAGCATTTGTAGGTTCATCTAAAATTAATATTTTTGATGGATTAATTAAACCACTAATAATATTTACTATTTGTCGCTGCCCACCAGAAATTTTTTCACCTAATGATCCAGTTTTATTTTTATATATATCAATATCTCTGTACAAATTTGCTATTCTGGGATATTTCATTATTTCATTTAAGTGATTTTGACAAGTTTTCAAATTACTACAACCATAAAGCATATTATCAACTACTATTTTATCAAATAATTTCGAATTTTGATTGACATATGTGATATTTTCTCGAATATATAATGGATCTAACTCTGTAATATTAACGCCATCTATGTATATATCCCCTGACGTTGGGTTATACATTTTTATTAATAATTTTGCCAAAGTAGATTTTCCATTTCCAGATAACCCGGTTATTCCTATAATTTTATTGTTAGTATTGAGTGTTATGTTGAATTTTTCAAAAATATACTTATTTGTTTTTGGATATAAATAAGAAACATTTTCAAATCGAATTTCATTAAAAGTTACTAATCTAGTTTCATATACTTTTAATTCTGTTTCAATAAATTTATCTTTCTTTCCTAACATGTTTTTAAATTCATTTATAATATATACTAGTCTTCCTATAAATTCCAATATACTAGGTATTTCATAAAATACACTATTCATTTTATCTCTGAAAAATAATAATATAGTTAAAAAGGTTACGATTGTTGTTGCATCTAATTTATTTTTAGTTAATAAAAATATCATGTATCCAATTATAACAAAAATTATAATATGAATAACTACATTTAAGATAATAGAATGCATATTTAAATTTTTATAAAAATCCACATTCATGTTTACATTTTTATCAGTTTTGCTTTTGTAGTTATTAATTTCATTTATTGTTTCACCTCTGTAAATAACTTTATCCATGTTATTTAATAAATTTATTATGTATTTTTCGTTTTCATTTGTGTTTGTTTCTATATTCACCTTTTCTTTTAACCAAGAATTCCAAAAAAAGTAAATGTATATTAATAATAACACATTGGAAATAATAAAAAACAATCCAATAATCGAATTTTTATAGAAGAAATAACCGGCTATTATAATTAAGAATGACAAATGTGGTATAATTTTTAAAAATATTGTTGTAAATAATACATAACTAGATACAGAAATTCTTGTAATTGGTGTTATATATTCAATAAAGTTTGCATCACTAAAATCTTCATTGTTTGTTATTATAATAATTCGTAAAATTTCGTTTTTAACCCATTGTGTTAATTTAGTTAACAATTTGTTTTCTAAATAATGAGTTGTTCCATAAATACTAATGAATGCTATTGAAATTGCTATCAAATAATAAAAATATTCATGTATAATTTTATAGTTTTTTGTTTCGATTCCTTTGATAATATTTGCTGTAATATACGAAACACCATTAATTTTTAATATGATATTTATGAAATTAAAAAATACTAATATGAAGGTATTTAAATATTCTTCTTCAAAAAATTTTTCTATTAAATATAATATTATATTCATTATAATACTGTTACATAATAATTTTTATTATTATAACTTTAGCCATAGTTCTCCAAATTATACTTATAGGTTGTTGTGTTTTTGTAGTCAACTGTGTAAATCTTTATAAATCTTTATAAATCCTTATAAATTCTTATAAGTCCCTTGAAAATTAGTAAGAAATTTTATTATATAAGATATTGTATATACATATATATATTACATTTTTAATGGAAAAAATAGAAATTCCTTCTTTAGTAACACTTGAAAATAAACCAGAAATATCAGAGAGACCTATAGTTAAAATCCATTTTAAAGGATTCAAAAAAGAGGCAGAAAATCAAATAGAAAATAATGATTTGCTAGAACCTGTAAAATCACTAGTAAAAATAGTAAATAAAAGAAAAGGACCGCAATATAGGGAGGATGTATTTAAAAGACTTGCATTACAAAATATTAAAACAGGATATGTTGATATTGCTTCTGAACTAAAAGAACAAAAGAGAATAGTTATTGAAGAAGAAAATGAAACGAAAAAACAAAAAACCGATCAAGAAGAGCCTAAAAAAATAGGAAAAAAATTAATTATTCGAAATGTAGAATTTAAAATTCCTGAAAAAGAAAAGAAGGAAGTTGAAGAAAGGTTTGTTGAAAAAGAAATAAGAGAAAAAGAAGAAAAAGAACAAACAAAAGAAGTTGAAGCTGATAAAATTATTTCTGAAGAGGATTCTGAATTAGAAGAGGAAGGTTTAAGACGATTAATAGAAGCAACTGAAAGAACAACAGAAGTTGTTGAAGAAAAAACAGAAAAACCTAAACGTGGCAGAAAACCCAAAAAGAAGGATGATTTCGAACCTGAAATTGTAGTTGATTTAACAACCGCTGTTATCGATAAAATGAAGGTTACTGATCGTTTACCAAAAGAACGTGAAAAACGTATCCTTGCAACCTCTAGCTTTTATATGAACAATCGTAAAATTTTTATTCAAAAGCTTTCTGAATTATTTAAACATTATAGAGAGGATTTACTTAAAAACGACGATGATGTTTCCTGCGAAAGCCTTTATAAAAGTAATCAAACAGATTTATTGAATCACCAAAAAGTTGTACGTGATTATTTAAATTTATACACACCTTATAGAGGGTTGCTTATCTACCATTCTTTAGGATCGGGTAAAACTTGCTCTAGTATTGCAGTGGCAGAGGGAATGAAGAGTAACAAACGAGTTTTTATTTTAACGCCTGCATCTTTAAAAATGAATTTCTTCAGCGAAATGAAAAAATGCGGTGATGATCTCTATAAGAAAAACCAATTCTGGGAATTTGTATCCATTGAAGGAAAACCTAATTATGTAGCTATTCTATCCAAAGCACTATCACTCTCCACTGATTATATTAAAAAGCATCAGGGTGCATGGATGGTAAATGTTACAAAAGAACCTAATTTTGGAGAACTTTCATCTGAAGAACAGAAAAGGTTGGATGAACAATTAAATGAAATGATACGTACAAAATACACTGATATTAATTATAATGGCCTGAATATGAATAAATTGAATTTATTAACAGGTGACCAAACTAGAAATCCCTTTGATAATTCAGTCGTGATAATAGATGAGGCACATAACTTTGTCAGTCGAATAGTAAATAAGGTAAAACAGAACAAAACGAAAACGATAGCATATATTTTGTATGATTATTTAATGTCTGCCAAAAATGCTCGTATTGTTCTTCTTTCCGGAACTCCTATTATAAATTATCCTAATGAAATTGGTATTTTATTTAATATCTTACGTGGATATATTAAATCATGGGCTTTCACTATTAATGTAAAAACAACAGATAAAATTACAACGGATACTATTTTGGAAATGTTTGATAAGGAGAATTTTAAAACATATGATTTTGTTGAATACAATGGTAATGTATTAACAGTTACACGAAACCCTTTTGGATTTATCAATACAAAGAAACGAGGTGCTACCAAGGGAGTTGCACGTGGTAAAAAGGGAGGAAGTAGAAAAATAAAATCTAATAAACAAAATGAAACAAAAAAAGCTTCAAAGAAAACTGTTAAATTGGAGAACCTGGAAGAATATGATGAAGAAGGAAATCCTATAAATTATGCTGAACAAAATTATCGGATTCCACAGGATCCATATGAAGGCGGGGGTCCTACTTTTGATAAGTATGATGGTGTAAAATTAGATGAAACTGGTAATATTAGTGATTTTGATTTCCAAGAAAAAATTCTTTCCATATTAAAAAAGAATAATTTGGAAGTACAAAAGGGGGCTATAAAAGTTACTAATTATAAAGCCTTACCAGATACACCAGATTCTTTTTTTGATTCATTTGTTAATTCAGAAACAGGTGAGGTTAAAAATATAAATCTTTTCCAGCGACGTATATTAGGTTTAACTTCTTACTTTAAAAGTGCACAGGAAAAATTATTACCAAGTTTTGTAAAAACGGATAAAGGAGAACCTTATCATATTGTAAAAACAGAAATGAGCCCTCATCAATTTGGTATTTATGAAAAAATTCGTAATGACGAAGCTGATCGTGAATCTAAAAACAAAAAGAGGCGTTTGGCAGTTAAAAATCCAGAAGAATTGTATCAGATTTCTTCTACATATCGGATATTTTCAAGGGCTGCTTGTAATTTTGTATTTCCAACAAGTATTGAACGTCCTGTTCCAAACGTGAAGAGTGACAAGGAATTATCTGAAAATGTTTTTGATGCTATTTCTATTAGCGAACGTAAAAACACAGATATTTACGCTAGTGTGGATGATGAAGAAAATAAAGAAGACGATGAAGCAGAAATAACACAAGCAGATGAGACAAAATATGAAGAAAGAATTAAGAAGGCAATGGATGATGTTAATATTGTTGATGATGAAACAAAAAAAAGCAAATATTTATCTAAAGATGTTTTGAAAACATATAGTCCCAAATTTGTAAAGGTTTTGGAGAACCTTTCAGATGAAAATAATAAGGGATTACATTTGTTGTATAGTCACTTTAGAACTATAGAAGGCATAGGAATTTTAAAATTAATCTTGGAAGCAAATGGATTCGCTGAATTTAAAATTAAAAAAACAGGTAATAATTGGGAATTAATAGAGTTAGAAGAAGATAAAGGAAAACCCAAATTTGTATTATATACAGGTACAGAAACACCAGAAGAAAAAGAAATTATTCGAAACGTTTATAATAGTGCTTGGGAGTTTGTTCCTGTTGAAATAGTTAATAAGATAAGAGAACTTTCTGAAAATAACTATCTTGGAGAAATTATTAAAATATTTATGATTACTTCATCAGGTGCAGAGGGTATTAATTTGAAAAATACCCGGTTTGTTCATATTATAGAACCATATTGGCATATGGTTAGAATTGATCAAGTTGTAGGTAGAGCAAGACGTATTTGCAGTCATCAAGATCTACCAGAAGAAATGCGAACAGTAAAGGTATTTTTATATATTACTGCTTTGAGTGAACAACAGAAAACAGATGATAAAAATATAGAATTACGTATTCGTGATTTGAGCAGAATAGATAATAAAACCCCAGTTACTACTGATGAAACACTTTTTGAAATTTCCAGTATTAAACAAAAAACAAATAATCAAATATTGAAAGCTGTGAAAGAAACATCGATTGATTGTCAATTATATTCTAATATTTCGAAAAAATCAAAGGATGATGAGAACCTTGTATGTTTTGGTTTTGGCAAAATCGAATCAAATCAATTCTCTTCTTATCCTTCTTTTGAAAATGATAGATCTACAAAAGAAGGATTGGACGTAGAAATTATTAAGTGGGAAGCTATAGAAATTAAAGAAGATGGTATTAAATATGCATTAAACGAAGATACCATGGATGTTTATGATTTTGAAAGTTATCAACGAGCAAAGAAATTTCGTACAGAATTAATTTTCGTAGGTAAATTAGTAAGAGAAAATGGCGAGTATGTTATACGTCGCTAAACAGCATTCATATATAAATATATTTATATATGAACAATAAGTGGTTTTGTAATTATTTTGCTAAATCTTCGTTAGACCCATATCCTTTTCGTGCATAAATATATTTATGCACTAATAGAGATTAAAATCTTCGGGGTTGAAAGGGAACAGCTACTATGTTATAATATACAGTATTAACATTATCGGTAATTTCAATCGATGATCCATCTGTAAAATGCAATGTTAAATAGCCATTTACAACTTGAGTACTATCTGCATTATTGTGAGGCTCAGTATAATTAATCGAGGTAATAGTCTTGTCAGAACAAGTATTTCCATTAGCGTCTGTAAAAGCAGTAACGCCATCTGAATCCGAAAATAATGAAACACTAGGTGTAGCACCCTTGGATAATACTTCACCCATATCGCTTGTTATGGAAGCATATGTAATTTGTTTTAAAGACATATATAATAAATAAGAGAAATTATTTCTAAATTAATTTAGAATAAATTTCTCTTATTTATTATATATATGTCTTCACTCTCAAATATTTTTAATAATATAAAATATAAGTTTAGTGATAATGAAAAAAAAGCTATTACTAATTTTTATGATAGTGATCTTATTGAAGAAAATCTAAAAAAAAAATTTATAGATGATTTAAAAAATGTCGTTAGTGACGAAGAAGGTAGTGAATTTGTAAATACAATGAAACATAAATATAAACCTGGTACTGGCGGAAAACGTAAACGAACAAAAATAAATAAATCAAGAAAAAATCGTACTAAATCAAAAAGGAAAAGATTCGTTTAATTTAGAAAATATCTATTTTTATAAATAAAATATAAAAACAAACGCGTACTTATTTTTATATTTCTATTGCAATGAACGAATTAAATAATGTTCTTACAATTAAAACTGTTCAAATTCAACCTATTCGAAATATGATAACTGCTATAAAGGACATATTAACAGATGCAACAATAACTTTTACAAAAGATGGTATGAAGATTATAAATTTTGATAAAACCCACACAATTTTAGTAAATGTTATTTTAAAATCACATAAATTTGAACAATATACATGCGATCCAGATAAAATTATTGTTTGTGCAAATACTCTACATTTATTTAAGGTTATTTCAACAATGTCTAATGATGATACTCTATCTATGTATATAGAAAAATCGGATTATCACGAAGGAATAGTATCTCATTTAGGTCTACAATACGATAATGGTGATATTAAACAATGTTATACTCAAAAGCTTAGATTAATTGAACCAGATATGGAAGAATTAATTGTGCCAGATGTGGAATATTCAACAGTTATTAATCTACCGACTGGTGATTTTCAAAAGATAATTCGTGATTTAAATGGGGTTTCTGATCGTGTTGAAATTAAATCAGTGGGAAATGATCTAATTTTTTCATGTGACGGTAATTTTGCAAGTTCTCGAATATTTAGATCAGAATCGGATGGAAATATGGAATTTATTCAAAAATCGGATGCATCTGTTATTATTCAAGGTGAATTTTCCCTAAAGTCTCTGTCTCATTTTATTAAATGTACACCGCTATGTAGTCATCTAGAAATGTATTTAGGAAATGATTTACCACTGATTGTGAAGTATGATGTAGCATCGTTGGGTGAAATAAAATTATGTTTAGCGCCATTGCCACCTGCTTAAGTGAACCGTAGGTTCCCTTTAAAACCCTCCCTTATCGACAACGTTACCCTTAAATCTCTATTGGGACACCCAAAGGGCGTCCCATTTTAATTCTTCAAGGGTGTATATCCCCAATGGGACGATGACGTTACTATCTTCTAATGTATTGTTGTAAATAAATGAATTAAAATCCCCCTTTTGTTTGGTGGATTTTAATTTTCTTTGGTTTAATATATACATATTATAATGGCAAATATTCCACCATCAAACCTTATTATAAATGGTCTTGATTTAACTACTGTGTTTGCTAGGTACATAAGTGGGCCAAAAGCAAGTCCTACTGGAATAATAATAAATAATCAAGATCTTTGTAATATTTTTGCTCCTTATATGATAGGTTTGAAAGCCAGTCCTACCGGAGTATTAATTGCAGGTGGTGTTGATCTCTGTAATGTTTTCCTTCCTTTAAATGCAATTATTCTTATTAGTCCAACTAATTTGTCTTTATCCAATGTGACCACTAGTACTGCCTCCTTGAGTTTTTCAACAGTTAGTGGCGCAACCAGTTATTTAGCAACTACAAACACAGGAATTACTGGTTCTTCCTTAAGCTTTCCAATCATCCTAGAAGGATTGGCAGCAGGAACATTTTATAAAATTTCTTTGCAATCCATTAATAATTGGGGAATATCCTACCCAACACAACCAATAAATGTAACAACTTATCCAGTTGTGCCGTCTCTGTCATCTACAATAAGTGATATTTCAATGACAATCGTTTATACACCATTTGAAACATTGACATATTACACAGCAAGTGTAACACCAACATTAGGAGGAAGTTCATCTATATTCTCATCTTCTACTGGATCTTTAAGTATCAATGGGTTAACTAATAATACAACTTATAATATAGTTTTTTTGGCATCAAATTTAGCAGGACAATCTATTCCATATAAAACAAGTTACACAACATCACCAGGCCCGCCAACTATTTTATCAACATCAAATTTAACAACTACTTCATTGTCATTGACATTTTCTACTTCTGTCGGTGCATCAAGTTATCTTGCCACAACAACTTCAGGAATAACTGCTGCATCAACGAGTTCACCAATAACTATAAATGGATTATCTTCTAATACATCTTATACAATAACTATTCAATCAATTAATAATGGTTTATATTCACAAGCTTCTAATGGAATAACTACGAATACATTACCTGATCCTCCAACATCATTAACCTCTATATCAGGTAATAAAACACAAAGTTCAATCCAAATAGGCTTTACACCACCATCTGGTACAATAAGTGGTTATCTTGCTACAACAACTTCAGGAATAACTGCTGCATCAACAAGTTCACCTATAACTATAAATGGATTATCTTCTAATACATCTTATACAATAACTATTCAATCAATTAATAATGGTACATATTCAAGTGCGTCTAATGGAATAACTACTATTACATTACCTGATCCTCCAACATCATTAACATCTATATCAGGTAATAAAACACAAAGTTCAATTCAAATAAGCTTTACACCACCATCAGGAACAATAACAGGTTATCTTGCCACAACAACATCGGGAATAACTGCTGCTTCAACAAGTTCACCTATAACTATAAATGGATTATCTTCTAATACATCTTATACAATAACTATTCAATCAATTAATAATGGTACATATTCAAGTGCGTCTAATGGAATAACTACGAATACATTACCTGATCCTCCAACATCATTAACATCTATATCAGGTAATACAACAACAAGTTCAATCCAAATAAGCTTTACACCACCATCAGGAACAATAACAGGTTATCTTGCCACAACAACATCTGGAATAACTTCTGCTTCAACAAGTTCACCTATAACTATAAATGGATTATCTTCTAATACATCTTATACAATAACTATTCAATCAATTAATAATGGTACATATTCAAGTGCGTCTAATGGAATAACTAGGAATACATTACCGAATCCTCCAACATCATTAACTTCTATGTCAGGTAATACAACAGAAAGTTCAATTCAAATAAGCTTTACACCACCATCAGGAACAATAACTGGTTATCTTGCCACAACAACTTCAGGAATAACTGCTGCTTCAACAAGTTCACCTATAACTATAAATGGATTATCTTCTAGTACATCTTATATAATATCAATTCAAGCAATTAATAATGGTATATATTCACAAGCTTCTGATCAAATAACTGCTAGTACAACACTACCAATAATAAATCTAAATTCTATTGCATTAACATATAGGAATAAAACTGCTTCAAATTTTTCCAATAATGGCGCAGCCGCAATTTCAGACACAGGACAATACATATTGATAGCAAATTATATAGATAATTATTATAATGGAATGGTTAGTAGCAATTATGGTACATCATGGACAAATATATTATTTTTAAGTGGTGCCGTTCTTAATTGTCCCAGTGTTTCAGGAAGTGGCAAATATATGTCGATATGTGGAGGCAATCCTAAGCAAGATATTTGGATTTCAAATAATTATGGTGTTACATGGGCTTCAATTTTTGGAGCAACCAATTTTATTAGTAATGGTTATTGTAAAATAGCATCAAATGGTGAATCTGCTCTTATTATTGATCCATTTGGGCAAGCCTGGTTATTTTCAAAGGATACCAATGGTAATTTTTCATCATCATCGCCGAGTGTTTCTTTACATAATAATGTGACAAGTATAGTAACAGCTACTAGAACTGGAACTTCATTCCTTGGAGGAGCTTCAGGATCTTTTTATAAAAATGGAGGTTGGGGTATTACATTGGGTACTATTTCAGGAAATGGCAAATTTATATATTTTGGAAATAATAATAATTATTATGTATCTACTAATAGTGGTACAACTTTTACAACATATGCTAATATATCTACTAATGGTGGTGCTAGTTATTTTTCATTATCACCTTATGATACTAGTATTAATGCATATTGTCCCAGTCTCCAAGGTGCACAGGGATTGTGTTTTCCAGCTATGTCATATGATGGAAAATATATTGCATTTTTATCATTAGCAAAAACTATTATTTATAATAATAATTACTGCAATCCAGCTAATTGGAAAACTATATCTTCTGTATCAGCAGTTAATAGAGGATTTGTTACAACTATGAGCGATAATGGATCTATTTTATTAGCAGGTCATTATGCAGCTTCATCTACAAGTAGCACTGCGGGTACTTATTTATACTTTTCTACTAATTTTGGAACATCATTTCAAGTTAATCCTGGAAACATAGATCTAGTAAAATCAACATCAGGTAATCTGTCTTGGAGTATTGCAATAGTATCGACAAATGGAAATTTTTTGTTTGTAGTAGATGGAAATGGTCTGTTTTACACGTACAAACAATCATAGTTACTCTCGAATATTAAATTATGTTTATTACAATTATATGCTTTAAGGTATATCCATGGAATTGTATCCGCAAAGAATGTATAGATACAAATCAACGTTGGACCCATATCCTATTCCTGGATAAATATATTTATCCACGAATAGAGATTAAAGAAATATCCGAATTCCCTTCAAATAAAGGGAGGGATTAAAAGGTATTCTCGAATTCCCTTCAAATAAAGGGAGGGATTAAAAGGTATTCTCGAATTCCCTTCAAATAAAGGGAGGGATTAAAAGGGAACCGTAGGTTCCCTTTAGAATTCAGGTTCATGTTTCTTGAATAAACATCCCTGCTTCAACAAATTAGGAATTTGTATAATCGCATTAGGATCCTGCAAACTAGACGTATCTAACCAAATTTTTATAATACAGAAATTTTTTTTAGGTGAAATAGTAATTCCATTTATATGTTTATTATATTTATTTTCTACACACAATGATTCTCCGCATAGTCCATAAAAAAGATTCTTCCAGACTTCAGCTACAGATTTATTAATTACTTTATAAGAAAAACATCCTCCATTACGATTACGAGGATCCTCCCACATGGGCGTAATACCATCCCGCATAACAAACAGCATACAATTTTTGACAACATTTTCATGTATAGTTTCATTTAGACATATAACTTTTTCGACTGTATCAATCGAATTCATAATAATTGTATAACTGGCTAAATCCCAGTTTTTATTGTGTGGTAAATGGTAATATAAATTCCATTTATCATGCAAAGAATGTTGTGGGGTAGGAGTACTCACCGTATCCATAGTGATTACGCCCGTATATTATATACATATTTGTTTCTAAATAGTTTTTTAGCTTTATTTATGTTTACGTGTTTTTGAATTATTAGATTTTTTATATTTTTTTGTATTTATTTTTTAAGTTTTTTTGATTTACCAGCTCTAACTACTTCTAACGAATTATTTCTAACTACAATATCTTGACTTTGCTCTCTGCTTGAAGAAGTTAATATACAATTTTTTTTCAATAATTTTATCTATTAAATTATTCAATAAATCAAAATTTTTATAATACTTAAAAAGTTTTTCATAATCTTTATCTAAATTATTATTTTTTTTTTCAATATTTTCTGAAGTAAATATACTAACAAAAAATCCTTCATAATGTTCTTCACGTCCATAATCAGTTAAAACGAAATATGATATTTTTATTGGTGTTTCAATGTTTGTATAAAATCCTCTCCTATTTTTTGGTCATAAAATTTATTATGTAGTATTATATAGTATTATCTTATAAAATATCCATCCTCGGTTAAAACAATATACTTATCAAATCCCAATTCAAAATTATTCAAATTATTATCCATTATCTTCAAAATATAATCTTCATCAAAATGATACAATTCGCATTGAAATTCCAAATATAATTTAACAAATGATATCGATAAAATTTCATTTCCCTTAAAATAAATATTTTTATCTAAATTTATTACAATTTCCTTTTTCATAATTGGATGTGTATATTCAATACTCAAAAATCTAGCTTTGCTAGGGATAATTGGAAGTTTAAACTCAGTAAATTCTTTTTTATTTTTTAAAACTCTAAACACATAATCATCATCTAATTTCATTTTAACTAAACCTTCGCAATATATTTTTCGAATATTTACAAAATGTTGCACTGCATAACAGATTTCACTATAATTTGTTTCGCATATTAATTTATCATTTTGTTCCCTGTAAGGATTTTCAAAAAATTCATACGATTCTAATAGGGAATATTCATTATCAAAATGTTTATTGTTATCAAAGTAATTAGTATTTTCCGCATTTTTTGATAAAATACAACTTTCTAAACTTTTTGATAAAACATAACTAGCAATCCAGTTTGTGGATAGTGGCTCGATTTTTTTATTAATTATACTAGAATAAATATATTTAAAAAAATACGACGTATGATCAATCGTTTTTTTCCCATATTTGGTTTTATAAATTATATTATACCAATTATTAAAAGTTACTATGACTATAGTACTATAATTTAAAAAATTTAACTCTATGTTTTCTTTTGTATTTATGTAAAATTCCTTTACATTATTGTAATTATTTAAAAATGAATGTTGGACTCCATCTAATAATTCCTGTAATCCTGCCATTTTAAATAAATATAAAATTATATTTATATTTATTTTTTGTTTTATTTGTTTTTATTTTTTCTAGTTTTTCTAGTTTTTCTAGTTTTTTTCCCACCTTTGCTTTTGCCTTTGCTTTTACGATCTGGTTCTCGTTTCCTTCCTTTCGAATCTGATGAACTGGTTGATTCTGATCTTGGTAGATGGGTAACCCGTTTTGAATGTTCAATTGCAACATGTCGTTCTTCCCTGGCGGATATTCCATATTGCCCTCTTCTTATTACATTGCATGATAAATCAATAATAATTATTTTTTTTATACCATTAGATATTAAATATTCTATAATATTTCTTAATCTAGTGGTAGTAAGTTCTGTTCTTGTTGGTGCACTTCTTAACGCGGATACATTGCTATTTAAAGTTTCCATTAAATCCACAGGTTTACCCTTATCATCTGTAGTATGTAATAAATTTATTTTCCAATTAAAACTTCTATGTTTTAATTTTCCTTCTTTCGTTCGAATATCATGTTCTTCTCTTAAAAATTCTTTATTATAAATACGATTATCAGGATGTGTGTCGATCTGATACAATAAATCAGGATGATGATAATATGACATTGTTTCTGGGTCATCAGTATAAACTTCATTTCTTAATTCCACTTGATCTTTTACTGCTTTAACTTGATCATTTATAGGTATTATTTGTTCTCTAATTCGATCAACTATTTTAACCATATCTTTTTTACTCGTAGCTTCATTAAATTTATCTGGTGAAGTATTTTCGTTAATTATACGAACAATATCTCCCACGTTTTTTCCAGGAAGCATATTTGGTACATTAGCAGGGACTGCATATAATGAAACTATATCTATGTTTTCAGGAATATCATAAAATGATGCTTCGGCAACACCTGTTAATGCTGAATTACATACTTGAATATCACCATGTGTTGTTACAACGACAACCTTTGCCATTAATAATTATATATAATTATAAGATATTATCCATACTAAACATAATAAAATCGTATAACATTATAATATAATGTCATCCAAAAAAATAGAAAATGGATTGTTTATATTTCATCGTGATTTTCGTATAATAGATAATCAAGGATTGATAGAAGCAGGTAAGATATGTAAAAATCTTTATACGTGTTTTATTTTTACTCCTGAACAAATTGGAAACGCAAATGATTTTCGTTCTCAAAATTCCATACAATTTATGATAGAGAGTTTAGAAGAATTAGAATCAGATATTAACAAAAATGGTGGCAAATTAATTATTTTGTATCAAAATCAAAATACAGCAATACGAGAACTTATTTCTGAATTAAAAATCAATGGAATTTATTTCAATAAAGATTATACTCCTTATGCTGTAGGTCGAGATGAAAAAACCAAGGAAATATGTAAAGAATATGATATTGATTGTCAAATGTTCTCGGATTATTACTTATACGAACCAGGATCAGTAGTAACTGGAAATAAAGCTTACAAAAAATATACACCGTTTTATTTAAAGGTTATTCATAGTAAACCAGACGAACCCAATTCTAAAAAGCCTAATAATTTAACTAGAACTACCAAAACCATAAGAAGCCAAATCGGTTTATCCACTGCCATGCAAAAATTTACTAAAATTAATAATGAAATATTAGTTAGAGGTGGGAGAACCGAAGCATTAAAACGATTAAAAACAGCAATAACAACACAAAAAAAATATGATGAAAAGCGTGATTTTTTTATTGAAAATACTACCTTTTTATCTGCTTATATTAAATTTGGATGTGTTTCTATTCGTGAGGTATATAGTGCTTTTAAGAATGCTTTTGGATTAAACCATGGTCTAATTCGAGAACTTATATGGCGAGAATTTTTTGCTCATGTTATATATGCTTATCCTGAAGTAGTAGGAAAGTCTTATCAGCCTCGCTATCAAAAACTAAAATGGCAAAATTCAATGTCACAATTAGAAAAATGGAAAAGGGGACAAACTGGCTTTCCAATAGTTGATGCATGTATGAGACAACTCAATACAACTGGATATATGCACAATAGGGGTAGAATGACTGTCGCGAGTTTTTTAGTGAAAACTTTGCTGACTGATTGGCGTTATGGAGAGAAATATTTTGCCCAAAAATTAACAGACTATGATATTGCATCTAATAATGGAAATTGGCAAGGAATTAGTGGAACTGGTGTTGATATGAAACCATATTATAGGGATATGAACCCCTGGATTCAAGGTGCAAAATTCGATAAAGATGCCGAATTTATTAAAAAATGGGTTCCTGAACTATCTTCCGTAGAATCAAAAGATATTCATAATTGGGAATTTGTTCATAATGATGCAAAATATAAAAACGTGAAATATCCGGGACCAATAGTTGATTATGTTGAACAAAAAAAGAAAATGTTAGAAATGTACAAAGAAGCATAATTTTGTAAAAAATTGAAAAAACAAAAGCATATTGTTATTATGATCATAGTAATTTACGATATTTGTATAATTAATATAGAAGTCATGGCTAGAAAAGCAGGATGGTTATATATTTTAGGAAACGAATATATGCCATCTATTTATAAGATTGGAATTACGGGCAATCTTAAAAAACGAAAAGATGGTCTTTATTGTGGTGATTCGGGAGTACCTTATCCATTTCACATAGTAGATAAGGTATATGTGCAAGATACTAGAAAACATGAGAAATTAATTCATAAAAAGCTTGCAAATGACAGGATTAATCCGCGACGTGAGTTTTTTGGAATTCGGGTATACGAAAAAGGTGATTCTCCAGAAGATGTTATTAATAAAAAAAGGGTTGTCGATGAAAATGTATTAAAACCAGTAATGAAAATATTTAATGATTTGAGGTTTAATGGAGGATTGTAGACACAAACGAAAGACTAAATCCTAAAAACCATTTAGGTTTTGTATCGCCTCGTCACATGCAATTTGTTCTGCCTTCTTTTTTATTTTATGTTTCCCTTCTCCTAAGAATACAAATATTTTACCATTTTCTGACATATATTGGTGTATTTCACTATAAGATGAGAAATGACTAATAGGAATTGATTTTGAATGATTTACATTATGCGTTGGTTGCCCTAAACATAGATAAACCCCCATATAATAACCTATTTCCGCATTATGTTCTTCAACTTCCATATAATGAGGTGTTATCTTAAATTCCTTCTGTATTTTTACCTGTAAGATATTTTTAAAATTATCATCATTTTTTATTAAATTAATCCAGTCTACGTGCTTTTCAAAAACATTTTCAACAAATATTTGCACCATCTGAAACCCGGGTCCAGTTAAAAACACATCATTAAACCATCCATCCTCATCATTTACTTTAATTTTATTACAATCCAAGAATATTGATCCAATAAAGGACTCGAAAAGACACCCTAATTTTTTTAAGTTAGTACGGGTTTGTTTTAATTCAGCATGTTTAGATAATATAAACCATTTATGCAGTCCCATTTCATAAGCAATCCTACCGATTGCCTCATTCTTTACTAATGCGATTTTTTTTTCCGTCATGAACCCCTCATTTTCTTTAGGAAATCTGCGATATAAATAATATTTAGTAATACATTCTAGAACTCCATCACCCACAAATTCAAGACGTTCATTTGATTTAGTAAAAAGTGATAAACACCCATCTGGTTTAGGTGCAATAATAATATTATTTTGCTCATTTTCTAAATTTGGGCGTTTAATATAAGATCTATGAATAAACGCACGCTTGTATAATTCAAAATTATTAATTTCTATATCTAATCCGTAAGTTTGTAATATTTGCTTAACTTGATATTCATCAATAGGTTTATTTAGGGAATTATACGGATCAAATATATATATTTCTGTACCATTTTTATTTTCAATACGAATATCGTCGTCTATATTCATGTTATTTTTAAAATAATATGAATATCGAACTATATTATTACATAATCAATTTTCTATATTAGTTTTTTATTATTATTGCATTTTATAAAAAAAATATTTAGTAAATATATAACTAGAATAATGCCAGTATCAAGAGGACGTAATGCGTTTTTATCATCAAGCCGAACACGTATGGGTAGCAATGCTATAACTACACAAAATCAAGGAGGGGGAAACACAAAGGCTGGGTTTCCTTATCAAGTAGGACGCAGTTCGTGGTCATCCGTTAGACTTGGATTTGATCCTACATCTAAATCCGGATGTGCCACATTGAGATGCATGCAATTTACTGTTAATCCTAGAGTATCTGAATCTCGCTCAATAGGATCGACTGCAGCAACAAATAGATACTTCCATATTCCAGGAGCAGGTCAACCATAATCTTCTTTTGTGAATAAACAATATTTTGAAACAATATAATGTTATCGTTTACATTATATTATTAATGCAAATTATAATAGATAAGCGAGAATATTCTCTTTATGAAAAATGCCAGGAATTATTATCAAAAAATTCTACACAATCAAATATAACACTTATTCAAAGAGAACTAGCTATTGGTGATATTTTGATACAAACAAATGATTGTAAAGATGTTTTGTTAATTGAGCGTAAAACATTTAGTGATTTGTTAGCATCTATTAAGGATGGTCGATATAGTGAACAATCGCACCGGATTTTAAATACTAGTGAATTGCCGCCACATTCTGTTATATATTTAATTGAAGGAATGTTCTCTCAATTATCCAATCCAAAGGATAAAAAAATTATTTATTCCACAATGACAACGCTTCATTATTTTAAAGGATTTAGTGTTTATCGGGTTTCAGGAACATTAGAAGCTGCTGAATGGCTAATAAATATGTCGGATAAACTACAACGTGGTTTTGAACGCGGAAACATTCCCTATTATAAAACAGAACCCTTCTTGAATACTTTTAATGGAGGATATTCTCAAGGATCCGAAAATAATGATCTTTCAGGATGTTTAGAAGAAAACACAGAAAAAGCATCGAAAAATTATTGCAATTTCGTTAAAAAGGTTAAGAAAGATAATATAACTCCACAGAACATTGGTGAAATTATATTATGTCAAATACCTGGAATTAGTTCAATTACTGCAATAACAATTATGAAAAAATTCGGCACTTTTCCGAATTTAATTCAAGAATTACAAAACAATTCTAAATGTTTAGATGGAATATCGTGTGAAACTAATGGAAAAACACGTAAAATAAGTAAAACATGTATTGAAAACATTCATAAATTTCTTATTCAGTAATAATAGTAGGCATACTCCTCATTATCTTCTTCGTCATTTTTATCATAAATATCTAAACGATATCTCCAATTTCTATAATAATCTTTTCTATCATAGTTAATACAATTATACCTTTTTGTTCTCATTCCGTTACAATCAGAATCTCCACATTCAATTCCATAATGATTATAACGATATGGTTCTCTTTTTGTTATAAGATAAAAATAATATTCCGCTGAAAAGGAATATCCTTGTGAAAATCCACAAAAACAATCCTTTATATGAACCTTTTTTAAACAACCTGCACAGTAAAGTGTACAATCAGAGTTGAATTCTTCTAGTAATATTTTTGTTTTTTCGATATGTCCTTCTACGTTGAAACTCCATATAGTATCTTGTACGCATTGTGGCAAAAGCCCAATCTTAGTATAAAGTATTGTTGTCATGTTTGTGCCATATAATATTAATACATGATTGTTTTCAATTTTTTATGTGAATTCTACTACTAATATTTACAATCATTAAGGTCTATCCGTGTTTTTGTATCCATTTGGATACAAAAGACAGGATAACCCATATCCTATTCGTGCATAAATACATTTATGCACGAATAGAGATTAAATAGTATAAATTGAAGAAAATAGCATAAAAATAATATAAAAATTTTTATATTATTTTATAAAGATGATAATATCTCGACAGGATTTAAAAAATATGTATTTAGAGCACATAGAACAGGAGAAAGCTCGTATATTACGATTGGTTACCAACGAATTAAAAATAATAGTAAATGAAATAATAGAAACAAATAAAACAGGAAAACAAATTTATAAAAGAAAATGTTATGAATTACGCGAAGATTATTTAACATTATTATTTACTAATCTACAGGAAGTATTTGTAGATAGTAAAATAACAACAGAAGTAGTAAATGATCCCGAAGAATCACAAAAATATGTAATTATTACTTTTGATTGGTCGTAATTATATGAAAAATTACGGGGTATAATTGCAAACATTTCTGTTTTTCCTGCGTGATTTACAAACATTTGAAATTTGGATACAAAAGAGAGGATAGACCTTAATTTCTGTCAGGTGATTACAATATGTATTTCCTCATAGAGATAAGGGAAGGGTTAAAGGGGAACCTACGGTTCCCCTTATATAATATCTTTTGGTTGAGGTCGGGATGGATCTATTGGAAAAAATGCCATTTTGGGTTGGAATAATAATGGTTTGGTTATGTTATTATCCTCATATTTTCCGGTATCTATCATTTTTTGAGTATATTCAACACCACCCCAATTAGGATCCATTGGATTATCACTCAATTGGGATTTTTGCGTAGATTTATGAACTTCATCTAAATTAGTAAAAACTCCAACATGTTGTCCGTATGGATCAAAACTAGCATATGCGTTTTTATTATATGGTGGATTATCACGACCAGCGTCAGTTACAATTATAGAATGTTCATTTAGAGGTGTTTGTGTCGATAATGTAGATTTATTTATATCAGTTATTTGTGCAGGCGGTGGAGAATATGATTTACTTGTATTACTAATAGATAATGGGGGAAATGGATTTTGTCTATTAATATCAGTAATAGATGGCAAACCTCCCTGTAAATCAAATGGACTAGGGCGTATTCTATATACATCTTCACCTTGTGCGTTTGTTTCCTCTTGTAAATAAAGTACAGGACAATTATTTCCTAATTTTCTCTGTGCTTCTAAATAATAAATATATTCATCTAAATTAGCAAATGGTATTGGATTTGTTTCATCAATTGGTTTATTAGTATTATGTAACATTAATACATTGCCTTTTTTTATTAATAAATTAGGACAATTCTTATTAGTGTCTTCAGAAATCATTTGTTCAATAGTTAATTTGTTATGGTTAGGTTTGATGTTAGAATTAAATATCCAATATAATCCTGCTAAAAAGACTATGATTAAAAATAACAAAAATAACAATCTTATTTTTTTCATATGTATTGATATATATAATAACTAGGAGAAATTATATATCACATCTATTTAGTGAAAAATATCTATTAGTTATATATATGAATCGTAATACACGAAAAATTACTACTAATAAAACAGAAAAGAAAAAACCACAAATTGTTACTATTGGATTAATATATGCAAATTGGTGCGGACATTGTCAATCCTTAAAACCTGAATGGAAAAAAATGAAATATAATTTAATGAAGACACCGACATTTAAAAGAGGCTATTATAAATTCATCGAGATAGAAGATTCAGATAAGTCAAAAGATTTAAAAATCAATTCCATTAATACGCATTTAACTGGTGAGAAATTATCAGCAAATGGTTATCCTACAATATTTAAAATTCATGGTGGTAAATTGCATTATTATAATGGAAATCGCACTGCTATTGAATTGCAAAACTGGTTTTTAAATAAAAATATTCAAGACAATGAGGCACCCCCAAGAGGCGTATATTCATTATTCAATCGTATGTTTGGTGGAAAAACAAAGAAGAATAAATCGATGAAACAATGGAAAAAATAGGTATCCGAAATATTTACACAAGTGGTGTTAGTTGTGGTTCCGTTCAAAAAATTGAATTAAGTAATATGACAATTATTTAATTCAAACCAAATAAAACCAACACATAATAATTTTAAAATGAGTGAACTTTCAACAACTAAAAAAGTTATCAGAAAACCAAATGTTAAGAAATATTTCCGACTTTTTGATTTCAATACTTACGATGAAGTAACTGTTTCTGATGATGCAAGTTCAGGTTCAGACAATGAATCTCATAAATTTAAAAGAAAAGTAGATGATAAAATTTTTGTTATCCAGATGTTTGGTGTAAACGAATCAGGTGAAACATGTTGTATCTATATAAAGGATTTTCAACCATTCTTCTTTATTAGGGTTGGTAATAATTGGCAAACATATGATGCTGTTAAATTAGTTCGTGATATCCAATCTAAAATTGATAAAAAGTATCAGGATTCCATAGTTTCATACGAATTGGTAGAATATAATAAATTATATGGGTTTACAGCTGGAAAGAAAGATAAATTTGTTCAACTAACTTTTAAAAATACAGAGGTTATGAATAAGGTAAAAAATCTTTGGTATACGTATGTGCAAAATAAGATTGATCCTACTATTAGAGACCGTAAGCGTACAAAATATTTCTTTCAGGGAATTTCATTGGACCTTTACGAGAGTGGAACAATACCGCCTCTGCTTCGATATTTTCATATTCATAATATAAGTCCAAGCGGTTGGGTGTCATTTTATTTGAATAAAATTATTAGACCCCCAGTCAATACAACTACATGTACTTTCGAATATATATGTCCACTTTCATCATTGATGCCTGAACCAAGTAAAATGGATCGTGTTCCATTTAAGATATGTAGTTTTGATATTGAAGCTAGTAGTAGTCATGGTGATTTTCCTGTTCCAGTAAAAACATATAAACGGTTAGCAGCAAATGTTGTTGATGCTTTTTCAAAACAATCGCAATTCTTGGACGAAGCCAAGGGAAAAATGCTATTGCAGAAGATTATACTAACAGCTTTTGGTTATGATCATTTTCAAGATATCGATATTGTATATCCAAAATCGAAACCATCAAAGGAACGTGTAAAACATCTTATTAATATATTAATGGACGAAACAATTGAAAATGCTAAACGTGCAAACACGGAAGAGGATAATTCAGTATTATTACGAATAGACGATATGTTTGAATCTATGAATGAAACCCAAAATCAAGGATCTAGTGAAAATGCTTCCGATGAAATACTTGTGGTTGATTCAGGAAATTCTATTGATGATTCAGATGATGAAGAAACAAACACAATACAAAACAAATCGTTCAAATCACAAAAGAAAACATCAAAAGATAATACGAAAATCGTAGATATTTTAATGAACTCATCTACGAATAAGGATGATCCGAAACGAATAGCTAGAGATGAAAAAATTCAAATTACAAATGATGTTTTAACGCGACTGTTTCCAAGATTAGAAGGCGATAAGGTTACTTTTATAGGATCAACGTTTTTGAAATACGGTGAAATGGAACCCTACTTAAATCATTGCATTGTTCTTGGATCATGCGATCCAGTTGAAGGTGCAGTTATTGATCCTGTAGAAAATGAAAAAACCCTGCTTTTAAATTGGGCTGAATTAATACAAAAAGAAAACCCCGATATTATTATTGGTTATAATATTTTTGGTTTTGATTACGAATTCCTTTTTAGACGTGCGGAAGAAAATGAATGCGTACATGATTTTATGATGCTTTCTCGACAAATTGGTGAAGTCGCTGCAAAACCCAATAGAGATATGCCTGGAAAATATGACATCGAAACAACAAAAATGGCGATTGCTAGTGGAGAATACGAACTACGTTATTTTAAGATGATTGGTCGGTTACAGATTGATATGTATGCTAGTTTCCGAAGAGATTTTATTCTATCATCTTATAAATTAGATGATGTAGCAGGATTATTTATTAGTGATGATATTAAACGTGTTGAACATGTCGTTCATCCACAATATGGTGATGTTACTGAATTATATAGTCAAAATCTAATGGGCATTAATGTAAATGATTTCATACATATTGAATTATCAGGATATACATCAGAATATCATAAGAAAGGACAAAAATTCCGTATTCTAGATATTCAACGTGGAAAAGAGGTTACTGAAATAGTAAAGGGTCAAGAAAAAATAAATAAATACAATGTATTGATAATAGGTGGGCATGAACATTTTGAAAAAGGTAAATCTATAAAATGGGGTATGGCAAAAGATGATGTATCTCCAAAAGATATTTTCCGATTAGCAAATGGCTCCTCTTCGGATCGATCCATAGTTGCTAAATATTGTATTCAGGATTGTAACCTTGTTCATCATTTGATGAATAAAATAGACTCTATTACTGGTTATTCAGAAATGGCGAATATATGTTGTGTTCCTATAAGTTTCCTGATTTTTCGAGGACAAGGAATTAAGCTGACTAGTTTCGTAGCAAAAAAATGCCTTGAAAACAACATGCTTATGCCTGATTTGGAAAAATCAAATGATTTTGACCGATATGAAGGTGCAATAGTTCTTCCTCCAAAATGTGCAATGTATATTGATAATCCGGTTGCATGTGTTGATTATTCATCACTTTATCCTTCATCAATGATTAGTCAAAATTACTCACATGATAGTTTGGTATGGTCAAAAGAATATGATTTAGATGGGAAACTAATTAAGGAAAAGGGTGAACGTGATTCGTCTGGTAAGTATATTTATGATAATTTGTCCGAATATCAGTATATTGATATAGAATTCGATAATTTTAAATATATTAAAATAGGCAGTGCACAAGCCAAAAAAACCAAGGTTGGAAAAATAGTATGTCGTTGGGCACAATTACCTAATAATAAAAAATCTATTTTACCATCTATATTGGAAGAACTATTAAAAGCTCGTTCAGATACTCGTAAACTCATTAAATCAGAAAAAGATCCATTCATGCAAAATATTCTAGATAAACGTCAATTGGCTTATAAAGTAACAGCGAATTCTCTTTATGGACAATGTGGTTCTAGAACTTCAACCTTTTATGAGAAAAATGTAGCTGCTTCCACGACAGCTACAGGTCGTATGATGATTACATATGCAAAACGTATAATTGAAGAAGTATATGGTGACAGAATATTTACTATGCAGTCAGGAGAAACTGTAAAAACAAAGGCCGACTACATATATGGTGACACTGACTCTGTATTCTTTACATTTAATTTGGAAAATCCAAATACTGGAGAAAAAATAGTAGGTAAGCCTGCTTTAGAAATGACAATCGAATTAGCTCAAGACGCAGCAAAATTATGTACACAATGGTTAAAACCACCAATGGAACTTTCTTATGAAAAAACACTTATGCCATTTATCCTATTGTCTAAAAAAAGATACGTTGGTATGCTATATGAAGAGGATCCAAATAAAGGTAAATTAAAATATATGGGGCTTCCTTTAAAACGCAGGGATTCATGTGATTACATGAAGGATGTTTATGGTGGTATTTTAGATATCTTAATGAAAAGCACTGATATGAGTTCTGCTATAAAACATTTAGATGATTGTTTAAATAATTTAATTGCAGGAAAAGTAAGTATGGATAAATTAGCCATAACAAAAGCACTTCGGAGTGATTATAAAAATCCTGAACAAATAGGTCATAATGTATTAGCACAACGTATTGGTAAGCGAGATCCTGGTAATAAACCAAAATCTGGCGATCGCATTAAATTCGTATTTATTGTAAATGATGATAAGAAAGCACTCCAAGGAGAAAAAATGGAAACCCCGGAATTTATCATTGAAAATAAACTTCCGATTGATTATAATCATTATATAACAAATCAAATAATGAAACCTCTTTTACAGTTATTTGGTTTAGAACTTGAAAAAATTATGAGAGCTCAAAATAAAGGAAAAGTAATAAATGCTATTAAAGATTATCAGAAGCAAATTAAAAAACTCGAAGAAGAATATCCTGATTTAGAAATTTTTATGAAGAAAAAGGAGAAGTATTGTGCATCAAAAGTAAAAGCATTATTATTCGATAAGGTTTTAGAAAAAATACATAATGAGAAAAACGGAATTCAAACAATCACGTCGTTTTTCAGTAGAGGGATATAGAAACCATTGGAATCTTACTATTGCCTATTTCCTTTTCAAGTATAAATATGTTTATGACTAAATAAAACAAGATCGATATATGAATAATAAACAACTATTAAATAAATATTCATAACTCCTTGTATTTATTTCGTACTTGTACGGTGTTTCCCGAAACCAAATATTGCATACATATTTAACACCTGATTTTATAGGCATTCCTGCATGTAATGCTTTTGGATGACACCTCTTATTTGTTTTTTCTAATGGATGAAAAATGATTGCACTATTTCTAATTGGTTTTATATTTTTATCTAGTGTTACAAACCTTGTTTCTCCTCCTTGAAAATCATCATTTAAATAAATAAGTGTGGTTAATATTCGATGACCTCCTTGTGATAAAAAATCGGGTTCATAAAAAGGAAAACTATCATGATGTTCTCGATAGAAGTTATCCTTTTCATATTTTACTACCTGCATATCTTCCGCGTTCTCAATCTTCAAATTATATTTGTTACATATTTTTTCATATATCTCCTTTACAATTGGATTATCTTTGGTTATCCATGCAGTTTGACTTTTTCTGATATTACTATCTACCTCGTTTTTTATTCCTCCTCCTACTACACTTGGGGTAAATAGATTGCTTGCGTATTCCAATATCTCACGATTTTGTTTTTCTGATATAAAATGATGAATTACTTCTGGATATATGTAATCCGAGTTTTCATCTGCTAAACCTTGTCGTTCTATAACATGTTTAATATGCTGATAATTTAACAAAATAAATAAAATAATTACTAATATGATTGATAAAAATATATAGTAAAAATTCATTATTATATATTTTGATAAAAAATTATGTTTCGAAGAACTATGAAGAATCAATTCGAGATTTTTCATAAATATTAATCGCATCTTCTTTATTTTTAAAACCATATACTTCAGTCCATTTGTTAGGTGTTTTTGTTTTATAATTTGAAAAAAACCAAAAAATATTTTCTTTTATTTCACTATTCAAATCATTTATATTATTTATTGTATCATAATCATCTTCCAATACACAGAGAACTTTTTCATCCATACCTTTTTCATCACGCATTATTAAAACACCAATAATGTAAACATTATAAATTCTATCCTTTTCTAAATTTTTTTCTGTAATTATCAATGCGTCTAATTCATCATCATCCATAGCTTTTGTCTTTAATATAAACCCATAATAATAAGGATAATAATAAGGATATGGTAAAACTCGATCCACTTCCAATTTATTTAAATCTTTATTTAATTCATATTTTATATTGCTATCTTTCTCTATTTCTATATAAACAGGAACTTGCTTATGCATATTATATACATAATATAAATAAACTATCTTTGTAAATTATACGAAAGATCACTAAAAATAGGAAATTCAAATGTATAAATGAGATTTCCTGATAAATCTGTATTAATAGAATTACTATTTAAATATTCCGAAACTATATTTGTTAAATTATCTCGTAGCGTATTATATAGTAAATTGGGTGATTCTCTTGGTATTTGTGTGTTGGATTGTTCTCGTTCTCGTTCTCCTTGAGAATTCATTAAATAATCTCGAATATCATATCTACAAACAGGGCAATGAGTATTACGCTGAAACCAATTTTGTATTGCACTATTTCTAAATGTATGCCCACAATGTCTTATTCTACATAATTGTTCGCCTTCCTGAAATTCATCTAGAGTGATTGGACAATTAGTATGAATATTATCATCTGCTAGTGAAAAATCAAATATTATAGTAGCATTATCTATTTGTTGAGAAGATGGACGTTGCAATTCATTTCCTTGAAATATATTATTTAATCTTATTGGATTAGTTGGATATATTGCGTAATTTATAAGGTTCTCCAAATCATATGAATTTAATGTATTACTTCTAGATGATCTGAATGTGTATAATCTAGATGATTCTCTATTACTCGTTGAATTGTTTTGAATTAATGAATATAAAATTCGTAAAATAAGACGTGTATTGTTTTGATAATCGCGAATATTATCATTATATGAATTAATAATATTTGTTAGTAATAATAAAACTTCTGCTGTATCACTATTACCTCTTCCTGTTGAATGTAAATTATTTCTATTATTACGTGATCCATTTAAATTTTGAAACAATCTCTGCAACTCATCAAGTAAACGGTTGGTGCCATTATCCATCTATTTGAATAATATAAAGATAATTATCTATATATATTTATTCAGAATATAAAATATAAAATATGGATTTATCAAAATATAAAGATAAGGGAAAAACTGGGTTGGAAAATTTGGGTAATACGTGTTTTTTAAATGCATGTATGCAAGTACTAAATCATACATATGAATTAAATAAGTTTTTAGATTCAGAAAAACACAAACGCTATTTAAAAGCAAGCATTATTGATTCAGAAATACTAACTGAATGGGATGATCTTCGAAAGGTCATGTGGACAGGTAATGGCATTGTTTCTCCAAATAGATTTGTACATAATGTTCATAAAATAGCAAGCATTAAAGGTAGGGATATTTTCACTGGTTGGGCACAAAATGACATGCCAGAATTTTTACTGTTTTTTATGGATTGCCTTCATAATAGTATTTCAAGAAGCGTAAATATGAAAATTTCAGGAAATACTGAAAATAAAGTAGATGAATTAGCTATAAAATGTTACGACATGTTAAAATCTAGTTACGCAAAAGAATATTCAGAAATTATGGATATGTTTTATGGTATATATGTTTCTGAAATAATTTCATTAAATGATAATGCGAGTCTTACATTAAAACCTGAAAATTTCTTTATTTTAGATCTTCCAATATTAGAGGACAATAGAATAGCTACTAATATTTATGAATGTATTGATATTTACACAAAACCAGAAATACTAGAAGGTGACAATGCATGGCATAATGATAAAACCGGAAAAAAAGAAAATGTGAAGAAACAGATTTCTTTTTGGAATTTTCCAAAGATTTTAGTAGTTACGTTTAAACGATTTAGTCCAGATGGTCAATCAAAATTAAATTCTTTAATATCATTTCCTTTAGAAAATTTAAATTTATCAAAATATGTTTGTGGTTATAATAAAGATTCATATAAATATGACTTATATGGGATATGTAATCATATGGGTGGTGTAATGGGTGGACACTATACAGCATTTGTGCGTAATTCGGAAAATCAATGGATTCATTGCAATGATAGAAATATAAATATAGTTGAAAATCCAGAGTCAATTATTACGCCAATGTCATACTGTTTATTTTATCGTAAAAAAAATAACTTATTATAATATACTATATATTTGTATGATAGAAAATTATAAAGATAAAGTTACAGAATATGCAGAATCACAAAAAAACCTTGCCAATAATGAAACACACAAATATATTCCACCAAATTATAATGTTAACGGGAATATAAATACTGTACCTTCAACCCAAACTTCTTCAGGAAATACTTCATATAGTGTATCTAATGACCCAAACACATACGAAGGATTATTTTTTTATATATTTAATAAAACTACTATTATATACTTCTTATGGTTTTTAGCAATATATATTATTGCCTATTATGTATTAGGATTTTTTAGAACAGATGGTTATGTTGTTAGTAATGAATTAAAAATAAGTAGAATAATTGATATTATAGCCCTGATACTTTTATTGTTAGCTTTACTTGGATATTCAACTTTATCACCTGATGAACAAATTAAATCAGCCGAAGAATCTCTTAATTATTTCAAAAAAGACATGACATCACCTGGTGCAATTATCATACAAATATTAGGAATTGCTATTTTTTATTTGGTAATATATTTATTTAAAATACCTATGGGTAGTGGTGTTAAATCTATTACAGTATCTATAATTGAAACAACTATGTGGTTATATTTAATTGTTCAAATATTTTCCGTATTTTTTAAATATGTAATAGGTGTATCATTGTATGACGTTTTATCGAAGTATTTTAATTGGTCTGAATTACCCGATTATGCACCTGTTCCGAAACCCTCTGGAAATGTAAATATTAAAGGGAATATAAATCTGGGTTCTCCTATTCAAAAGGATGAAGTATTTAATATTTCTAATAATTTATATACATACGATGATGCACAAGCAATATGTTCTTCGTATGGTGCAAAAACAGCAACATATGATCAGATAGAAGAAGCATATAAAAATGGAGCGGAATGGTGCAATTATGGTTGGTCTGATGGTCAAATGGCGTTTTTTCCTACACAAAAATCTACCTGGGAAAAATTACAAAAAACAGATAAACATAAAAATGATTGTGGACGTCCGGGCATAAATGGTGGATATTTTGCAAATCCCTATATTAGATTTGGTGTTAATTGTTATGGTAAAAAACCCAAACCAAAAAATTCAGATTTAGAAAGAATGAAAGCACAAAACAATATATCCTATCCTAAAACTGAAAAGGATAATTTGCTTGATAGAAAGGCACAATTTTGGAAGGATAATGCTGATAAAATGTTAGTTTTAAATTCATTTAATAAGAATGTATGGTCTGAATATTAGAGATTCTAGGTTCTCCATATTATGTAAATAGATTGTAGTTTATAGTATTCTACAATCTATTTAGTTATCTATTTATTAGAAATGCACTTTCTCCGCTACCTCTAATTTTAATTTTTCTAATAATTCTGTAGTATCACTATTGCTTTTATTTTCTTTTATTTCTTTTACAATATCTTCGATTTTTCTATCAAAATGTTCGCCTATTACACGTTCAATATTACTAACAACTAAATTTTCTGCCTTATCCTGTTGAAATTTTCTACCTATTTCTCCTGTTGCTATATCCGCTAATTGTTTATCTGTCAATTTTCGACGTTCAGAATCAAATGATGCTGAAACTATTGATCTACCAGGTTTTTTTGGCGGAGGTGGTACACCAGAAGCTGTTTTCAATACTGAACTAGAAAAACGAGGTTTAATACGAATAGACTCACCCTCTTTTGCTGTAGATAATAAAACTAATAAACCAATTAATGTCTTATAAAGATTTACACCACCTTTTATATTTTTCCTGGTTTTACGACATAATGATCTTTTAGTTTTTCTTTTAGTTATATGTTTCTTAAATTTTTTCATTATATAATAAGATTATATAAAAAATGAATACGGAAATTAATATCAATTCAAAAGCTCAATTTATCGAAGATATTAAAAGATGGGCTCTATTAGATAATCAACTAAAAATAGTCAATGAAAAAACCAAAAAAATGCGTGATCTTAAATCTGAATTGTCTGAAAAAATACGCAAATACATGATAGATAATAATATATCTAATAACAAAATTAAATTAAGTGATGGAGAACTTTGGATGTATGAAAAAAAAAGTCAAACTCCACTTACATTTAGTTATATAGAAGAAACATTAAGCAATATAATTAATGATGAAGAACAATTAGAATATGTTATAGAATATTTAAAAACAAATAGAGAAATTAGTACTTCTCAAGATATAAAAAGATCGTATAACAAATAAATAATTAGTATTTATATAGAATGCAAAATATTGTAGAATCAATAGAATTTATGAAAGATGCTAATAACACAATAATTGCAGCTAATTTTCCTATGCGAGAATATTTTAAAAGGGAAAACAATAATAGTATGCTTTTAGGAGGATCTATTCAAAACGATTCAAATAGATTTGCCGAATTGGGAATACCTATTGGATTATATTTAGAACCAAATAGGGTTATCAATCAAATAAAATCAAAGCAAAATAGCAATTCAATTATGGATGATGATATGTTTGAAAAGTTATTAAATATGGTATCTACTACTAAATCATGTTCAGGAACAAAAAAGTGTTCTATTAAAAAAACCGAAAAAACAAAAAAAAACCGAAAATAATTTTTTACATATATAATAAAAAATTATTACACAGAAGTATATAGTTTAGCGTCTTCCCTTGCGTTTGCTATGACGACGAGATTTTCTTGATGAAGATCCAGGAAATCTGCGATTTTTAATTACGTTTCTTGTATATATGATAGTAGCAGGCACAGCAATATCAGCAATAATGCCTCCACCATTATATTGGCCAGGTGATAATGGTTGTCCACCAACTTGAGAAGGAGCTAAAGCCGGTAATCCACCACCGCTGTGTTTCATTGCAATGGTATGATTATTAGCACTAACTGCATGCTGTTGTCCAATACCGCCATATGTATCAATTGCGTATTGTGTTGCACCGGAGTCCCCTCCTAATAATTTAGAACGCCTGTGTCTTCGAGTTCTTCTTGAATGTCTGGTTTTTGCCATATATATATTTTAATTATATTTTATTTTGTACTTAATCTCTATTCGTGGATATATATATTTATGCACGAATAGGATATGGGTCTAACGAAGATTTGTATCCATACATTCTTTGCGGATACAATTCCACGGATAGACTTTAATTATCCATTAATTATGCAATAATTATTTAACCGTTTTGATAATCTCATCAATAATACTAAAATTGCTAAAACAATAAAAAATAGAAATAAATTAAAAAAACATAAGAGCCATAGATATAAATAAATTTCGTTATAAACAACGTTTACTAATGGTTTCATTATGTCTTTAATAACTTTACGTATATCCTCGTTTTGAAAAAAATCCGCACAAGAATCACGTATGTTTTTCATTCATATTACAATATTAGTAAATAATAATGCAATTATTCAAACGTAATATACACCATTTGGACATAAAAGAGAGGAGATTAAATATTAATCTCTATTCGTGCATAAATACATTTATGCACGAAAAGGATATGGGTCTAACGAAGATTTGTATCCAATTGGATACAAATCCTCGGATAGACCTTAAAGGGTATATATGTTTATCTGTGTATATGCGTATGAAATGATTTAAAATTTTATTAACAAATTATAAGTAATTTACTAATGGAAATCCATGACACAAACGATTCATTTGACTTTAATAAACTTATTCTTACTAAACCTAGTTTAATATCCGGGGGAAACTATTTTATACGTTGTTTAGTAAATAATAATCCTGTTTATATACAACCTCCTAAATGCAAAACCAAACAGGGATTTAACAAAGCAGGAAAAAAATTTTATTGTGATTTAATGTTTACTAATGAAAATGAAAATTTTATACGATGGATGGAAAATTTAGAGAATCATTGCCAACAATATATTTATAAAAATCGTGAAAAGTGGTTTGATGGAAATATGGAATTGCATGATATTGAAAACTACTTTACATCGCCATTGAAATTATACAAATCCGGAAAATATTACATTGCCCGTATTGGTGTTAATACTGTATTAAATAAACCCGCATTAAAAATTTATGATGAAAATGAGAACGAAGTTGATATGGAATCTATCAATGATAATACTAATGTAGTAACAATTATTGAAATACAGGGAATAAAATGTTCCTCACGTAGTTTTCAAATAGAATTGGATTTAAAACAAATGATGGTTCTCCAACCCACTAATCTATTTGAAAAATGCATTATAAAATCATCAGTACCACCCATAAAAAAAGATTTTGAAGATAATTTGAATGATGAACAAATTATCGAATGTAGTAACGAAGAAAAATCTTTAGAAATTAAGGATGATAATATTGAAGATGATGTTTTAACAAAAGATGTTGTCGTAACCGAGTCTTTAGATAATATTGATGATAAAATACCAGAAGATAATGTTTTAGAAACTAATAACACGCCTATCTCTAATAATGAAGATGTTATTCCAGATATTGTTGATACAAATATTATTTCCACAAAAGATGGAATGGAAGAAATAGATTTTAATTTAGAAGAATTGAAAGAAGCAGAACCATTTCAGATAAAGGCTAGAAACGAAGTTTATTACGAAATGTATAGAGAAGCCAGAAAAAAGGCTAAGATAGCTAGAGATTTAGCACTTTCATCTTATTTAGAAGCAAAACGTATAAAAAATACATATATGTTAAACGATATTGATGATAGTGATGAGAGTGATTTAGAAATGAATGATTATGATGATGAAGAAAATTCTGTGGATGAAAATGAATAAAACTATTTAGTAAATTTAAATTAATTATACAAATATTTTTATCATCCGTTTATATATAAATGTTGAAAGAGATCATTAGCGGATTTTCCAAATTTTTCACAAAAGAAAGAACAATAGTTCTAATTATATTTTTAGTTCTTGCATGGGCATTATTTGTCTATTCTGGATCTAAATTAAACTTTTATGATAGCATGGCTGACGGATCTAAAGTTGCATCTGGTGCATCAACTGTAGCAACTGCCCCTGCAACTGCCACACAACCTCCTATTGTATCTGCCGGAGCAGCTGCAGCCAGTGCACCTGCTGGCTATTCTCAACAAAATGTAGCAAATCCATCTGATTTGCTACCAAAAGATGCAAATAGTCAATGGTCCGCATTAAATCCTAATGCCATGAATGGTGGTGATATTTTGATGCCTGACTTATTGCAAGCCGGATATCATATTGGACTTGATACTATTGGACAAACTCTTCGCAATCCTAATTTGCAATTAAGATCTGATCCTATAATTACAAAGGCTGATATTGGACCCTGGAACCAAAGCACCATTGAACCCGATTATGGTCGCGTTCCATTAGAACTTGGTGCTTCTCCTGTAAAATAGATATTTAGATATAATCTATATTCATGGATAAATATAATTATCCATGAATTTTATTCAATTGTTTTCAACTTATATATTATTATAAGCCTACAAATGACTATTCTAGAACATAAATATCCTAATGGATTTAGAATTATATACGAACAACCTTTAAATAAAATTCCCGTATCTGGTGTTTATTTATTCTGTAATGTTGGTCCAGTATATGAATATAATAATATGCGAGGGGCATCTCATTTCATTGAACATATGTGTTTTAAGGGAACAAAACTAAATCCAAATTCTGTTCATTTAATGAATGAATTTTCGAAAATAGGTGCTTATTTTAATGCAGTTACTACTAAACGATACACATGTTATACTATAAAATGTATGGATGATTATTTAGCAAAATCAATATATAATGTTTCTGATATGTTAATAAATTCAATATTTAACAAAGAAGAATTTAATAAAGAACATAAAGTTGTTTTGGAAGAATTAAATAATCTACGGAATGATCCATATTCTAAAATAGACGATGAATTAGAACGAATGTTATTTAAAGGAAGTTCTTATGAATATCCTATTGATGATTTAGAATATCACAATAAGAATTCTTTGAAATACAATAAGATAATGGAATTTTACAAAGCATATTATCATCCTAGTAACATGTTTTTAAGTATTGTTACCCACGTTCCTTTGGAAAATATTAAGCAAATGTTAAAAAATACATTTTTTTTAAAGGAGAAAACCCCGTTCGCCCCAATAATAATGCCAGTTTTGCAATTAGGAATTGAAATGTATAGCAATATACAATATAATATCATACAATCATCAAAGATATCAAATGTATTATTGAGCATAGGTTTTAGAACATGTTCTCATAATTCTATTGAAAAATATTATTTGTATCTTTTATCAGTAATTCTTGGTTCTACAATTAATGGAAGATTAATGAAAATATTACGAGAAAAGCATGGACTTGTTTATTCTACAAGATGTGAAGTAGAAAATTATGAACATGGAGGTAAGTTTACGTTTTTTACTGAAACGAAATTTGAACATTTCTTAACAAATGGGAGAAATTTAGGGGTTTTACCTTTATTAATAAACATCATTAATGATATCAAGAAAAATGGTGTAACTAATGAGGAAATTAAGAATTCAAAGGGAAATATAAAAGGGCAAAAATTATTGAATTTAGAGAGTATATCATTACAAACAAAATACAATGGTGAAGAATATTTATTTATAGGTGATTCTAAACAAATAGTACCTTATTCTAAAATTTATGATAAATATATAAAAGGTATTACGAAAGAGAATATAACATATGTTATTAATAAATATATTAATAAGAAAAACATGTGCGTTTGTGTTATAAGTAATAAGGCATTATATTTAGAAAAACTTAAAAGGGAATGTGAAAAAATATTTTAATCTATTTAGAATAATTTATATTTGTTATATATAAAATGAATCTAGCCGTTGCTATTTATTCCGCCATTTTGTTCTTTCTCCTATCTCCTGGAGTTCTTCTCCGCTTACCTTCTAATGGTAGCAAATTGACAGTTGCTGGTGTTCATGCACTTGTTTTTGCTGGTGTTCTCTACTTTACCGCTGGATTTGTCTGGCGTTTGTCTCTTTCCTTACCCTTTTTACGTAGAGAGGGAATGAAAAAGAAAGAAGAAAAGGAAGAATAATTTATATTAATTATATATAAAATGAATTTAGCCGTTGCTATTTATTCTGCTATTTTGTTCTTTCTCCTATCTCCCGGAGTTCTACTTCGTTTGCCTCCTAATGGTAGCAAATTAACTGTTGCCGGTGTTCATGCACTTGTCTTTGCTGGAGTTCTCTACTTTACTGCTGGATTTATCTGGCGTTGGTCCCTTTCCATACCTGTTTTACGAGAGGGTGCAAAAAATAAAAATAAAAATAAAAATAAATATCGTCCTTTAGGCATCTGAGGCACTAGAAGAAAGCCAATTAATAAAAATATTGCACCATAATAAAATACACCGTATTTATATAGTAATGGATAAATACGATGCTTTAGGTTATTTCATTATAGGGTTTGTTTTAGTTAGTTGTGCCTATATGTATTATAATAATTCCGATGACTTTCAATTAAAATGTATTGTATCAAATATTGATGGTAACAAATATTGCGTTAGAGAACGTGAAAAATTACAAGCAGCTGCGGACCTTTTAGCTAGTATCACTGAAAAATGTAAAAAATTAGTAAAATATATGGATGATCATCACCACGAAGAAGAGCGTGTAAAACGTTTAGTAGCGGGATATAATCCTCAAAAAGTAGTAGAGACTCTTCCTACCAGCGAGTATACTGCCTATAGTGAAAACAAAGGTGAAAAATTGGCTTTCTGTTTAAATAGATCTAAAAAAGACAATGATAATTTAATCGATGAAAGTACTCTTATGTTTGTTGCTATTCATGAACTTTCACATGTTATGACAAAATCAATTGGGCATAAAAGTGAATTTTGGGAGAACTTTAAATATTTACTGGAAAATGCAAAGGCAGCAGGTATTCATAATCCGGTTGATTATAAAAAAAATAAAAAGGAATATTGCGGGATGAGTATTCATGATAATCCGTATTATGATGTCTAATATTATTTACTTTTATCGAGATTTCTACCTTTGCTCGGATTATCTTTCAGAAAAATTACATCTTTCTGAAGTAATCTTAATTGATAATCTAAATTATTTAATTCATTTACTATATAACCCTTATCATCTTTCTTTTTAATATAAATTTCACCAAGTTCTTTATTTAATTCATTAAGATTCGTATCTATTTTATTCAAATCGTTTATAATAATATCTTTTTTCGATACAACTTCATTCGAAGCACGTTTCTTTCTTAATCGTGAAAATTTATGTCCCATAGTATACTTATTATAATAAATTTTTTATATTATTAAATTTTTAGAATATTAGTCAAAATAAAATTGGGTTTCTTTATGATAAATGTCGGGTTTTCATTACTTGATGATAAAATTGGCGTTTGGGAATATCCGTTTTTTAATAAATACAAACAAATATTTTTAAATAAATCCATTATTTTTATATTATGATGGCTTGCCCGTAAACATTCAACAAAAGCATTCGTAAATGCACCAGCTGATTGATCCAATATATTTATTGAATCCGCACTAGTTTGATCATCTCTGCATCCACTTAATACATAAATATTAGGATTCTCGATTTTTACTGTATTTATTCGAGTTTTCAAATAAGTATTTGAAATAACATTATTATATTCAAAAGACCATGGCATATCGCAGACACTACCACTATGGCAACAATCAAACAACAAAATAGCTTTACATCTAATTTTCTGAATTATATGTAATATTTCACTGTCCATAATAACACCATCTATGTCATAATTTGAAGGAATAATAATATTTTTCATTTCACTATTCTGACCCTGTAATTGAGAACCATGACCGCTATACTGAAACCAAAACTCTTCTAAATTCCCACTATTTGTAACTATTTTAGTTAATTGGTCGACAATATTTTTTTTCGTTGGATTAATAAAATCCGCTGTATCATCTCGTAACATAATAATATCATCAGCATCATAGTCATACGCATCAATCAGCATATTACGAACTGTTATTATGTCATTAATACAACCATTTAATGATAGTTTTGGAGAACCAATATAATCAATACCTATTAATAATGCCTTTTTCATTTTATTATATAAACGATAAAAGAATAAAAAACTTACATAATTTATAAGTTTATTATATAATATGGATTCTGAATTAGTAGAACCGGTTTCTGAATTTATTGAGATTCCTGATAATCAAAAATATATATTATGTTTATTAAATTCACAAGGTATTCCAACTAAATATATTGTATTTAATGGTAATTCCTCACCATTGGATGATGAACAGATTAAACAAAAATTATTTAGCAAAGATATTGAAAGATCAACTGTCGATTCTATAAATCCACAACCAGAATTCCTAATAAGTTCTCAACAAATACATAAGGATGATACTATTCGTACTATTAAGAAAAAAATTATTCATGAATTAGGAAAAAATGAAATATGTTATGAAGAAATTTATATTTTCGGAGAACAATACCAAACAGTTGATCCTATAAAAATTATTGATCAGCAACAAAATTTATTTGATGGCAAAAAAATGTCACAATTAGCCATTAATATACAATTAGACAATACTTCATATGATGAATTAAAAAAATTAAATACGAATGTATACACATATGAACATTTAAAAAAATATATAAATAAAGATGAAAAGTACAAAATTTCAATTCCTTTGGGTAAAAGGTTCTCTAATTACCAGGATTTATTATTTTCAGGCAATCCATTCGATATAGAATTACGTAAAGATGATCCAAACCCTGCTTTTCAACTTTCTAAAAAAAACGAACTGTATGTATTTGAAAATAATTTGCTATTAAGTTATGGTGAAATAATTAATAACGTAATCTATGTTTGCAGAGTAGGTGATATATTTGATTATGCTGATTCAGCAGAAGCATATTATATTGATGGAACAACCGTGGATAAAATTATAATTGATCAATCATATATATTGGAGTTATATTTTCCACTATTGTATAGAGAAGATATTAAACATAGAGAGGCATTTTTAGAAAAACAGCAAGAGTTAATTGAGCGTAATAAAGTATTAATAAAAACTGGAACTATTCAATCATACGATACGATAGATTTATTTTATAATATTTATAATAGTAAACTGAATGAATTAAATTACGTGGATAAAGGTATTACTGATTTTAATATTATTTTACATCCTGAAACTAATATTCCTCTTCCATTGGATATTATATTTAAACAAATACATGCAACAAAGGGGTCTGAAACGACACCTTACTATCCGTGTATACCATTAATCAAATATAATCCAGGAAAACGAAGAGAGAGCATGTTTCGATTTTATTCTGAATCTACATCAAAAGATGGGAAAAAAATTCCATGGTTATCAAAGAAACAGATAACCGCAATATCCAAGGAAAATAAGAAAATAAATCAAATTGTCCTATATGTAAAATACATTACTGCGAAAAAGGAAGAATTGAATGTTTATGTTGAAATTATTTCTGATGGAAATATTCGTATACGTTCCAATATGAGTAAACCAATTTTAATATCTACTTTGGAAACAATCGTATATAATATTGTAAATCCAATCATTATTAAAATTAATAAAATATTGGAAAAATCCGGATATAAAATTAAAAGATTCGATAAATTTTCCGATAATAATGTGGAAATTATTGATTTAAATTATCAATTTATAATTATTGTTCCATCAGATAAACAGGTTATTAAATTTAAAAACATTATTGGATGTCTAACTACATTGTTTGATATTATGGATACCGGGATGGATATTAACGAAGGTGTTATTTTAAATTTTATTCGTGTTGATAACTATCAAAAGATGAATGCAATTGCATCTGTAATAACTGATGTATTTAAAAGGACAAACAGTCATGCAGATATTATAGAAGCCTTAACAGTTAATTTTTCTATGTCAATAGAAGATGCAAAAAATGAAATTATAACGTATTTTAATCAGCATCAACGAGTGCATGGACAATATGTTAATAAAACGGTTGATATAGCAGATAATCCTGGATTCCCAGTTTCTATATACAAATCGCAATATGATAATAAACTACAGATAAAAATAAATAATATGAATTCTGTCGAATTTATTGAAATAATGCATATTTATATTGATAGTATTGTTCGAATGTTATTATTTCCTGAAGATATTTCATCTCATCTGATTTCTAAAATTAGTTTATTATGTTCGAAAATTAAAAAATACGAAGAAGAGAAAATAGAAAACGTTATTGCTAAACCTAATATAATAGTACCGTTAATTCTTATTGACAATGAAGGCGAAGATGTTGAAGATAACGATTTAATAGATACCGAAGAAGGAGAACAACCTAAAATTTTACCGGTTGTAGAAGAAGATGATGATATAGATGGATATTTACCCGAAGAAGACGAAGAAGGTGATGAAGGTGATGAAGACGAAGAAGGTGATGAAGGTGATGAAGGTGAAGAAGGTGATGAAGGTGATGAAGGTGATGAAGGTGATGAAGACGAAGAAGGTGATGAAGACGAAGAAGGTGATGAAGGTGAAGAAGGTGATGAAGACGAAGGAGGTGATGAAGACGAAGAAGGTGAAAACGACAAAGAAGGTGAAGAAAGTGATGAAAGTGACGAAGATAAATTTTTACCATCAGATGAAAATGATGAAGACGAAAAAGAAAAGGATGAAAAAAAATCAGGTGGTGAAAAAAAAGAAAAAGCCAATATTTTTGTAAAAAGATTAAGAGAAAAAGAACCCAAATTAATTTTAAAAAGACCAGAAGGAAGATTTGCAGCATATTCAAGTGTTTGTCAATCAAATGTGAGTTTGCAACCGGTAATTGTAACAGAAGAAGAGAAAAATGAAATAGATAAAGAGCATTCAGCTGCATATACAAATGCATTAAAATATGGTTCTGATCCTAAAAAACAATTTTGGTATATTTGTCCAAGATTTTGGTGTTTAAAAACTAATAAACCATTAACTAAACAACAAGTTAAAAATGGAGAATGCGGTGGCGTAGATTCTATAATTAAAGATAATGCAAAACCCCCTCCTCCTGGTAAATTTATATTTGAATTTACAGATGACAAATATCATAAAGATGAAAAGGGTAAATATGTGTGGCATTCCCCAGGCTTTAAACCTTCTCATTCACACCCCGATTCAAAATTATGTGTTCCATGTTGTTTTAAAAATTGGGCATCTAAAAATAATAAAACAATGAGTCAACAACAAACTAGACGACAAGAATGTGGAATGGTTGACGTAAATATTGATAAACTAGGGCCTGATGGGAAAAAGTCACAGATATCTCTTCAAACCGTTCCAAATGAAGAAATGAAAGAAAAAAATACAATAGTTTTAAATAAACCAAACGTAGATATTGCAGTGATAAAGGAAAAAGAAAGAAAAAAACAACAAGCAAAACAAAATGTTTTTGGAATGGAAAGATACCCTGTCCCGCAATATAGATGGGGATTTTTACCTATTTCTGTGGAGGTTTTTTTACATACAAAAAACAACAAATATATTGTAAAATCCAATCCGTCTTATATACAATCAGGTAAACGTCCTTTGTTGCGTTATGGTGTTGAATTCTCAAACCATCAATCATTTGTTGGCGTAATTGCTGATATTTATAGTAGTTATAAAAAAACCGATTTATTAAATATTGAACAAATGCGTAATAAAATCGTTGAATTAATTTCATTAGATGATTATTTAAAATTAAACAATGGTTCTCTAACATCCATATTTAAACCTAATAAATATCCGGTTGATGATATTACAGTAGAAGATTACAAGGATTCCTATTTTTATAGTAAAATCAACTTTAATAATCCATCGCAATATTCATTCTTGAAAGAATCTATTTCGTCTTTTCGAAATTTCCAAAATTATTTAAAAGACTCGGATTCTATGATTGATCATACTTATTTATGGGATATTATATCTTCTGAAGATTCTGTGTTATTTGAAGGTGGATTAAATATGGTCATTATGGATATACCACATAACGATATTACAAATAATATTGATATACTTTGCCCTACAAATGTCTATTCCGAAAATATTTATAAAAAGGATCGGGGAACAATTTTGATATTAAAACACGATAATTATTACGAACCTATTTATTTATATGAAGGAAAGGAAAATAAAAAAACAGGACAAACAGAAGGCCCTATTAAAATATTTACTAATCTAGGAAGTACTGAAGAATTAAAGAATATTCATAAAGTTCTCAATATGATTATAGAAGTATCTAGTAGAAAATGTAAACCAATAAAAACAAGACCTCAAATGTATACAATAAAAGAAAATATTTCTGCTATCTCTTTAAAAAAGAGATTGGGAGATATAGGATTTACTATTAAATCACAGGTAATGAATTATAATGGCAAAATAATTGCATTAATGGCAACCACTTTAGATAATAAAACTATTTATCTACCTTGTTTTCCATCAAAACAGATAAAAGATATTGATATGATTTTTATGAATTCTGTAGAAACAATGGACTATGTATCTACTCGAGATTTATTAAATAAAATAAGCTCGGATTCAAATGGTAAAATTTTATGCAAACCAATAATAAAAGTAATTGAAGATGATCTAATAGTTGGATTACTCACTGAAACAAATCAATTTGTACAAATAAGCGATCCGATAGCAGATACATTTGCTGATGGTTTGGTAGTTACAAAAGGTTTGGGTTACAAAGACGGAATTATAGATTCTACTCTTGCCACTATTAGCGAAGAAGATGAGATACGTTTAACTACGGTTCGCGATATTCGGTTGGAATCCCAGTTTTATGTTTCGTTTAGAACAGGTATACGAAATCTATTAAATGATTATAATTATCGAGAAATTCGTGAAAAAATAATATCTATATTGGATAGTCAGCAATACTTGTATACTTTAAAAATGAAGAAATTAAATATTTTAATACGACATTTAACTAATAATGTTTTTTCGTTTGTTGGGGATATTGATGCGGAAATTAAAGAAAAGATTGGAGAACTATCTAATTGTGGAACAAAATCTTCGTGTGATATTAAATCCTTTTGTTTAAAACGCCACGGAAAGGCTTGTTTTCCTATAAAAAATTTAGTAAATAAAGAGGTTGATAATGATACATTGTATTATGCTAGGATATGTGATGAATTAATACGTTATAAACGCGTTCGATTATTCATGTTAGACAATAAGCGTTATTTGAATATGTCTGATATAGATTATAGTGTTAATGATGATGAAGTGTTACTGTTGAATTCTGTTTTAACAGATGAGTATTATGATGGTTTAGTACCTTTTCAAAATAATAAATATGTTAACAATATTACTTATGAGATAGCGAATCCATCAAAAAATTCTGGCTTTTATCAAAACTTCTCTAATAAAGTTCCTCTCAAAGAACAAGGGGAACCTACGGTTCCAAAATAGCAATACGTGCTATCCGGTCTGAAGTCACGTAGTGACTTCTTTACCCCTCCCTATTAAGGGAACCTACGGTTCCCTTTATCTCTATTCGTGCATAAATATATTTATGCACGAAAAGGATACGGGTCTAACGAAGATTTGTATCTAATTGGATACAAATCCTCGGATAGACCTTAAGATCCCTCCCTAATTTAGTAAAATAAAAAACATTTTTATAGCAGGGGATCTGAAGGGGACGGCAGTCCCCTTCATTAGAACCCAATATCATAATTATCATCTGTACATTCGCCATTATCTACTGGACGAATTGCACTCAAATTATTTGCAATCTCTATTTTATTTTTAGAACAAATATCGCTAAAATCATCCAATTTACCAAACATCCTTTCAATCTCTTGATTATTATTTTTCATATCTACATCTTCGTCTTCCATAGTTTTCATCTTTTCCATATCTAAAACTAATTGGAATGAACCAGTTCCAAATACACCCATTTGACCCATCATAACATTTGCGGATACGCCTCGCATATGGTCAAAATCTGCATGTCTAGAAGCATCCAATAATACTTCTGTGTGAACCTCGAATGTTGCTTTTGAAATAGGTCCAATATCATCCTTCAATATTCCTGATCTAAATATAGATACCATGTTCTGTGTTGATGTCATTCGGTCACATAATAAACTCAAATGGTGATAATTAATATAGACACCACTGAATTCCATCACTTCAAAGAATTCATTATAAATAATCTGTCTTGCAGCTTCGATACCTAGAACATCAAATATCTCTTTAATATCATTACTGTATGTTCGATTAGAATCGATAAAGTCCATTGCCAATACATCCATCAGATTTGTTCCTGTAGTATCCAAAACCCATATGTCTTTTGCAACATATTTACCCTCGTCTCTTGTAACATTATTCTTCATCTTACGAGGGTTTACGTTTACAATACCATTCACGCCACGAAGTACGATATTATTTAATAGACCCTCTTGGAAATTACGTAACATATAAATTTCATCAGATTGATCAAGTGTCTCAGGTATTCCCTTTTTCTTACCCTTATTGAAAACGCTGCTATTTATTCGAATTCGAAATACTAGATTATTAGCATTGTAATCAGAATATACACATGAAATATCATTTCCATGGCTATTTGTAATAGCAAAATGAATATCATCCATAGTGATATTTTTATCTAAAAGTGAGTCCGCGTCTAATTCAAGACGAATAATCCATTTAGATTTTTGAACACTGTTATCTAATGATGTTTCTAAGCATTCCTCCATCATATTTTCAAATTCATAAAATTGGTCCATCAATAAACTGTCATCCATGATAGTAGTTGCCTTATCATTGGGATCAAAACAGATTTGTACTGATTTTATAACATCCACTAGTTTTGTATGTTGTAACATATTTGCATATTTTGTTGCCTTATCTTGCTCACCCTCATCGAGTGGCTTAAGATGAATAGTAAGAGATGGGTTCTTAGGATTTTTTGTTAATCTGAGAATTTCTTCAATGCGAGGCACACCACGTGTCACGTTAGATTTTGAAGAAACCCCCGATAAATGGAAAGTATCTCTTAAACACAATCCGTTATAGCAATCAAAATTTCTTGTGTCCTCAACAGTTAAATCGTATGCATAATTTGTTGTGTTTGATACTTCCTCGATTGATACAATTTGATCGAATTCGATATCTACGAAACGGTCGAATCGATCCTCCATTATCAGAACTCCGTCTACAATATTTGGTACTTTTAAATCCGATATACAATACTCATACTTAAATGTTTCAGATAATAATTTTTGAGATCTTTTTTGTTTTTCTATGGGTTTCATATTTAAAAGTTTTGCTAATTTTTGTGCTTGTTGATTTGCAATAATAAGTTCATAATGTTGTTTAATATTTTCTGATTTAGTGCCTCGATTGTTTTTCTCTATTTTCTTAGGTTTGTATATCTTTCCAATAACGCCCAGGTTCTTTAACATAATTTGAACATTCATTAGAAGTGTATATGATACTGATGTTATACCAATTGTTTCTGAACGAGTTCTATCATTTGTTTTTGATTTACGCTGATGAACACAACCATCACCTCCAATATAAGCATCCAAAAACCCAAGTATGCATTCTTTGTTTGAAAAGATAATTTTATCAGAAACAAATTTATTATGGCTTAAATTGCCAGATAATTTAGATAAAATTCTACACAATAAAGTATTATATATACGAATATCTTGACTTGTCCAACCTTCTCGAATTTTATCTTTCTGATTATATACCTTTGTTGTAATATTATGCTTCTCACACCAACGTTCAATTGGAATTAAATAATCATCATCATTATTTGAAATAGATACTTGATGTTTTGTCATACAACCTTCAGCACAATATGCACCTACCAGATAACCGAAATCATAATCCATTATAATATTTTCAGGAATTTCATAATCACAATTATTCGTAAGTTTCATGTAAACACAATTAGATTTAATGTTTCCCACTGTTTTTGTTTTGTTTCCTGGTTTTACTTTGGCACTAACCAATGTTACAACCGAATCACTACGAGAATGAGGGAGTGTAAATGTTTTATTTGCATGTTTTTTCCACCAGTAAGTTTCATGCATAACTGTCTTTGCTTTTTCTAATTCAGACCCATAAAGATATTCAGATGGATGCAATAATTCACGTAAATTTAATTCTGAAATTTCATAATATTCCAAGGCTTTTTTAGAAACTGGTAAGTAATCTCCAACGTTCAAAGACTTTCCATTTACTGCTTGTATCTTACCATCAATAAGTTGTAAGAATGATTTTGCTTTAGTAGCTATAATCTCGCGATTACCAGCAGTAGTAACCTTCAACATAGTATTTGTTCCATCTTCATTGATTACAGGATGTTGTGTTACTGCTTCTATTTTTCTCCAAACTGTTTGTCCATCCTCTGTTGAGCAAGGAACTTCATAATATTCAGAAAGTTCAGCATATGTTGTATCTTTATCTTCCATATAATCAATCCTTTTAGAAGATTGAATATGATTTTCAGTAAATTTACCAATTTGCATTATTTGTATTTCTTTTCTTGAATTTCTTACAGCAATTTCTGTTTCATATGTTACCGAATTAAGTGTGAGTTGCGTTGTAGGTTCACCAATTGACTGACCTGCAATAACACCAACCATTTCTCCAGGATGAACGATTGCTTGTTTGTATTTTAAAACAACATTTTCTAATAACATGATAATTGCTGCTCTATGAAATCTCTTATTTACCAACAAATCCTTTGGTGTCAAATAATAGTAATAGAGGATTTCAAATAATGATTGAGGTTGTACATACGTTAGACGCTTAAGCTTTCCATAATACTCTTCAATTAATTCAAATGCTTCTAAAGGAGTAATATCAACAATAGAATTAGAATTCAAATTAAGTTGACCTTGAATATTTGCTATAATATTTTGAAACGATACTGGAACAACAACCATGTTTTCATTCTTATTTCCAAATACAGATTCAATAACATTCTTACGTGCTAATATCATTTTTTCAATATATTTATCACATAATTCCTTTGTTGCTGCCTTTTGTTTTCTTAAGCGGGTTTGTGTGCCCTTGCTATAAATATTTATTAACTCGCTATTCTGATCATTTATCCCGGCAATATCATAGTGCAAATAAATGTCTTCTGTGCTCATTCCTACCAAAGGAACTGATTGATTTTCTCCTCTGGTTGAATCGAATCCATCATCACCATAGGCAAATTGAATGATTTTTCCTTTGTTATTACGAACTGTCATATCATACTCCACCTTAAGATCTTCTAAGCCTTTGATCAATCTTCGCTGAATATATCCTGTTTGGGAAGTTTTACACGCTGTATCAATCAACCCGATGCGACCACCCATTGCATGGAAGAACAGTTCTGGTGCAGTTAGTCCTGAAATATACGAGTTTTCTATAAATCCACGTGCACCCGGACTATCATCGAATTTATTAAAATGAGGAAGGGTACGACTATCAAAACCGTAGGGGATTCGCTTACCATCTACGTTTGTTTGTCCCAAACAAGAAATCATTTGAGATATATTGATTGGTGTGCCTTTTGAACCTGAATCGACAATCATAACAAAACGGTTTGTTTTGCTTAATGATTTACGTCCTATAGAACCTGCTTGATTGTTAGCATCATTTAAAATATTATTTACCTTTCCTTCAAACTCCATCATATTAGATTGTGCTGTATTGTTTTCAAAAATACCCAAATGTATTTTTTCGATTAGCGTTTGAACATCACGCTTTTTTTCTGCTATAACCTGAATGATTTTATCTTGCGTTATTTTGTTTGCTATTAGATCGCTAATTCCTACACTGAATGAGCTTGTCTTCATGTATTCAGTCACTACGTTTTGCAAATCATCTATAAAGTGTGCTGCTTGCATGTTTCCGTAATCATTGCATACTCTGTGAATAATACCTTTTGTTGTAGATGCTAAAACCGACTTCTCCATTTGACCTCGTATGTATTTTCCATTACGAATTTCTAAAATATTATTTGAAATGTTTGCATCTTCTTCTTCTTCGAACAATTTTGTTTTGTATTTTAATGTAATTGGTGAAAGTATTTGTGATAAAACATCAAAACTGGTTATGTCTTCTTTGTTATCACGCTTCTCCATTAGTGGTTTCGGATTTACTTTATCAAACATCATCAAGAGATTCATTGCGTCTCTGGGTGATAGTTTAACATTAGGTCTAGTAAACCGGTAAGATCCTAGAAGAGAATCTTGATAAATACCAATAATTGGTGAGTTTGCAGAAGGACTAATCATCTGCCATGGTGTTGCTGCCAAATGTCTCAACTCTGTTTCTGCTAAAACATTTTGTGGGAGGTGCATATTCATTTCATCGCCATCAAACGTCGCTGCATATATGCAGTGGAACTTTTGATTTTTGAAAATGGTCCAAAAATCTCCACAAACATATATGCAGCACCCCCAAGGTTTCCCATGGGGACGGACTGTATCTTACGCCGGTTCAGAGTGGTTAGCTCTTCATTACCGACGAACACCCGTTCAGTCTCTGAATGCCTGTCATATCCTACCATAACGGACGTAGACAGTAACACTGCGGATTGCCCAATCCTTCACATTATTACCATTGGGTACGGCTATTAACCGTGTTCCTCCAAAATGTTTCCAAGTTGGAGTGGTAGTGAAGGCTCTAAGGGGATTCCCGCATCAAGGTGTTTTGCAAATAAATCAATAAATTTTTGAGGTAATTCTATATTCTTCTCTTCATGATAATCCTTTAGGTATTTCAAATGTTGTTCAATCTGTGGTTTAACAATTTTCGCGTTTTTCGATAGATTCTCTTTTGCTGATAAAGGCATAGTATTTCTCCAATTAAACGCAATCATCTGTTCTTCTTTATCTTCAAGATTAAATCTTGACAAAGGAATTACATGGTCAATGTGCCATACTTTTCCATGGTTATCAAGATTATAATTTACATCATATGTTAAAATCCATTGTAAATATTCTGACGAAGTACAGCCCAAATATTTAACTGTATGCATTTCCTTATTTTGTTTTAAGGCAGTATGTATACGGCTTCGCACATTTCGTTTGAATTTTTCAATAGGATCATCACGTTCACAATCTTTACATCGCAAACGATTATGACGAAATCTGTCTTTAGATTTAATTTTAGAACATACACTGCATTTTTTGTTACCTTCTCCAATCTCTTCCATCTTTTTATTACGTCGTTCAATAACTTTAGTATGCTTAAACTCTGACGCTTGTTTGATAACTTTCTTACGATGTTCTTCGTTAGAATTATATCTTTCCTTACGTTTTTCATTATTGCAATCTTTGCATACTGTGCGACGTTTTATAAAACTAGTTTGAGGTTTGGATTTGGCACAAATTGTGCAGGTTTGATTGGTTTCATTATCAATAACTAATGCCTTGTATTTTTCCTTTTTTCTTGTATTGCAGCAATCTTTGCAAACATTTCTGTTTTTAACGATTCTATCGAGCGATTTTGTTTCACCACATCTTGAACAAACTTTTTGAGTTTTGCCTAAAGGTTCTGTATCGGATACCATATAATTTAGAGAGAGATATTTTTTTATATTATTTCCTCAAAAATTCATTAATTTACTTACTAGGGAGTTTCACGCTTTTAACGCTCCCTGTTGCGAACCTTAATGGCTTCTTAATAATTGGCTGCAATTATGCAGCCAAAATTTTGATCCGCGTTGTAAGGCTTTGTGCAGCCAACATTCATTCTAAAAGTATCACCTCGCTGCATAATCTTCACGATATGACACATCATAGACATCCTGTGCAAACTTGGTTGTCTATTAAATAAAACCGCATCACCATCCATCATATGACGATGGACCACATCTCCATTTTCCAAACGAATAGAACCACGATCAACATATCGCAAAGAAATATTCTCACCATTCCTGCGTTCCAAAATCTTCGCACCCGGGTATTGTTCTGGACCATTTTGTACTAATTTCATCAAGAAATCTCGATTTCTATTATTAACTGTAGTTGGCTTGGTAAGATTCATTGCAATCTTCATAGGAACTCCTAATTGCCGAATAGATAGATTTGGATCACCAGTAATAACTGAACGGGCACTAAAATCAACACGTTTACCCATAAGATTACCACGAATACGACCATTTTTACTATTCAATCTACCCATAATGCATTGCAAAGGACGTCCACTACGCTGTGCCATCGGAACAGCACCTTTCACTTTATTATTTACAATCATAGCTATAAAATACTGCAAAACTGTAGTCAAACCTTCGATTACATTAGGAGATGCATTATTCGCAACTTTTTCTGCCAAATCTTTATTTGTTTTTATGATATTGCTGTATATATGTGTCAAATCATCCTCGCTACGTTGCTGTGCGTCATGTTTTACTGATGGACGAACAGCAGGGGGAGGAACCGGTAGTACTTGACAAACCATCCATTCCGGACGCGACCATAGAGGACTGAATCCCATAAAGGAAATATCTTCATCTGAAATACGCTTGAAAATCTTCAAGATGATTTCGGGTGTTAGTTTATGCGTAATCTTTTTGCTTTCTCCTTCAGCATCGGTATCAATATTTTCCCAAATAGCAATAATAGTCGACATACCATCTAATTTAATTTTTTCAGGCTTTTTACATCCACATCCATCGTCAGATGAATCACCACAACGCTTTACTTTTTCAGATGCAGCAGTAACATAATCCCAACGATCTGACCCCTGTTTATCTAAGATATGTTTATGCTGATTTTTATTTATTAATAGTTTACTACATTTATAACAAACACATTTGCATATTTTCATAATCTCTTTAATATGTTGAATGAAGAATACCGGGCGAGCCAACTCAATATGTCCAAAATAACCGGGTGTATCAATATAGGTAAATCCATCAGTTGGACAGATCAATCCTGGTTCCAATACACCCATTCTTGGATCAAATAATCCTCCTGCTATTGGTTTATTATTTATGTATGTATCGCGAGATGTTACTTCAACTACAGAGTTTTTTCGAATCTCTTCTGGCGATAACATACTGAACTGTACACCAATAATTTTGGAGGGAGGTTTAAAATCATTCATTCTAGAACGATGTGACGACATTCTATTATTATTTCCCTATACTATTATGAATATATTATTTATATTGTTTATATTTCAATTTTTTGTAGGGGAACCAATGGTTCCCCTATGACCCCTCCTTTTATTATAATTTATGATATAATTTACAATATAATTTATGATATAATTTCCATCCAAACATCATATTATTTTCTAAAAGTTTGCATCATAATATTTTAATTAAGGAGGGGTCATAGGGGAACCAATGGTTCCCCTATAAAAAATTGATTTTGTTTTGGAAAAATATATTATCAAAATCAATTAAAGTTACTGTGATATAAATTTATAACAATGCCCAAGATTTCATCTGATAAGAAGAACATCCGTTCTACTAATAAGAATACAAAACTTAAAAAGAACGAACCTGATTCTTCTGATGATGAATCTGAAACCTGGACAGATGAAAGTTCAGAAGACGATAGCGATTCAACATATGTTCCACCTAAAAAGAATAAAAAGAGAAGTAATAAAAATAGCAAATCCAGTAGAAGAAGACGTATTGAAGACGTAGATGAAGATTATGATGACGATTCTGAAGATTATGAAGACGAAGACGATGAAGATGAAGAAGAAGATGATGAAGATTCTGACGATTATGAATCCGATGATTGCGATGATGATGAAGATGATGAATCAGAAGATGAAGAATCTGAAGAAGAAGATGATGATGAAAACGATGATGATGAACAAATGGATAAACAAGAATTACGCAAATTTATTTCCAAGATATTCCCATCTAAATACATGTCTAAACGTATAAAGGATTGTGAAAAAGAAGAAAATAAAAAATCCAAGAAAACTTCGAAAAAATCCGATAAAAAGAAGAAGGCATCTACCAAAGAAAAAACTCGTCCCAAGAGAAATAAGCAAAAAAAGAGAAGAGATTATGACTATTCTGACGAAGAAGATGATGAAGAGGAAGACTATGAAATGACTGAAGAAGATTTGGCTGAAGAGCAAAAGGGTTTCTATAGTATTGTTTTCGAAATGGATGGAGAAGAAGATGAATGTTCATATAATGAAGAAGATGATGATGCCGAATGTGATAGTGAAGATGAAGCCACTTTCATGAAGGAAACTTATGAAAAAGTTGATGAAGTTGTCATTCCTCAAGAGAATATGGAAACCGAAACGAAAAAATCAAGTAAAAAATCAAGGGATAAAAAGCAAATAAAAAAAGATAAAAACAATAAAAAATCAGAAGAGGAGGAACATGATATTACAGATGTCGAACAAGAATATTTGGAGCTTGTTGAAACAAAGAAAAGTCTTATCACACAACTTAAGAAAAAGCCAAAGAGCAAAATTCTTCGCAATGCAGTAAGTGAGTGCAATCGCAGTATCAAAAAATTAGTTAAGAAAGCTAGAACCAAGAATGCCAAGACTTATCATAAACTTATTCATGATGATAAAAAACGCACAAATGAGATTGATTATTTTAAGAAGAAGCTATCAAATAAACAACAATTACGCGTTATGAAGGATCTCAAGGAAATCAATTCATTTATTAATATCGAGAAGCCGTATCGTCTATCACTGCTTGATTCAAAGATGCCTGCAAAGTTCAAGGCAGCTGCTCTTCAGAAACTAAATGTTCTGCGGTCAATGGACCCAGGTGATAATGAATATTATAAAATCAAGAATTGGGTTGATACATTCATGCGTATTCCATTTGGTGTATATAAAAATCTGACAGTAAAGATGGAAGATGGAATTGATGTTTGTCATGATTTTATGGAAAATGCTAAAAAAACATTGGATGAATGTGTGTTTGGATTGAATGATGCTAAAATTCAAATTATGCAAATGCTTGGACAATGGATAGCAAATCCAGCTGCAATGGGTACGGCAATAGCTATTAAGGGACAAATGGGGACAGGCAAAACTACGTTAGTCAAGGAAGGTATTAGTAAGATTTTGGGAAGAGAGTTTGCCTTTATTGCTCTTGGTGGAACTGGGGATGCCAGTTTCTTGGAAGGTCATTCCTATACTTATGAAGGCAGCACTTGGGGAAAAATCGTACAAATTTTAATTGAAAGCAAATGTATGAACCCGGTGATTTATTTTGATGAATTAGACAAAATTAGTGATACTCCACGCGGGGAAGAAATTGTTGGAATCCTTACACATTTGACAGATACTTCTCAAAATAGTCAATTCCACGATAAGTATTTCTCGGAGATTGATTTTGATTTGAGCAAGTGTCTATTTATCTTCAGTTACAATGATGAAAGCAAGGTAAATCCTATTTTGAGAGACCGTATGTATCGTATTCAAACAAAGGGTTATGAATCAAAGGAAAAAATAATAATTTCTAAAAATTATCTACTTCCAAAGATACAAGAACAAGTTAATTTCAAGGATGAAGACATTATTATTCCTAATGAAACACTTGAATATATTATTTCGAATACCGCATTAACAAATGAGGAAGCTGGTGTTCGTAATTTGAAACGTTGTTTGGAAATTATTTATACAAAATTAAATTTGTTTAGATTAGTTAAATCTGATTCGAATATATTTGGTAAGGATATTGAATTGGAAGTTAGCTTCCCTTTTACTGTTACAAAGAAAGTTGTTGATATTTTAATTAAAAATGAGGAGAAACAAAATCAGAGTTTGTTAGCGATGTACGTGTAAGGAGGGGAACCTAGGTTCCCCTCTAACCCCTCCTAATAAGAAAAATATATAAAAAATAACATAAAAATTTCTTGATAAATAATAATATCAAGAAATTTTTTCATGAATACGGATGAAATGGAATGTGAATATGATATGGAATTGATGTCTAGAGCTCTGTCTTATTTAGATGGTCTACCAGAAGAATTGCAAAATTCTGAATATAAAAAAATTATTGAACTTATCAATAATTATTTGAAAAATTGTAAACATAAAATCGTAGAGGATTATATTGATACGGGGCCAGATACAACCAAACGAATTCTATATTGTGAATATTGTAATAAAACCTTGTAAGGGAACCTTATAAGGGAACCTACGGTTCCCTTATGATCCCTCCCTTTTACACCATTGAAGAATTAAAATGACACCTTTAAGGTCTATCCGTGTTTTTGTATCCATTTGGATACAAAAGAGAGGATAACCCATATCCTAATAAAAATTAAAAAATTGAAATAATAAATAATAAATACTCTAATTTAAATTAATTAAATAACTATGAACAAAACTATATGGATTTCAAATATTATTCTCTCTATGAGAGAATTTCAGGAAAAAAATTGTATTAAAAAACAATGTGTAACAAATGCTCAATATTTATACGATTGTATTAAACAAAATACTAACAATAATGTAAAAGTAAAAGCGATTCTTGCTTTTTCAGAAAATGCTGAGACAGACACTGCAATTTATGTAGCAGGTCATTTAGTAGTGGTTTTAGATGATGAATTAATTATTGACCCTTCGTATGATATATTTTGTTTAAAAAATAAATCATATTTTTATAATATCAAAGATTTTATTGATTATTTTGATGATAAAGATATGCTTAAAACAAAATTTGACATTAAAAAAATTATTCGTGAACATATAAGATTTACAAAATTCGCAGAGCAAATCAATAATGACGAATGCATAATTACTAATAGAAAATTTTATGATGAACAAGCAGATTACATTGAAAAACTATACTCAAAGTAAAATATATTATTTATATTTTACTCCTATTTTTAAATCTTCAAGAGTGTAAAGTGAACCAATTATAACCCATAGATAAGGGAGGGGTTAAAGGGGAACCGTAGGTTCCCCTTGTAGGTTCCCCTTGTAGGTTCCCCTCAAATTTGGTCTGGGCCACCAGTTTGGTTACCACCGCGGGTTTGTAATAATCTTGTTAAATCATTTCCTAATATTAAACCTCCCTTTGAGTTCGATAATCCAGAACTTTTTCCAAAGTTTTTTGGATCACCTTGTGCATCAGCAAATTTATCGATTTTATTATCAGCAACAAAAGGTTTGCAGAATAATCCATCAAATCCTTGTACTTTCTTACAATCCCCTAATCCCTGATTAATTAAATGATCACTTGCAACAGAATCATTGGAATTATCTTTATTTAAATAATCTAAAGTAGAAAACCCTTCATAAGGATAATTATTGGTAAATACGCTTTCGGATGAATAAGGTCTGACTTTTGAACATGAACATAACATAGTTAAAATAATAACGAATATTACTATAACTGCAACAACAATATTGAATGTGCTTGATTTCATTTTTAATATACATATTTATAAGATAATAAAATAGAATGAATGTTTGGATCTATTTTTTGCTAAACTTTTTAGTATTTACATAACCAACAATATAGAAAAATAGCGAATTATTGTATTATATGTCAAAATTAAACACTCAAGAACGACTAAATTTAAAAAAACTCATCGATGAATCGAACTGTGAAAACAATACAGAAAATATTCGTCAATTAAAACACAGTACTTGTATACGTGATGATATCCGAAAAATAGATACCCTTCGAATGACGCACCCAAATATGAAGTCCAGTGAGTTTGATGAATTATGTCAAAATGAATGCAAATTTCTTTTTAATAATTACACCGATATTTTTAATAAAATGGTAAAAAATGAGCTTGACCTAACCATTATGACTAAACTTTTAACTGTTCTAAAACTTATTGAAGATGATAAAGTTGATCAACATGAAGGTTCAGTTATGGTTGGTAAAATTTTAAAGGAACTATACATTGATTCTGCTATAAAACGGGCCGACAATATTGACAAGGAACATGAAGCCGAACGCATTCAGCCAGTTGAATCTAAAAATATCACTTGGAAGGAATATAAATTGAAAAAATAATATAAATATTACGCAATTATACTTTGTATTATGACTAATTCCAACATTAGTAATCTTTATTCTAATCTAGTTAATAATTTTTATAATACCTCTGATAATTTTGCTATATTAAAGGTAGCAGTAAATCCTAATAATGATAATCTAAAAAATATTTATAAAAATAAAATTGAAGCACATAATAAATCTATCTTGGATAATAAGTTCGCAGATTCTGGTTTTGATCTTTTTGTTCCTGAAACAACGGTATTCGATAGAGCAGTAGATACTAAGTTTATTGATTTTCAAGTAAAAGCAGAAATGGTTTATTGTGATGTTAAAAATAATGTTATTAGAACATGTGCATTTAATATTCATCCTCGTTCAAGCATTTCAAAAACGCCTCTTATGTTAGCTAATCATACTGGAATTATTGATAGTGGTTATCGTGGTTCTCTAATTGGTGCTTTTCGTTGTCTTAAATTAAATAACACAAATGAATATGTTGTTGATGGACATACCAGATTGGTTCAAGTATGTCATCCTACACTATGTTCAATTTATGTAGTTATGGTTGATGAAAGTGAACTATCAACTACTCAACGAGGCGATGGTGGTTTTGGATCTACAGGACTATAGGTATGTAAATACAATTATAATTTTATAATATATTATTTTAAGCATATATTATAATGTCATGTAATACTGATGAAGAAATAATTATTCATAAAGGTAAAAGTTTTTCAAATTACTACGCAAATAAAAAAACGCCTATTGTTATAGCGTTTGATCTAGATGAAACATTGGGATCTTTTTCAGATTTAGACATATTATGGAGAACATTAATATCTTTTCAAAAAAACAAAGCGATTAATTTTAATAAATTACTTGACCTTTATCCGGAATTTTTAAGATACGGAATTCTTTATATTTTGGAATTTATTTACAATAAAAAGAAAAAGGGTATTTGTGATAAATTGTATATTTATACTAATAATCAATGTTCTCCAGAATGGAGTGAAATTATATCGAAATATTTTGATTATAAATTAAATACTACTTCTAAATTATTTGATAAAATAATCTGTGCATTTAAAATAAATAATCAAATTATAGAATTAAACCGCACCTCAAATAGAAAAAAACACAATGATTTTATAAATTGCACGTTATTGCCCAAAAAAACGAAAATATGTTTTATTGATAATACTTATTTTTATGAAATGAATCATGATAGAGTTTATTATATACAACCATTATCTTATGTGCATTCTTTATCAAAAAACGTTATTGTTGAACGATTTATGAATTCAATATTATGTGATGATATTATTGATAATAATAAAAAATACATTCTTGCAGATTTATTATTCATTCAATTCTCAAAAACACACAATGATATAAAAAATGATGTTACTGATATTTATGTTTCTCAAAAGATTATGTATCATGTTAAGGAATTTTTTCATTTAATACAAAAAAAAAATTATACTAAAAAAATCAAAATATGTATTGGTAGATTCACAAGAAAAAAAAAATCATAATCTATTGCGGAATAATTCTAGGTTCCCTTCAATAATTGTTCGTAAGCCATTATTATTAATTGCTCCTCTAAAGTCATTTTTTGAAATATAAGACATTCATCGTATTTAAATTGAATAAATCTATTTGTCACGCCTTTACATAATACGTGAGTTCCATTATCTAGAAATTTAATATCCACTACTATTCCACCATTTGTTAATTTTGGAGAACTTTCACGTATCCATCTTATATGTTTTCCTTTATGTAATTCATGGACGTTATCCACTAATCGATAACCTACTAATTTTTGACAATATTCAAATCGAATTTTTTGAGAGATTTCGAGCGTTTGAATGGTTTCATAAATTTCATTTGTAATCTGTTTCATTGTTTTATTTTCTAAATAATCATTTTTATCATTTTCAATAGTTTTTAGTAAATTATCTATATCTAATGTTGATAATAATGTGGGGTCTTTCATTGCGTTCTCGAATAATTCATTAATATTAATTCTTTCTGTCATAATTATTTCATCTATTAGTAATTATGAAGATATTCTTGTATTATTTACGAAGATAATTATTATCGACATTAGATATTATTAACAGGTTTTTTCCATCTAAAATTCTGGTTTTAATAAACTCCACAATACCTAAATTTAATAACAAAAATAATGCTGTACTAAAAATAATAACTTTATCATAATATTTTATTTCTATGGTTTTTTGCATTGGATTAAATCTGTACATTAAAAACAAACATAATAAACTATGCACTATTATATTAAAGTTATTAATATATTCTGAATTAACTATTAAGATTCCAGCAATTGTCACAATATATATAATATTAAAAACGACTAGTAATAGGTAATTTGACAATCCCAACTTATCATTATTATTACTAAAATTGTTTTTTATTGTTGTTATAAAAGTCCACATATATATATTAATAATTGATAATATATAATTTATTATATGAATAAAGGTTATTTATAATTATTCATTATTATGAATGGTAAAAAGGTTCTCAATAAAAAATATAATTTTCTAGAAAAAATCGGCCATGGTAATTTTGGTTCAGTATACAAAGGAATAAATCAAAAAAATGGAGAACATGTTGCTATAAAATCAGAAAACAGAAATTCTCCTATTAAACTATTGAAAAACGAAACCTCTATTTTAAAATATTTATATGATTATGGTTCTCGAATTACCCCGATTGTTTATTGGTTTGGTGTAGATAATGAATTTAATTACTTAATTATGTCATACTACGAAATATCTCTTTACGATTATTGTAATCAAAATTCACTTTCAATAGATAAAATTAATAAAATTATGTATGCTAGTATAGACATTTTGGAAACTATTCATAAAAATTACATTATTCATTGTGACATAAAACCTCAAAATTTTATGATATCTAATGAGGAACTTTTTTTAATTGATTTTGGGTTTTCCAGATTTTTTATTGATGAAAATAAAAAACCTCTTTGTGATTTAGGTTCTCAAAATATAATTGGTACTCCTAAATATGTAAGTTATAATATTCATAATGGTAACATGCCATCTTGTAGAGATGATCTAATATCGCTAGGTTATATTTATTTATACTTATGTTGTAGAGAACTTCCTTGGGATAATCTAAAAATAAATAATACAACTTTTGAATACGATGACCTACATATTTTAAATTTTAAAAATCAACAACGCAAAAATTTAAAAGAGTGGGAGAACCTGGAAAAATTATGTTTACAAGTTAATGAAAAAATACACAAATTTTTGAACTATTGCTACTTGTTAAAATATGATAGCACTCCTGAATATACAATATTAAAAACCCTTTTTACGTAATAGAATTAGGTGTATTTATTACTGTTTTAGGTGTTGAATCCAATGGTAATATATTCCATGATCCTAAAGAAATTGATATAAACAACGATACAATCAATAAAATGATAGATGATAATTTATTAAAACTAACCGATGGTTTCATTATATATTATCTAGTTACAAATAAATTATTTACAAAAACAAATATAAAAACAATACATGATATAGTGTATAGTCTAATATAAGATAGATGAGCACCGAGCAAGACACTACAATCGCCATGGATTCCAACCGCCTTTTGGGTCAAGTTAAGTGGTTTAATAACAAGGCGGGTTATGGATTTATTACAGTAAATGATGGCGAATATTCTGGAAAGGATATTTTTATTCATTATTCCGCAATTCGAGTTACTAATTCTCAATACAAGTATTTGGTACAAGGAGAATATGTTGAGTTTACTCTAATTAAGTCAAATAGCGACACTCATGAATATCAAGCTACGGATATTTCTGGAGTTAAGGGTGGATCGTTAATGTGTGAGACACGTCGCATCAACAGACCAGTTAGAGAGGCTGGTGATTCTTCTGAAGCACCTGTTCGCGTGGAAAGACCTCAACGTAAATACAAGTCTACTGGACCTCCTTCTACCCCTACTCCTAGAAAGACAGCTGAAGCAGGTGGCGAGTTTGTTACTGTTAGACGTCGTCGTCCAATGGGAACACGTGCTCCTCGCAAGGAGACCAAGCCAGATACCCAATCCTAAACCAGTTAGTAATAAATATTCATCTATAAATAAAAAGAACCCATAAAAATGAAATGAATTAAAAATTTTATAAAGAAATGATTTCTTTATAAAATTACAAAGGAATAATACTCTCTCTCTAAACATATTATTCTCTCAATTCAATTTGTTTTAGGAGGGGTTTGAGGGGAACCTAGGTTCCCCTCGTGAAATGATTTTAATTCATCCATTTTTTTATTAAAATGTATAGAAATCAATAACTTACTATCTCTTGGATATTTTGCTATTATTTCTGTATCGCCATATTGATGAAATCCCGGGCAATGTATTCGTCTAACGCCTTTCTGATCACTAGCAAAATAAAAAAGATAAGCTAACCATAAATCATATCCATATTTCATACCATCTATAATGTTGTTTTTTTCTGATAAATATATCATTCGAAGATAATTTTCTATACCTGATTTTGAAAAAACAATACCTGGACCGCCTGAAAACCATGAATTATAATCTAATTTTTTTTGAAATGCTATTTCTGGTAATTCATTTACATAAGGTATCCAATTTAAACAATCGCCAATCATATAACTATCACGTTCATCAAAATATTCTAAATATTCTGTTAATTTATCCACGAACAAATAGGCATCGTCATCCATTAACATAAACCAGTCATAATCACTATATTTATTTAAATATAATTCAAATATTTTTGTTATGATAATTGGATCAAATCCTCTACGATATGGACCTAAATAAATAAAATTGTCTTCCTTACATAAAGGATCATCTGTAACATAAATTATATTTGCCCTATCTTTTGCCCATGTTTCTTTAATAACTTTTGCCCTTTCTTCATACAATGCTTTGCATGTATGAACAAAAATAATTATTTTTTTATTACTCATTATTTATTATAATAAAGATTATAATAAATAAAAAATTACGAATATTATTTAATAGTAGGCATTACCTTTTTATCTAAAACTACTTCTTTCAATACATTTCTAATAATCTTTTCATCCATTTTTTCTTGTTCATCATCAAACTCCGATCCTAGAGAACTTAATGATATTTGCATAAATTGTTTATTTTGTGGTGTGTCTAAATAACGAAAATCGGGGTTTTCTGCCTGCCATTCGGGTAATATTTTTAAATTTTTTCTAGCGAGTTGTTTTATTACGTTTCTCAATTTTGTCTTTTCGGCATCCTCTTTTTCCCATGTATCCTGATCTTTAATATAAACTGTTTCACGCTTAATATCTGTACAATGCAACGGTCGCATATTTACGTCTAATTGTTTTAATCCCTGTACAAAGATTCTGGTAATTCCTTGAGTAAATCCTAATTTACCGGTTTCTTCTAAATCCTTTACAGTTAATTTTAATGAATTAATAAAATCTGCTATATTTAATGCATCTTTACAGTCTTCGTTCAAAAATACATTTAAATTAAACTGATTATTCATTGTATTGTTATTTGTTGTATTGTTTACTATATTTGTTTGTTTTGATATTTCAATTAACTGCTTTTGAAGTTCTTTGTTTTGTTCTATTAATGTTAATATCATATCATTTGTAATAGATGGTTGTTCGGTTTTTTCTAAAATTTCATTTTTAATATTGTTATTGTTTTGCAGTGTTTCACATTTCTTTTTATGCGTAAAAAGACTTTGGCGATGTGTATATGATTTTCCACATAGGCATTGATAAAATGGCGGCGTTTTTTGTAAGTATCCAACCGATTTTTGGTGTTTACGAGTAGTCTGGTGTCGATCCCAATCACTCATTTTACTGCATTTATAATCACAACTATTGCAATAATATTTCGGCGTTTTTTCCAGTTTTGAAGCGTCAGTAACCATTGTCAGTATAATATACTTACACATTTTTCGCCTAAATACTTTTTCGTAAAAGTATTTATTTTCTTATGCAGTGCAATTTTGCATTATTTTTTTGGTATTTAAAGCAGAATGGTAACAAACCATATTTTTATACCCCCTTTTTAGAAACTATTTTCAGAAAATAAAAAATGGACATTTATTTTTGTCCATTTTTAAAAATCGTCCCGACTTTTTTTCTGGGGTTTTCTAAGAATTAAATAATTTTATAAAAATATGTAAAAAAAGGAGTTACCTCCAATTTTTTAGGTTTTTCAAATAATAATTTTATTTATGGTTTTATCAAGGGATATTTTTATTCAAATTTAAGCAACCAGCATTTTCTGCTGGCAGGAGACTTTCCAACATTTTCTTCTATTTTTTCTTTTAGAGAATCGTAATTAGCGACGTTTTGAGCCTTGAGATACCACTTTCCATTACCATCCTTAATGATAATGGAACATTTGTTTTCGGTTGCAATTGCCAGAATTTCATAGAAGGTTTTTTCCTTATCGAATCCCAATGATTCGACTCTGTTAACTCCCCCATAATCACATGCGTTATACATATTCATTGATTGTAGCATTTTGGTTATAATGTTATTTATTTATTTAATTAAATATAAGAATAATTATATTCAATTTTTTATTGATTTTCTGGCAAAAATATTCGATGGTTTATAATTATGGGTATCAATGCCCTGTGTTGAAATTACGTTTTCAGGGCGTAAAGCCCAATCATTTCCTATAATATCCATTTTTAGTATATTCGTTCTTTCAATTATTCTTTTTTTAGATAATTCTTCTGTATCGACTTCATATTCTATGTATGCTTCTGTCATTCCAAATGTAGGATCAAATTGTAATTTTTTACCATCCAGTCCTTGAAAATAAAGAGTAATATCTGGGTCGTATGGCCTACCGTGTTTTTGTATTTCGACCAATTTACCTAGTGTTTCTGCGTCCTTTAGATACTTATTATCAATTATTCCTCTTCTAACATCAGTCATACGTATTCCATTACGAAATGTAATTAATTTATAATATTTCCCAATAACGATTTCATGTAGTAAATAAATTCTGGTAGTCATTTAAGTATACTATTATTGTATAAATGTCTTTATTTTTATTATCTATATATATTCCAGATGACTTATTTAAAATTAGAAACATTTTTAAATATATTTTCAAATAAAAAAAAGCAAACATTTCATGAATTCTTAAATTCTTCAAGAGTACGCAGTGGAAAAAACTTACGAAACCTAAAAGAATATGTAAAAGAAAAAAACATTGATATGTCAGACATAAAACTAATATTCGAGAACATTCAAAATAGAAATGAATATTTAACGCGGTTTTTTAATCTTTCAATGATGGTTCATGCAGACAAAGTAGATATGAATGCAATGGAACCTATGAAAAATAAACATATGAATAATAATGAAGAAATACTTTTTAAAAATCCAATAAGAAATATGCATTATAGGGATATTTTGAAAAATACAAAATCAGGAATCGAGAACGTGCCAACATATATGGATGTGTTGACTGATCTTTATGTAAATAATATAATTGATTACAAAATATTAACACCAAGTTCTCGGTTTTATATAAGAAATGGAAGAATAGGTAGTGTATTTTCATCCTATTATTTTAGGGCTTCAATAATGAACCCATATTTAGTATATTCATTGAATAAATCTGTGTTGCACGGCTCTCGAATATTTACACCAACATTAGGATGGACATCTTATTGCTACGGCTTCTTAGAATGCGAAGAGGTTACAGAATACGTAGGTACGGATGTTATTCCTAGCGTCTGTATAAAAACAGCCAAATTTGCAAGGGCTCGATATCCTAATAAAAAGGTGGATATTTATTGTAAACCATCAGAAGAATTAGCCAAGTCTCGAGCATTTTTAAATAAATATAGAGGGTATTTTGATGTTGTGTTTTTTAGCCCACCTTACTATAAATTAGAGACCTATAAGGGTGGTGAACAAAGTACTGAAAAATATAAAACATACGAAGAATGGTTGAAAGGATATTGGGAAGAAACAATAAAATTATGCCATTATGTTCTCCAAAAAGATGGAAAATTATGTTATATTTTATCTGGTTATGGTTCCGAGAACACAAAAGAGGAGTATGATTTATTGAAAGATATGAATATAATAACCAAGAAATATTTCAAATTAAAATCAACTCAACCAATGTATAATAAAAATGTCCATGTTACAGAGCATAAGGAACCTAGTGAAAAAATAATGATATTTACAAGGGGAACCTTCGGAAACCCTTAATCTCTATTCGTGCATAAATATATTTATCCACGAATCGAGATTAAAATATTTTTATATAATATATGTCAGCATTTATTAGCACACAAACTGATATTGATGGTATTAATATTGATGGAATTAATTTCAGAATAAATAAAATTGGTTATTCAAAAATCGGTAATTCAGAAAAGACAGGGCTATATAAAACTGTTGAAATCATTTCTTATGGAGAAGAAGAAGGAACTTATACTTTTAAAGTTTATGCTTCAAATAGTGAATTAGGTATGTGGCGTTATTGTTTTATATACTCTAATTTATTTTATAAGGGTAACCCAAATAAAAAATTTAAAGATGGAAAATTAACATATACTCCAGATTATACCCAGACAACTCTTATTCATTTAGATTTGCAGAAGTATATTAATAATTATATTAAAAATAAAGAATTTATAACAGAATTACCTTCGTGTATATCTGCGGATAGATGGTGTAATATTTCACCAGATAGACCAAAAAAGTCAAGACCAAAAGGGTTTGAGAATTGTGATATAAGTTCAGGAAAAAGACAAATACTTGAAGAGCCATTTTCAAGATGGCAATCTTTTTTAGAATGTGGACATACTGAACATATCAGTATCTATAGATTTTACATATTAAAGGACAGAATTAAAAAAAATTTTATTAGTCTTAATAAAAAAAATAAGATAAAATATGAAAATAATCCAACTGGAATAAATAAAGCAATTTCTGATGAATTTGAATCATTGTATAATTTAGAAAGTATTGAAATAATAGATGAAGATTACGAAAACAATTTTAGGGGGGTTATAAATTCAAACGGCATGATTGTAAAAGCAGTATTGATTCGAAAAACGCCCATTGAAGGAGGAAAAACAAATACGGTTCATTTATATTTTTTGGTTGTTAAATTAGATAAAGTTAATAGTAAAAATCCTGGTGATCTTTTAGAAAAGATATGTTCTAGAGAAAGTCATTTTATGCCTATTTTATTAACAGTTCCGGAAGCAAAATGTAATTTTATGGGATTATATGACCAATATATACCTAGTGGCTCGTTTATGTGTAAGTTATTTGATTATAATAAACAATCTACAAAAGAAGAGAGGAGTTTAGGACAGGTAGATTATTATAGTTATATAGGAGATAGATACAATGGTATTTTTCCATACAAAAATATAAACGTAAATTTGTGTAGTATTCCTCCTACAATTAATATAATAAGTGCATCAAGTTCATTAGGAGGGCAAAAACCCAGAACATATAAAAAAAACGTAAAAAAACCACATAAAAAAAATATTACAAGGCGAAAATAAAGTATTTATCCGTAATCTAAAATTAGAATTTGTATTTTTAAAAAATATTAGTAATGTAATTAAAAAATGTAATTACAATATAAATGAAAACATCCATACTCTTATTAACATTGTTTAGTGCATTCTTATGGGGAATATCACCATTAATAACTAAACATTTGTTAACCAAATATGATCGTTACACTATTATGGTATTATGTTCGGTGATATACTTATCCTGTTTATTGTTAGGAATGCCGTATTACAATAAGAGTTTCTTAAAAGATATAACTAGGTTATCAAACAATGATATATTATTGTTATTATTTGAAGGAATTTTCGTATTGTTTTTAGCAAATCTTATTTATTATTATGTCTTAAAGGATAATTCTTCATCTATTGTTGTTGCAATAGAAAGTTGCGGACCCTTATTTACATTATTGTTTGCCTGCTTTTTATTAAATGAAAAAATAACAGTTAATGGCATTGTCGGTATTGTTTTAATTGTTCTAGGTATAATATGCATTTCATACAATGACATAAATATTAATTTATTCGAAACCTTTTTTAATAGAGAGTAATATAATTAGCGGTAGTTTTTATCTTTAGTAGCAATTTCATTCGAGAATTGAATAAGTTTAGAGGAATATGTTTTGCTAATTTCTCGTAAACACTCATTTGAATAATCAACGATAGGATCGATCTCTTCCAATATAGCCATGCTCCAATCACAACTACCATTACGAGTATTTTGATTAAGGTTTTGTTGAAATCTAAATATAATATCAGTAACTGTAGTCAACAAGATATCCAAAACATTATGAATTTCAGTATATTTGTCTATTTTTTTCTGTGTACGTTGAAGAGTAATTTTAAATTCTTTTTCGGTTATTCTATTACGTAGATATCTAATCCTTATTTCTTCATTTCGACGAACTCTATCTCCCGGTGAATAACTGGGAATTGTATAATAACGTAAATGCAATGTGTTTCTGATAATCTTATTCAATAAACTATCGCATGCTTTTGATAATGGATTTCTGCGATTGCTAGTATGATCAAGAAGATGTCTTATTTCGGTATAGATATGATGTGTAAGCTCATTTCTGCAAGGAATATCTCCTGGATTACGCGGAACTTCATTACCATTTCGACGTAACCATTCAAAATAATGGGGGTTATGAACAACACTTTCAATCCTTCCTGTACGCCAATTGAATGCTGTATGACATTGAGTGCACCACATATTATCGCAACCATCTATCTTAAAAATACCAGTTCTGCATTTTGGACAAGGCTTTGTATCGTTTGCCAATAATCTGGCGGTTGCTACATTATCCGGGTTACATTCATGAGCAATATCTCGATCTAATCCTTTAATCTCATGACAATCAGGACATGCCCATTTTTGACAAAGCCCACATTTCCATTGTGTACTCAGAAAACCACGACATTCTTCGTCAGGGCAAGCTCTTACAAATTCAGCTCGTTCAAGAGGTTCAGTTCGGTTTTGTAGTCTTCGTAGTCTTGCTTGTTTTTCGCGTTTTTTAGCATTTAATTCACGTATTTTATCATACAATTTTTTTAATGTTTCTTCATATTCTTCTATTTTAATTTGTCGTTCAACGAGTGGTTGTGTAGCAGGAAGAAGAGAACGCTCGTTGTCAAATAATAATTGTTCCTGATGTTTTTTAAGTTTACCATTAATAAACGTAGCAGTGAATACTGATTTTATAAACTGTCTTGTCCATTCACGCCCACATGAAGAATTCATACATTTTACAGTGCTCTCTCCAAGAACATAAGTTTCACAACAAGATTTACAAGCATCAAATCCACAATAAGGACATGCTATTAGCTTACGGGTAGATTGGTTAATATTGTAGTCGCAAATTTGGCATACAGTAGTCATATTAGTATATTCTATATTAGTTGTCTGATATAATAATATTGTCGTTATAAAATCAATTTTTTAGGGGAACCCATGGTTCCCCTTTACCCCCCCCCCCCCCCCC